TAATTCTCAACCATTAAATTTGGAGTTAGCTTTTTTATTTCAGGACCAGGATTATCCAATATACACAGAATTAAATTATGATCATCCAAGTGTTCTGGTAACAGTTTAAAACTTTCATTTTGGACTAGAATGTTGAGTTGGATCAATTCGGGGTGGGTTTTTAAATAATCAATTGCATTTGGATTACGATTTAAATTTAGTCTTAATTTGGAAGGATCTATCCAAGGCAATAATTCCATGTTTGTTTTTATTTAAAATGGAATTATTATTCAATTATTTTTTACATGGAAAACACATTAACGATAATCTACGTTTTGCTCTCCTTAATGCTATAGGTTGTGCACCAACGCCTGATCCAGGAATATAATTATTTTTATTAGATTGTGCATTGTTGGTTATAATATTTCCGCCTGCATTCATTTTCGTAGATTTGCTCATATTAAGACACTATATAAAAAATTGAATAAAATTTTGTGATAATATATTGTACATATAAATGGCCGAACTTGCCCCCGATACTGGTTACACCCTTGTACCGTTTGAACCAATCAATACCATGTACAGCGAAGAACAAGAAGCTGCACTCAATGTTGAACTAAATACTGTAAATACTAAAATTCTATGGCATGAATATCCACATTCAGTCACTCTTAATTTACCATCTAAAGAACCACAAATTTTGAAAGTTGGAGATTTTATTACCTATGAAGGTCGCAAAGAAACTGGTGCAATGCTTGTCAAATTTAACGGATACGAAGATGAACTCGGTCCGATTGGATTTACATATCTTCCGTGGCGTGATGAACCAACCCGTGAAACTGGCCGATGGGCAACTGTTCATTATAGTTTGCGAGGAGATATGCGATTTATTATATGTTATCCATGCGGATTGCCTCATCATGGTCAACATATCATGTGGAACACATTGGAGATTATTAACCATTTAGCTCCAATAACCAATCCCGAATTTCAAAAAAAAATAATTGCACTTACTTCGTATCCTGAATCGGAATAATTTCATTACATGGTTGATAACTATATTTACATTTTCCGCACAACGATTGAATGTGAGATGTAGCATAATTATTCCTTTTTTTTTGTTTTAGTTTGTATTGCCTGTGTGGATAAATCCACATGTCGCACTCAATACACATTTGCGGTGTATTTGACCATGAATAGGCACTTGCCCATGTATTGGAGCACATGCATTCAAAAATACCGAAGCACTGTTTGCGACCCTGATACGGAGTAAGTCCCTTCGCCATATTGTATGCAGCATATACAATAAACTTATTTAATTCAATTTATTTTAAACATAAAATGTATGATTGGTATAATTACTGCACCTATTGTAACGAGTAAAATGGATTGTGCGCAATCGTATTTATATACATCGTATATTCATTGGGTTGAAATGGCAGGTGAACATGCCGTTATTATTCCGTATAATATAAGCGAAAAAAAATTAGCCGCAATATTAAAACGACTCAATGGACTTATTTGGGTAGGAGGTGGAATGCCAAATACAAAAACGCATACGCAACAACAAGAAGATGATTTGCTGAATACATTATTTTATTGTTATACGCATGCCATGAAAGAAACCGATAAAGGTAATTATTATCCTATTTGGGGAACTTGTTTAGGATTTGATATATTAATCATGTTTTCAAAACAAGAAGCTGAAAATATTAAATCGTCGCTTAAAACGTATCCATTAGAAGGAAATTATCCATTTACATTTACACCTAATCCTTCCAGAATAAAACAATGGTTTCCAACGAAATTACAAGAAGAAATGAAAAAAAATAATTGTGTACATCATAACCATTATCATGGAAATGATACTGTTCCCGAAGATAAAATAACAATCGTATCCATGCAAAATGAGTTTATTAATTGTATAGAATTTGTAGATTATCCTTTTTATGGTGTTCAATTTCATCCAGAAAAACCAGAAACAGAATTAGGAATTAAAGTATCCCAAACATTTATAAATTTTTTTGTAAATGAATGTAAAAAAAATAAAAATGTGTGGGACTGGAAATTATCCGATTTTAATAAACAAAAAATATTAATATAATGTATGGATCCTTTGTATGTACAAGTGCGCGATTCGCTTCAACAAGGTCAGGTTATTAATATGCCACCAGGAACTACCATGCAACAATTAGATGATGCATTATTGGAAGCAAGACAAGAACAAATGTTTGGAAATATTGTAGACAATGTAAATGCTTCTATACAAAAAAAGTTAATTGAATGGAAAAATAATTTACAAGAACAAGCTGGTGGATATAAATCTAGACGTAATCGCCGTTCAAAACGTCGTCGTTCAAAAAAAAATAGAAAATAAAAAGAAAAACTACAATCAAAAAAAATACAAAAATAAAAAACATTAAAAATTTTCATTTTTTCAAAAGTCATTTTGGGCCTTTTTTGGCCATTTTTCAAAAGTATTTTTTAATAAAACTGTTTTTAAAATTTTAATTGTATTACTTTAGATCATCTTAAAAAAATTATGTAAAAATCAGGTTTAAGACCATTATTTGAAAACGGCTACTTTTGGAAATAAAAAAGTAGCTGTGTTTTTTGCATTTTTTTATTTGTTATTGAAAATGGTGAAAAAATAAAAAAATAAAAAACAAAAACGTGACTTCGGCTACTTTTGGAACTAAAAAGTAGCGCTAGGTAAAGGTCACGTTTTTGTTTTCAGGAAAATTTTTATGGTGTGTCGGGGAGTTTCTTGAATCCGTTGTGGACGAAGGCGTAGTATTCCGCCCAGTCGTCAATGAATTCGCTTGATTCAGATACGAACGGATCGTAGAAGTACTCGGGTTCTTCGCGAACAAGCTTGGGAATAGGAAACAACCGCGCGTCAAACTCTTCAGCAGCGTCGTTAGATTGGCAGATGGTTACAGATGCGCCCATGATGTTGTTGGTTATGCATTCTATATTTTATAAAAATCAATTCAATTTTTTTTAAAGGTTAAAAGTATGAATATGTATAAATCGTTACTTTTATCTATTTTAACACAATTCGTAACTGGAATTATTGAAATTTTATTTTTGTTTGTTAAAGTTCCAGTTGAAATTTTATTTTTAAAACAATTGTTGATATTGGAAGTCATTGTACAAATTATTGAAGGTTCTTTTTATGCATATTGGTTTTTAAATTTCAAAACGATTTCAAATATTACACCCAAGCGATATTTTGATTGGGCAATTACAACTCCAACGATGTTAGTTACGTTGATCTTTTATTTGATTTATTTACAATCGGATAATAAACATGAATTACATTTTTTTGATTTATGGAAAAAAGAATTTTATACGCTTGGTATAATTTTGGTATTAAATTGGTTGATGCTTTTATTTGGTTATTTAGGTGAAATTGGAAAGATTCCAGTAATGATTGGAGTTCCATTAGGATTTATTCCATTTATACTGTATTATTGCCTTATTTATAAAAATTACGTGTTAAGTGATGATGGGTTAAAAATATTTTCATACTTTTTGATTGTATGGTCTATTTATGGAATTGTTGCCGTTTTGCCTTATAAATTAAAAAATACATGTTATAATGTTTTAGATTTATTTTCTAAAAACTTTTTCGGTATTTTCTTGAGTTATTTGTTATATAAGAATAAAATTTCAAATAATTAACTTATAATCTTTTACGCGATTTACGTTTTTTTGATTTTTTATTTTTTGATTTACGTTTTCCGCCCCATGGAAATTTAAACATAGTTGTAGAAGAAGCAGGTTCTTCTGCAGGAGAACTACTTGCCCATTGTGGCAACCATCTACTTGCATCAGATTGTCTTGGTGTTAGATCTGTACTGGATCCTTCTGCAGGAGAAGCATGTGAAACTGTACCAGGTACTTCTGTAGTTACAGAACCAAATTTCATAATTTGACTCCACCATGCTGGAATTAAACCATCTTCACTTGGAAGTAAACATTGTAACGTTTCTGAACTTGGTAATAACCCTTCTAACCTTAAACTACTTGGACATAATTGTTGTAAAGTATCTTCTGCTTCTCCTACGTAAGCTCTTAACACTGTTGGTACAACGCCAAAATATTTTTGAGACCATTTAGTCTCGTCTTGTGCTTTTGTGTTAATATTAGTAGGCATAGTATCTAATAACTCGCGCACTATTTCATTAGCTGGGGTAAAAGTATGATGTTGTTCGCTGAATAAACCTTTAAAAATAGTTACCATTTTTCTTCTATCATAATCTGTTGGACTAAGTTCATCACTTAATAATGCACGTAATTCTGGGTCTGGTTCTATGCCATCAGATGGTGGTGAATAAGTAAAATGTCTAAAACTACGCCTATCTGCATTGTATACAAAAAAATAAAAACAATCACCAGCTTTAATTTCTTCAATAGGTTTGTTATTTAAAGATAATCCAAATATATAAAAATCTGTCCTACGGCTCCAAAGTATTGCTGTTTTTATACCAACCTGTCTTGCCAAAGTTACTATAGCTTCTTCTACAGCTACCATATAATTATATAATATTTTAAATTAGTTTTCGTAAATCCATGCGCGAATCTTTGCCCATTTGTTGCGATACTTCATATACCGAACAATTCTATATTCATTATTCATATACCTAAATATAGGATGATAGTTTTGTGCATTTGCACAAATCGTAAATGATTTGTGTTTTCCGTTGCGATCTATTGTTTCGTCCACCGAAATTACTTGGTTTCCAGTTTGAGATTTGAAATAGAGGAATACATCAAGAATAGTCATCGTAAGCGGAGCGTATGGGATAACAATCTTGATGTAAACCATTTTATATGTTACTGTTTTAAAAAAATAAATCAATTTTATAGGTCGGGAGCATGTGCGTAATTATACACTTTTGCCAAAAGTTCAGTATTATCATACCAAATAGATACTTTGTGAGTTTTGTTCCCATCCACAAGTTTCCAAAATGGATCGCCTATCCGAAGCATGATATAAAGGCGAACGCGTTTTTCATATTCCATGGTCAATACCTCGGAACGTACGATACCTTGACTGAAATAGCACATATCTAGATCCTCAATTGTATCGGTGTGGTCGGCATGTTCAGGAAGAGTAAAATCAACGATACAGTGAGTGTATTCCATTATGGGGGTATATTGCGGTATACATTATAATGTAAATTCAATTTTTAAATAAAATTGAAAATAATTAAGCAACATGTATGATTTAAAAAAATGGAACTTGTCCCCAATGAACTTTCGCTTTACAAGCCAGAATTGAACCCTCAAACGGGCGAATATGAAGATAAGTGTCCATTTGAAAAACGAAAAGCAGGATCCAAAATGGTTTGCCGATGCAGACATCAAAATGATATATTCAATACTGTTTCCCAATTTCATGCACATACGAAGCATCAGTTTCATAAAGATTGGGTGAAAGCATTTGGAAAATATGATGAGAAAGACGAATTGATTGCAGAATTGGCGAAAGATAAAGCAATGATGTTTGCTGATTTGGAAAAACAGCAGAATCGCGTAGAACGTTATAAACGTAAGAATAAGGAATTGGAACAAGAGAATATGAGATTGAGAGAAGAATTGGAAGAGATGAAAACAAAAAAGCGAGAAATGTTGGAAGTATGGTCGGCAATAGAATTGCAGATATCTCACATGCAAAGTTTGTATTAACGCCTTTTATATTTTTTTCTGTTGGTGCGTCTTTTATTTTTTCTGCGAGTTCCGCCAGGTATAGGTTCAGAAACTAATATTCGTGGTGCTGCGGGCAATGCGAGTGCAGCTACTGGTGCAGCTGCCGCTCCTGGTAATGCTTGTGGTACTAATGGCGATACTAACCGTCCTCTTTCTGGAGTAGGAGGGCGTGCAGTTACAGGTGTAAATGAAAATATTAAACTGCCAAACCTATCATTTGGTCGTCCATGTTGACGAGGTTGCCTTTCAAATTCTAAAATATGTCCACTCATTTCTATTAGTTTAAATGGATACTGGTTTGTTTGTTCATCTATTATTCCTCTTTCTCTGTATAGATTCAGTACTTGTCGCGGTGATAAGTGTCGCGTATCTTTTGCTGTAATGACATAAGTGGCTCCAATAACTAAATTGTTGCCAAGCGTATCTTTTGGTGGTGGACGTTGAGACATATACTATGCAAATATTAAATTGAAACAAAATATAAAATGAAAATAATTAAAAATGGCTCAATCCGTATTCCAAACCGCACTTGAAAACTATACGCCTACCATATTTATTCAACCTATTCTAAATGCCCGCCAAAATTTGGACTTGTTTTTAAAAGAACGTTTACAATTTGATTCACTTCATAGTTTTACATGTGTAGTGACCGATCCTAAAGAAGATTTTGACGATTTGATCATGTTGCGTTTTGGCGTATACAATACGATAGGTGATGTCATTATCGTTATATCTGCAGGGTATTTCACTCCACAAGAACGATTAGATCATTTGATAGAAGTATTTCCATGTTTCCAGGGAGCCGCATTCGGGGAAACATTGGAAACACCAGATGGCGGTCACATTTTATTTTTGGAAGATGGCGAACCGATTCCATACAAAATTAAACGATTTGTGAATTGCGGACCGTGTTCATCTATTACACTTCAATCTATTGAATTTGAAAATTCACCCATTATTGTTACGGTAGGCGCCGATGACAAAGACGTACGACTTTCTACTGGAATTAACCAAAAACAAACGGATGAACCTGGGAAACTAATTCAGATTCTGGGAGTTTGGAATGGATTCATAGACAAGGCGAGAAGTATGAATGCGCGTATTCATAATATTCCGTCAAGTGTTTCGCGCTATGTATTGTTTCCAAATCCGCTCAAGTATGGATCTCCGATTCATCCCACACTACTAAATGAAATGGTTAAAGCAACTGCTATGTGTATTGCTTCTCGGCCTCCTCCGAAATTCGGACTTCGTATGAATGAAGCAAATAGTATCGTAGATATACAATTGTATAATTCATTTGATCCGATGAGCGAGCGATACCAACAAGGATTGAAGAAAGTGGAAGAATATATGGAATTGGCAAAATCAAAAGGGTTGGCTCCAGAATATTATGAATCGGCGGCGATTCCGATTATGGTTACGTATTGTATGGGTGGAGTATACAAAGATGGTGTCTTTGGATTTTCGCCGATGGATCGGTACGCCAAAGAAACAATCGGGTGTTTGACACCTGAATCGGCGGAAGTATTGATTGAAAGTATTCAACAATTGGATTATTTTACACCAGGATATGATCCGTTGGCATATATTGAAGCGTTTGGAGTACATTAAACTTTTCTGCTTTTACGTCTTTTTTTTCTGCGAGTTCCTCCACTCTTCGTTATATTAGACCATATACTTGGTACTACAGGTTGTCTAACTATAGGAGGCATAATTCGTCTAAATATATGTGTATGATCAAATGTATATATTAATCTTGGGAATATAGGTCGGAATGCAAATACTACTTGAAAATTAGTATATGGATTAGTTTGTATTGAATCTATGGTAAATGTATTTGTTTCTATGGCTCCTCGTGCACGTTCTTCATTATCATAATATTCTGCTGTATCAGGAAGACCGTATCTATACATTCTAATCACATAATTTCTCCCCACTTGAAGTTCTTCGCCATTTGTATCACGTAAAATGTGTGCTGCCATATTATATTCACAGTTTAAAAATCTTTGTGAACGTGATCAATTAAAATGCGAACATCGCGCAACATGAGTTTTAAATCAGTTTGTTTATCTGCATCAAATATAGTATTTATTTTGCATATTATTTTTTCTTCTAAACGATTCAAAGAAAGTTTGTAAGAAATAATTTTATCGTTCATGTGCCCTTTGGATTTGGCTAATACCATCCAACCTAATTTTTCAAACATGGAAACATACCATTGTTGTAAACCGTACATGGTTGCACCATCTTCGCAATTAATTTTTCGTTTCCGACTTTTGGGCATATAATGTGGAGATAAAATTATTTTCGTATAGATCTAGCTCGCTTTCTGCGAGTTCCACCGCGGTTATTTTTCTTCTCTTTTTCAAATCCATTGTTTACCATCCATGCAACACTTCCAAAAAATATCACAACTGCACTTAAACCTATAATTGTACTTGTTTGTCCGTTTGCCATATATTATATATTTATTTTCGGCGGGAAATATTTCGGTTTCTTCGGGTTCCACCGCGGTTATTTTTCACAGTTGAATCTTCTTTATATCTAACAACCATCGCACCTCCTAGACCAAGGAGCAAAACTCCTATGATAATAGGACCAACTATATTATCGTTCATACATTATGCGGATATAATTTATTTTCGCCTAGATCTAGCTCGTTTTCGGCGTGTGCCACCTCGGTTTGAAAGGTCATACTCCCTATTAGAATCATCATTACTAGTATCACTACTTCCTTTTCTAGTAGCAAGGAAAAATAAAAGTGCCGCCCCAGCAATTGCAATTCCAACAATACCACCAGTACCTAAACCTTGTGACATATATTATATAATTATTTTTTTCTGGAATTATTCCGTTTTCGGCGAGTTCCTCCATATCCTTTCTGATTTTCTTCCCCAATTTTACCTAAACTTCCACTACTAATTACAACAACTGCAACGCCTGCTATAATAGCAGCTATTACAGCGGCTTCATTCATATATTAACCGTAATTTAATATTTCCTAAATATATGATAGTATCAAAAAAAATATCGGATGAAAAAATGGCGGATTTAAAAAATACGTATATAAAACCATCGCAAATAGATACAATATTAACGGACGATACAATAGTGCATACAGAAGATGGGAAATTGTTGTTGGTGTTTAAAAAAAATAAATTAAAAGGAGGGCAAGAGTTTTACAATACTACGTCACACTATGTGAAAAGTCACCCAAGTAGAAATCGCGGATCTGCAACTGGATCAAATTCAAAGAATATATATGAAAACACAAAAGTGAATACGGCAATTATAGGATATTTTGATAAATGGGCACCGAATCAAAAAAAAACATTTAGACTAAAACAACAAAAACCAAAAATAGATGTAAGAGAAACTTATTTTACGTCTAAATATCCCGAAAAATTCAAACAATTATTTCCTTACATTAATCAAATCAACGCATTGTATAAAGAAAATCTTCCTGACTATTATAAAAAACAAATAAAAAAGGCAAACCAAATTCATCATTACAAAATAGCCGATACTGCATTTACAACAGTTACAATTAATATTAATTATCAAACTACTATTCACAAAGATAAAGGAGATGACGAAGAAGGGTTTGGTAATTTAACCGTCATTGAACATGGAAAATATACAGGTGGGGAAATATGTTTTCCGCAATATGGAATTGGAGTTGATTTGAGAGAAGGCGATATTTTATTTATGAATGTACATGAATGGCATGCCAATTTGCCAATGAAATTTGAAAAGGGTGCAGAACGAATGTCAGTAGTGTGTTATTTGCGAAAAAAGGTATGGGAACGTACACGTGGAAAATCTGAGGCATATATAAAAAATCACACAAAAAAAATGAAAGCAATATTGTTACCTGAATGAAGTCCGCGTGTTGAAATTTATTCTGCCGCCATAGCTGCTCCGACTGCAAAGAACGCCGCTGCTTCATGTCCATCTGGTTTTTTTCCGAATATCTCTTTTCCTGTAGTAAGTCGCACAAAATCTGGAGTGTCATTTTCAACAAACATGTAGACAAATATTTCTGTTTCTGATTTTGCTATAACTATTTCTCCTCCACTTTTGCTAACCAATCCAAGTCCTGAGCCAAATCGTTCTGGCTTTTTTGCGAGGAAAGCGGCCCGAATTTTTGCCAATTCTTCTACAAAGTCTTTTCGTCCACCTTGATAAAGATTTAGAACTTTGCACTTTCCTGCCAAACTCTGTTGGTCTGGGTTTCTGCCTGTAGCTGGTACTCTGCGTGCTTCACAAATAGTGCGAATTGTATCGTGAATGGTTGTTGCGTGACGAGGGTCGTTGTGATTTTCAAACTTTTCAGTGCCTATTGCTCGTAGAATAGCATCGGCAGGTTCGTAATCACTATCGGCTCCATCGTATTTGATACGTATCGGAATGATAGGAACAAAAGGGCTTGGTTTTTTGCCGCCTTTTATGTTCATAGCACGTTTAGGTCCATGCATTGCTACTCCATTCCATTGGTCAATAGTGTCTTGTACGTCTGCTTCGTCTAGCTTGAAAACATAAATAGGAGCAACAAAGTTTTCGGCATACCCACACCACCGACCTACAAGCCCTTGTAGCAAAGTGTCTGTTTTTGAGCTGGATGTTTCCATCCCGAACAAGATATGTTGTTTGTGAATTCGTTTTCCCATGCGACACATTCCATTTATAAACACTACTATTTTGGATGAAGGAATTTCGTCCAAAATAGTATTGATATCGCGTTTTCCGTCATCGTCGCGTTTGGTGGATTGGTCAAATTTTTTCGTACTCCATCCGAGGTGAGATTCAATGATTGGCCGTAATTGATCTTGTTTTTTCTCGGATGCACGAATTAATACATACCCATTTTGAGTGATTGTCGGTAAAACATCCCTCAATGTTTGTTCTACGTTGGTTGTTTTCAACAATCTACCAGATGTTTTGAGTTTTTCGGGGCTCAAATACTTGTCATCTGGTATAAGTTGTACAACGGCCTTTGGTTGGTTGAGATCGCGAATTTTGGCCAATTCTGCGAATGGTGTGGCGCTCACCGATATCATAAAATTGTTCCCCAAATTTTCACCCGTTGAATTGATTCCAATACGTTCTTGGAATTCGTCTACTTCTTGTGATTCAGATGAACCATAATGAGATTCCTCCCAAATATAAAGAGTTGGATTTCCGTTGGGTGTAAACAATTTAGGATTTGCCAAATCTTGACCGCCCAAAATGATAAAGTTTTCTGAATTGAGATAGTATGCAGCATCCTTAACTGCCTCGCGTTCAGATTTACCATAGTGGGTTTGAAGATGTTTTGCATAAATGGTGCGAAAATCATTGACATCCTTGCGCAATTGTTCAATCAATGTTTTTTCGCGATTGCCTGTGTATAGGACCACGCGGGCTACTTTTTCTAGATGCAGCATTTCGCATGCCACAAACAAGAACGTATCGGTTTTCCCAGATTGCATGAGAGCAAACAATAGCACAAACCGATACACCGTGTCCGAAAACACAGTAAGAATATCAGTTGCAGCTTTCATTTGTTGAGGAAAAAGTTCCGACATGTTGTATTGCAAGAAACTCGGCAGCCAGTGTGATACCATTTCAATTATTGTAAAAATCAATTCAATTTTTTAAAAAAAATTACCTTGAAGCTGACCCGCCGTAATGTTGAACTTATTCTTCCGATGAACCAGAGCCCACTGACCAAGCGTCTTCTTCCGCGTCTACCAACTCTGCTCCAACTGCAAGAAATGTACTCATACTGTGGTCCAATCCCACTGAATGTGTGTGTTTGCCTGAAGTGTAATTTTGTTCAATAAACATGTATAAATAAATTTCGGTAGTTCCGGGTTTCCAACAAACGATTAATTCATCGGTAGTTTTGTTTCGCCGACCCATGCTGCTTCCAAATCGTTTTGCTTGTTTTTGCATAAATGCTTCTGTAACCTTTGGAAAAGTTTTGTCAAACATGGCACCTGATTTATGAAGAGCAAAAAGTTTGGCCAACTTTTTTTGAGCGGATGTTCTAGATGCAGATGGGATTATGCGTGCTTCACAAATGGTACGAATTGTACGCTCAATTGCATCAGAATCGCGAGGATCATTATGATTTATCATTGTTCCATTCAGAAACGATGATAAAATAATTTCGGCAATATTGTCTCCTTGAACATTTCGTATACAACAAGGAATAATTGGAAAACGCGGAATATCTGGTAATTGCACAACAGTTTTATCTTGATGGAGTAGGTAGTACTCTGAATCTTCAGAAAACGGTCTGTCGTTTACAGATAGCATGAAATTTCTTCCCAAATTATTGCCATTTGCATTTAATTTTATGCGAATAAGGAATTCGGATACTTGTTGGCAAGTGGCTTGTTGCGATTCCCAAATGTAAAGAGTTGGTTCGTCATTGGGTTCAAACATTTCAGAATTCATCAAATCTTGCCCGCCAAGAATGAAGAACCGCTTTTTGCTTAGCGCCAGTTCAGCGCGTTCGGCTGCTTCGTCCTCAACCAATCCTTGGTGGATTTGAAGGTAAGAAATGTAAGATGTTTCAAAAGCGGATTGCTCACGCAACTCTTCGGTCTGTTGCACTTCTATGTTGCCAAAGATGACAACGCGTTTTACTACCCGTTGACGCAACATTTCGCATGCCACCAACTTGAACGTATTTGTTTTCCTAGATTCAGCAAGTAGGATAACAAATTGATTCATGGTGAACTCTTGGAGAACTTGCTCGGCACTAGCAATTTCTTGCGGAAAAAGAGGCATTGTAATATATGTAGAAAACTCTTAAGCAGGATGGATACCATTTCAATTATTATAAAAAATCAATTCAATTTTTAAAAAAAATTACCTTGATGAAGCCCGTGATGCCGTTGAACTTATTCTTCCGTTGACTCCTCTTCTGCTGACCAATAGCCTTCTTCTTCTGTTAGTGAAGGTTTACAGAACACTTCGCGTTTGTTAGTACTAGGGGCAGGTAGTTGAGGGGTACATACAATACTCATATACACAAATAATTCACTTCGTCCTTGAACAATAATGAGCACATTGTTGTGACTAGTTGTTCCCCAGACAGAACCAAACTGTTTTTTTTCTTTTTCATGAAATGCATCTTTGATCAGTTCAAACTTATCGGCAAAATCGCTATTGCCCGAAGTTATCACTTTGCACTGTTTCGTCAATGTTTTTTGTCCTTCGGTTCTCAAACTGGGGCGAGTTCTACGTGCTTCGCAAATAGCACGAATACTCTGAAGAATTTTCTCTGTATCGTCGCCTGTATTTGGATTTTCAAAAGATCCGTCATCCAAACTATTCAACACTGTATCGGCGATTTCAAAGTCAGGGTCGGATGTATCCACACGTATTCTGCACGGAATGATCGGAAGTAGACTAGATGTGTTTCCACGTTTCATGTTGGCAGCCAATCGGGGAATGCATTTCACGTCTCCATCCCACAATGCAATGTAATCATCTATTTCTCGGAAATCTAGCACATACATGGATGCATTAAATGGGTGGCTGGTGTATCCGCACCATCGCCCGACCAATCCTTGCAACAAAGTGTCGGTTTTTGATTTGGACGTTTCCATACCGAACAAGATGTGTTGTTTGTGAATTTCTTTTCCCATGCGGCACATGCCTTTCAGAAATACGATGGTTGGATTTGCAGGAGCGATGTCTAAAATATCTTTGTTAATGTCTTTGTGTAGACCACTCGTTTGATCAAACTTGACAATATCCCAACCAAGTGAACGGGCAAGGATAGATAATGGTTCTTGATTTTTGTCGGATGCGCGGATTAGACCATATCCGCACTGGCGACCAAATGTAGGCAATATTCGTCGCAAACATTTCTCGGGACTGAAAATTTTCACCAATCGTCCCGTTTGTTTGAGTTGTTGAACACCCAAATAATTGTTGGCGGGAATAAGTTGTACGACAACTTTAGGTTGGCTTAAATTGTGAAAATCAGAAAGTTCCGAAAATGGTGTTGCACTGACGGAAAGTACAAAATTTTTGCCCAAATCTTCACCGCTGGCGTTAATTCCTATACGGTCAAGGAATTTGTCTACTTGTTGGCGTTTAGATTGGCCGTAATGAGATTCTTCCCAAATGTAAAGAGTTGTATCTTCATTGGGTTCAAACTTGGTACGTTTCGGCAAATCTTGTCCGCCTAGAATGATAAAACGCTCCGCGTGAAGCATTTGTTTGGCGCATTCAGTTGCTTCGTCCTCTGTCAATCCGTGCTGGGATTGAAGGTAAGAGGAGTAAGCTGGTTGGAATTTACGATGATCGCGTAGTTGGTCGCTGAGTTGAGTTTCTCGGTTGCCCGAGAAAATAACTACACGTCCAATTAACCCACGGCGCAACATTTCGCATGCAACAAGCTTGAACGTGTTGGATTTCCCAGATTGCATTTGTGCAAACAGAATAACATACTGAATCTTGGTAAATTCGGTAAGAATCTTGGTTGCAGTATCCGTTTCCTGAGAATAAAATCCCGACATGTTGTTGATGGTTAGCGAAAATCTGCTTTGTCTCCTATGCGATACCGTTGCAAGTATTGGTAAAATCGTTTCAATTTTAAAAAAAGGATATGGGTTATAATTCAATGTGAATTTTATCTTCCATAAAAGCGAGAAGTTGAGTCGGGTTAAGCATCGTTTGGGTTCCTTGTGCTTTTTTCCAGCCGCCTAATGCCAGCCATTGATCCCATGGTAAAGTAACCGTTTCACTAGATAAATAGAGTACATTCCGATCGCCCTGTCCAACGTTGGCTGACCAAGAGTCTAACCGTTCACTTGGTAGTGAATGACCTTCAATTCTGTGAAATGTAACACTAATGCCATTGTGAATGAATGCAAATAAGTCGCCCCATCGTGCCCGATTTTTTGGACTATCATCCCACATTACACGTAAGCCTTTTGTGGCGCGATCAAGTTGTTCTTCGTAATCACGTTTGGAGTCAGGACCCTTCTTCTTGTAATTCCTGGCGATAGGAGTACAAATGATGAGTGGATCTGACATATTGGAGAGTTGTAAATATAATTATATTTTAAAATCACTTCAATTTTAAAAAATGTGTCTTTAGTATATGAATCAAGAAGTTGAATCTAGATTAGTTAAATTAGAAAATTGTTGTGCCGATTATAGAACTCAAATTGGAGAATTGGAAGAACGATTAAGACAAGTTAGATCTTATGAAAGAGAAGTTATCCCAGAATTCAATAGATTTGCCGATAGCGAAGTAGAAGCTAGTAAAACGGTTATGGAACGTAGGTTTGAAGAAATAGAAAAACGTAAAAAAGAATTTAATTCTACTTTACAAACAAGAAAACCACATCGTATATTAGAGTACATTGAATGGGGAAATGTGTATGAAAATGGGTTATATTTAAATCGTGATTTGTATGAGATATACAAACAGTTTATGCATTTTGCACAATTATATAAATTAGCAGGAAATATTTCGTTGTTTAAAAAATATACTCAAGATGCAGAAAAAATATATGATGAAATAGAAAAAAATGAAGATAAAATGGAAGAAACTTATGAAGAACAAAAAGTATGGATGAAAACCTTATCTGAAAAAGGTGCTAGACAAGAAGAATATATGTATTATAAAGATACACCTGTTAAAGATAGTGTTTTTGAAATAGTATCAGACCGCGGCGATCCTTATGTTAGATTACCCTATATTTCAAGAAGAATTACTCAAGTTAAATCCAAAGGTGTATCGCAAAAAGCATCAGAAGGTGGACGCAGAAATAAATCTAGAAAAAGAAAATAATATGATAATATATATGAATCAAGAAGTTGAATCTAGATTAGCTAAATTAGAAAATTGCTGTGCTGATTATAGAACTCAAATTGGGGAATTGGAAGAACGATTAACACGTACCCATGAAGAAGTCGGGGAACGGTTACACCGATTTAGACAAGAACTTGTTGACAAACAAGAATATTATGAATTTGAAAAAATTAAAGTTAAATTAGATATACGAAAAAGACATATAACAAGTGGTATTGATCATGTACTTGATTCTTTATTAATAATTGACCCACCGCCACACTGGGGTACTACTTTATTAGATAAAATATATTTTCAATCTTATGAAGGGAAAAATTTTGAGCTATTTGATAAATTATATGACTTATATAATGAAGTAAAACGCATGGCACAATCATATAACGAATCAGGAAAGATTGAATTATCTGAAAAATTTAGATTAGAAGCTGAACATATTTTTGACGAATTAAAACAATATGAACATATGTATCAAGACAAATGGTTAAAACTTAATACAATGCGTGTACCCACAGCGGAAGCTCATTCTCCATTATTCAGTCATCCAGGTGGATATAAATCGTATGCAAAAGGTGGACGCAAAACACGCAGAAATAAAAAGCGAAATAGTTTTAAAAAATAAAGAATAGTATCATGGGTTGTACAATTTCAAAAGTTGATTCTGAAATTGTAATAAAAATGCATACTTTAGAACAGAAATATAAAATGTTATCATCCAGGATAGCAAAACTTGAACGAATAGAATATATTTCTGGTATATTAGAAAAAATAAAGGACAAAGAAAATTCGCATAATGATTTTGAAAAAAATAAATTGGAAATACAAATAATAAAACAACAATTGCGTATATTAGAGGAAAATTTATTCAGAATTGAAAAAATGTTCCATGAATAAAAAAAGCGAAATCGTTTTTAATAACTATCAAAAGGTAAAATGGGCTGTACAAATTCAAAACTAGAAACTGAAATTGTTCAGATTAAAAAGGAAGCATGTCAACAGGCGATAGAACAAAATACGTTGCAAGTTGAATTTATATATTTGATGGGTGAACTAAAAATAATAAAACAACAATTAGAAGAATTACAAGTATTTAAAGAACAATTTCAAGACCTATAGATTAAAATATTTTTTTATAGTATGGAACGAGATATTAGAAATTCGTCATTGTACAAATATTATACTATTGAAGGATTAGAAGAAATATTAAATGGAATAGATACTAGTGATTCGGCAAATAATCATATGATAACTAACATTAAAGATATTATTGAAATTAAACGGAATGAATTAGCACCATCAGGTGGCAAATCAAAAAAATATAGAAAACGTTCAAAAAAATCAAGACGTAAATAAAAAGTGAATTTGTTTTTTGAACCACATCCAACTATAATCATGGGTTGCACCGAATCCACGCAAATCAAAACGTTGGTTTCCGAAGTGGACCAAATCAATGTTAAATTAAAAGAACAACAACAATTTAATCAACGTCTTAATGAAATCAATATGATTTATGCTAAATGTATAGAACGTGCTTCTATACATGTAGTTGGGAACCGATATATGATACGCGACCTCGTTTCTGCAGAACCTACAACACAAGTGTGTGATATTCACAGCTCAGAAAATTCGGGATATGGAAATGAACAAATCGTAGATAAAAAGTTAATCAATTGTTTAGCTACAACTATACCCGATACGAATGTCGTCATTACACTAAAGAATCCAATGGTTGTATTTTTGGTGACTCGGGTAGAAGGACCGATAGACGAAACCATGTTTGAATCTAAAAATTTGTGTGAACAAGGATGGATTGAATTACCCGATATTGAAATCCGATGGGGAGATGCAGATAAACTATATTATATGTATTTGGATAGAGGAGAGCATGTATTTCGGTTTCAGTATGCTTCTTATTTTATGTTTAGAATGGGAGAAAAATTAAAACAACATTAATATATGGCCTATGTCATTTATACAAAACCCAAATGTAAATATTGTGACAAAATAAAAGAGTTGTTACAATTCGTAGAACCGCAACCTACGTATATAGATGCAACCAAATATTTAGATCATCCAGATTCCAAAAAGTTTTTTTTAGATTTTATTCGTGACAGCGGAAAATTGCATACCCATTATACAACATTTCCAATGGTATTTTATGATGGAATCTTTTTGGGAGGATATACAGATACTCTCAAATTTCATGAATTAGATGAACTAGGAAAAAAATCATTTTTGTTGGATAAAACTTGTGAATCAAAACCATGAAGGTTTTTCGCGACGTTTCCATGAAGCCATCTTGGCTTTGTCTCCGCGATAATAGTTGCGATAAGATTCAACAGGGTCACGGGTTTTGTACTTGTCGGGCATGGCTAATGCAAACGGTGAAAGACCTTGTTCTGGAAAATGTCTGGGAATATTTCGGCGCAACAGTTCGGCAACGAGATAGGATTTATGAATTTTGGTATGATTATGGCGAAATTGCCATTCGGCATGCATGGCATCAATCAAGTCAAGAGTCCATATGAAATTTTCCTTGGAAGTGCGACACCAAATAGAAACGGGATGATTTTTGTGCGCCATTCGGTAAACTCCTTCATGAACGTTTTCGGGTTGTAACACCCGAACTGCAGTGCATAACATTTGGACAGCTTCCAATATTATTTTATGAACGTGTTTATCAATCATATATGCCGCACATTCCGCGTGAATGAGGGAGAGGATAAACAGATTCATGATACCATGGTTGTGTCTCTAATTTTGCGTTAATCATTTCAATTTTATAACTATTTAAATATGTTTAATGTAATAATTACAATGGATACGGTGTTTGTTATATATTCGTGTAAAAAAAACTTAAAAAAGGCAAAATTGTTATATGATTTGATGGATACAAAAATAAATTGTAAATGTTTTATTGTATATGCCGATATTCAATTAAATGTTCCATGTATGATACAAGGACACTGTTTAATATTAAAATGTAGAGATGATTATGAATATTTATGTGAAAAAACATTTTGTTTGTGTAATGCTGTTGCCAACTTATTTCCTGGTCATGGAATGATTAAATGCGATGATGATATAATACCGAATATACTAAAACTAAATGAGTTGTTGGAATTCGTAAAGGACAGGAGTAAGGACTATGTGGGAAATGTTTGTAATCATGAAAATTATAATTCAACATGTCATTATGATAAGTGTTCTTCTACGAAATATAATGTACCTAAATTTGTACCTAAAACAGATTGTGCAGGAGGTCCAATCTATTATTTGAATCCAAAATCAATACATCTAGTATCGCGTGTAAATTATGCATCTTATTTTTATGAAGATATTATGGTAGGACACGTTTTAAATCGGAATGATATTCTACCAATTGAATACTCACTCTATTCGGATAAAATGCAGGATAGTCTAACTACGTGTGTACATAATAAGTTTAATCAACCTAAATTATATGTGAATTTAATGGGTGGATTAGGTAATCAATTATTTCAGATACAAACGGCTTATGTAGTAGCAAAACGTCACAATATGATGTTGGTAGCATTAATTCAAAAGAATTTTAAAAATATAATGCAACATAATAACAGTTATAATGAATATATGAATACAGTGTTTTCCAAAATTAACTATACATATTTTGAAAATGTAGATTTATCTAATGTATGTGTCTATAGAGAACCGAAATGTTTTGATTATGATCCATCAATCATTCAACAAAAAATGGATTATTTGATTATTGGATATTTCCAACACCAAAAATATTTTTATCCAGAAATAATTAATGTTTTAAAAAATGAAAAAATATGCGATGCATTAAAAATAACTTTTCCAAAATGGAGTGAATCGTATTTTATACATTTCAGGTTAGGAGATTATACAAGTCCCACGTATTATAATACGTATTATTTTGATAAAGATAAATATTATTCATCTGCAATTAAATATGTTTTGAATATAAATAAAGATGCACATTTTTATATTTTAAGTGATGATGAAAAATTTATTCAAACATATCCGATGTTATCCAAATTGAATAAAACAATTGTTTCGGGGTTGGATACAGTTCAATCGTTGTATTTGATGAGTTTGTGTCACTCTGGCGGAATATGTGCAAATAGTACATTTTCGGGATGGGGAGCAACATTGAATGAAAATAAAGATAAATTAGTGATTTGTCCGAAGCAATGGATTAATGTTCCGTACAATTATGAAATACCATTTCATCATACAATTTCATTTTAAAATATCGCCACACCATAATTTATTTCCACAAAATAAAAACCTGACCATTACCTAGCGCTACTTTTTAGTTCCAAAAGTAGCCGAAGTCACGTTTTTATTTTGTGTTTTTCTTTTTTGACACCATTTTCAGTAACAACAAAAAAATTGTAAAAAACGCGGCTACTTTTTTATTTCCAAAAGTAGCCGTTTTCAAAGAATGGTCTTAATTCCGTTTTTCAAACAATTATTTTTGCATGATCTAAAGTAATAAACAAATAAAAATTAAAACGAGTTTATAAAAAAATACTTTTGAAAAATGGCCAAAAAAGGCCAAAATGACTTTTGAAATTTTCGTTTTTTTTTAACAATTATACTTTTACAAAAATATAAAAATAGGAATATATAAATAATAAATGAAATATGAATGTATAAAATGTAATTATGTAACAGATAAAAAAAGTAATTACGAAAAACATTTAACAACACGTAAACATTTATCTTCGGATTTTCAGTGTGAAACGTGTAAAAATACGTATAAAACCAAATCGGGATTATGGAAACATCAGTGCACCAAAACGCAGCAAACTTTATGTGAACTTTTAATGAAACAACAAGAAGAAAACATAAAACACCAAAATGAATTATTGAATCATATTAAAGAACAGCAGCAACAAATAAAAGAAATGATGCCGAAGATTGGAAATACGCAACAAATCAATATAAATATATTTTTGAATGAAGAATGTAAAGATGCATTAAACTGGAATGAATTTTTGAATACGTTGGATATTAAATCGTACGATATTTCAACCGATATAACCGACCACGTGATAGATACATTGAAAACGGGAATAAAGCAATTGGGAATGTATATGCGTCCAATTCATTGTATAGATAAGAAAAAAATGTGTATTAAAAACGAGAATAAATGGATACATGATATACAAAAGGTTCAAGAAACATTATATGAAACGAATATCTTCATTCAACAAAAATATATGCAAGTATTGAAACAATGGGAAATAGATCATCCTATGTGGCATTTAAGTGAATTAGAAACGGATAATTATACGCAATTGACAAGTAAAATATGGGATAAAATAGATAATGATAAATGTAATATTGAATTGATGAAAAGTGTTCCCATATAAAATTGAAATAAATTATATTTTATGGTATAGATAAAAAATGATGGCTCTTGAACGACAACTCGGACGCGGTCAGGACTATGCCGTAAAGGGTACCGTAGGAGATATGGATTATATTGCAGTCATGGATGGTCATGGGAATGGGCTTCATAATAACGCATGTATTGATTTATTACGAACGTATGATTTTGATGAAATTGCAACCGCGCATGACCCAGTTGAAATGATTCAAGCAAAACTACAACTGCATCGTTTGTTTGGATCGGGAAGCACATTTACCTTTGCACGTATTTATAAATCTATGCGAGAAATTGAAGTGATTAATGTAGGTGATTCCAAGACAATTGTTATTATCAATGGTAATATAGTGTATACAACTCCAGAACATTCGTTTCAGAATGATTTTGAAATACAGCGAACTGAGAAGCAGATTATTCAAATTAGTCCTACGATGGCACCGTTTCCAATTAATGAATGTGTTGTAAAAATGGTTCGTTCCGATCTTGGAATGTTTACGAATGGAGAAATATTGGTCCCATCGCAAAGTTTTGGACACGATAATATTACGGGATTGGCGCCGAGTGTGGAACGCATTCCGTATGCAGATGGGGATTTAGTACGAGTTATTTGTGGATCGGATGGATTTTGGGATATGTGTATGGAACAATATAGACTACTTGCATTTGATTCGCCAGAAGTATTGATACAGATCGCGGAAGATCGGTGGAAACAGCAATGGGAATTTCACGAAGATGGAAAACAGCCCGTAATAACATCCTATGGGGATAATTTGGATGATATTGCGATAGCAGTGTGGGATTTACTCGTCTAAAAGCATTAATGCCATGGCGGCATAATTATGTAAATCCAATAATGTATCTCGGATACCTTCATCAGAAACTAAATTTACACCGTTTTTGGTGATGGACATGGATCGTTGTAATTTATCTTCTATTCGCATAAGTACACCGATAACTCCGTATTTGGCGAATGCATCTCCGTAATCTTTATTTTTTCGTGTAAATAATTCTAATCCTTCACTTTGAATTTTTTTCATTTGTTCAATTCTGTCCATTCTTATTCTTGTATGCAAATGTCTTTAAATAAAAAAATAGAATTAAAAAATACAATGACTACTATGTATAAAAATGGATTTGCTTACTAAAAAGGAATTGGCAAAGGCATACAACATTTTGATTGATTTAGAATGTTGCATGACATGGCAAGCGCATGACGAAGACCACATTAAACGATTAAACGACAAATTTTATAGGTGTGTTCCGCATGTAGACCCAAAAAAGTTAACGATGATTCAGATTTATGTCAAGAAAGCGATTATTATAGGAAAGCTGAAAGACTTATCATGGACTAAGAAATAATAAAAACTATATAAAATAATAAATATAATTTCATCTATGTTCAGTATTACTATTTCCCAGATGATCATGGGATATTTAGTAATGTATTTGAACCCAATGAATATTGTTATTTTTATAAGTTATTTTTTTAATTATAATTATTATTTTTTGATAGAAGATAAAGAAACGTCGCATCGCATTTTGAAAAAGTTGGGGAAAGATGTGGTTACATTTTGTACGAAAATTTCGCATGGTAAAAAACAATTAACGGGATGTTTTATTGGGCGAAATTGTTTGGGATACATTGATAATTATTCGTATGAGGATACAAAAATTTATATACTTACATCTTCTAAATTTTATGAATCTTTGGCAGAACATGCCGAATCTGCCATCATTATGAAAGAAGAACTGGTATTACCAGTAAAAGAAACTACAAAAATAGATGTGATGATACGTTCTGGATCGTATAAACATATTTATTATCGTATGCAGCGGTTAGATTTGTCGCATATCAATGCCATGGGAGATCAGAAACATATTGTAGATGATATCATTGACCTTTACAAAAATCAAGGACGTGTATCGGTATTTATAGATGGTGTGAGTCACGCGGGAAAGAGTTCAATTGGGTATATCGTTGCAAAACAATTGGGAGGAAAGTATTGTCATACGTTTAATCCAAGTGATCCAGGTGATAATATAAGTATATTGTTATCGGATGCAAATATAGAAGATGATCCTCTTGTGCTAGTATTGGAAGAAGTGGATATATTGTTGGATAGTATTCATAATAATACAATTAAGCCGAATAAAGAAATACCCATATCGGTACATAATAAATCAACGTGGACATCATTTTTAGATGACATGTTTTTTTATCGTAAAATTATTTTAATCATGACGAGCAATAAGGTAAAAAGTGAGATTGATAAAATGGACGTTTCTTATTTACGTAAGGGGCGAATTCACGCAAATTATTCCATGCCAAATCAACTAAATTTATATGATTAATGTTCCTAAACGCCGTAATTTTTACTAAAAAATGGAATGTTTGATCAATGTATTTAAATCATCTCGTAACAAATGAGGTTGAAATTGTAATATATAGTCAATGGAAAGTATATGATCTTCGCTGTTACTTTCAAATGGAGTATATATGTACTCCATACAAAATGTGGGAGTAAGTATTTGTGTTTTTAAAATAAGTTTTAGATTTAAGTGATCTATATTATCAATGAGTGTAGGTATATCATATTTATGTTTTATTAGATCATAGTCGGATATCATTATTAAATTGGAAGATTAAAAATATTTCAATTTAATATGGAAAAAGAGTACAGATTTCTTCATTTTGGATGTTGGAATAATTTAAATAAAAATAATAATTTGTATGGTGTTATGAAAAAATTAAAAGAACATACAGAAGAATTTCCTGTTAAGTTTGTTAGTATATCGGGTGACAATTATTACCCAGATAAAGTTAAATCGCCAGAAGGTGTAAAACAAAAAACAATTATACAAGAGAGATTAAATGCAGGATTTGATTGTTTGCCTGAAGGCAAGTTTGAATATATCATGTCCATGGGAAATCATGATTTAGAAACAAATTTATATGTAGATGGTGAAAAAGAAACCAATTGTCATATATTAAGAAGTGAATTAGCCAAACGTTCAGATATTTGTTTATTTAATTCTAAAATTATAAAGTTTGGTAATAAAGTAACCTTATGTTTGTTTTTGGATACATCTATTTATGATGAATCGGATGTAGGGGAATATTTAGAGTGTTATAAAACATTTATAGACTTACATCCGAGACAATTTGACAATGAATTAAAGTTGTTAAAAACTGAATTGATGAAAACTCCCAATATACTAGATACGCATCAATTTAAAGAATGGGTTATAAAAAATGTACATACAGATACAGAAGAAACTCCACTAAGTGCAGCGGCACAAAGTATGGATGAGCAATCGGTTTCTATGGCAATGTATACAATGCGATCAACTGGTATTCTTCACCCAGTAATAATATCTAATAGTAGAACGGAATTACTTGTTTTATTTGTACGATTTTTGCAAAAACAGTATATAAAAAAAATAATAAACGAATTACTTGAAAAAGGTTTAAGTATTGAAAATGTTATCATGTTTGGGCATCATCCTATTGTATGTATTAAAAAAAAAGAAATAGACGAAAAAAGTTTTAAACTAAAATTAAATAGTGATATACACATGCAATTTAATGAATTTTTCCAATCAGGTATAGTATCATTATTTGATCCAGCCACCATGCCAAAACTTCCAACTTATTATTATTTATGTGCAGATTTACATTTGTACCAATCTGGCGTAATTACTATTCTCCCACTTCCAACGAATAACTATCCATCGGTTACAAGGATACATCAATATATTGTAGGAACTGGTGGAACTCCATTAGATCCAGGAATTGAAGATGAAGATGTAGATAAAATGAGAGGAAAACAATTATCTGATGAAATAGTAGATTATAATGTAGAGGATAAAAACCATGAATTTGGGTTTTTAAGTTGTACGGTTTCCCCTGATCATACTTTAAGTTTTGAATTTATTATTGCTCCTGTTGTAGAAGGTGAAAGTTGTCCAGTGAAAGGTGGTACAAAAAAATATAAAGGACGAAAAACTAGAAGGAGCAAAAGATGTTAAATTATTCAATTTGTGGATATATGTTAAATACATGGTTGCATATAGGACATTCGTAGTCACATACAGTTATGCATGGTAAACATAAATTATGTTTGCATTCAGTTATAAATTTGGACGTATATTTCAAACAATGTATACATTTATCCCCACTTCTTTGCATTTTAGACATAAATATTAAACCATCATATTCAGAAGAACGACAATCTCCATATTGTACAAATTTACCAAAATACTTGTCAAATTTTAATGTAGGTAATTCATTAAGAAACAACATTTCTAATTCATTAACAGAAGATATTTCTTTACAATATAATATATCATTTAAGTCATATAAATTTTCAATATAAAAAGTTGAGGTATTTTCAGATGTATTCATTATAAACATATTGACATTAACATTATCTATTATGTCAATAGTAAACCCATGTCTTCCTCCTTTAACTGAAACTTTATCCCAAAGTGTTTTAAATTTTTCTGAGTCTATTATAAAATCTTTATCTTTTGGTGAAATACGAAAATGAAAATTGCCACAAGTTGGAGAACAAAACATTTTTTCACGAATTTTATATAATCTTACGCCTTTACAATTTTCATATTCACACGTATCCATAATTAAATTATATATCAATAAAAAAAAATAATAATGTCAATTTTATTATAGTTAAATAAATAGTTTGCACACAATTTATTTTAACTTTAAATGTTTTCTATCTATTCTGGTTAATTTTATGTAAGGTAATTTATATTTTTTTGATTTAAACTGATTACGGCGGCAAGTTGTATTATATTTCCATCCGCATTTTTTGGTTAAATAAAACATGGAATCAAACGAATTTAGTAAATTCATGGGTGGAATTTGTTTCAAATGTTGTAAAACGTGTTGTAAACAATAATATGCAATAAAATAAATATGATTATGTGTATTATTATTTTTATTAATGATAGTTCCTTCTTCTATAATTCGTTTTTTATAGGAAAGGAATCCTTCTTCTATCGCTTTTTCATATTCATTTAAGTATAGTGAAATTATTTTACTATTTTTTTCACACATGATAAACCAATTTTCTACAATTTCATAGATACCATTTAATTTTTCTCCTTTATAAAATGCAGTATAATCATAGTTGGGCGATTGTTCCCATAATTTATTTATTTTACTAACATCATTATATATAATAGATATATCACTCCACACACCGCCATAATTTTTTAGTAAATACAGACGTATCCAATCTGACTTTTGTTGTATACGAGAAATTGAATTATATTTTTTAGGAAATTCTTTTATATAATCATGGATCGTATTATTATTTAATATAATAATTTCCCAATCGGTTAATACTTTTTTGTTATGATCTATGATATTTTGTATATCTATTGGTATTTCAATCTTATCCCAAAACATCCATATAGTACGGGGTATCATATATTACCCATGATATTTTTTATTTTTTAGTTCTGTATCTATTGTATCATGATAATCAAAAAAATCAAAGTATTGTTTATTTCTAATATGGTCATAATTTTTGGTATGTGCATCTGTTCTATTCATTTTATTGGATTTAAACCATTCCCAGGATTGTATTCTATAATGGTTTAAATGTAAAAAACTATTTGTTAATAATTGTTCAGTACATTCTTGAAAATAATCATGTGTATAAATATCAACATTATCAGGAGTTATAGTGTATGATTTTTCAGTAATACTGTTGTGTAATTCTAAATGGGTTAAATGTTTTCCTCTAATTACAGATTTTTTACCTACTAATATATCAGAACACGTGTGAGATATAGTTTCAGGATATTTACGTCTATGTATAAAATTTTGAATTATACTGGCAGGTTGTTCTGTTAAGCCAGATGAACCAAATAATTTCCAAGGAATATGTATTTTGTGAACATCGGGGGACAATGTTTTCAAATAATCTTTAATGGTTGCAAATCCTCGTCTTGAATATAAAAATTCATCCAAGTCAACTACAATAACCCAATCCATTTTTTTGGCATCTTCTAAATAATAATTTAAATGTTCGGTTTGCGCATATTGTTTAGGATTTATATCTAGGACTACATGTCCAGATTGTATGTAGGGCTGTAAAATAGGTTGATAGGTATCGGTACTTCCGTTATCAGTAAGAAAAAATATATCTACTCCTTCATTGATATAGTGGTCTATCCATTCTTTTAAAGCATGACTTTCATTTTTAAATACGCTTACTATACATAGGTTCATTATACTGTATCATAATTTATTTTTTAGATATTTTACGCGTTTTCATTTTTGGTTTCATTAAAACATTACGTATAGTTTTCATATTTTTTATATCTTTTTTTCTATCTTTATATGCGCGATTACGATAAAAAATATATTTATTTGAAACTTGATACGGTTTTATATTTTTGGGTACAAAACAAAAACTTGCACTTTGAGGATAATATGCAGATGGCAAATATTTACTCATAAATATTCCAATAGCTACATCATCTACAATGTCATATCTTATTTTGGATTGGCGTTGTATCATAAAACGAACTACATCATTAGACATAATAATACTTGTTCCTGATGCAAATAGTGTTCCAAAAAAAGTTTTATCTTTGATACCACTTTTTAGATCTAACCATTGTAAATTTAACATAAATCCACTTGTATATACTTTTGTTTTTGGCAATGTTAAACAAAAATCATTTAATTTGGGAATATCTATAACAGTAGACATGTTTGTCCGAATAACATAATCAAATTGCATATGTTTTAACGCGTATTCTAATGCTTTAATTGTTTTATAGGTTATATTTGAAAATGTATCTTCACCTTTTACATAAATAAAATCACCTTTTATTACAATATCTTCTGTTTGGTCTTTACAAAGATCAATAAAAAAAGAAGTTACATTTTTAAATGTATGAAAATAAGAACGCTGAATTTTTAACATTTCTTGGTAATCTTTGTTATCCGAATATATAGCTAAAATTAATAATTTCATATAATATAATACTATATAATATGAATACTATTTGTTCATTATCGTCGGACCAAATTAAAAAAATAAAACAAACTCCAAAAAAACAAACTCCAAAAAAATATATACCCAATTACGATCCAGCTAAACCTCAAGTTATACCCTTGCATATTTATCAAACATGGCATAATATAGATGAAATGCCTCTTGCGGTAAAAGAAAGTATTCAAACTCTGAAAAAACAAAATCCTGAATTTGAACATCATTTATATGATCAAAAGCAATGTCGTACCTATATTCAAGAAAATTTCCCTAAACGTGTATTAAACGCATATGACAAAGTAATACCGCATGCATTGAAAGCCGATTTATGGAGATATTGTATTATCTACAAAAATGGTGGTATATATTTAGATTCAAAATATTATGGAATAGATGGATTTAAATTTATTCATATTATAGATAAAGAACATTTTTGTAAAGATATTCCATTCTCACATGATGCAATATATAATGCAATATTAATATGTAAACCAAACAATACAATTATAAAAAAATCATTGGATCAATTTGTTAAAAATATAGAAAATAATTATTATGGACCGTACGTATTGTGTGTAGGACCATTAATGATGCGACAATTTGTGAGTGACAAAGAATATAATGCATTACATTTAACGCATGTATGGGAAAACCAAAAAAATAAAACAAATAAATTTATTTGTTATAATAATTATCGTATTTTAAAATATCATATCAGCTATAAAATGACAAAAAAGCATTGGACACATCAATGGAAAAATAAAACTATATATGCTTAATTTTACGCGTTTTATTTAATTTTTTGTACATATTATTTGTAATTTTTTGTTTGTATACATTTAAATAATAAGGTGCTTTTGTGTTATACGAAATGTTATTATCATCGTATGTAAAAAATGGGTATTTGTATATATAAGTTTTTAATTCATTAAAAATTAAAACATCCGATGCATGTATATATGTATTAGATATTTCATATTTACCGTGGTGGTACAAACGATGCATTAATGATTTGGCGGCGTTATTATGTATTACATACCCGTTGGAACAAAAATCTCCAGTTAATAAGCTGGACATCCATTTTTTATTTTCGGGTCTAATATGTTTAGGTAGTTTAAGAATAAACGTATGCCATAATGTATATAATTTAGTATGTATTTTTCCTGCAAAACTATTAAGTTTAAGTATTTCCCAATCTTTTGGTGCATTGTCTATTACTTCTTGTATTGATTTTTTCCAATATTTTTTATAGTCTAAACTTAAATCATCTTCCACAATGAGTGCATTTTTATAGTCTGTATTTGAAAATGTACGGATTGTATTTAAATGAGAATATAAAATAGCATATTCATTATCTCTTTTGTCATAATTAACATTGGCTATATCATGCATGCGTTCTAATTTAAATTTTAATCGTGGGTTTTCTTTCGTTCCATCAAATGCAGAAATACGTATAATTTTAATTCCTTCAAACACAGGGTCTTGAAATAATTTTTCCATTTTTTCTTTACGGTCAGTTGCTCTATCTAAATTTATCCAATAAATAACATCTATTCCGTCTAAATATTTTTTATTCATTATACTATATTTATAATTTAAATTCATAATAATCCGTTTTATATGTCTTGTAACCATAGGATTTGCTCATATCAGGATCGGGGACAGTTTCTACGGTAACTCTTATTTTTCTTAATTTTTCAGGTTTCAATGAAAATGCGTATTGATTGAATACTTCATTGTTTGCCTCTAATAAGCTATCGTTATATTGTGCATTTAGACACGAAAATTGTACGCCATATTGCATGGTAATAGACGTATTATAATTGTTAGCATCATCGGGTGCACAAATGGTCATGTTTGTTCTGTTAAAATCAATAAGTTCATCCATATCTGGAGTGTGGACGACATCTTTATAAGGTAAAACGCGCATAAAAACTGATTTTCCAGCAATGTTGACATATTCACGGAGTTTACTAGATGTTAGAACGTTATCGTGTTTGTCTACAATAATAATTACTTTATTCAGTAAAGATTTTAATGCAACATTGCCTAAATTATGTCCGTTATTTTCATAACTGTATTCGCTAGATAATAAATATTTAGATAAATGGGTAGATAACGATGTAGCAATACTATCGTAAATTTGTACATGGTTGCTTTTCACTCTAAAGTGTAAAAAAAGAGGATCGGATGAATTTGGACATGAATCGGTAGACATGCTAGTAGAAATAGCATTGTTGGAGATGTGTTGAATGACGTCGTCCAATTTCAAATAATTATACGTTCCCTTGATGGTAAATTTGGTAGAATCTGAAGTAGAGACAATAGCAGTATTGTTTATGTCAAAGATTTCAAAATCAAGTAACCGATATCCCTGTTTAATCGTATTTTTTAACGCGCACATGTCTACCCAATCATTGACAAAATTGCCAGTTGCACAACTGTTGTACGATGATTTCACATAATAATCAAAAAGTTTGTAATTAAATTGTGGATCTTGTGCAGAAATACTGCTGAGGGAAGGGGTTGAAAATTTTGAAATACTCGCACAATTGATGGGACGTTTTGTAATTTGAATAATTGTGTATACAATAATACTTCCAATAATAAAAATGGTGAATAATGTTAATTCATTCATATATTATACAATTAAAAATTGAATTGAATCTTTAACTAAATGTGAAATTAAAATGGCTGAACCTGTAGAATTAAACTTGTATGGAACTCGTCTTAACGTTTTCCCTGATGGGAAAATTGATCGTCGCATGAAATCTGGTAACTGGAAAACAATTGACAACACTCCGAATCACCGCCATGGATATAATGTCATCATGATCAAGAACGTACAATATACGCGTGCAAGAGTTGTTGCCTATGCCTTTTTAAATTTAATTACTTTGACAGATAAAGCCATTGTGATTCATCACAAGGACAACGACCGATTGAACTGTAGCGTAGACAATCTTTCTGTGGAAAGCTACAGTTCAATCAATTACTATAGAAAAGATACGAATGGTTACTATAAGAATCCGAATACGTTGGTGTACACGGCGATGATTACAAAAAATGGCGTTACTAAACGGTTAGGGACGTTTAATAACGCAGACGAAGCACACGAAGCTTATATTAAAGCCAGGCAAGAATTACTTGCTTAATCATTGTATTTTTTTAATGATTTTGGTAAATTAAGGCAACAAAAGTGTATCTATTCCGCCTCTAAACTTGTCAATAAAAGATGAATATTTTAATTGTTCCATACAATATTTTTTTATGTCAAATTTACTTTCTTCTTTGTAATCTGGGTATGTATTGCATACATTATCATACAAATATTTCCCGTATAATTCATTATTTTCATAATATATAACTGGTCTGCATTTTGTTATAGTTTCTAATCCTTTGGAGAATATAAAATTTTCAGAACCCTGTGCATCACAATGTATAAATCCAATATTATCTAATTTCATATTGTCTAATGTTGTTAATTTAATGGGTTCTCCATCGTTTCCTAATCCAATTCCACCAAAATTACATTGTAAATTTCTTTCTTCATTATAACGTCTTGATACTACACCTCCTCCCCCATCTAAATCAATATTGTTCATTTTGCCATCTCCTTCATAACAAAAAACACCAAAATTATTAGGTACAATTTTATGTTGTAAATTATTTTGAATTATATTATGAACTAATAAATTATACATATTGCGCTGTGGTTCATAAACATATACTTTGTTTTCATTATTTAAAAATGATGAATAAACAATAGTTGAAGTTCCGCAATGTCCCCCAATTTCTAATATATTACGATTGGGATTAATATATTGTTTTAAATCTAACATTGTATCAATATCCCAATATATTCCTCGTTTGAATGAATCTCCTATATATACTTCATTATTGTATAGTGTTACTAATCCGTATTGCGTTTTAAATGTATTCATTATACAACAAATAATTTATGTTTAATATATTATTTAATATAATATTTTAATAAATTCAGTCAGGTTTAAATATACTAATTTAAAGACATGTATCATGTATATGATATGCTATCTCCTGTATACATGATATTAAAATTATATGTAACAGATGAGAATTTAAGGGCAATGTATAGACAATTGGCGGAGAAACACAATAAACAAATATCGTTAGATCCGTTCCCAGATTCAGGGTTTGATTTGGTAACCCCAATCCAACATACGGTGGCTGCAAAGACGACGTCATATAAGATAAATTTAAATGTAAAATGTAGTGCGACCATGATGAATATGCATAATCAATATGTAAGTGGATTTTACATGTATCCGCGTTCATCTATGGGATCCAAAACTCCTTTGCGATTGGCGAATAGCGTTGGCATCATTGATTCTGGATATCGTGGGAATGTAATGGCTGTAGTAGATAATATTTCGGATCAAAATCATACTGTAGAAGAATATACGACACTGGTACAACTGTGTGCACCTGGGTTGGTTCCTATGATTATTGAAATGGTAGATAACGAATGTGATTTGGGTAAACCGACGACGAGAGGTGAAGGCGGGTTTGGGTCAACAACGGTAGTTAAATAATTTTTTGGGAGATTTATAAAAAAAAACAAAAAAATAGTTTTACAAAAATGTAAAACTATTATGAACAGGAGATGTATCGCATGAACGACAATGTAAACCTATTTATGAAGAGGACATTTATCACATGAACGACAAACTGGAGTATTGCATGAAGAACAATGTCGTTTTGTTTTACTTTTGGTAGTACAACCATTTCCATGGAATGCACAGTAATGGGGGACAGACGGGACAGGAATTTCTAGTTTATCTTGAGATACACGACAAACTTTTTTAAATGTCCGCATAAATATAGGTTGAGTAACATGAGACCGACCATGTGCAAATAATCGGACGCCAAATTCATCAAGACTCATTTTTTGCAAACGTTTCCAATCTGGTCGGGTTACTGGCCGAGAGTATTCGCGGATAATGCGGAGAACATCATCAGGGAGTTCCATTTCAATGTTTTGTATTTTAATAAAATGTAAAAAAGTATTTCAATTTTATTTACGAGTTCTTCTAAACCGTTTTCTTAATCGTCTTGATTTTCTTCGCCCTCCAGAAGGTAAATCACCTGGCTCAATTGGTGTAAGACGTTGTACGGTTTGATTTAAGTCTCTTATTTCGGTTTTTAATTTTACTATTTCAGTTTGCGTTTGTCCTAGTGCTCTACCCATACTAAACATATTAGATATAACAGAACTAAATAATGGCGGTATAACATCTAGCGCATTTGCAATATCTACTTTTTCATCCTCATTTCTTTCTAATATATCATTTAGACTTTCAATTACTTGAACCAATGATTCATTAGGAAGTAAATATTTCTCTCCTATGCTGTCTACATAGCCGCCTTCACCTTCATCTTTTAAATAGTAATCAGTATATTCATCAATATATTTTTCCAATAATTCAAACTGTGTACTAATTTGTTGTTCCATACATTATATTTTTAAAAAATCCCCAATTGGATCAACAACTAATTAAATTATTGGTCATAATACAATTGGATTATTTCAATTGTTTTATTTGTTGTATTTTCTGATTTTATCCAATACTTAATATGTTCTTCCAGTGTATTTAACCTTTGGATCCATTCACTCTTTTTAGATTTTTTTATAATGCATATTCCTTTTTTATCTTGTCCCCAACAAGAAGTTATATTTGTTCCATTTTTTTCATAATCATCTGGATTAAATCTAATAAAAATTATGGGTCTGTGTCCTAAATCTTGAGATAATTCCATTATGCGTTTATTTTGACAACTACAATCATAGTCTGTATGTTGATTTTCATCTACTTCTACAATAATAATTTGGTACAATAAGTCTAATAATAAATCAGGTCTTCTCTTGGAACAACCGCCCAATATTATTTTGTCGGATATCCAATTTAAATTTGGGAAATTAGTTTTTATATATTCTACAACAGAATATTCTTTTGTTTTGTAATTACGGGATACTGGTTTGTCTGGAAATAAATTCATATAACAAAAGAGGCAATATCCATCGTATTTTTTGTCAACACGCGTTGAACACCATTCACTTTTACATGTGTTATGTTTCACATCTACCATTCCATCTTTTTTGTGAGTAACACAATATAATGCTGTTGTTTCACCTTCTTTGTTAAAATATGGGCGTTTCTTACATTCAAGACAAGTTTTGCTTTTCACATCTACCATTCCCTCTTTTTTGTGAGTAACACAATATAATCCTTTTGGTTCACCTTCGTTGTTAAAAGCTGGTTGTTTATTACATTCAAGACAAGTTTTGCTTTTCACATCTACCATTCCCTCTTTTTTGTGAGTAGCACAAAATAAAGCTTTTGGTTCACCTTGTTTGTTAAAATGTGGTTGTTTCTTACATTCAAGACAAGTTTTGCTTATCACATCTACCATTCCCTCTTTTTTGTGAGTAGCACAATATAATCCTTTTGATTCACCTTCTTTGTTAAAACATGGTCGTTTCTTACATTCAATACAAGTTTTGCTTATCACATCTACCATTCCCTCTTTTTTGTGAGTAACACAATATAATGCTGTTGTTTCACCTTCGTTGTTAAACGATGGTTGTTTCTTACATTCAAGACAAGTTTTGCTTTTCACATTTACCATTCCCTCTTTTTTGTGAGTAACACAATATAATGCTATTGTTCCACCTTCTTTGTTAAAAGATGGTAGTTTCTTACATTCAAGACATGTCTTATCTTTTACGTTTATCATTCCCTCTTTTTTGTGAGTAGCACAATATAAAGCTTTTAGTTCACCTTCTTTGTTAAAATATGGCGTTATTTTACATCCTTTTTCTTTGCACATTTGTTTAAAATATTAAGTAAATATTTAAATCAATTTTATGTGTGAGAATATAAAACTATTCAATGTCTTGGAGTATTGTCATTTCATCATACAGTGTATTTTGATTTATCCGAATAAAGATAAACAATTGAAAATCAAACTCGTGATGAGTAAGTTTGTGTTCCAATTTTGGTTGACTGTCCGAAAGAATTCGCGAATAACACAGAGAATATCATTGGGGAAATACCATTTCAATCTTTTTACAATTAAAAAATTAAATTTATTCCCTATCCAGGAATTGAATCTTCATCGCTCTACCCCTGAGCCATTATTTTTTATGTTCTCAAGCGGAGTTGAACCGCTGACCTTCGGCTCATAAGACCGATGCTCTAACCAACTGAGCTATAAGAACTGGTATTATAAAGTTTCACCCAATAAGGGACTTGAACCCTTGACCACTAGATTAAAAGTCTAGCGCTCTACCGACTGAGCTAACTGGGTATACATGCAGTGGGATTTGAACCCACGAAAGCCGAAGCTACCGGATCTTAAGCCCGGCCCAATTGACCGCTATGGGATGCATGTTGTATTTTATAAAATTAGGTCCTACCGGGATTTGAACCCAGATTGCCAGATTCAAAGTCTGGAGTGATCACCATTACACTATAAGACCGCGTGTACATGCAGTGGGATTTGAACCCACGAAAGCCTAAGCTACCGGATCTTAAGCCCGGCCCAATTGACCGCTATGGGATGCATGTTTTCGCACAAGACAGGATTTGAACCTGCGCGGTGAGTCACCATTGGATTTCAAGTCCAACTCCTTAACCACTCGGACACTTGTGCGCAATTTGTTCCTAAATGGAATTAACCATTGGCACTCAGTTATTACACTGGTGCTCTATAGGAACTTCTTACTATAATTATATATTATTATTTAAGTACTTTTTTAATTTATTTAAGGATATTGTCCAACACATTACACTCTGTATGAGTTTTCAGCTTCCCAATTAGGATCCATTGGATTTTCACTTTCTTCCTGTGTTTCTCCTATTTCGTGATATTCATCAAGCATAGTATAATCTCCGATTTCTTGATTGTCGGGATCTACTCCTGGATATGAATTTTTATTATAGGGGGGATTATTCCTAGTAGCATCCGTTAATTGTTTAGGAATAGGTTTTACTTTATAAATGGGTTCATTTTGGGTAGAATATGTTTTTTGTAAAAAAAGTATCGGGCAATTAATTCCTTGAGAATGTTGCCAATCTACAAATTGTGTGTATTCTTCCAAATTATGAAAAATAACAGGATTTACGCCAGGAATATCAGCTAAATTTGTATTCTTCAACCAAATTTCTTCCCCATTTTGAACTAAAATATTTGGACATCTAGGACCAAATCCTTCTTGAATTTTCTGCGTTGAATAATTTAAGTGAACATATAATCCAGATAAAAATAGTATAACAATAAATATCCATATTGGGTTCATATAATTATCTTAGAATATTATATGTACAAAATAGATTCTCCGAATTCTCTAAATATGTTTTTGCGTCGTAATCCAAATTTACGAAATAAAGTAGTTGCAGGAAGATTTAAGATGCAAAATTGCGGTCATTGTATCAATTCGCAACCAATGTGGGATAGTATGTTGGCCAATGTTATGCAGCAATATCAGATTCATCCAAATACAATGTTTACTGAAATAGATTCACAACTTACCGATGATTTTATATCACGCCATAATTTATTAACTTCGGATCAACAACCCTTTCAAGTTCAAGGATATCCTACACATGTATTTATTGTACGAGGAATGGTTTTCCCGCATGAATCGGATAGTCACGCACAAACTATTCAATCTATGCTGGATACATTAGTGAAACATAAACATTTAAAACGTAAACAGAAAAAATCAAAAAAATCCAAAACTAAAAAATTGAAGAAAAAATAAATATTCATCATAGTTACATGATGTTTGATGAGGAACAATATGATCGTATTGTATATCACGTGAAACAATTATACTGGTATTTATATTACATATGTATGATAATTATATATCTTTTATATTGCGGTGCATACACAATAAATTCTTTCGTCGCTTATCTATATCAGGGAAAATATGTGAATATATATGATTAATTTTAAACCGTTTATAATATATGACTAACAAAGTAATTATATGTTTTTTTGGAGTTGTATCACGGTCTATACAATATACACATAAAAATTTAAAAGAAAAATTAATTGATATTGTTAAACGTCAGTATGATGTTGATGTTTATGTATTTAATAATAATGTAGAAAATAATATAGTGGATGGAATACGCCAAAATAACAACGTTGTAGGATTATTAGAACGAACATTTTTTGAAGAAAAGTTACAATCGGACATGGATAAAGAAATTCAACATTATATAAAATGTAAAAATATTTCTTCTATAATGAGAAATGATTATACTGAATCCGATATAAAAAATTCTATTCGGCAAATGTATTCCGAAAATCAAGTTGGATTATTTTTAGAAAAAAATATAAATAATTATGAAACCGCGATTGTATGCGGTCCTGATTATTATTTATTAAACCCTATCAATCTAGAAGATGTAACAAACAGTGTAACTAATTCTGTAGTATATACAACTGCAGTAAATGATGGGGAAGGGTATACAAATGGGTTATATATTGGATCATTACCACCATTAATAAAAATATTAAAACGATATTCTGTATTAGAAAAGTTATTACCAACGGATAAAGATTATGAATATTTGTTGAAACGCAGTTTTGAAATGAATAAAATAAATAGATTAGTAACAAATACACTTTTTTTAAAAATAAGAAGTAATAAAAGTGTATCTTTTCAAGGTATAATGAAAAAACTATTTAAAGTCAATAAACCCAATAAAATTAATTTATTTTTTTCGGAAACAATACAACGTGGATGAGTTTGTAATAGATTCTGAATTTTCTTTGTCTAATAACAAGTCTTTTTCTACTTTCATTTTAGATTCAGAAATACTAATGCGTTCATAACCACTCAATAGTGTCGGAATTAATTCTTGTAGTTGTGGAAGTTTTGCATTAGGAAGAAGTAGTATACCTTGTTTTACTAACAAGGCATCACTTTGTTGAATATCTTGAGTAACAGCTTCTTTACTATGATCTCCGTCTATGCATACAATATTTAATTTGGCTTTTTGTTGAGTTAATTCGGTCAAAGCAACATCAGAAGTTTGTTCTATAAACTTGGGTGTAATATTTTTGGAACCTACATATTTCAAAAATTGTAAAACATTATCTTGTCCTGTATTCACAGAATCAATACTTGTATACATTGTTTCAGGCATTTGTAATAATTCATTCAAGACTACAATGGAAGATATTCCTTGACCAGTTCCAATATCTACAAAATGAATAGGTGATTTCTTTTTGTATTGGGATACATAGGCGCGAATGATTTGGGCAACGAAACATGCCTCGTACGAATTCATAGTTTCACTCGCATCAATTTGTTTATTTTTATACGTATGTTCATAGAACATGTCGTATATATATTTATTGCCAATCACAGAACTAATAGTATCCAAATGTTTTTTGAATCGCAAGTAAGTATCATCGCTAATAGGTAAAGATTTGTCTTTTTCCATGTTGGAATTATAATTGATCAGCATAGAATTTGGATTTTCAATAGGAATAGAAAAACAAGTATTTTTGTGTAAGAAACAATCAATGGATGAATCTTGAATATAACTTTGAAATTTGTGAATCAATTCATCTTTGTAATACGAAAGTTTCATTAAATATTCATCAGTTGTTACGGGTTCAGGGTCTTTCTTAAATTTGTCTTCATATCCGCTTTTCTTATCCGCAGGTAAACTCATGATATATTTGTATACATTTACATATTGTTCTTCTTTGGGGAGTTTGGAATGACTGCAAATACGTCTTGCGCGACCAATGACTTGGTCTATACGGATAGGGTTCCAATAGGGTTCCATGATATGAACATGTTGTACACGTTTCAATGAAATACCCTCGGCTCCTGCTGCAGTAATCATGAAGATGGAAATAGGTGTCATTGCTTTTACATAATCGTGTAATTCTAGAGGGACACCATCCATGTCACCATTAAAAATATTACGAATAATTTCGCGGCGTTCGGGTTCCATTGCGCCCGTGTATAACACGTATTTATTTTGATCGGGTTTTATATTTTCGGGAATAGTCCATTTATTCGTATCTTTATTTTTTTTGATATCAAAGGCAACATAATTTCCGTAAGCGGGTAATTGTAAAACGATAGAAAATAAATTTAATCCTTCTAACGATAAAAATTGGCTGTAAACTAGATGAAGTTGGGTTTTGTTTCCGTTAATTCTCTGAATTTTATTGGCAACGGCATCAAATTTGGGAGAATAGGTAGGAACTAAATCGGATTTTTTGGAGAAAAAAGAATATACTTCTTTGTAGCATTTATTTAATGATTGGCGATCTTCTTTATCTTCTTTTTTCTGTTCTTTTTCTTCTTCGGTAGTTAATTCGTATTCTTCATCTTCAAACAAATCTCCGAAATCGCGGTCTTCTTTATTAAGTTGAGGACGTTTAATTTCTTCAGGGAATACAAAGTTGCATGCCAACCGAGATTTAATTTTGTAACTGTTGGACGATTTTTCGTCAATCTTTTTAGATTTTGCCTTTTTCTCTTGTTCGCGTTCTTCAATACGTTTTGCTTCATAATATTCAAATTGAATACGTGGCATAGGAATAGTGATAGTTTCGGGTGGATTTAATCGCGGCATAAGTGAAACCATATCGGGATAATAGGAAGTTAATCCCGAAATTCTCCGCATCAACATATTCAAATTTTTATCCATATTTGCACTCAAAAACATTTGTTCAAATTGTTCTTGATCTTCAGGTAAAGTATCGTATTTATCTGTTCGTTCGTGACTGCATTTTAATGTCTTTTCAATATTGGCAATGAAATCTTTATCTGTTGTTCCTGAATCATATTCGGTAGAGGAAGATAATTTCATTTTATTTTGTTTTAATGTAAAATTGTGAGGACATTTGGTAATTAAAAATTTGCTGGGATTGGATGTATCTACTACATCTACTTCTTGAATTAATGGATTGGATTGATTTTGTTCTAAGACAGTTTGAGATGGTATAGTTTGGTTATTGGTAAATGTATACACCGTATTGGTACCGCGTAAAATATTATACAAAATACAGAATTCATACGCGGAATTGATCATGGGTGTTCCAGAGAGTAAAATAATTTTACAGTTTTCTGCCGTTTTAAGCCATTTGTACAAAGTCAATGCAATTTGTTCGTGTTTAGAACCCAATTTATTAATGATGCGCGAAATCAAATTGTGTGCTTCGTCTACAATGACCACTTTATTATGGAATGGATTTCCGTGTACTTTTTCGTCGCGCAATAAAGTATTCCATACTTTAGATGTAGCGGATAATCCGTTGTAATGAATAAACTGATATTTTACCATAATAAGGTCGTCCAATTGTAGCTGAATTTGGGATTGTTCTTCTGAGGTTAAGTCTGTGAAATTGGGTTCTGCATCGTCCACAGTGGACCAAATGCCTTGGCCTTTTTTGCGAGTTATACACAATTCTTTCAAGGTGGCGTCAAAATCGTCATCGGTTGGACGCAACCATTTCCAGTGGTGTAGCGCGGCATTGTATTTGGGGTCGCCGCATTTTTTCAATTCCTTGATGTAGTTGGTTTTGAGTGACGCGGGACACATGACAATAATTTGTTTGTACTCTTTCATATTTTCGGCAATGGCAATAGACGAACATGTTTTACCCGATCCTAAGCCGTGATATAAGAGTAACCCGCGGTAAGGAGTGTGAGAATTCAGGTATTGTCTTACAATTTCCTGATGCGATAAAAGTTTAAATGTGGTCATGGAATCACATGTTTGCGTGGATTGTTCTTGTTCCATTTTGGCTGCATATGGCGTGAGCATTTGTTTGATATAATTGTAAAATGCAATTCTATTGTAGAAAACATGAGCGTCGGATGTTTCTGGAATAGTATGAAATCCACAATCCATGGCTCGTATCATTATTTTTCCCATTTTCTTCACATTGAACAAAAGAGTTTTTTTGAGAGCAGCAACTTGAGTATCATCTACTACAAAAGGGAGTTTTCGTTTATTGGAAGGTTTTACAGGACTGGGTGCAGTAATATCTAACATTTTGCTGGGTTGAATCAATGAATCTAGAAAAGTATCTATATCAAAATCTGCTAATTCTTCTGAATTAAATTGTAGAGATTGTTTTTTAGGTTGTCGTTTAAAAACTTCCATTTATATATTATAATAATTTTTTTATATTAATCTTCGTGAATTTGAGGCATAGATGGCCATTCCGAAAATGGTATGGAAGTAGAGGTGGATCTTTCAGACGATAATAAAATATTCAACGCTTCTAATTTTTTTTGTAATGAATTGGTTTTAGGTAATTTACGGGCAATTTGTTTCCATTTCCATTCAAATTGTAAAGCGCTTTTCCAAGTAGGAAATCCTGAGACATAACATACACGAGTCCATAGCCGACCTTTATTGACAATTCGTTTCGTAGCCCATGCACCGCCTTTGATTTCTCCATTGTGTTGTCGTAATCGTCTATTCACGTCCACGGTTGCTCCTATATACGTGTTATTTTTAGACATGAGTAAATATACGAACATATATAAATTAAGAATATATATTTAATATTTTATCTAAATAATAGCTATGTGGGGTATATTTTTTGGTATTTCTTTATTTATTTTATTTTGTATGGCATGGACAAAATATGCAAAACCTAAAATAGAATCTTTTACTTCTGGGAAAACACCAAAAGACATTACTGAAAAAATTAAAGTAACCAATAATGATTTATCGGATACTTTAAATAAAATTAAGTATAGGAATGATTATGAAGATATTATAGTAGAATCAGAAAAATGGGCAAGTGAAAGTCAGTTACAATTGTTAGTAGATGGAAAAATAGGTGTAGATACATTGGATGCTTCTATAGAAAATGTGCGAAGATTTAATGATTTGAAATTGTTTAAAACAAATTTAAATGACTTGATTAATGTGTTAGATTCTGCTTAATTGGTTAAAAAATAAATCTATTTTTGATTTATCTGCTCCCATGACAGAAAAATCTGGTATAACAGTTTCGTTTCCTTCTTTGAATGCAAGTAACACAGGAACACCACATACTTGTTTTTTTGCCTTGAATTTAGTATATACTTGAGAACATTCATCTATATCCAAGGAAAGATAATTGTAATTACACGATTCAAGTTTAGGTTGAACATAAGGTTTAATGGTTTGACATGGTTTGCACCATTTGGCGTTGAAAAAAACAATAAGTATAGACGAATTATTTTTTTGAATTTCTGTAAATTCTGTATAATTCATAATTAAATATTATATTATTATATGGGAGAAACTGCGAACATTGGGTCTATTGCAATAATTACGGTTGCAGCTTTACTTGTTGGTGGAGCTGTGGCATCGCCATTCGTTGGCAGCTATATGCAATCAAGAAATAAAAAAGGTGGTACAAAACATAGAAGAGTTAACAATAATACAACTAGGCGTAAATAAATTAAGGATATTTTAATAATGATAAGGTTTGAATTACTATTAAAATATTTGGTAAATTCTTAATGATTTGATGCATAAATATTTTGAATTCTACATTTTTTTCTGATTCAAAATATTTACCTTCATTACCACATTTATTTTCATTTGTTCTAGACATAACGGCAAAATCATATACAAGTTCATCTGTTATCACGTCTTTAGTGCCAAATTTATTACATTTAGCAACACATGAAGAATAATCAGAATAATATGGAGGTTTATAATAAATACAGTTTCTACAACTTGGAACATTGATATTTTTAATGATTTGTTTAGAATCAACCACTGCAAATAGCAAGAAGTAGAACATGTATACTAATGGTTGGATACAATTTGTTATTCAATTTTAATAATATTGACAAAAATAGATCCGTTGAATATTTATAAACTGACATTTATATAAATAGTATTAAATACATTAACTATTATAATTACATGAATTTAATATTATGGTTAAAGTTATTTCTTGCTACAAGTTTAAATATGAAACATAAATTTGTACATAATAAGATTTATAAGTATAACGGAAATAACAATGATAAATTGAGAAAAATTGATGATGCATTGAATAGTGAAAAAAATAAAATGAAACAATTATTAACTGAAAAAAATAAAATAATGCAAAATATAACAGGATTAAATTTACATAATGAATCTTATATTAATGAATATCTAGAGAATGTGTTAAATGAAAACATTTATGACGATTTTGACGAAGATGGGTTTAATAACGAGTATGATTATGAATTCAAACCGAGATCTAACAAGATTAATATAGTCATTAATACCAATCCATCTAACTCAAATCCTAAAAAAAATAAAGAAGAAGTTCAAAGTGAAAATTTTCAACTCATTAAAAATTCTGTATACAATTTTACACATATTGGCGGGTATGAATTGATTAAAGAAGAATTAATGCAATGTGCCGATATATTACTTAATTATACTAAATATGCTAAATACAATGTTAGAATTCCAAAAGGAATTATTTTAGAAGGTCCACCAGGCAATGGCAAAACATTAATGGCAAAATGTTTTAGTGGAGAAATTAATATTGGATTTATTCCAGTATCTGGAGCACAATTTCAAGAAAAATATGTAGGAGTAGGTGCATCCAGAGTGAGAGAATTGTTTAATCTGGCTACAGAAAATGTTCCATGTATTATATTTATTGATGAATTAGATGCACTTGGAAGAAAACGGTCTTCATCCGATCAGGCTTCCAATAGTGAACATGATTCAACCTTGAATGAATTATTAGTTAACCTAGATGGGTTTAAATCCGCAAATGGAATATTTATAATAGGTGCGACAAATAGGGTTGATCTACTAGATACTGCTCTAACACGCCCTGGACGAATTGATAAAAAAATATATATCGGGAATCCTGATAAACAAACTAGAAAACAAATTTTAGATATACATCTTGTAAACAAACCATTAGAACAAACCATAACAGTAGATTATTTGGCTGAATTAACAAATGGATTTTCTGGTGCACAGATTGAAAATTTGTTGAATGAAGCCATGTTGTACGTTCTCCGACAGAACAGATTTCAAATAGATAAATCAGATATAAATATGATTGCAAATAGAATTTTAGTCGGATATCAATCCAATAAAAATCAATTAACAGAAGATGTTATCTATCAAGTAGCAGTGCATGAAATAGGCCATGCATTACTTGGAATATTTACCAAACATAGAAAATTAGTTAAAATTACGATTAATCTATTTTCTCCTAAAACGTTAGGATTTACTTTATTTGAACCATCGTCCACGAATATTCAGACAAAAGAACAACTAATACATGAAATAATGGTATTACTCGGAGGAAGAATTGCAGAAGAGATTATCTTCAAAAATACGAATATATCTTCAGGAGCATCGCAAGATATACAGCAAGTAAAACTAATAGCCGAACAAATGATTGTGCATTTAGGGATGGGAGATAAAATAGTGATCAGTGATCAGAATAAGATAAATGCAGAGATAGATAATATAATATCATTAGCTTATGATCGTGCGAAGATTATATTATCAACCGCAGAACCATTGATAAAAGATGCGGCAACATTGTTAACGATTAATCACGAATTAACACCGGAAATGATAACTAATCTCATAACAAATAAATATCCGTATATTAATTATTAAGTTAAAATGTGTAATGTTGGCGTAAATAACAATTTATGGTTTATAAAATTTGTATAATCATTTCTTTTATTGCAACAATCGCATTTAATATAATATCTCCACCGACAACAACCAGTTATGTTATATTTTCTTGATGATAGTTTGAATTGTAAAATTGATGTTTTTATATTATTTCCGCAATTTACACATAAAAACATTAATATATTTAATATTATTTTTTTAATAAAGTTAAACGTTTGTCATTTTTAATTTTTTCAACAACATCATGTAATTCATATTTTATTGCCATTTCATATGCGTTTGTTATATTTTGATAATTAATATCGTACATAACATCAAAATCTAATAATCTCATACAAAATTTATTCCATCTTTTTTTGATACATAACATTAAAAGTGAATTATTTGTAAAATGGCAAAAATCTTCCCATTCATTATAAGAATATTTCTCTATATTTGCATACAAGTCACTATTCATATCATCTATAATATTTTTACTGAATAAGTATTCTCTTTTCTTTTCTTCGTCATCAAAAAAACATTGTCCTTTTACATTTTCAGGATTTAACAAATTTAATATATCTAATGCAATTTCTTCATGATCTAATTCATTAATAGCCATTAAAAGAACATCGGAATCATCACCAAAGTCATAAGATAAATATAAATTTCCTTCTTGATCTTCCCATTGATATGGTTCTATTTTATACTCCATTAAATAGTGTAGTATTTCTGTAGAAATATGTATGTCTGCAAATTCAACTTTATGTTCATTTATGTGTTTACAATATTCAAGTATAGTATACATTTGTTGTAAACAATAATTACATTTATACATTATAATCTATATGCATTGTTTTTATTATTGTTTTAAATGATAAGGTAAAATTAAATTATGAACGTTCCCCAATGCACTTATATCTGTAATATTACAACAACACGTTAAATCTAATTTATGAACGTTTACCAACATGCTTACATCTGTAATTTGATTACATTCACGTAAATCTAAATCGTAGACATTTCCTAATGCACTAACATCGGTAATTTGTTTACAACCACCTAAACATAAAGTATGAACATTTCCCAATGCACTAACATCAATAATTTTAGTACAATAACTTAAATTTAAATCATAGACATTTCCTAATGCACTTACATCAGTAATTTTATCACAACAAGATAAATCTAAAGTATGAACATTACCCAATGCACTTACATCTGTAATTCCACGACACCTAAATAAATCTAACCTATAAACTTTACCTAATGCACTTACATCTGTAATTTTATTACAACGGGATAAATCTAAATGATGAACATTACCTAATGCACTTACATCAGTAATATTTGTACACCCTTCTAAACATAAATGATGAACTTTACCTAATGCACTTACATCAGTAATTTTATCACAATGCATTATTAATAATGTATGAAGTTTACCTAATGCACTAACATCAGAAATTTGTTCACAACCATTTATATATAAAGTATGAAGGTTTCTTAGACTACTAACATCTGTAATTAAATTACAATCCTCTAAATATAATTTATGTACGTTTCCTAATGCACTTACATCAACAATATTGTCACAATAACTTAAATCTAAAGTATTAACTTTACCTAATGCACTTATATCTGTAATATCACAACAATAAGTTAAATTTAAATCGTATACATTTCCTAATTTACTTACATCTGTAATGTTATAACAACGAAATAAATCTAAAGTATGGACATTTCTTAATGAACTTACATCAGTAATATGATAACAATTTCTTAAATTTAAAGTATGTACATTCCCCAACATGCTTACATCTGTAATTTGATTACAATCACTTAAATCTAAATGTAGTTGTTTATTTGGATTATTTATTTTATTTAGAACTCGTTGTCTAAATAAAACATCATCGTAATACAATAACGAATAATCTCTATTTAATTTGTAAGTAATGTATTTTTTGAATTGTAATATTATTGAACATGTATCGCATAAACTTTGTAAATCTGTAAATTCATAAATATATCTGAATAAATCAGGATTGGTAAATAGGTCCATTGTTTATGATTTACTTTTATATATTTTTAATCAATTTTTAAGGTAAAAATAAATGTTATTTTATTTTGGTTAAATGTAAAAATATCATATGTTACGATTGTTTATTTGTTAATGATATAAACATTTTTAAATACTACTTATGTATATGAACTATTTATTTATTTTCATATTTTTTTCCTTTACCAATGCGTTTATTTTCCCCACTCCACATTTGAGTCGCACTTTTCCATTAGATGTCAAACGCAAACAGTCAAATCTAGAAAATCAATTGTTGTACGAAGAAAAACAAAAAAAAATATACCTTCCCAAAACATTAAATCAACAAACATATGTTGACTATATGAATAATCGTAATGTTTCTGTTGTTTTTGGGGTGGGACCTGCTGGTTCTGGTAAAACTTTATTTGCTTGTAGTAGCGCCATTCGCGAATTAAAACAAGGGTATGTGGATCGTATTATTATTACCCGACCTATTATTTCTGTAGATGAAGAATTGGGATTTTTACCTGGTTCCATAGAACAAAAAATGAATCCTTGGACGCGCCCCATTTTTGACATTTTTTCTGAATTTGTATCCGTTTTTGAAATGAAACATATGGCTGACAATGGTATTATAGAAATTTCACCTCTTGCGTTTATGCGTGGACGCACTTTTAAACGTTGTTTTATCATTGCGGATGAAATGCAAAATAGTTCTCCAAATCAAATGAAAATGTTATTGACACGTTTGGGTGATGATTCGCGTATGGTAGTTACTGGAGATTTGAAACAAAGTGATCGTTCTAATGATAATGGGTTGTATGATTTTATCAACCGTTTGAAAATGGCTGAATCAATTAATTCTATTCAATATGTTGAATTGAATGATCATGATATTCAAAGAAGTTCGGTTGTTAGTAGTATATTAAAAATATACGATAACAAAAACGGTCAAGATCATTTATAAGGTAAGATTAAAGTATGAACATTTCTCAAATAACTTAAATGTTGATTAAATATTTTGAATTTTTTCTAGATAATATTTTTCCATATTTACAAAATTATTTTTAGAAAATAATTTTGTACACTTAATAAGTTTTTTATATGTTTTTTAACTACCAAAGTTATTTAACGGCGAGTACGGCGGTTACGTCTTGACTTTTTATTTCTACGTGATTTACGTCTTCCACCTACATGTGTAAGTTGTTGCACTAATTCTTTTCCTAATGCATCATTTAATGTACGTATTACTAAATTCACAAAATCAGAAGAAGCAGAAGCAGAGCCATTCTGCCGAATAGTTCTTATATAATCATGGTAAGATAATATTGCGTTATTCATGTCACCATTGTCTACAAGCGTGCGAATTTCCGTCGCTTTTTGTTGAACTCGGAGTTCTGTGTTAGGATGTAAACTTTCCATATTATTATAACATATTTTAATAATTACGAAATTTTTTTTAGAACGCCTTAATTTACGTTTTTTGTCATATGTTATAAAAAATAAAATTTAAACTCATTTTAATGTCCACATTTGTATTTACACCGACGAGCATTGTATCGTGAATGATTATTATACATTTTAATTCATATTTTTTAATTTACTGGTTTTTCTACCATATTTGCAATATTGTTTTTGAGAAAATCCTTTTGGGCGATTACAATTGATACTTTTTTTATAAGTTGCACTCCATTTTCTAGTTTTATTTTTTGGCATATGTTATAGTTATAAAAATAAAATTTGAACTCATTTTAATGTTCATGTAAATATTAAAATGTCCACATTTGTATTTGCATACACCGACGAGCATGGTATCGCGAATGATTGCACTAATAATTGGAATATTGGTATTGAAAATTCATGTGTAGGATGTAACAAAGCATCTGGATTGAAAGATAATACATGGGTTGTGATGAAAAAATTAAATGGCAGATATAATCTTGGTTTTACTGGTGAATTAATTCAAAAACACGATCCTACGTTTCAACCATGGGAAGTCGCAGGTGGAAAACACTGGAACCATATTTATGAATGTTCTCACAATATTTGGTTGGGTGATATGGATGAATTTTGCACACAACATGGCTTTGACCGAACTATGTTTATAAAGACATTGATGTTTGGACATCCAAATAAAAATTTTAAGGATAGTTTCAACCAACTAGCTGCAATTGTTCGTAATCAATATGCATAGATCCGTTGCATTAATTTAAAAATCCAAGAATATATTGGTTGATATTTCCATCAAATCCGCGAATACGATTCAAACAAAGTGCGCCCATCTTTTTTCGGTGTTTCAGTCTAGACATATTCACATTTATATAATATTGTAGCGAATGCGTAACATATTTATTTTCTTTTATCAATAAATCTTTGGTAAAATAAAATGTAAATTTTTCAATAATGTTGCATAAATTTAAATCTATTCTATACCTACATTTATCTTGTACATATTGAATAATATACAACATTTCTTCTGCCGTTTTCATAAAAGATAACAACTCTTCTTCGGATTGCCATAGTGTAGATATCCACCGTTTACTAAAAATATGTAACAAAGGTGTAGTATTTTGTACATCGGTAATTAGCCATATTTCGGTCTCTCTGTATTTTACAGGAATATTAAAATAATTGACGTGAGTTTGTTCTATATATTGTCTTAATTGTTGTCCAATCCATAATTCCCAATTTTTTTCAAGTGTAATAAATTTGTAAGAGTTTGCCACAATCATATTATATATACTATAGTATGATTGAATAAAATCAAATTTTATTTAATAACGCGGAGTTGCATTGGCAACTGGTAGTGTACTAACAGATGCAACAGGCAATGCACTGACATCACCAGATAATCTGGTGGCTACAGGTGGCAATACAGGAACTGTTCTTGCTAGAGGTGTACCTTGAGATTTACTCCATGCTTCTCCTGAAGAAAGACCAGAGTTATTACCTAACATACCTGTTGGTGCACCATCTGGTTTATATTTTGTATATTTTGTACTTTGACACCTCGGGCATATACATGAAATTCCGAAACCCCACCCTTTACTGCATTTATCACTATTATATACATATCTACAATTTGTACATTGTATATAATCTCCTCCACCTCTAAATTGTTTACGTCTTCGCGTTTTTCTAGTTTTTCGGTTTTTTCTAAAACTTTTCATATAATTACTTTAGATTTTAATACATACTTGCCCATTCTAATACATTGGCATGTGTTAAATTACTATGAACTAACAACATATATAATCTATCCCGTTTATCTTTTTCCGATATAGAATTAAATTGTTGGGTTTTATTATCAGGAACAGTATGTTTCCTATACATCATTAACGATAAAGATGTGTTTACTTGTGGGACTGTCATACGTTTCACTTCTGTATACGTTTCTTTTTGCATGGCTTCGGATAAAGGAGCATTTAATTCTGGTAACATTTGTGCACTGTTAACTGCTTCCCAAAAATGATGAAAAAAAGGGTACGTTTGTTTGGCGAGTTCCATTACTTCTATCGTATTAACTGGCATAGTTAAATGAGTTTGTATAAATGTTTTTGGGTAAGCTTTATACCGTAAAAAATATTTAGAACAATTTACTTCTATGTCATTCATTTTACTTGTGAACAAAGTATTGTACATACGTAACATTAAATTTTCCCATGTAATATGTTTGTTTAACATTGCATTTTTCAATGAATCTGGATGAATATTTCGCATTAATTTGGACGGTTTAATTATAAAATTATGTTTGATATAGCTATAATATAAACAAACATTTTTTTCGGTTAGAGAATCTACTTGTTTTTCTATTTCAGTTATATCAGCAACTGTAAGCGAATATCCGCCGTCATCTTCGGTAATTGGTTGTCGTGGCTTAAATCGTTTATTGGTTTGTTGGAGTGTTTCCATAATTAATGTATGTGGATCTAATTCTTTAAATTTTTTACGTGCTTCTTCAGTCCCAGATTTAAGATCAAATTCTGGGCCCAAAAATTGTTGTATTTCTTTGGATATTTGAAACGTATATCCGCGTATTACATTTTTAAAATATTTTGGACTACGTTTACCAATATCTAAACATCGTTCAATAATATCTTTAGTATTTAGGGTTGGATTGAGTAATATAGTTTCCATCATAAACATGTTCCACATTTGACAATATCCTTGACCACTTGAAGCAATTGCGCCTTCTATTCCTTGAAATCCAATAGATATGGGGCATATTTCATAGGGTGTCTTATATTTTGGAGTCCATTGCATCAATTTTGGAGCAAGTTGTTCTTCAAACAAACGCTTTAACGAGGCGTTTAATTTATATTCTTTAAAATCTTTAATTCGGGTTTGTTGTCCATGTGGCTCATACCGTTCTATCGTTTTTTTAAATGGTCTATAAATTAAAATATTTACATGCGATGACCCTCCTTCTTCTTTAGTTCGGTATATCCATAATGTAATAAAAATTAAATTGGAACCACGCAAAATACATTGTTGCATTTGATGTCCTAAATTGTTAGGATATGTCAATTCATCGTCATTAATTCTATAATTGAGTACTGCAGTATGTGACAAATGAAACAAATCATGAAATAGTGAACATTCTGTTGCATATTTTCGTAACAAATAAATATAAACAAAAAGCATATATCTTCCTGCTTTATACGATACATCGGTTGCATGTTTTCCTGATTCTTCTATGGCATTGAGATATTCTAGAAGTGTATAGGGTGCTGGTTCGGCGCGTGGTAAATCTGGAGCAGGTAGGACAACTTCTGCTTTGTCTTCAGTTGGCTTTGGAGCTTCTTCGGTAGGTAGTAAAATACATCGGTTTCTATATTTTTTGGTTCCGTCGGGACACTTTATACACTTTTTGGTTTTATAATTATAAGTAAACGTTGGAGGACACTTTTTACCTTGGCGTTCAACTTCAATCAACGGGTGCAATACTTGGACTGGGTTAGCAACAGCAGCAGAAGGAATACAATCGCCCGTTGTTTTATTATATTTAAATCCGCAAGTACACCGTGGTTTGACTCGTTTATAGGGCGCAGTTTCTACCGTTACATCAGGTCGCACACGGACGCATTTGGTTTTGTTACGTTTAAAATTACATTTACAACGAGATACCCGATCATATTCTTCCATATATTCTACTATATATTTTTTCCAATTATTGAATAGATTGAGTAGCAAGTCGGTCAGCTTCACGGTTGCCATTAGAATGTATATCCTCGTTGTCCGTGTGGGCGGAAACGTGTAAAAGTGTAATAGAATATTGTTTTACTAAAGTATATAATTCTTTTACGAGTTCAACATTGGGAATATCGGCAGCCCATTTTTTCTTGAGACACTTTTCACCGAAAGAACTGGCACATAGCATGGTATATTTGGAATCAGTATAAACCCCAATTTTTTTATCGTAGTTATCAGATAAAAGTTTAATGGCTTCAATCACGGCAGTGAGTTCGGCAACGTTGTTGGTTAATTTTCCAGAAGTTAACCGTTTGCTTACGTTTTTAGGGTTTCCTTCGCCAAAATAAATACCGTACCCAGCAACTGCATTCTTGGAACCATTTTTGCTGCATGCTCCATCGGTATACACAATAATGTCTAATTCGGAATCATCGCTATCGCCAACGATGTTGGAAGGTCCATGTCGTTGAAACTCTTCGGCTTCAGCGAGTGTTTTAAATTTCTTGTATTTGGGTTTTGCATGAATATGTTTTTTGCATTCATCCCATGTAGTATACACCGCACTTTGTATATGACCCGTATAAGTTGCGTAATAAGGCATATACAAAGTATATATAATTATCATTAAATCAATATTATTTATATGTAAATAATATGGATACAAAACAAATATTATTATTTTTGATTGGATGCATTGGAACACGATTATTATTTGTATATGTAGCAAAAAATAGTAGTGTTCAAGTATTGAAATATTTGGGATATGTAGCATTACTTCCAGCCATAGGATTTATGTATATTTTCTTAACTGGTTCGCGAAAAACAGGGAAAGGCGTATTTGGTGAAAAAATTTGGTGGAGCAATATGCGGCCTATTCACAGTTTGATTTATTTTATATTTGCATATAATGCTATTCAAGGAAATAAACAATCATGGGTCTATTTGATGGCCGATGTAACCATAGGGTTTGTGGCATGGTTAGTTCATCGTATTCAATAATTTTATATTGTAATAGTATGGAATCATGTATATTATCTATGGGAGGTATTGATCGTACATTTGTAGTAGTGGAAGCAGTACAACCATGGGTAACACCTAATATTGCATTTTACCAAAGTAGTGCCACCTCTAATGTAACTTCTATTGCTAGACAAATTAATCCAGGTACATTTTTCCCTATATTTGGAATGCGCGAAGAAACAGAAGCTGTTCCAAAATCTGATTTGGATCGTAAAGGTCACATTAAAAAAATGAAACTTACATCAATGGAATCGGATGACATATATGAGTGGATGTACACATTAATAATAAATTATTTTAATCATAAATATAAAATAGTTTTTCATCGTGCAGAAGATAATAATTATTGGAGAAGTTGGAATGCTGAATATACAAGATTTGATACAGAACAATTAACTATATTACGTTCGTTGTTATTAGAAATAAAAATCATACACTATTTATTATGTAATTATTTTTTACATTCATGGCAATTATGTTTCAGTATTCTATTAAGTAAATCAGGGTATTGGATACAAAACCCTGAATTTGCCGATTTTGTTATGTCTAATTTGTGTCCTGAATATAGATTGCCAGAACAACTTCCACCAATCACAATAGATAATGATGATGAACTTATACAATGGCTTAAAACTCATCATGCTCAATCATCCACCGATATTACATTACAACAAATAATAGGTCATGATTTAATAAAAATGGCTAGACTAGAATATTTAAAAATATTAGGATCAGTTACACTAATTGATCAACAACTTTCTATATTAGAAAAAATAGAACAAAGAAGAATAGAAAAAGAACAACGAAAAAAACCAAAAACAGCAGGAACTCGTAAAAAAAGAAAATCAAGAAAACGCAGACATTAATAATGGCGTGTTTTTCGTCTTTGACGTTTATTTCGTTTAGTAAATCTACCTCCTTTTATATCAGATCCTTTAATATAATTTAAATCTATAGGCATTAATTCTCTTGCTCCATCAGGTTGTATAATATATTGTATATTTTCTATTCTACCTTTCCATTCTGTATCGGATCTTCCATCACTAAATTTTACTCTAGTTCCAATGGCATAAGGAGGAGGTACAGGGGGAGGGTTATAAATAGCATAATTAGGCGGTAAATAAAGATCTGGTGCATCGCGAGCATATGTATTTGTGCCAGTAGGAGGTTTATAGTTTTCCATACTATAACATTATTTTTTATTTTTTTCTAAAATTCGTGTACTCACATTAGCATGAAAAGGTAATTCTACGTTTTCTTGCGCATTAAAAAATAAGGGTGTTTGCCGATATTGTTGCAAATCGCGTGCATTCCAAACGGGATGTGTTGATCTAGGTTGGCTTGTAACTTCAGGTGTATATTCGGGATAGGATATAGGTGTAGTTGTTAAATGATAGGTTGGAGGATTCCTAGATAATTTATAGTGTAATCCTTTTAATTCACTGTCTACTTTGATGCGGTCTTGATGTAAATTGGCACCCCATTTCTGTAAAATAATTTGAGGATCATTCACAAAAGGTGGACGTTCTCCATTACCAGGTTGATTTAAATAATACATTCCTTGGTCTGTACTTTCTTGTAAGCGTTTCATTACATTATTAGAATCATCATATAATCTAGTAAATGCCATATAATATAAAATATTATTTTAAAAAATAAATACTCTATAAATATATGTTAACCATTGAACATATAAAAAAAGATAAATCTATACATAAGATTGAAATTCCTATATATGGGGATGATACGATTGAAATGGTAAAATACAAACTTAGTCAATATTTAAATTGTGAATTGGAAGATATTTATTTGTTTGCTAAACAAAATCGTACAATTACGTTACATACCATATATGAAGAAATGATGAAAAAAACGGATAAAATAGTAAAACATGACGTAGAACATATATTAGAAGATTTATCCATGTCGCATTTAATAAAACGTGTTCCGAATAAAAAAATGTTTACTTATGACGATTTATTAGAAATAATAGATATACCCTTACATGAAATACCCCTATTTATTCCGATAGGGCATGTATTGCGTGAATGTGTAAACCCATTGTTATGCAAACAAAAAATGCCGTTTAATCGGTTTGCTTATACAAATTCTATTCCAAACCAGTTACAAAAAACATTGTTGTTGGAATATTTTCCGTTTGTAGATAAAACCTTGTATGTAGTAGATAGTGTCCAAGTGACGGATGCAGCTATACGCGGTTCTTATTTTTTACCTCTTGATCCTGAACCCAATATAAAAGAAATAAAACAACTTATAGATGAAAAAGCAGAGTTACACGGACATTTTAAAGATTTGCCAACAACGGCTAAAATTCAAACATTACGATTTACTATTTTACCTACACATCAAGTCCATATTTCTGCAGAATCTATTTTTAATTTACTGCATGCAAGTAGTACAAATAAAATGATACAATATTATACAGGAGAAACTATTATTTATAAATTATACACTACACAACAAGATAAGTATAATCATAAAATTCCTGAATTACACCCTGGCTACATAGATCAAGAAGGAGATAAAGATAATATAAAAATACGTTCGGTTTATATTTATTCCAATGATCGTGACAATTTAGTTATATTATATGAAAATGGTTCTATTGTAGTACAATTGCGAAAAGTAAAAAAACCAATATTGATAAGTGAGTTAAATGATGAAATAAATGCTATACTATTGCCTGTATTGGATATGGTTCGTGAACCTATTTATCAATCGGGATATATGTATCCATGGAATGAAAAAAGTAATCTATTCCAAACAAATGTATTTAATGTAAAAATAAATGCATTGGATTATATTGTAGATTTTGGATTATCTGTAAATTTAAAAAATAATAATTTTAAGAATATCACAACAATATATACCGATATATCGCATCAAAATAATGGAGAATTTATATATAATTATGTATCAGAACACAATCAGAATAATTTATATAATTTTGTAGTGAAATATATTTCTACCAAGTTGTCAACCAAAGCGAATATTATAGACCGACTTCAAACAATATTTAACATATCGCATAAAGATGCATCACAAATGTATGCAGCTAATATACCTTTACAAGAACAATCTAAACAACAAATTATTCGTTCTGGATTTGATGGAATGTTGAATGCACACAATATTATTATTTACGGAATTCCAAATATTCACTATTTAGAATCTATCCAATATAATTTAAAATGTATTGCTGTAGTACTTGGTGAAGAGTTAAAAGTAAAACCTACGGTCAAACCTGCTCCGTTACCTGTGGCTGCGGCCAAACCTGCTCCGTTACCTGTGGCTGCGGCCAAACCTGCTCCGTTACCTGTGGCTGCGGCCAAACCTGCTCCGTTACCAGTGACTGAACCCGAGCCTGCTCCGTTACCAGTTACTACGCCAATCCGAGCAGAGGAAATACAATTGGTAGAAGAAGATGAAATGGAAATGGGTGGAGGATCTAATGAATTAAAATTAAAAAATACCAACTTTGCCGTTGCAAGATTACAAGACATGTATGAAAAATTAAGAAAAGATTATGTTTCCAAATGTCCAACCGCCTATGTTCCCATTATTATTAAAAAAACAGAATGGGATAGTGATAAATACAAAGAATACAGAGACCGAATTGAAACCTATGCCAATCCAGAAAAATATTTTTTGGTAAAAGATGATCACGTCATTTTATGTCCCAAATATTGGTCGTTTAAAAAACGGAAAGCCTACGTAGATAAAGATGATATTGAAAAACCATTTAATGAATCTAAAGATTTGTTAACCTATACAAATTCAAAAGGTGTAAAAGAAATTGTTATGTCGCAACACGGCGAATATATGGAATATCCCAATTATTTTGCAGATAATCCAGACAAACCCGATAAATATCCCGTTTTCAAAATGAAAAAAAAATACGAGGATACTGTACCCTGTTGCCAAAGTATTATTCACGAAGAAAAGGCAACACCTTTGAAAAAAGGCGAAAAGCCCGAAAAACCTAAAAAAACAGACGATTTAAAAACTAACCAATATATCGTTGATAAATTAGACCCCATAGATGCTCAACTCGGAGTTTTTAAGTATGGATATTTATCAGATCCGTTGCGTATTTTATTTCGGTTAGATAAAAGTGTATTCCAAAAATCAAAAACAACAAATCCACAAGAATTATTGAGATGGGGAGTTCCAAATCGGCAATATACCTTTTTATCTACTATGCATATTGTATATAATTATACACATCGTCCCATTAGCTTTAAAGACTATTTACACTTATTCAAACGCGAATTTCCATACGTTCAAAATGGAAATGTAATCCGAAAATATAAAAAATTTCAAAATTTCTTGGACGATATTGAAAATATTACACATGAAGATGCCTGGGAATTTGTTTCACAAGTGAACGAAATCAATATTATCATATTCAAACATAACATTAATTTTGTTGAACTTGTATGTCCAAGTAATGTATATGAACCTGAAAAATTCAAAGATAAAAAATGTGTGATGCTTTATTATTTTGAAGAATATAATTGTTATGAACCTATTATTCAAAAACCGCAATACAAAAATGATGTTTCTTTTTTATTTGATACCAAACACGAATATATCCATCATGTAATTCATATTATTAAAGATAAATACTCAAAAAATTGCAATCCTTCCTATGAATATTCATTGGAAGATGGCTTTATTCCTACGCATCCATTACTGTCTAGTGAAATTTATGATAAATTAGCCGAACAATATGAAACGATACACCAAGTTGTTCATTACGATAAATGTATTGGATTTATTATAGATGATTTTTTTATTCCGTGTTATCCAAGTCAAAAAATATTAGATTTGGATACAGTTAAAAAACCAACGATAAATCCCGTTAAAGAAACAATTCGGTTTTTAACAGAAATTAGCAAATTAGATATTCCATGTAAACCTACGTATAAAGTATTGGATAAAAATAATGATATTACTGGAGTATTAATAGAAACATTTCAATATGTTCCGTGTATTGTTACCAAAAATATTCCTTCTATTAAATTATTATCCTATTATGGTAATTTGAATAATGAATACATGGTTTTATCCGATGTGCATGAAGATACTGCTCGTATTCAAAATATAAATCGTATCAAGTATGAACAATATAGTTACATTTATGTTAAAAATAAATTAATGAAACAACTTAATTTACACGAAAATGTAAAAGATCGCAAAGAAATAAAACGCATCATTTATTCTAATGATGCGTATGATACTAAATTACATAAAATTACAATGATTATTCAACACATTATAAATACGCAATTTAAAGATAGTATAGAATGGATAGATGAAATTACGGATGAATACATTCACATGTTTATATCACATTGTCCAAATGGATTTTGTCAAAATATGGAAAAAATATATTTATCAAAAACAAATTTAGTTACCCACGAAAAAAATGATTATTATAAAAAATTGGCGGACGAAATTATTCGTAATAAACAAGTAGAATTATTTGTATTGAAACCTGAAATACAATTTAGTATTCCTACACAATTAAATGAAAATGAATTAATTTTAGATAAAAATATTATTCGTTTATATTTAGATAATTTAGATAAACCGTACAAGTATTCTAGGACATATGATAATGCACAAATACGCAAACCAAATCAATACAAAATTCTTCCTTTTAATGCAAAAAAAATATCATGGAAAGTAATAATTAAGGAATAGAATTATATTTTTTATATCATAATCGTATATGAATATGATATATCCATTGATGGGAGGTTTAATGGTTGTATGTGCTATTGTATCGTATTACTTATACAAGCGGTTCAATAAAAAGAAAAATAATGAAGACACACCAGTAAATACTGCCGATTTATATTATTTTTATACAACATGGTGTCCTTATTGTACAAAAGCGAGACCTGAATGGAATAAATTTAAAAATCATTGGAATAATAAAAAAAAGAATGATTATATTCTTTTATTTTCCGAAATTGATTGTGACAAAAATGAATCATTAGCAAGTAAATATGAAGTAGACACATATCCATGTATTAAAATGATTAAAGACGGAAAAATATATGATTATGATGCAAAACCAAGTGTTGAAAATTTAAACACATTTGTAAATAGTTGTTTTAATTAATGTTACAGTGTTTGGTTACGTTTTTTGGGGAGAAATCAATAGGTACATAATAAAAATATGTTGTATTATTTATGATGAAGCCGAACGTATTCCGTTGAATTCAACTGAACCTGCATTCGTATAAGCTCCCATGTTGGGCAATAGTATCCAATCTCCTACGTTTATATCTTCAGGAAAATATTGTTCTCCTAATGTATCATAACTATCACACGTTGGACCAAAAATAGGAATAGATTTATACCGATGAATAGGAGTAACTCCTCCTTTGTATATACAATTAGTTAATAATGGCATTTTCCAGTGATCGCGATGAAAACAATTAAGTTCGTGATATACTCCATTATCTAAAAATATACCTTTGGAAGTTTTTGCAATTACTTGAATAGCTAAATGGTGGGATGGTTCTGAAAAATAACGCCCTGGTTCAGCAATTATAGTATACGGTAAATTTTTCGTCCATCCAAGTGCATCGGTTAAATTTGTATCGTGCAATAATCCTCCGCCCATATTTAATATTAATTTTTCTTTATTGAATAATTGAATAAATTTCAATGCAGGAATTGCATGTTTGTATGTTGTATGTTGAAATGCATCTTTTCTTGAAAAACTTCCACCTGACCCAATGTGAAAAGAAACTCCTTTTATGGTATATTTGTTTTCAAATGCAAAATTCAAAATATCATATATTTCTTCACGGTTTGCTCCAAACTTAGAATCAAAATTAACATTGGCATGGTGTATATTACTATTGATTCTAATTAACAGTGGACATTTTATATTATTTGCGTGTAATAACTTGAGTTCACAGATAGAATCAATTACTTTTATGTGAAATAAACAATTCTCCATTTCATATGGAATTGTATGCGGATTTGTATAAATTGTGTTGGATAAAGAAGTATGCATTAATGCCGTATTAGTTTCTTTCACAGATGAAACATCCAATCCAATATTGAATGATTTATATTGCATAAGATCGCTTATTAGATACGGCAACGGGTTTGATTTTACTGCATAATAAGGTTTTATCCATGGAAGTTGAGTTGCCCATTGGGTGGCTTGTTGAATTAATGCTGGTTTATCATATATCCATCTTATTTTATTAAATTTATTATTCAATGCAATATTTACACCAAATAAAGATGACGTATAAATTTTCATAGTTTATGAATAATATAGTATTCATTTAATATCTTTTTGATAAATGGATTAAAAATAGTATATACATAAACTCTATGTTAAAACCTTGTTTTGATTGCATTCATTTTAAAGAACCGAAACTGGTAGATGATCTTAGACGATTCAATGATCTAAGTTATTGTGTAAAGTATAAAGACTATGCAGAAAAATGTAGAGAAAATGAAAAAAAATGTGGACTACGCGGAAAAGGATTTGAACGTAAAATAAAAAATTGAATATTATTATAGAGTAATAAATAATTATAGGATGTTTCTCTTTACTATTGAAGGCAATATTGGATCGGGCAAATCTACGTTTCTCAATCTTTTGAAAGATAAGTTGAAGCATGTCAACGGTATTCCTGTTGTCTTTGTAGAAGAACCAGTTTCTCAATGGGAAACAATCCAATCGGAAGATGGAAAGTCTATGATTGAACTGTTTTATTCCGACAAGAAAAAGTATGCATTTTCATTCCAAATCATGGCGTACATATCTCGCTTGCATTGTTTGCAGAAAACAATGAAAGAGTATCCCGATTGTATTCTAATTTCCGAACGTTCACTGCTCGCGGATTACAACGTGTTTGCCAAAATGTTGTATGAAGATGATATGATTTCCCACGAAAATTATCAAATTTATACACGATGGTTCCATTACTTTGCAGAGGCATCTGAAGCAGATGGTATTATTTACCTCAAGACGGATCCAGAAGTTTGTTATCAACGGTGTATGTCTCGCAACAGAAAAGGTGAAGAAGAGATCTCATTGGAATATTTGACTTCGTGTTCCGAAAAGCATGATGAATGGTTGTGCTCCGAATTCATTCCTACGATTAAGCTAACCAATAATGACGAAGAACAAATTGAATTGGTAAAGGATTTTATTGAAGAAGAAATGGATTTTACGAATACAATGAATGATACTCAGGTGGATGAATATATAAATAAGAATAATACATATATATGTAGTCTATTGATTGGATGTATTGGAATTATGTATATGATTAAATTTGGATGGATGGTAGACAATGTTCAATAATTTTATAATATTTTTTTTATATATGGCAGATGTAATTATAGCAATCAATTTACCCAAACTTCCAGTTAGACCTGAACATGTAGATTATGATAATATAAATAATATTAACAATGATAATGTGAATATAGTAAATATATTTCAATCGGATATACCTGACAATAAAAATTTTGATATAATGGAAACGTTAGATTTAAGTACATATAACCTTTCTCGCAATAAAAGATATGCAAATATAGAATATGATCGTGATGAAATTGAAGAAGGGTATACAAAAGGAGTACACTTTTTTAGAATTTATAATTATACCAACCAATTAGTTTTAAGAGAAATACAAGCTAGACTTATTGTACTTATTCAACGAGATTTAATTAATTATAAAAATTTGATGGATGTCATCAATCGTATTCAAACTAAAATGAAATTAAAAATACTATTAGTTGATTTAGTATCCTATAGATTAGATAATGGAGATGAAACATTGAGTCAAATGATAGAACCTACATTTAAAACTCCTGAATACATGGATATTGTTTTTTTAAATGAAGAACAAAAAAATACAAGTGGCGGAAAACGTAAAACTTCAAAGAGAAGAAAAAATAACCGAAAAACAAGACGTTTTTTTTAAATATTATTGAGTTAATATATGGAGAAAGAAAAAGAACAATGGATAGAAAGGGTAACAAAATTCCCTAGGGATTTAATAAGGAAAGTTCCCACACATTTGAAAGATGATGTGGATATAAATCGTGCAGCAATTGCCCAAGATTGGAGGCTATTACAATGGACTTCTACGAGAATTACAGATAATAAAGATATTGTTCGTATAGCAATTTCCAAAAATGGAGATGCATTACGTTGGGCATATCCAAGACTTAAAGATGACGAAGATATAGTTCTTGCATCAGTTACAACCAGTGGGACGGCGTTACTATATGCATCCGAAAGACTTCGTGATAATGAAACTATAGTTCGTGCTGCAATTGCCAAAAATTGGAGGGTATTACGGTGGGCATCTCCAAGACTTCAAGATAATGAAGATATTGTTCGCGGATTAATTGCACAACATGGGGATGTATTACAATATTCGTCTCCTAGACTTCGCGATAATGAAACTATTGTTCGTGAGGCAGTTACACGAAATGGGTCAGCGTTAGAATATGCATCTCCTAGTCTTCAAGATAATGAAAGTGTAGTTATTATTGCAATTGCACAAGATGGTACATCATTAGAATATGCATCTCCTAGATTAAAAATGTATGGAGGAAGAGTATTAAAAGATTATATTATAAGAAAAATTAGAAATCGCGAAAGATTACAAGCTTGGTCACTTGGAAATGGTGTCAAGTCGCCTATTGGTGAAGCACAAGTTCCTACAGGAAAATCTGTATTCACAAATACATCATGGAAAACACATAATAGTTTAGGAGCACAACCTCCAAGATTATACGATGATATGATGATACGAATTGCTAAGAATGTAGATGCGCCATTATATGATGAATGGGAAGTTATAAAACGAGCGGCAGCTAATATGGGTATACATATACCTCCGCATGTAATTGGAGGTACAAAACGTAAAAAAAATAAACGTAGAAAATCTTATAAAAAATAGTTTAAATACACACGGTGTACTAGTATAGAATGGAATTGAATATTGATTATCGTGAAAAGTCATTGTTGGAACGATTTCCACATATTCAACCCAAAAATCTTACGTTGGGTGATATAATAATTGAAAAAGACGGAAAAGAACTTGTTATACTTGAGCGCAAAACCGTTTCTGACCTTGCATCTAGCATCTGTGATGGTAGATACAAAGAACAATCTTTCCGATTAAATGAACATCCTACCCCCAATCATAACATCATGTATATTATTGAAGGATCATTGGATACATCCTGTAGTTTGAATAAGAAAACGTTGCTTGCTAGCTTGATTAGTATATGGTATCATAAAGGATTTTCGGTATTTAGAACTGAAAATGTAGATGAAACGGCGGAATTTGTAAAAACATTGTTTGAAAAACTCCAAAAAGATGATGAAAAACCTCATGTAGAAAGTGAATATGCATCTACGGTTAAAAAACAAAAACGTGATAAAATTAATGAAGAAAATATTCACGTGATTATGTTGTCACAAATACCTGGAATAAGTGCAACCATTGCATCGGCAGTTATGTCCGAATATAAAACCATTTTCCAATTAGAAAAAGCGTTGCAAACTAATATGACATGTTTGGATAATTTTGTATGCGGAAAACGAAAAATATCCAAACCATGTGTGGAGAAGATCAAATTATTTTTTTGTATAAAAAATTGAATTCAAACTTAAAACAACCCATCAACAAAACAATGGAACTACTCAACGAGTGCGTTATCTGCTTTGAAGCAATGAAACTCAAGTACATGCTTACTGGATGTATGCATGCCATTTGCTTGGCATGTGCACGACAGTGCAAAGACACCGCCAACATAAACTCAATTACGGTAGAAGGCCGATTTCATGTTTTCACTGAAGATATATATCAGCCAATGTCATGCCCGTTGTGCCGAGCTGTAGAGAAGAAAATGACACTGGAAGAGTTTGAACAGTATTACCCTGACATGTACGACGAATGGTTTCAGTTGGAATTGAATTGCGATTTGGATGGATGTTCCTATTATGAGACGTATGAAGAAGTGCCGAAGAAAAAGAAGAATGCTTACTCCAAGACCAACCAATCAGTTCCGAAACCGATGAAGTGGAAACGTAAGGCGATGGGTCAGAAGGGAAGGCGTAAAATATAAACTTACTATATGAACTCTCGTGATTTTTTTCAAATTATTTGGGAAATAACTTTAGTTGGATTAGTAGGTTGGAGTTATATGAACAATGTAAAAGTTATATTGTATTCTAGTATTGGATTATTTATCATGTATTTACTTACCATAAATTTTGGCGGAGTTAAATGTTATAAAAAGACATATGGATGGAATCAATTGTGTCTTGGAGTAGTAGCTATGTTTTATTCATTTATTTTAGGGTGTGTAGCAGTTGGTTATTATATAAATAAACATATTTAAAAAAACATCTATATCTATAGTAGAGTATGTGGGCAGATGAAATTTATGACCCAGAATATCAGGACATGCCTGAGTTGGTCACGACTGCCACCAAGACAAAGCGAGAAAAGCGTTCAAAGAAGGAAGGAGAAAAGTATGTCCCAGACTATCAGGAACTACATTACCAGCCTATTACAAGTTTGCATCGGCCTATTCTAAATGCAATCACAGGAGAAGAGAGCAAGTATTTGATTGGCAGTACGGATGAAAAGCGGTTTTACTGTGTAATGACGAATGATCCGTTTGACCCGAAGGAATCCTGCCGACTCTTTTTTGCTTCTCCACAAGATTATGAACAATTTTCTGGTGTGACGGTAAGCCAAGAGAGTATTCGCCGATTTCGCGAGGATCAGGCAAGGTTTTCATCTTTATCTTTTACACAAAAGGTTTAAAAAATCCACATCATATATAATATGAAGTTTACAACACTTTTCTTTTTAAATCCGTCGTTTATCAAGAATGTGGATAAGCCAGTATGCAAAGATTGTAAAAATTTCAAGTATGATAATAGTTACAATGATTTTATGTATGGGAAGTGTACGAAATTTGGGAGTAAAAATTTGATCAATGGGAAAATTGTGTTTGAAGATGTTATCTATGCAAGAAATCACGAATGTGGTACAAATGCAACGTATTTTGAACAAAAATAAAATTTTTTATTTTTGTTGAATTAGTAATTGAAATGAACTTTATTTACGACGGGACTGTTTGCGTTTTTTTCGTCGTGTTTTACGTTTTCCTCCATTTATAATTATAATGTTACGATAATACTCTCCCAAATCACGATTTAGTTTTGCAAGGTTTAAAGTATCATGATGACTATCCAAAATATTTTTAATTTCAACATACATTTGTCTTGCTGCATCAACACCTTGATTATTATATGTATTTTTAATAGTTTCAACAACATGTTCTAGTATAGCGTCATGTATTACTCTATTCGTCATTATATACTATTATATATTTATTTTTCATAATTCTGTAATTTCAATCAATGTTGTGGCTTAATCATATGGTATAAAACTATAACAAATATTTAAAAAGATTAAAATATAAATACAATGTATACATCTATGATATCGCATCACAATTTAAGATTGCAAGTATGGGAAAAAGAATATGGGGAAGCTTTGCATGGAAAGTGTCCATTGCCAAATTGTAGTATTATTTTATTCAAACATGATGATTCTGCATTTCATTGCGGGCATGTTATACCTAAAAGTAAAGGTGGTAAAAAGACGTTGGAGAATTTGCGACCAATATGTGCCAATTGTAATTCGCGAATGGGATCGTATACTTGGGATGAATATGAAAATTATGTAAAAATTTAATATTAAATATTTCATGGTGTATATATTAAATGGATTCGCGAACTCGCAGATATATGAAAGAAACTAAAACGGATTCGTATAATATTTCGCATAATCCTGAATTTAAAAATATGGAAATTATGCCAAATGTAACTTTAACGTTACCATTATATTATCCATTTCGTCCTCCCATTTTAAAAGTGTATAATACAAATTATTTGGATTATTTTTCGGCATTGTTTGTAAAATATAAAGCTTATATAGAATTACATGATTTAAATATAGAATGTATTTGCTGTAAATCGGTTATTTGCGACTGGACACCTTGTTGGGGAATAAAAGAATTAATTCAAGAATTTAAAATATATAGCAAAAAAATGGCATTGATAAGTAAATCTAAATGGGTTTTAGATAAATTAGTTTTTGATAATTTAGTATGTTATAAAATAGTACATTATTTAATTTAAAATATTTTATAATAACATGTCTAAAAGTTGGGGAAATCCCACATGGTTTTTTTTCCATACTTTAATAGAAAAAATTCATCCCGATCATTATTTATTGATAAAACATGAATTGTTAGGTAATATTAAAAATATTTGTTCTATTTTACCGTGCCCTGATTGCGCAAATCATGCAACCCAATATATGAATTTGATTAAACAACCTCCGCCTGATAAAGAAGGATTTAAAAAAATGTTATATACTTTTCATAACTCAGTAAATCAAAGAACCCGAAAACCATTGTTTCAATACGAAGCCATGGAAATGTATTCTCGTGTAAATTTTAGTGTATGTTATCAATTATTTCGTAAAGAATTTGTCAAAAAAACATATAATCCTAGAATGCTAATGGATTCTATGAATCGCGTAAACTATATAAAACAATTAGATGAATGGTTAATTCAAAATAAATTACTCAATGTCTACGTGAGTCAGCATGTGCCTCCTGCAACATTGCCGAGTCAATTTAAGTCGTTTCAATACAATAGATTCAGCGGTTTCCCCGGTAAAATCTAAATGAAAATATTCGTTTTTATCGGTTTTTCCTTGTTTAGATTTTATATCGGCTACCTGTTCCAAATACCATCTGTATTTGTCGCCAATTACTTTTCCGCAAGTGAAGCAACGAACTGGGATAATCATTATACATTATATATGTATAATTATTTAATATCAATTTATTATTTCTAATAAACAGTTATGTCGGAATTAAATGAAATGTATTTAGGCAATATTAAACCAACTTGTATTCATAAAAAACTAAATGGATATAAACAACAAGACATGAAAAATAAAATATATAGTGAATACCATTTTGTAACCCCCGATATTGTATTAGAAAAGCTAATTGTATCTAAAATGAAGTGTTTATATTGCCAACAATCCACACTTCTTAGATATGAACCGAACGACAAACTTCAATGGACATTAGACAGAATTGATAACATGATGGGTCACAATAAAGATAATATTGTCATTAGTTGTTTGGAATGTAATTTGAAACGTAGAAATAAACCAGTTGAAAAATTTAAATTTACAAAACAATTAAAAATAGTAAAAATATAAAGTATGTCAAAACAATTTTCGGTAAAAAAATTACCATTTAAAGTAATTATTCAAAAACCTGTTGTTCCTCAATTAAATGAATACTATAGATTAAAAAATATTTATGAAGATGCCATACAAAAACAAAAATCTCAAAAAAAATGTGTCAAATGCAGAGAAGCCAATATGAACACATTACAATTTATTACTCGCGACAGAATGTTAATTGGTATATGTCCTACCGCTGGATGTGCAGTAAATATGACGTTGCCAATTGAAACATGTATGATGTACAATGAATTTTATGATGACAATAAAAAAGAATATGAAACTATTTCTAATAATATTTTGGCCGAAAAATTCAACATTTTATTTGGATACAAAAAAGAACAGTCTAGCAATATATTGGAATTAAAAGAATTATATATCAATAGTTTTGCGAAAGTGACACAGTGTATAGATACATATAAAGAAATTGTATACCCAAATCAAGAAAAAATAAGTGAGTTGGAACAAAAACGAGATATATTAATAGAAGAAATAAAGGGTATGGAATTTATACCTTCGCCTCTTTTCAGCCAATTAAAATCAATATTATGCGAGATACGTAGGTTAAAATACAAAAAAATTGATATACCGAATGTAAATACTTCAATTGTAAAAATGCCATATACATTTCCCGATTTGGAAATTTGTAAATCGGAAGGCCCAATCATTCAACCTGAACAACCTAAAGCGGTTGTATCTAAAGAACCTGAAAAAATCCCTGAACCTAAAAACCCAGGTGAACTAAATAAACAAGAAAGAAAAGAAGATTATGCACAATTTTATTCTGGATCCAAAGATAAAAATATGCAATTATTATCCAATTTAGCTCCATTAAACGTAATGTATAAAGGACGAGAATATCCATCGGTTGAACATGCTTACCAATTGATGAAATATGAATATAGCGAACCTCGTGATAAAGCTATTGCTGTTATGGAAAAATTATACGAAGAATCCAAAACATTGTCTGGGAAAGAAGCTGTTGTTCTAGGAAAACGCAAACGTATGGAAAAAGAAGGTGTACAATTAAATATACAAGAGTGGAACAGAGTAAGTATAGGAATTATGGAAGAACTTATTCAAGACAAAATAACACGACATCCAGAAATTGCAAACATAGTACAACAAGTAAAAAGTTCAGGTAAACAATTACTTCATTATTCATTGAGAGATATGGAGTGGGGTGGATTTTTCACAAAGGATAAAGTAACGGGTGAAGAAGGATTAAAAGGAAATAATGAATTGGGTAAAATTTATATGAAATTAGTTTAGAATATAAAAATTAATACATTAAATTACTATATATGATTTCTATTTTTTTACAAGCTGGTTTAGGAAATCAGTTTTTTCAACTATTTACTGCTATTGCATACGCTATAGAACACAATGAAAAATTAGTCATACCTACAATGAAATGGGATGAACGTGATCGCCCACCTTATTGGGACAGTGTGTTTAAAAAATTGGCAGGAGCATTAGATGCAAATTTAAAACCTGGTTCACTTCCTCGTCTCATGGAAAAAAGATTTCAATATGATCTATTGCCCAAACAAACGAATGTTATTTTATTTGGATATTTTCAATCCTATAAATATTTTGATAAACATTTTGACAATATTTTCAAAAAATTAAATTTAAAAATGGAACAAGAAATGATTAAAACAAAATACTTGACAATTAAAGAAACTATTTCTCTTCATTTTCGTATCGGAGATTATACAAAATTACAATTTCATTATACCATTTTAGAAGATACATATTATATCAAAGCGATACAAGAAATTATTAAGCGAACAAAAAAGAATGATTGGAATATTATTTATTTTTGCGAAGAAAAGGATAATGTTCCAGTCAAACAGAGATTGCGTAAAATAAAAAAACAATTTCCTGATCTTTCTTTTTTTAAGGCATCGGATGAAATGAAAGATTGGGAACAATTATTGTTAATGAGTTGTTCGGAACATAATATCATTGCAAACAGTACATTTAGTTGGTGGGGAGCATATTTAAACCGAAATCCAGAAAAGTGTATTTGCTATCCATCAGATTGGTTTGGAGTTTTGAACAATGATAAAAAAGTAGATGATATGTTTCCGCCATCATGGATTAAAATTTAATATTAATAAATACTATGAATTGGGATAATTATGATTTTAGACGCAAACTAAACTATTTCACATATTGGGAATGGTGTACGATTTATTTTAAGAAAGGACATGAACTAATAGATGCTACAGGTATCAAACATGAATATGTATATGGTACTCCAGCCTATGATACGGAACCTTCGGACGTTTCCGATCCAGAGAATCAAACACCTCCTTCCCGCGTATTTTATATTTTATGCCAAGGACAATCTATATATACTAAACTTCCTAATGGCATAATGACTGATATACCTGGTATAAATAGTATCAGGGCAACTATGACCAATACACAAGATATTGGTAGAGTTTTATTGTATGTAATGCCACCTAAAGATTGGAAAAGACCCGAAGTTCTAATGATGTATGTTGAACCTGGTTTTCAATCAGCTGAATTACGCGGATCAAAACGATCAGGAGATCATACATCAGCCACATTACCTACATCTCCATTTGCAAGACGAGCAGAAGAACATACAGCAGCTACATTGCCACCTGAATCAGGTCAATCTCCATGGTTTGCAAGACGATCAGGAGATCATACAGCAGCCACATTGCCACCTGAATCAGAATACCAATCTAGATCTCCATTGCGTCCAATACAATCAGCCGAAAATACAGCAGCCACATTGCCACCTGAATCATGGGTATCACCATTTAAACGCCGATCATCATCTAGTCCACGCCAATATTATTTAGAAGATAATGAAAATTACGGTGGAAAAACAAAAATAAAGAAAAGAAAACGTAGAAAATCTATAAAAATAAAACGTAGATAAAATAGTTTGCGTTATTCAACGGGTTATGTATTTGAATAACAAAAAGTAAAAGACATGTTTTCGCCATCTTAGATCAAAATTTAATTTGTTTAGGAAAAAATATGTTTATTATATATGAGTGAAGCCCAACGACGCAATTTTGTAACTGACCCACGACAATTTTTAAATACCGACTTAAGTCGTAGTCTTGTACCAGATAAAAAGCTTGCCGATTGTCTATTAGTATATACATATGATTGTATTGGGTTAAAAACACCTATATTAGATTATTCTGGTGATATTGCACCTCTTGGTGCTGTAGATCTTGGTGCAGCATCTGTCAGTAGACCTTCTTCACCTAAACACGGTGAACCACCTGCCACACCCCATGGAGTAGCATCGCAAATGGCAATGGAAGACGATTTTGGTGGTAGAAGAAGGCGTAAAACAAAACGAAGGGGTGGTATGATGGCTGCCGAAGAAAACCCAAATTTAAGATTAGTAGTAAAAGCCACAATACTGGTTTCTTTATTAGTAGCTTCAGTAGGCGCAGGATATGTTACTTTTGCATGTATAAAGAATTTAGCCGCTTTATATGGAATTGATACAGTTACATTAAAAATATTAGAGTCTATTTTTGGATTAACTATGGAAGTAGCTGGACAATCTTTACCCGTAGGTGAAAGAGTAGCAAGTGCAGGATTACAAGTAACACAATCTACCACATCTCTTATGTATTCTTTTGGTGTTAGAGTAAAAAGAGTTGCAGAAGCAAGTGGTAAATTAATGCAAATGACACCTCTTATTGCTATGGCTAGATATGTAAACAATTCGGAATTGATGTATGCAGAAATAGGAGGAATTGCGGGAAGAGTACAAGGAACATTTAGAAGTATTGTAACTGCAACTGGACAAGGATTTACTAGACTTAGGGATACATTTCGGACTATAAAGGGAGAAATAGAAGCTAGATTTGCACAATTAACAACAGGAACAGCTGCGGCTACTGCTGCTGCAAGACAAGGAGTAGGCAATGTTGACGAAAAAATAAATCGTACTGTAGATAGAATATTGGGTTTTATATCAGAAGCACACCAAGGTGAATTAAATGCGTTTTTTACATCACTAGGGGATAGAGTAGGCAGCGCTTCTGCTATGGCAGTAGAAGGCGCATCTACACCTCTACTCACGTTCATTCAGTTTTTAAAAGATATATCATCTGAAATGTTTGAAGGTATTGTAGAAAATATAACTCCAGACATTGAGTTTGGAGAGGGTGCTGCAATGGATGTAAGAGCTGATGTTCCACCACCTGCATCAGGTCCACCAAGACCAATATATGCCATGCTCCCTCCCACTGGATTGCACGTGGAAGCAGTAAGTGAACCCCGTCCAGGAGACCGTACATATTTTGCGAGTACACCAGGCAGAGATTCGCCTAGATTAGGAGGTAAACGATCGCGTAAACGCCGTAGAGTTAGACGTATAAAATCACGCAGACGCTAAATCCATTTAAATACATTTTTCTATATTAAACTATGTTTATTATAGAACGGTCCAAATCTACAGCCATGACTGAAACACTATCCTCCGACCCTATTCATTTATTCACACAATTTTATATTGATACTAATCCAGAACGTTACCAAGAAATTAAATTTGCATTACAAAAAAATGTAGAAAATCCGCATATTGATAGTATTATCATGTTGAATGAACGTATATATACCGATGAAGAATTAGGAATTCAAAGCAACAAAATTAAACAAGTCAATATTGGGTCATGGATTACGTATGCCGATTTTTTGAAATATGACATACAAGGATATAAAATATTGGCGAATGCAGATATATTTGTAGATGAAACAATTCAAACTATAAAACAATCCGATATTCACAAATCTAAAAAAATGTATTCGTTGTTACGATATGAATATAATAATGGAAATTCTTATTTATTATACGGAAAAGAAAATCCTACTGACTATAGATCAGATAGTCAAGATACATGGATTGTTCATTCTAACCATGCATTTACCGCGAAACAATTATCTATCTTTAAAATTAAATTGGGAACGCCTGGTTGTGATAATAAAGTAAATTATTTATTTACCGTTATTGGGTTTGAAATATATAATGATCCATTATTGATAAAAACATTTCATTGTCACGCTAACGCAGAACGTAATTATTCGCAATCTAAATTAACTCTTCCGTTCATGTTTATTATTCCAGCGAATATAACTAGTATATATCCGTTGAATCCAGATACAGTGACGAATGAGATGATCAATACATATTCATTTACAAACTGCAATACACAATTATATAATTATATAACAAATAAAACAACTCCGTATATCATACCAAGAATTGCTGGTATTGAAAATAATTTTGTAACTACCCATAATTATCAAGACCTTCAGCAGTTATGTGGAAAAATGAAAAAAAATGCAGGCATCCAATTTGAATCTAAAGATTCTGTAGATCTTTATAAAATATGGTATACCAATGCATTTGATGATTGTGAGGTGTATGCGGGATGGGAACCATGGGGAAATGTATATAAATATATTAAAAAATCGCACGATATAATCACGAACACCTATAAAAAACAAACCATTTCGGCATTAGCGTTTGATATATTTCATTATATCCAACCTAAACCGTGGACACATGCTTTAGCAAATAAGCGTATTCTCATTATATCTGCATTTATAGAAAGTATAAAACGACAACCAAGTAATGTATATCCTGTAGATTTGTTTCCAGGATGTACATTTGTATATTTAAAACCTCCGCAAACGAATGCAATGAATAAAAGCCGCGATTGGTTTATAGAATTTGACCAATTTTGTGAAGAAATAAAAAACATAAAGGACGAGTTTGACGTTGCATTATGTTCGTGTGGCGGATATGGTAATCCAGTATGTTCGTATATTTTTTCATTAGGAAAATCTGCAATATATGTAGGCGGAGTTCTCCAAATGTATTTTGGAATTTATGGAAAACGATGGTTAACAGAACGAAAGGAAATTATGCAATTATACATGACACCCGATTGGAAACGACCATCGGATGCCGAAAAACCATTACAGTATAATACAATAGAATCTGGTTGTTATTGGTAAAAAATAAAATGAATATATATGCATACAAGAAATAGAAAAAGGAGAATGTCAAGAAAACGTAAAATTAGGCATGGTGGAAATTTTTTCACACGACCAAAACAAGAGACCGAACGAAAAATAGAAAATAGTTGCGAGGCAGATTGCATGAAAAACGCAAAAATATTATGCGATAATACATGCAAAAAAGTAGCTATAAATTCATTAAATACAACGAATAATTTGATTAATTCTAGTTATATAGAAGATATCATTAAAGATAGCAAGAGTATTAAAGAAACAAATCAAAAATTATTGTATGAAAATAAAGAGATCAAACGTGAACTAGATATGATTAAAAAGGTATACAAAATTTCTTAAATAGCATTTGCAGCCGAATAGGTATTGTCTTGGGTATATTTAAAATTCAAATGTTTAGGCGTAACAGATTGCACCAAAGGAACAATATTTTTTACAATTTGTTCTTCTAACGTTACCTGGAATTGATTATCAGGAGTCAATTGAGATTCATCTTTCAATTGAGATAAAATGTCATTGGTATTATTTTGTTTCTTTGTGTTTGAAACAAGTCCATAACCTGCCATCATTCCAAATACGCCTAAAATAGGTGATACTGTAAATAAATAAAATACACCTGCCATGACTAAAATAATTCCAGGAACACTACCTGTCATTTTTAAAATGTCAGCTGGTATTTTTATACCACCAAGTATAATAATACATAATACAACCATGGTAATCATATGTAATGGATTAGTTTTTAGTTCTTGTACTCCAGCATCAATATTCATATATCTATAATAAGATTATTTCTAAAATATAAAAATTGATTAAACAAATAACTAGTATATTACTATATCATGTATCTTGGCCAAAAAGGACTTACTATACCTAAACATTTATTGTCTGAAGCCGAACAAAAACAACTAAAAAAAGAGTTGACCATTACCCCTAAAAGTATATACCAACCATTACCTCCATTCTATATTTATCGCGAATCACCCAATAAATTTTATACACCTCGTTACTATAAACCCGATATAGTACCGTCACAATTGTCGGCGGGACTAGACATTCAACTTTCCTTTGTAGGTCAAATACGTGATACCCAACAACTTGCTATAGATGCATTTATGCAGACTAAATGCGGATTGTTACAATTACCTTGTGGATTTGGGAAAACAATATTGGCATTGTATATTTGCCACTTGTTAGGTAAAAAAACACTCGTCATTGTGCACAAAGAATTTTTAATGGATCAATGGCGTGAACGTATACAAGAATTTTTACCAACTGCCAAAATTGGTAAAATTCAAGGAACAACCATAGACACTACAGGTAAGGATATTGTATTGGGTATGCTTCAATCTCTCTCTACTAAAGAATATGCCCCATCGGTCATTAAAGAATTTGGGTTTACGATTATTGATGAAACACATCATATGGGAGCAGAAGTATTTAGCAATGCATTGTTTCAAATTGTAACACCGTATATGCTTGGATTATCGGCAACGATGGAACGTAAAGATGGAATGACCAAAATATTCAAAATGTTTTTGGGAGAAGTTTTGTATTCGGCTCAACGTGAAGTAGCAACCAATATTGTAGTTCAAATGGTAAAATATCAAGTGCACGATGCAGAATTCAATGAAACAATTTTGAATTTTAAAGGTCAAGCCAATTATTCTAGTATGATTAAGAAAATATGCGAGTATAGTTCGCGAACGGAATTTATATTAACTATTTTGAACCATATTCTTACAAGTGAGCCTCATCGCCAGATTATGATCCTGGCTCATAATAAATCGGTATTAACATATTTATATGATGCAATTCAACATCGGAAAATGGCATCGGTTGGATATTATATTGGTGGGATGAATCAGTCGGATTTAAAAGAAACAGAAACCAAACAAGTCGTCATTGCAACATATGCCATGGCAGAAGAAGCATTGGATATAAAAACACTAAATACGTTGATTATGGCATCTCCTAAAACAGATGTGACACAGGCAGTTGGACGTATTTTGAGAGAAAAACATGGCCAACCTCTTATTGTAGATGTTGTAGATTCACACGATACATTTGTGCGACAATGGGCGAAACGTAAAAAATATTATGTGTCTCAAAAATATTCTATTGTTCAATCTACGAATTTAATTTATCCTAAATGTGAACCATTGAAAGAAAAAGAAAGAAAACCAAAGTGTTTGATTTAAGATTTGTCTGCATTATATTGGGTTGGTTGGGCGTTAGATGTAAAACTAGTGCGTAATACATTCACTAGTTTGTTCATACCGCTTTTATCAAATACAATAGTATAAATTAACCATATAATACCTACAAAAAAAACACTATAAATGTATAGTAAAGGGTTGACAGGATCCATACTATGTCTTATATTTTTTTATTTATTTTATAACTAAAAAATAATTATTAAAATGGTCGCTGTCCTTGTAAATAAGGCGGTAAAATTGGAATATATAATTTTGGCGTATCAAAAAAGTGAACATTTTCAAATTCTTTCAAGTTTGGAACAACTTTGGCAACTGGATTTACAAAATTATTTGCACCAATTCCGTACAATTCATTTTCAATATCTACTGCATTTGTAGATAAATGATTAGATGGGACATGCTGTACATTAATACCGTGACAAGGGAAAGCAGGTCTAGGATTTTCAAATTTATAATTGGTCATGAACCAATCTTCTTGTTTCTGAAGTTGTCGTTGTTGATCGCAATAATTTCCGTATGTATTTTTATTTCGCGTACTTGCCATATTATTTAGCTATTTTTTATTTTAAATTATAACAACCTAATTTCTAAATTATAATATAGTAAATATGTATGCAATATGAAAGTGAAGCATTGCGAGAAGAATATAAAAACCTAAGGTCAATGTCACAAGAGAAAAAAGATAATATTATATCAAGAGTACAGAAATATTACAGAGAAAAACATGAAGCGGACGTTGGGGATGGGTACGGATACGGTTATGCTTTTACTGGACAAACCCCATCCGATGAAGATTTGAAAATATATGAGTTATTAACAAATCCACCTCAATTTAGAGATGCGCAACCACACCCTGATTCAAGAGCAGCTGGAGTATATGATGCCAATCGCGGATGGTACGGTGCAAGAACAGCTCCTATGACATCCACTGCAAGGCGACGCATTTTGGAATTTGCAGGTGAAGATTATATGAATGTTGCTGATAATGAACCACGCCTTCCTGTAATGCCTACAAATAATCATATTAAACATGGAACTAAAAAACAAAGATGGTGTCCTCCTGAAGGATGTTCTATATCAGGAGGAAAGAAAAATTCGCGTAAAAAAAGACAATTACGAAAAAAATCAAATAGACGAAAATAACCGTTTGTATTTTTTTCTTTTTGATTTACGCCCTCCCTTCTTTTTAGATAATTTTCCTACTATACGTTTAGAAAATCGTCTTTGTGGAGCAACTTCTTCAGCTGATCCTAAAGGGCGCGTATATGGTGGACGAGGAACAGTAGCGGCAATTGCATCCGATTCTTCATCGGTTAATAGTAGAGATAAGTCAGTTTCCCCAGCTGCTATTCTTTCTCTTCGTCTATCTGTTTCTGCCAATAATGCTTCTATCACTAATGAACTATATAATTCGTCGTCAGGTGGTGGAGGAAATACTTCTTCCTTAAAAAGTAAAACTTCATGTGGAAATCTATCTACATCATGTAACAATTCTTTTGGATAAAACCAATAACAACTACCGTCAAAAAATCCATAACAATCATAATACATTGCTTGCGTAATAGTACGTGCTGTGAACATTTCTTGTTTTTCTTCAGGTGTTAACAGATGTATTGATTCGGGCGGGATAATCGTATGATTACGAATATTCATGACATCACGCATAGCTGTTTTTGGAAATTCATGTATTGGATAAGTATTATAAAATACATGTGTTGCAATACCTTTGGAATCTACTATTGAATGTTGCCTAGATGCTGCAGATAAATAGGAGTCTCCACCCTCGTGTTGTAGTGCTCTATACATAATTCCGTGTTCATGGGTTTTAAACCAAAATGGAAGTGGTGGTATAGCTGCCATATACTATGTTTATTTTAAAAGTAAAAGTAATTGTTCATGGTGTTTAGTTGTATCTTGTTTTAATGCTATATTCTTAATCAATTCATGGGTATATTTAAAATAATCATAACTGAATAAGCACATGAATAAAATAACAGGATCTGAAGAAAATGTAATTGGAATATGATCTAATAATTCTTGCATTAATGGATAAGTTAATTCATGGTATAATTTTTCTACTAAATCCGATAATGTATTAGATATTTCAGTTAAATGAAATGCCATTAATAATTCAGTTTGATATTGTTGGTCGGATTCGGATTCATCTTGTATATCCATATAACTGCATGAAAATGACGTATTATACATATACTATAAAACGTCATGTATGTTTAACATATTTTATCTTTTATAATTTCTGGAACGATTTCTACGTTTAGTTCTACGGCGTCTACGTCTTCCGCCTACATGGGTAGCTTCATTTTGGCCTGTTAATTCTCTTAACCGATTAATGTCATTGTCTAAGTTCATAGATTTATATAAATCTATATTTCTTGAATATATCTCCCTTGCACCTTCAATATCACCTGCATCAACTTGTTCTTTAATTGAATTTGCTATTTGGGTTAATTGTCCATCCGTAAACATACGATCTGCCATAATACAAGCAAATATTTATTTTCGTCTAGTTTTTTACTACCGTGAATTGGCGATTTTTAGCACGGTCTATTGCATTGCCATACCCAAATGTTGCAGGAGGGGAAATATACGGATTATTTTCTCGTTGATCTATACGAGCCTGAATACTTTACTCTAGACAATTCATTTAAATCTATATTCTGGATCTGACAATAACATTCCTACTTTTTTTCTTGTTCAGAAGAACAATTTAGCTATTATTTCTTAAATTCTTTGGAGATTTCTCTTGATGGAATTCCACCGCGTACCCATCCATTAGATGCAACACCTTCTACTAGATAGGTAGGATTGGTAATTGTCTCTTGAATGGTTGGAAGAAGAGGATAATTGGTAAGTGGCATATAGCTTACTTCAGACATGGTATTAACACTTTTCTTGTTATTGGAAAAAGTGTCCGTTTGTTGTAATTGGGATTCTAAATCAGGGTTGAATGGACCTTTTCCTAAATAAGGTACAGTTAAAAATGTTCGTTGAAAAAGGGAAATTCTACATTTTGGATGTGTTTGAAGTGAACCCAACAATAATTCGGAATTTTGGTCAATATTGCAACCGCCTAAATCACATTGATTTCCGGCGCCGCCAGGTGCACAATAATTTACATTTACTTGGCTTGTTGCAAATTCAATAGGTTGGCGCATATTACAATTGCTAATATAGTGATTTTCAAGCATATAATCATTGTATGATTTGTTAAACATGTTATCTTGTGTTAACCCGCCTTCATCATCGCCGATACGTGTTGATTTTAAAAACTCCATATAACTTTATAAAATATTTTTATTTTTTATATTTACGAATTGAACGTTTATTTTTATATTTTCTGCGTTTAACTGATTTCTTTCTTCTTGATTTTCTTAAAGTTTTTCTTGCTCCACCTCCAGCTGCGGCAGATGATTGTTCACTTGGGGCTATATCAGTTTTAGCTGCTTCGGCAGATGGTTCAGCAACAGGAGCTGATTCAGCAGAAGCCGATTTGTCAACAGCAGCAACTGGTTCAGCAGAAGCCGATTTGTCAACAGCAACTGGTTCATCAGACGCCGATTTGGCAACAGCAACTGATTCGGCAGGAGCTACATCACCTTTATCTGCGTCAGCAGATGGTTCAGCGGCAGCAGCTACAAGAGGTTTATCTGCATCAGAAGTTGGTTGGGCAGCAGGTGGTTCGGCAGAAGGAGCTACATCACCTTTATCTGCGTCAGCAGATGGTTCAGCGGCAGCAGCTACAAGAGGTTTATCTGCATCAGAAGTTGATTGGGCAGCAGGTGGTTCGGCAACAGGAGTTGCATCGGTTTTGGCTACTTCAGCAGCAGCTGGTTCGGCAAGAGGAGTTGCATCAGTTTTGGCTACTTCAGCAGCTGGGTCGGCAACAGGAGGTACTGGCGACGAAGCAGCTTCGGATTGAATTGCTGCATCTGCGGTTGCCATTTCTGTTTGAGATTTTTTTATATCTTCTGGAGTAGGTTCTTTTGCATCTTCCATTGCTGGCTCCAAAGTAGAAGGCATAGTGAATAAAAAGGGCTCAACTTTATCAGGTAAAGGGAATACTTGGTCTTGATTTTCGGGAACAGGGGTAGATTTTTGAGGGTTGCTAGATGTAACTCCGTTTTCAGTTGGTATAAGTGTATCAGGTTTTATATGCGATGCTTTTTCTTTTATTTTTTTAAAATTGTCAGATGTTACAAAAACATCTTCATAATATCTACCGTTTTGTTTACGGAAATGAACTAAATTAAAAAACACGGTTTTGTATACACTCCCATCATAAAAACACAATTTACATGCAGTATCGCCTAAATTTCCAACCATTCGGGATCCCATAGATTGTGGTGCGTCAAATGGGAACCGATTAATTTCAACTGAACTTTTCCCTACAGGAAGAGCCATAAATGAAGATAATGAAAGTGCTCCCATATATAAAATTCCAAGATAGATAACATGATATCCTACGGCATGCCGTAAAAATGGAGAATCAGTAAGTCCAAACTTATTTTTTTTTCTATCTTTTTTATTCGTACAACTTAATTTTCTTTTATAATTAGGTGTTGCAGAAAGGCGTAAAACTAATTTACATCTTTCAGATGAACTATTATCTATTTGAGCCAAACAATCTAAACTTATTTTTTCGCGATTTGCATCATTATTGGAACATGGATGTTCATAATCACCTATGACAGGTAATCCAGGTATTCTTATTGGTTTAGGTAATGCAGGTACTGGATCATTCAATGTAGTTACGCGTTTGAAAACAAACAATTTATCATCTACAACCATTTTGCAAAAATCTCTTGCACCTGCTGGATTAAATACGCGTGGAGCTCCAAGCGAAATGCATGTAACTTGGCTTTCTTTGGTAATTGTTGTTGTTTTCATATATACATAAGTAAATAATGTGGCCAATGCACCTCCAAGTGAATGTCCAGTTACAATTAATTTAAATTTGTCATCTTGTGTATGTTGTTTTAATTGTTCTTTTAAATCATCAATTGCACATAAAATAGTATGCACCATTTCAATCATAATTTTGTATATTCCAGATACTACTTTTACTTCTGAATTATTAAAAATAGGGGATGGTACAACTGATGTAGCTTGTGTATAGGATCCAGCAGATTTTGGACTATATGTTCCACGAAATGCAACGCAAATTATATTTGGCATACGTGTATCTGCAAATACACAACACTGACTATAATTAGAAGTTCCAATAGTAGTTAATATTAAATTAGTAGGTTCAGGTGAAGGCAATGGTATAGTATCACTGCAATTTAATTCATCCTTAGATCTACTTTTCAACATATTAAATCCTGATGCTTTTTTGACTTTTGCGGCTTCACCATTCACGATATTTACATGTTCTGCAAATGGCATAAATTTAACAAATTTAGTTAAATTGCTATGATCCTTGGCAATACCTTCCATTAAAGTTTTTACTGTAACACCGCCTTCATCAACGACAATGGAATCTTGGAATATATTTTTATAATGAGATACAAAATTAGTAGGATTCATATATGCTAATCTAGACCATATAGAACATACAAATTCTAATAATGTAATACCTTTACCGTAGATTGGATCGTCAACTTCAGTAGATAAATCTAGTCCAGTTTGCTCCTTAATTATTTCAGTTGCATTTTCTACAGATTCTTCTACTTTTTCTTTTAAAGGAGCAGATTGTTCTTTTATTTTTTCCACTGATTTTCCTACATTTTCCTTAAAAGACTGCATTGATTTACTTGCTACTTCTTGCATATTTTTAAATCTTTCGGATACTTTGGATTGAAGAGTTGGAGGTTGAGTGGTTGAATTAGGAGCGTCAGGTGTTGATGCTGGTTGAGCTTGAGATGATACTGCGGGTTGAGCTTGAGATGATGCTGCGGATTGAGCTTGAGATGATGCTGCGGGTTGAGCTTGAGATGATGCTGCGGGTTGATCCACAGGTGTTGATACGGGTTGAGCTTGAGGTTGTGATGCGGGTTGAGCCTGAGGAATTGTTGGTATCATAGATGAAAACGATCCTCCCATATATTATTAAATTATTATATTTTTTGATTTAAAATTATTCTATATACAAATAACATGATTCCACAAAATTTTTACAAAGTAGTCAAAGATTTTATTCGGGATATTTTAGGTACATTTCCTGAATTAGAACCATCTTTATCTGAAGAAATGAAGCATATTCATACAACGGATCTAACTGATCCAGTAGAAGAATCCTTGACCAAAAGTTATACGGTAGTATATGAACATGTTTTGAAAGAATTTCCTTTACGGTTTTTTGATATTTTATATGAAAAGCCAGAATTATTTCAAGAATCTAGATTTTTTCTTCCAGGAATTGATTTCAAGACATTATGGAATGAAAATATTACTGAAAAAACAAAAAACATTATTTGGAAATATCTAAAACTTATTTTGCTTATGATTCATGGAGGTGAAGGCGAACATTCCAAACTATTTGAAAATGTAAATATGGATGAATTGAAAGAAAAAATAAATGAAAGCATGAAAGATATTCATAATTTCTTTGATACAGAAAATGTTCCTAATCCAAATGATATGAAGGAACATTTGAATGGATTGATGAATGGAAAAATTGGTTCATTAGCAAAAGAAATTGCAGAAGAATCTATTGGCGACATTAATGATCCTAAAGTTGCCGATGATGCATTTAAAAATATGTTTGCTAATCCAACCCAAATGGTTGGCCTAATGCATAATATAGGAGATAAAATAGATAAAAAGATCAAATCGGGTGATATTAAAGAAAGTGAATTGATGGAAGAGGCCATGGACATGTTGGGAAAAATGAAGGATATGCCTGGAATGAAACACTTTGAGCAAATGTTTAACAAGTTTGGTGGAGGTAAAATGGATTTAAATGCCATGCAATCTCAGATGAATAGTAAACTTAACCAGGCAAAGATGAAGGAACGTTTGCAAAATAAACTTAAAAAAAAAAAGGAAGAAGCTGCCCAACCACAAGAACCAGAAAATGTTCCAACTGAAAACAAAAAAAAGAAAAAGAAGAAGAAAAAAAATAAAGAGAATATACATGACTCCGTTTTGGATAAATGATATTACTATTTTAATGGATAAACATCAATTAATATTATGGCCAACAAATGAAATGACCATGAATGAAAAACTAAATGCAATTACACGTTTAGTAATATTATTGTGCATTGCAGGTTTTATTGCAACTCAGAATATGAATTTTGTTTGGATAAGTGCTGTGACAGTTGCATGTATTGTTGTTTATTATAAATTAAATCTAGAAACAGTAGAAACGTTTGAAAAACAAAATTTTAAACATCATACTACGCCCACTGACACAAATCCAATGATGAATGTTTTGTTACCAGAACTTAATGGTAACCCAAACCGTAAATCGGCTTTGCAATATAATGATAAAACCGAAAAAATAATTAATGATAAAGTAAAAAAACAAATAGGCAAGAATTTGGACCCGCGATTATTTCAAGGTGTAAATAATGAGTTGGATTTAGAATATTCCATGCGAAATTTTTACACGACAGCAAGTACAACTATCCCGAATGATCAAGAGGGATTTGGCAAATTTTGTTATGGTGATATGGTTTCGGCAAAAGAAGGCGATCCACTTGCATTGGCCAAACAACATCCTCGGTTAGGTTCAGTAACTAACTAAACTATTTAAAATGATTCCTTTTATTTTTATATGGCAAAAGTAATCATTTGTGGAGTAGTGAAAAATGTAGAAAAAATCATTGAAAGCAATATTCAACATGCACTATTAACAGGTAGTCATTTTGAAAAATTCAAAATGGTAATATATGAAAATAATTCAACTGATAATACAAAACAAATTTTAAACAAATATAGCGAACATATAAAAATAATAAGTGAAAATATAAATGTAAACAAAGAAAATAGTAAAATTTGGGCATACACAGAGGTAACAGGAAGTGATCATCCATGCAGAATAGAACAAATTTCTAATGCTAGAAACAAATTACTACATGAAATTAATCAACCCATGTATGATGAATTTACGCATGTAATTATGATTGATTTAGATTCAAACGGATGGAATATTTCTGGTATATTGGATAGTTTTAAATTAATACACGAATGGGATGCAATTTTTGCAAATTCACATAATTATTATGATTATTATGCATTAAGAACACCACAAACTCCTTTTGGTCCAGAAATAATTGGGGAAAGGTTTTGGAATTTGTCTACGTATAAATTTAAAGAAATAGTTCCAGTATATTCTGCATTTAATGGAATAGGTATTTATAAAAAGGATATTTTTAAACACTACAAGTATGATTATATTGTGAATGATGACATGAAACAATTTTATAGAAATTATTTAAAAAATAATACGATTTCAGATAATATTATGAATAGTATTCAAACTAAATGCAACAAATTTCCATATGGCTATAAAGATGAAGAATCCACAATTTTTTGGAAATCAAATAGTGGATATGATAAGCCTGTTGTATGTGAACATATTCCTTTGAATTTTGCATTATATAATAATGGATATAAACTATGTATAAATCCAACTATGATTTATAATAGATAACACTACATTATCATTCGCACATGAATAAATAGTGGACGTCTATACAAATAGTCTAATACATGAGAAATTGCACATTTCTTCCTCCATATGATTTATTACTTCCAATCCACATTCCGTTTGAATCATACAATACTTCAAATGGAATATATGGTTTATCACGTGTGTATTCCCGATCTGTAGATTTAGTATATTCTAGCCTTCATCTGGAAATTGACGACTATATGTTGCTCCGTGTGCTGAAAAATTATTTTTTTTGGTATTTCGGGGTATTAAATTTGTTAGCAACGAATGTTTTACAATACTTTGTATAACTACCAATATGCTTTGAATTTCTAGTTCGGTTTTAGTGTTCTTATTTGTCCAATTGATTCGTCTGACCCACTTTACATAAATTCCATATTATTAATTGTATAAATCACTTAACTTGCACAAATTTGTAATGTATTTTAATGAAACTTGAATATTTTCCTGAGACATTTCACGAATTGCTTTTCGCAAATCTTGAATTGCAGTTTCAATTGTATCGGCATATTTAGCACCAATATCTTCTTTATAATCTTTATTCAAAAAATATTCAATATCTCCAGCATAAATTTTATCCTTGTATGGAAGTGTAATGTGAGTTTTCCATAATTGAATCAACATTTTTGGATTCGTTTGTTTAATGGTTTCAAAATATAATTTACATTTGATAAATCTGGCATCTTTTGCCTTATAGGAATTAGAAATATCATCCAGGCATTCATCCAATTGTTTAATAAACGTACTCAGTACAATTGAGTTATTGCTCATATATTCATTTATGTATATTATTTTTAAATATATATTATGAAAACATATAAAAAAGATGGCTGGAATTTAAAAAAGCATAGATATTATCATACACAAATGCCAGAGAATGCGTTTATTCATCTTCTTTACGTTCTTTAAAATACGTCATAATATCTTCTTTTAATTTTGGTGGACAAATTAGTCTTGGAACTAAAATACCGTCTGAATCATATTTTAAATGTAAATTTGGAGAATATTGATGTTCAATCATAATTTGCCATCTCTCTGTATATTGTCTATTCTTTTTAGATCCGTGATAATAATGGCGAATGATTCCAGGAACATATCCCAATCTTAATGTTTTGGCGTTAACTTGATAGTCCAACATACTTTGTTTATAATCTGGATGATAATCATAGTTTAAAAATGTCTGCACTTTATTGATAACAGATAAAGCTATAACATTATCGCCTGATCCTAATATACCTTTATCGTATAATCCGCCTATTTTTTCATAGGCTTTGCGAGTAATGGCCCATGCATATCCTGGATGCCAATAATCAAACCCTTTGGTATTATATTTTTTATTTTTAGAAAAGTTAAATCCAAAGCTACTAAAAATATTCATGGTAGATTCATCTTTATCCATATCAATACAATGACTAAACAGTTGGACAATATCTTTAGTTCCATTTAAAATTTTTAGCGCGTCTAATGCCCAATTTGTGTTTTCAAATTCAACATCGGCATCAATCCATGCCATTGCTTTCCAGTCAGCAGGTAACAATTTTACACCTAAATTAATCATGTTTTCTTTATGCCAAATAGGAACTTCACTAAACAATTGTAAATGGTTTTTATTTTTTTTAGTAACAATAAATTGTTGCCCAGGATAAATCATTTCTACGAGATACAGTTGTACATGGTCTTCATCTTCCAAACGACGTATAAATTCATTGAATAATTTATACCTCATTGCATATAAACATGGATTAGAAATGACAACGATTACGTGTAATTGTTTTTCAATAGGATCATTTTGCTGAATAGCATATTTTATATCATTTTGTTTATAATTAATACAATCAATTTCAATTCCATTAATAACTGTCATATAATACTTATTTAAATAATTTTTAAATTAAATATCAATATGATAAGTTTTGTAACTTGTATAAAATTAATGGGTGATTATGAAAATTATTATGAACGATTGCGCGACTATATTGAGAGTATATATACACAATGTACAATCCCCTATGAAATTATTGTAATAGAAGATATCAACGAAAAAAATACAAAATTTGTGCGGGATCATTTTTCGGAAGAATATTTTAAAAATCGTAACGTAATTCATGTGGAATATAACGTAACTTATCCAAACCCACATCATTATAACATGATAGAAGCTTTTGCTAAAAATGTAGGCATATATAAAGCAACCTACGATCATATTTGCGTGACTAACTGTGATATTACATTTGATTCAACATTTTTTACGTTTTTGCCAACTATTCGGCCCAATATTTTCTATAGGTTTATTCAATATGAAAAGGACGAAGCAGGAAATGAAAAATGTATAAATCCAGCTTTAAAAAATAAATCGCAATGGACATTATATCATATTGCACGCAAATCAGGTGATATAATGTTAATGGATAAAGCGAATTGGTACAAGATTAAAGGGTATCCCGAAAATACAGTGTGGGTACATAGTGATTTAATTGTGTGCAAAGTAATTAATAATAATCATATCCCTATTGAAATACCGAGTCATGTAAAAATATACACATTACCTCAAGAACGAAATTATAGTGAACAGCCGTATGAATTACAAAAAACAATGGAATATTTTGATGTTTGTAATTTTTAAATATTTAATTGGTATTCAAGAATTAACGGTAAAATAACACTATGTATATAACATGGGTCATTACATGTAAAATATTCGCGCTGTTCATGTTCTGAACCTTTTGATTGATATAAAGTAATTTTTTGTACATTTGATTGCACGCAATGCCTATCCAATAATTGACCTATCCATTCTTCAAATGCTTTTGGTTGTTCAATTGGAATGGTATAATATAATGGTTTACAAAAAGGTTCTTGCATAGTTATTTGGCAAAATTCTTTTACTTTTTCAATAGATTCTTTTTTATGAGATTTCATTCGCGATTCTAAATTATCAATAGTTGTTACATACCCATATTTATATAAATTTGGTCCAATTTGAATTATATAACATTGTCCATAAATACTTTCTTTTGATTTCTTTTTTATTGGTTCATTTTTTTCAGGACAAATATTATTTTTAGTTTGTTTTATAACTTCATATCCTAATTTTTTTGCTTTATTGATAAACTTAAACCCAGTTTTGGCTTTAAGTGTATCGGTTACTATTATTTTTTCTAAAATGTTATCATCACATACTGGTTCTATAATAAATCTAAAACAACTATTCCCTAATTCAGGTCCTAAATTTTTACTTAATGGCAATATATCTATAATTGATAAATAATTTGTTTGTTTACCATTTAATACTATATATATTCCATAAAAATCTTCTTGATTATATTTTCGGTCAGGTTTACTAATAGCATTTAACGCATTGAGTTGTTCTTTTAAATATTGTTCATTTATTTTATATAAATGTAAATTTGCAACAAGTTTAAAACATGTATCAAATGATATTTCTTCTCCTTTTGTGTTAAAATAAGTGTTTTTATTTTTTATAATGTATTCTTCATTTGGTGTTAAATATAAGTACATCATTTGTTCCATTTCTTTATGATATAATCCAATCATATCAATGTTAGGATATGTAATAAATTCTTGTTCGTCTAATATTTCATTTTTGAAATAAATTGGTATATTATAATTTTTCATTTGGATTAATGAAATAAGATATCTCCATTGTTTTTTATCTATATATTCTTTTCGTATTGGTTCAGTTAATGACATGCGAGTTACATATTTAACATGTAATCCTAGTAATTGCATTTCTTGTTGATAACTGTTAAACCATGCGCCTTCTTCTTCTAAGTTTAAATAATCAGTTGGCCATTTAATATAATCTCTATCTACTCTATTTTGAAAATCACCTTCGGAAATGGTTGGGTCATTAGATAACATGAAAATATCATCTGGTTTTGTTTCCGCGCGTATAAATTCTTCATGATTCACCATAGAATTTAGCACTATACGAGATGCATAATGTCCATACAAAAGCCGTTTATTCCCTCCTCCTTTGTGACCTTTTTCATTTGAGTTGCCTGATATACGCCATTGTAATATTTTGGTCATTGAATCTAAATCCTGTGGTCCTTTTTCCATGGAAAGATATAATAATATTTCCCCTTTTGGATTTTTACGAATATGGACACATACAAATTCTGCGTCTGAATATTTGTGATCATCCATAAATTCATATAATAATGCATGTGTTTCATGTTCGCGTGATTCTTTAATATGCGCCTTATATGCTTGTTTAATTGGCATACTATATTTTCCTTCGGAATCTGCCATTGTATACATTGATTTTAAATTATTATTAAAATCAATTTTATATTTAAAATATTTGTAATTAACGTTTAACTGCTAAGCGATACAAAAGATAAACACCTAACAAATAAATACCATATTCATATGTTTTAAAAATAAAATCATTTGGCAATGATCTAGTATATTGTAAAGTCATCCCTTTTTTTTTCTTTTTATTATCGTTTTTATTATCATTCTTTTTGTTGTCGTTTTTATTATCATTCTTTTTATTATCGTTTTTGTTATCATTCTTTTTATTATCGTTCTTGTTGTCGTTTTTTTTATTATCATTCTTTTTGTTATCATTTTTTTTGTTGTCGTTTTTTTTGTTATCATTCTTTTTATTCTTTTTGTTATCATTCTTGTTATCGTTCTTTTTATTATCGTTATTCTCTTTTTTATCATCATTTTTTTTATTTTTTTTAGTTGATTCGGCACATTTTTCGTTAGTAATAGGATTACGTCTATCTGAAAACCAACAAGGATTATATTCGGCTATATCTGAATCACATACGTATTGTTCCTCTTCGCCAGTAACATTATTAATATCACGAACTGGCATTCTTATTTTTTGGCATGGAGTTTCTTTATCAAATGCCTTAAATATTTTAAATGGGTTTATATACGTCATATTTCCCAATACACCAGGTACAAGACCTTGAAATGATGTCATTTGCATTCCCATACCAGATGAAATAAATGGTATAGTCCCATCAGGTATATTATTGATAAATACATGGCGGGTCTGAGTTGTGCCATTTATATCTTTACATGTTCCTCCAGTATTCATAAAATATTTATTTCCCATTGGACTTACATTTTGTGCTCTACTTTCACCAGAAACTAATACTTGCACATAATCTCCTAAAACGGCTACGTTTTTACCCAAAGCATTTGCTTTAGGTGAAGATCCAAGTTGTTCAGGAGCTTTAATATATTTAGAATACGGATATGTAAAATCTGTAGTATTTAATTGACTCATATACTAGTATATTATTTATTCTTGTTCATATTTTTTTACTTGCGGATCTGGAATATTTTTTTGTAATGTACTGATTTGTTCAGTTGTTGTATCTGCTGCATCTTGTATTTCTTGAATTGTTTCTTCGTTCAATTGTAGTTCACGCAATTGTTTATGTATACTTTCAATTTCTCCTTGTTGAGATTGAATTACATCCATAGGCGTAGTCTCTAACCCTTCTTTGTAATAATAGTTCAACCATACAAATATGGATACAAGTAATATGGCGAATCCAATCCATTCATACATTAATACATAAATATATTTAATTTTGGGTGTTAAAAACTTGATCCGTTAAACTATTTAATTGTTGTGAATTAGCATCATTCGTATTTTTTACAGATTGTACTAAATCATTCAATTCTAATAATTTTTTCATGTCTGCCTGAAGGCTTTCTATATTAGTTTGATTTTGTTTAGCAAGAGATAAACATGAATTTTCATCATACGATTGATATGTTGTAGCTCCTTCACGTATTTGTTTTGGTGGGAACAAATTTAAAAATAGTATGATTAATAAAATTCCTAAAATAATAATCAACATATTATTGTCGTATATTTTTTAGTATATAAATATATGACAACTCCAAAACAATTAATATATACAAATAAAGTTAGTAAAAATATTGGGGCAGCTAATATGTTTGGATATAATGATTTCGTAATGCCTTCATGTCCAGATGAAATTGAAAATAATAAACATTCCATGTTAACCAAATGTTATCCTACATGTCGTCCTTTAAAAATATACCGTAAACAAGGTGCTGCATATAATGTAGTTACTACTAGAGATAGTTCTTCCCCTTGTATATCGGGGTGTACTAGTAATAAACAAATTGGGTTACCTTTCAAAATGTTAGGAAAAAAAGATGATGGGTCAAGTAAAATGTGTTGTACAAATACACAAGGCCCTGTGGATACAAATAACATATCTACTATTGTTCGTCACGTAAAAGGAACATTAAGTAGTTTTGGTGTAGGTGCAACTATTACCAGTTCGGTCCAACCTACATCCAAACTGTTGAACAATAATTCTACCCCTTATTATAGTGAAAATTTATCGTATATTCGCGGGAGAGGGAATACATATTCGGCTAAATCTACATTAAAGAAAATTGCAGGTGTAGATTATTTAAATCCATTGAATAGTACCTATTATGAAACCACTCAAGGTATTCCATGTAATCCAAATGTAAAAACAACCTACAAACCGAATAATAAAAAATTTGCGGTGCAAGGTTCAGTATCTGCATCTACTCGTTTATTGAATTTAAAACTAAACACAATAAAGGTAAATAATGCATCATTCCAATCAGCGTTTAATGTTACTTTACAATATCAACCTGAGCCTGTGTTTTTTGAAAAGAATAAAGTAAATAAATGCACAAATTGTTAAAATAGTATTCTATAGTATGGTAAAATCAAAACGCAATTTTAAGCGAAATAAAAAATCAAGAAAACATAGAGGTGGTGCTATCCCTCCTCCTTTGTCACATTTAAATGCGGATGAATGGACTGCTACGTTTATTCAAAGAATGTGGGAAAAATATAAATTCCCAAACCCTGAAGCCAATATATTTACACAAAATCAACTATTTTTAGCATTAAGAACCCTACGACCTGGCCACCCATCCTATGATAAATATAAAAATGAATACGAAGAATATATTGCAGAAGTCAGTTATCCTTATTAAAACTCTTCCGAAAAAGCAATGGTGGTATTTGTATCTGCCAAACTATATTCTCCTACACGTTTTTCAAAAAAGTTAGTTTTTCCTTCTAAAGATATTAATTCCATGAAAGAAAAAGGATTTTTAGATTGGTAGATAGCAGAATATCCCAATTGAATACATAAACGGTCCGCTACAAATTCAATGTACGTTCCCATCGCGCTTGCATTCATTCCAATCAACCTACATTGAAGTGCATCATTGATAAATTCTTTTTCTATAGAAACCGCTTCTTGAATAATTTCTTTTACTTTTTCACTTTCTAAAGGTTGTTCTAATTTATAGAGCAATATGGCAAATTCAGTATGCAACGATTCATCGCGACTAATTAATTCGTTACTGAATGTAAGACCTGGCATAATACTGCGCGATTTTAGCCAATAAATACTGCAAAATGCACCTGAAAAGAATATGCCTTCAATGCATGCAAATGCCAATAATCGTGTTGCAAATGATGTTTGCGATCCAATCCATTTTAATGCCCAATCTGTTTTTTTCTGAATACAGGGGAAATTTTCTATAGAATGAAACAAGGATGATTTGTATACTGGATCTTTAATATATGTATCTATGAGTAAACTATACATTTCCGAATGTATATTTTCCATTGCAATTTGGAATCCGTAAAAGGCGCGAGCCTCGGATAATTTTACATCAAGCATAAACCTGCATGCCAAGTTTTCAAGTACAATACCATCACTAGATGCAAAAAATGCCAAAATCATTGAGATATAATGCCGTTCTTCATTTGTTAATTTATTCCAATGTTCAATATCCGAAGATAAATCTACTTCTTCTGCTCTCCAAAAAGAATCTACTTGTTTTTTGTACATGTTCCAAATAGATTGGTTTTGAATAGGGAACATAGTATACGTATCCGACATTATATAATATATCTATATATATTTAATTCATTTTATTAAATAGTATGCTACCCAACTTAGGTGTAATTTTTTGTTGTACATTTTCAAATAAATTAAACTTGGACAGTTTAATTTTACAACCTTTTTTTATTGCAGATAAATGATAGTATATATGCTCACAACATTCTACACAATCATCGTTAATAGTAACATGTAAATTATATTTTTTTAAATGTGCCACAGTGGTTTGTTTTTCTTCTTCCGTAGTTAACTTTTTAGCATTGATATATAATCCATCGTACCTGCAACCTTCTACTTTTTTTGTTTTATACATACAAAATCCATTAAAGGCAGATAAAACGTCAACTGTGTCTTTGCTACGATTTAAGTTTGCCAAAATATCTATCGTCATTCTGTTTATTACATCCTCATTATGTTTTCCAAATCCGTGACAATGATGTTTATAATTATCAAATAATAATGCCCATATATCATAAAAATTTGGTCTATTAAAAGAGATAACATCCCAATCCTTATTTTGATGTAAATAATAGTATAATAAATTTATATTCCATGGCAAATAATTTACATTATCACAATCTATCATAATATGATAATCTACATCGGATATTTCATTATATACTATAGATAAACATTCATTCCTTGCTTTTGCAATTCGTACTGTTCTATGTATATCTGTATTTTCAATTTCTCGTAGAATTACATTTTTATGAATAGTTTGATATTTTTTTAATATATCAACACTATTATCTCTACAATTATCGTATACAAATACGCAATGTAGATCAGGTTGAATTGATTTAAATCTAGCAATATTCAAAAAAATATTATTTAAATAAATAGCACAGTTTCTTACACAAAAACATAATGCTATCTTCATACTTATATTTCAGATAATAATACTCCTTGCCGTAACCATGTAGAAATTCGTGAAGGATGTAATGCAACCGATAAAAGTTCATCACGAATAAGTTCATTACGTATGTTTGCCATTTTTGTATAATTATATCGGAAGATAGCGGGATTACCCGATAAATAAAACCAATGAATATGTTGTTGATTTTCTTCTAAAAAGTCAATTGCCGATGGGTTAGAACACACATATGGCCAATAGATTTGGTTAGCAGGTAATGTTCGGATGATTTCAATCGCAGTTGGGTGAGTGTTTCTACATAATTGTTTATAATTTATTTTATGACGGTTTTGAAGTAACAAGTGAATTGCAGCTGGATTGCTAGATAATACACTCCAAACAATTTTATCTTGGTTTTGTTCTAAAATAGGCATAGCAGATGGGTTGCCAGATAATAGTGACCAATCTAATTTATATTCTAGACCATCTTTTATCATATATTGAATTAATTCAATTGCTTTTGGATTAGTATTGGAGCAAATGGTATGCCAATTAATTTTATGAGGATCAATTAATCCAAATGTAATAGGGTTGGATTGAAACATTACGTTTTGAATATGTTTCCCTTTTGTTTTGGATTTGATTAAAGGTAAAGCAGCTGGATTTGGGTTAGAAGCAAGTAATGTAAGATTTATTTTATCTGGGTGTTTAAGTAAAATAGGTAATGCGCCTGGATTTCCAGAAAGTAAAATCCAATCTTTTATGATATAATAGGGTGATTTATCCATAAACTCGCCAATGTTTGGATTTGAATTTAGCATGATATAGCTTAACTTGTTGAAATTGACCCATGGCAATAGTTCCATTTTGTGCGTATATCCACAAAATAGAAACACTTCAATTTTAAAATAAAAACAATACGAAATTATTCTAATTTTTCCAATATTTGTTTTAATAATTGTTTAATAGAAACTAATTCGGCATGAACATCTATTGGATCAAATATATTATGTAAAGGCGGATCTTTATCTTCTTGAATGGTTTGAATTCGGTCTTCAAAAAAAGATTCTCGCGAAGAAACGTGTTCTTTATTTGCATCTGGAAGAGAATTAATAATTGGCACAATAAGACTTATAAACTGTTTATTTTTTTCCTGAATAGTTTGAATTGGTTTAATATTTACAATTTCAATATAATGTTCAAATAAATTCATAATTAAATTTTTATCATGTCCGCTACGTAATATATTGGATTCGCAAATAATATCCCATAAAACCCGTTTATTTTCAATTGTATTCATTATTGTATTTAGATATCAACTCTTTATTATGAATTAAATATTTTTTTACGCAGTTTTAACATTTTTTTGTCAGGAAATGTTTTTTTACCATTAAAAAAACTAAAATTGCGAGTTTTTAACATGGTAATAATAAAAAATAAAGTATAAATACCGCATTCGGTATTTCCAAATTGATGTTCTACAGGATGGTTTGTAATCAATTTAAAACTATTATCTTGGCCTTGTATTTGATCTACCAAATGATGAATATTTTCGTGAATATCTTCGCCTGTTGAATCAAAATAATAAATTATTTTTTTCTTTATATCTACAAACATGGATACCCAATGGGTTCCTGGACCTTCATGTGTATCTAAATTAAATACAATTCCTATATAGGCATGTTTAGTTGTAGTTACATTAAAATCACAAATGTCTTGCCAAACACATCTTCCATCCACTTCCTTTACATAATAATCGGATGGTGATGGTCCTAAATATTTAAAATCGGGATATGCTTTTTCATATTGTCGTAAAACCGATGTAATATCTGTGCTAGACAACCACTCATCTTCATTTGATTTCCACGAAGATGGCATAGTAGGTGCAAAGGCATCATTAAATTTTAATCCCAATTGTTTTGCCCAACACGATTCTTTTTTACATTCTTGTAATACAGTATTTAATTCTTTCCAAATACCAACGGGTGAAACCGACTTCACTTTTTGTTTACGTGATATGTTATTCTTTTTTTTTAATTCTTTCAAATGTTGACTAGTATAACATGAATATCGTTTGTGTGTTTTTTTATAAATAGGGGAACAAATTTCAGGCTCTATTTTTATCATGTATTAAAAATATATTTTTTTGTTTCGGTTTTACAAGAACACTTATTTTTTTAGGTGCAAAAATTAATTCATCTACATGTTGAGGAACAACATATTTTTCTTCCTGATTTTTTGTTGTAACTTCATCCTGATCCATTTTTTTCAAGTAGCCCACACAGTCGGATATGTACGATTCAAACGATGAATAAATATCATTATTTATATTGTCTTCAAACAATTTTTCGGTTAATTCTAATATACGTTTTTTGTACTTTGGATCATAATCATTCTTGGGTTTTTCAACAAATTTACGCGAATTTACTAAATAAGTCATGGTTGCAGAATCCATACAATTTCTTTTATTTTTAAAGTATAATTTTATCTCATGAAAGGGATTTGAACCCTTGACCTGCGGATTTACAGTCCGTCGCTCTACCAACTGAGCTATCACGAGAGGAAATACCCAATAACGGAATTGAACCGTTCCAAAATATTCTTTCGGCTTAATATAATGGTATGCCACATTGGGTATACGTTATAAAGTATAAATTATTTAAATGGTTTTTAAAAATTAATATTCATACTTAAAAAAGTGAGGAGGCCTACCATAAGTGAACGAACAATGAGCGACATATCATTGTCTTTTACGCCCAATTGTTTTACCATTTTGTATGCAGGAGCAGATGCCATAACTACGAAAATAAGCATACTTAATATACTTCCAACAAGTCTATAGTCCATATTTATAGAAAATATTATATTTTCCTAAATCGGAATAAAAAAATCAGAACACCATGAAATCCATTTATCAAATTTTTCATCTTTATATTGTAAATGTTCAATATGCATTTGTCCGTACATTGAATTAATTTCATTTATTTTGGTATAAAAATAATAGGGTATATGTATGTTTTTATATTCATTTATATTTATTTTTTGTTTCAAATCATGACATATGATGAATTTTACCAAACTTGTATTTTTAATAGACTGAGGTTTATAAATATGAACGGTTGTATAACACGCGCATAATATGTACAATAATTGAATATTTTCTAATAATAATGTATTTGTAATTTTTAAAAAACACATTCCTCCTAAACTTTGATTTTCAACGCAATATTCTATTTGCGTTTTAAATGCATCTACGTCGCAAATAATTAATTGTGATGGTTTACATGTATTACAAATATTATTTTGTTTTATCCAATTCATGGCTTCTATACATGCTTCACTTCCTAAATATTTTAATTCGCTATTTGGGTGTATTTTATTCACAATTAATAATTCTAATAGAACAAAAAAATAAGGGTGATTAGGTTTATATTTACTGATATGTAATATATTATCTTCTATATCAGTAGATAACGGGAATGAACTTAAATATTGGTCTAATGAATTTAACATGATGTCAACCTTCTTACCTGAATCTATATTTAATAAACTTACTTGGGGTAGTGTATACAACATGTAGTATATACTAAATCATGTTTAATTAGTTTATTTTAACTTTTAACAAATGTTTATCTTCGTACACCTTTCGCGATTTCATTGCATGTGTATGTTTTTGAAATATATAATATCGGTTTAAATAGGATATTCCTTTTTGATTTTCATCTTTTTCCAACACATCTTTCCCTTTTAAATCTAATTCACTAAACATACCAGTACCATTTGGAAATTCGGGAATATTTTGGACAAGATTAAACCCGTGCAATCGCATCATATCTATGAAATAATCTGCGAATACTAAATATTCTTTATAAAATTCTGTATCATTCAACGTCTGCTGTTTAATACCAATTGCCATAGGAACATATTTGGCTATATTTAATTCTTTATCGGTGTTGTCATACATTTTTTGTATACTTGAAAAGGGTGCATATCTATCCATGATTTCATTTTTCTTTATATCTTTCAATAACCGAAACACTGCTTCCCCATCAAAACAAGTTGCACAAAAATATCCACCTACCTTGATACAATCCATTAAATTATAGATAAAATTCAAAATAGAAGTTTCGGAATCAAACATATAATGCAGCGCAAATTGTATACTTCCTATGTCAAACCCATTTTTACAGTGACCATACGATATACTTGGTAATATGTAAGATTCTGATGTTGTCATTCCAAACAGATAATAAATCATTTGTTTTTCATAATCGTGCGCCAATGCATCTCCATTTTTTATTAAAAGACTACTGTTACCCTCTACAAATACAACATCTGGCATGTACGATCTCTGTTTAGTAACATATTGATTTATTTTTTTAGATAACACCCGCTGAAACGCGCCGTTTGTTGGGTTATGAATATTATCACTATTAATATCAATTCCAAGTACAAACGAACACCTTGCATTATCTACCCACTTATGTATATCGCCACCTTTACCTGATGCAAAATCAATTAACAACGGATCTTTATGGGCATTTTTTCGGTGTAAGTGTGCAACTGTTTCCAACAATTGTGTTTTTATTTTGTTGTGAAAATCACGGGTTGCTTTTCCAACAGATTTATCTTTTTGTTCATAATAGATTTTGGCAGGTGGAGGAATATATTTGGTATCCGTTAACATTTCATACGTGATTGGGTTGTTGATACTTTTCCAATTATTTACTGCCGTAGTATATGCATTTGGATTTTTTTTATCCCACCGAATACGAATTGGACTCCATCTCCATCCTTTTTCTTTATGTAAATCGTATTTGAATTCTACAATAAATCCATCTTCAATAATTTCAATCTTTTTGGGATCTACTTCGTTACTTGTACAGACATTATCATATTCATTCGTGTAACAATTACAAATATGGGCTTGTACATCATACGGTTGTCCACCTACGAATTTTATGTTTTTGTGTTCATTGATTGGAAAATTTTGATATACAGATACAGAAGGACATACGGTATAATCGGTAACTGCCATGGAATCTTTGCTATGAGATTGAGGCGAAGAATGATAGGAGGAATACAATATGAGTGTTTTATATTTTTTTCCATTGACAGTGGACTTTAATACATCATCTATTTTTACATAAAAATCAATTGTATTTTCATCAGGCGGTTTCCATTTAAAGTTCAAATCCCATGTGATACGTTCATTCCGAATAGGTTGATCTTTGGTAGTTAATCCGACACCCAATAATCTGGGCGTAAAAATGAGACCATCTTTGTGATATACAGAAGATTTATCATCGTAAATTATTTTACAATTGTCTTGCGTATATGGCAAAAAGTTTTTCCGAGAAACGGCATATTTTTGGGCAGATGTATTGAAGTATTGTGTTAAAAATACGTTATTGACATGAGTTAACACTTCGTATCGTTGGTCAAAGGTTAACAACCGAATATCTTTATCGGGGAAATCAAAAAATTCTCGGTCAGTTTCATATTTCTTTGTAATAAATTGTTTATAATGATTGGGAATGTAGTAAACATCAAACGAGAAAAAGGTGTTGCAAATTTCTCCATATTTGTTTTTAAATACATGTTCGCCATCTAATACAATCGGTAAAAAGGCATCGGCGACTTTAGTTGGAGTACAATTGGTATTTTCAACGTGACCCATGGTATTGATTAAATATATTTTTTTATTTTTGGCAGATATAAATAGGAGTTTGCGTTCACCATCTGCTTTATCAGTTACCATAAATGTTTCTTCTGTTAGTAATGGGTAATGCTCTTGTTGTAACGTAACGGTGTTGGGTCCGACAAATTGGAAATCACGTTTTTTAGATGGGAACAATGCCTGATATTCTTGTTTTACAGCTTCTATTTCTTTGTACGATATTGGGAAATTCGTTTTTTGTAATCCTTTTAAAACACTTGTAATGGCAAATTTAATTTCTTTTTGAAGTTCTGCTTTAGAAGGTGGTTGTTCTATAAATTCAACTTCTATTTCATAACTTGGTCTCTGATCAAACACTTTGTGCATCATTTTGGAAACACTATCGCGTTCCATTTTTACAATACTACAATCTACGCAAAAGTATGGATGTTCTGGATGCTGAAATTGTAAACGTTTCATGAACCGAAATGTTTTCAACTCCGATGCAGGTTTTTCTGCTTGGTCATCTGTTAATTTAGTTTCGCTATTGAGTGAAAAGTTGATATTATAATTATCATTGATCACAGGTTTGGTAACTTGTTGTTTTTGAACAAATTTTAAGGATGCTTCTTGAGATTCACAATATTGTTTAATTTCTTCAATTGTATTTAGTTCTGCACGTACATCTTTACCCATTGAAATACGAAACAACGATTGTTCTTTAGATAGTTTGAAACCACTTAATAGTAGCCATTCAATGACACTATTATAATCACTTCGCTGTAATGATGTATTATAGTGTTTGAACCGCAATTCAAATTCATAATTAACTAAACCGCTATTTTTACTTTTAAGATATTGATCCAATAATATATCCATTATATTCTATATACATTATATTATTTTAATCAATTTTAATATTCTATCAATTCAATAATATCTTCATATATTTGTTTTTTCAATTTTGAAATTGGTATTTTCAATTGGGTTGCAATCATTTTTAATTCTTCTAGCTTATAATGCGATATAGCATACAATGGATAAACAAGATGGCAATGTGTAGTGTAAGGTTGATTAGACCATGGTAGAATGGTTTGATCAACTATATGTGTAGGAGGAAATGTACCAATATGAAAACAAATTTGGTTATGAATAATCCATACATTACATTTTTTCCATATACATAATTGTATAAAAGTGCGAAGCGTAATTTCGGTTTTTAGGTCACGTACTATTTTATATGGACTATCATGTAAAATACTTGTTTTTTGGATAGGAACAAGTTGTTGAAATAATTCAATATAGGGATCATGAACTTTATTAAACTCAAAATTTATTTTATTTAAAACAAATTTTGATAGGTTCATTTATTTATTTAAAGTACATATCTTTAAGCTTATTTTTTTCTTGCTCGGTCTGGTTAATTTGATTCTCTTGCAAATGAACATATTTAATATAATTTTGTAATTTAGTTATAACTTCATCAGATATGTTAGATAAATTAATAAAAATCCCGTTTTGGTTATCATTATACCCTATTTTGTGTTGTTGTATCAATAATTTGCCAATTTCTATTTGATAATGTTTAGGCATGTTTTCAATATGATCTTTTATTTCTTGAACATTCATATTGTAGACGCAATTTATTATTTAACTCTTTTTTAAAATTGATATAATAATAGTAAATAGTATGTATTAAATGGAGAAACGCATCTTGGATAAAGTCAACACACAAAACGAGATCTATAAATCCCAACTAGTCCAACAAATTAAAAAAATAGGGGATGGTTCATTCACTTTAGAAAATTTACAAGATTGGGTTTATTCACATCCACCAGTTGAATTAACTAAAATAGATTTTACGAAACGTAAACGTGCAAAAAATTCAGTTCAAATTGACCACCGATGTGAGGCACGTTGCGCTAAAGGTAGTGGCCATGAAGGTGAACAGTGTACTCGTCGTAAAAAAGACGGGTGCGTATATTGTGGAACTCACATGAAAGGTCTTCCGCATGGTATTATGGAACAAACTACGAATACCGTAAAAGAAAAAACAATTTGGGCAGAAGAATATCGCGGGATCATGTACTATATAGATGAAGAACATGTGTACAACACAGAAGATATTAAACAAAACAAAGTAAATCCAGAAATTATTGGAACATGTAGAAAAAACGGAAATTCTTATGAAATAAAACTAAAATAATTACATAATATATGGCATGTACGTCCGATATGACATTTGAAGAATGTGAATTGGCAATATTACGAGAAAATGTAGACAAGGCCGAAAAGAAACAAGGTAAAAAATTATTGCATTCTCCTGCTACACAAGCCATCATAAAAATAGTAGAATCGTTTATACATAAAAACGGCTTGATTATTTATGGTGGCACTGCAATCAATAATATTTTACCAAAAAATGATAGATTCTATGATTACAGTTATCAATTACCCGATTATGACGTGTATAGCACAGATGCAGTGGGAGATGCAAAAAAATTAGCAGACATATTTCGTAAAACATTTAATAAAAAAGAAGATTCCATAGAAGCTAAAGCTGGCGTCCATTTTGGAACGTATAAGGTATATGTCAATAATTTAGCCGTTGCAGATATTACTTATTTACAAGAAGATTTATTCCAAAGTTTAAAAAAAGATATCATTCGTAAACAAGGATTATTAATTAAAAAAGATTTATTGTATGCTCCTGCAAATTTTTTACGGCAAAGTATGTATTTGGAATTATCTCGTCCAAATGGCGATATTTCACGATGGGAGAAAGTATTAAAACGTCTTACGTTGTTAAACAAACATTACCCTTTGAAAATAAAAAAGTGTAAAATTAAAATTCAACGCAAAATGTCGGATATGTCGGTTCAAAATGAAAAAAAAATATTTAATATTGTGAAAAATTGTTTTGTTCAAGAAAAACTTGTTTTTATTGGCGGTTATGCCAATGCACTCTATTCCAAATATTCGCCTATCAATATAGTAAAATCCTTACCCGATTTTGATGTTCTATCTACGCAACCTTTGAAAACGTGTGAAAATGTAAAATCACAACTAGAAAAAGAAGGATTTCATTGTTCTATTAAAACTTATCCACCTATTGGTGAACTCATTGAAGAACACTATTCTATCCAAATAGGCGAAGATTATATTGCGTTTGTATATAAACCCAATGCATGCCACAGTTTTAACGAAGTGACCATAGATGGTGATAAAATAAAAGTCGGAACCATTGATACTTTATTAAGTTTTTACATGGCATTTATGTATGCTGATCGCGAATATCACGATATTAATCGCTTAGTTTGTTTATCTACGATGCTTTTTAATATTCAGCAACAAAATAGGTTGAAACAAAGCGGACTTTTACAGAGATTCAATATTAATTGCTACGGAGAACAAAAAACATTATCCGATATACGTGATGAAAAATTAAAAATGAGAACCGAATTAAATCCTAAATCAGGTGAATACGAAAAATGGTTTTTAAATTATGATCCAAGTAACAAAACAAAACAGACCAAAACACCAAAAAATAAAACAAAAAAGAAATTGAATAAAAAGAAATAATTTTTTTAGTGTAAATGGCTACCGATCTTTCTCAATATGTTATGCGTAATGAATTGGACCACGTCTTATTGAACCCAGATACATATGTGGGTTCAATTGAAAATATTGAATCACCCGTGTGGATTTTCAAAGATGGAAAAATTGTCGTAGAAACTATTAAATACAATCCTGCTTTATTGAAACTATTTGACGAATTTATTGTCAATGCGAATGATCACTTTATAAGAACAAAAGATAGTGCAAATCCCGTTACGCATATTCAAGTTCAAATTCAAGATGGAACAATTACAATTACCAATGACGGCGAAGGAATTGATGTAGCTGAACATCCAGAACACAAAGTCTATATTCCGCAACTTATCTTTGCTACGTTGCGAACTTCACGAAATTTCAATACAGAAGAAAAACGAATTGTTGGCGGTAAAAACGGGTTTGGTGTAAAACTCGGTTTTATTTGGTCTACTCGTGGCGAAATAGAAGTAGTAGATTCGGTTCGTCAACTTAAATATACTCAAACGATTGAAGAAAACATGAAAAAGATTAACAAACCAACTATTAAATCGTGTAAAAAGAAATCGTATACGAGTATTACATTTACTCCCGACTATGCTCGTCTAAAATTGCCTGGTTTGGATGAACATATGAAATCACTCATGATTCGCCGTATTTACGATATTGCCGCATTTACGGATAAATCCGTGAAGGTATCGTATAATGATTCAGTGATCCCAATTAAATCCTTTCCGCAATACATTGACATGTTTGTTGGACCCAAAACGGAAACACCGCGTGTATCTTATTCATGTGACCGTTGGGAAGTGATTGTATGTAAATCTGCATCAGAAGAATTCACATCTATTTCTTATGTAAACGGTATTCACACGAGTAAAGGCGGAACTCACGTCAATTATATTTTAAACCAAATTTTGAAAAAGTTGATTGCTTACATTTTACAAAGTAAAAAAGTAAATGTAAAACCAGCAACTATCAAAGAATATCTCATGCTATTTATCAAATGTTCTATTGAAAATCCAAGTTTTGATAGTCAAACAAAAGATTATTTGAATACGCCAAGTTCATCGTTTGGTTCTTCGTGTGAAATCCCAGATAAATTGGTAGAAGATATTGCGAAGAAAGTGGGAATCATGGAAATTATTCTATCTATTACAAAATCTAAAGAAATGGTTGCTGCTAAAAAGGGCGGTGATGGAAGCAAAACCCGAAAGATTTCTGGTATTCCCAAATATATCGGTGCAAATTATGCAGGAACAGCCAAATCTGGACAGTGCACACTTATTTTATGTGAAGGAGATTCAGCTCGTTCTGCTATTCTATCTGGATTTACTTCGGATGATCGTAACTATTACGGTGTATATCCGTTGCGCGGTAAGTTGCGGAATGTGCGTGAAGAATCCATTACCACGATAAGTAGTAATAAAGAAATTAAAGAATTGATGACCATTATGGGGTTGAAATACGGAAAAGAATATACGCCAGAAACTGTCATTGAACTTCGTTACAGTCACGTGCTATTTATGACAGACCAAGATTTAGATGGAAGTCATATTAAAGCACTCTGTATTAATTTGGTTGCTTGTTTGTGGCCATCTCTTTTGAAAATTCCGAATTTCATTGGATTTATGCATACACCCATTATCAAAGCAACCAAGGGAAAAATGGAACTTGTATTTTACACTGAAGAACAATATGAAGACTGGAAAAAAGTAGGTTCAACAGGATACACGATTAAATATTACAAAGGATTGGGAACTAGTACATCTACCGAATTCAAAAAGTATTTCTTAGACAAGAAAATAGTTCATTTCACATGTACACCTGAATGTCCGAACCAAATAGATATGGTATTTAATAAAAATCGCGCGAATGATCGCAAACAATGGTTGGAACAATATGTTCCCGAAACACTCAATATGGATGTAAAAGAAATTAGTTTTCACGACTTGCTCAACAAAGAAGTGATTAAATTTTCCAAATACGATTGCGACCGATCCATTCCCAACATCATGGATGGGTTGAAAATTAGTCAACGTAAAATTATATTTGCAGCATTTCTGAAACCAATTGTGAATGAAATTAAAGTGGCACAATTTAGTGGTTATGTATCTGAAAAATCATCGTACCATCACGGTGAACAAAGTTTGAATGGTGCCATTGTGAATTTGGCACAGGATTTTGTAGGATCTAATAATATTAATTTGCTCGTACCATCTGGACAATTTGGCACGCGTTTACAGGGAGGTAAAGATCACGCTAGTGAACGTTACATCTTTACCAAATTGAACAAATGTACGCGTCAGATTTTTAAAAAAGAAGATGACAATATTCTCAATTATTTGGATGATGATGGTGTATTCATAGAACCAGAATATTATATTCCGATTATTCCAATGATTCTAGTAAATGGTTGTGACGGAATTGGCACGGGATTCAGTACAAAAATTCCGTGCTATAACCCTAAAGATTTGGTGCGATATCTGCAAAACATGTTGAATGATGTACCGAATCCAGTAAAACTCATACCGTATTATAAAGGATTTAAGGGAACGATTGAAGAGAAAACGGAAGGAAAGTTTATTATTCGTGGTGTATATACGGTGACTGATTTGAAAGTAGTGATTACCGAATTGCCTATTGGTATGTGGACAGATACGTACAAACAATTTCTGGAAGATTCTATTGGAACACTGATTAAAGATTATACCGACAAAAGTACAGATGTAAATATTCACATTACTCTTACTTTACTTGCACCCTTGGCCAATCCAGAAGTAGATTTGAAGTTGACCACGAGTATTAGTACAAGTAATATGCATTTGAATACTGCAAAGAATCAATTGAAGAAATACAAAACAGTAGAAGATATCATTGATGATTATGCAGAAGTTCGGCTTAAAATGTATGTTACTCGTAAACAACATTTGTTGCAGGCAATTAATGCAAAATTGAATGAAATTACAAACCGAGTTAGGTATATACGATTCAATTTGGATGGAACAATTGATTTGCGTAACAAATCAAGTGGTACAATTAATGAACTGTTGGCGTCACTGAAATTGGAAAAAATGGAAGATAGTTATCATTATTTGATTAAAATGGCGATGGATAGTGTATCTACTGAAAAAGTAAAAGATTTGGAATCGGAATTGGAGAAACTCACAGAAGAAAAACGAATCTTGACGGAATTGACAGAAAAACAAATGTGGTTGAATGAATTAGATGATTTGATTAAACTAATTTAATTTATGAATAAATACTATGAAACTTATTTTTTTTATTTTACTGTGTATAATTATTATATTAGCTATTACGACAACACAATATGTAAATAAAAATTATAAGTATGATTTAAAAAAGGATGGATGTTGTGTTTTAAAAAATGTAATAGATTCTAATAAAATTAACGAATTACATTCTTTGTGTGTAAATGGCAATTATAAACAAGTAAAAGAAACTATCATAGAAAATAAAGAAATTCAGTCCAAGATTCACAAAATATTAAGTAACAATTACATATTCCAAGACTATATTTGGATAATACAAAAATCGGCAGTTCATACATGTCATAGAGATAATAATGGAGATTTTTTTAATAAAGGTCAAAAACATCCTTCGTATACTATGTTACTCTATTTAGAAGATATGGATAAATGTTTAGGTGTTATTCCTTCAAGTCATCATAGCGAATATAGTTATATGGTTAATTTTAATAATTCAGTAGAACACTTATTATGTAACAAAGGAGATATCATTTTATTTAATGCAAATTTAATTCATGTTGGTGCGTTAAATCCTCGGCATGATAATATTCGTATTCAAATGAAACTTACTCACAAAGATGACATTGAAGTATTGTCATACTATCAAAATTTCAACAAAGTGTTGAATAAAGACAATACATTGCCGAATTCGGTTTTATTATTTCAAAAAAATATGTCATGTATGTTCCCGTATATTTCCAATTTAACTCAAGGGGAAAATATAAAAAGTGCTAGAGGAACAGATAATGGAGCATCAGTAGGAATTGCACAAAAAATATTTTCATATCTGTTTTATGGTAATAGTAAATTTTATGATTTACCCAATGCTTTTTAAAAACTAATTTAAATATAATGAATAGTCAAATATATGAATTATACCAAACAGAATGATCTATTACTAAATAAATTAAAGGTTTTTTACGAATCTAATAACTTTAAACAATTAGACCGAATATTAAAAATATTAAATGGAGAATCACGTATATCGTTGCGAATTTTAGATTGGTTTGTAACTAATTACGCGAAAAAGAACTATATCGTATATACATTGAAAGATGAATCTCGGTTTAAAGTGTATAACGATTACAAACTGAAATTGAAAGCCTATTCAAAAAAACGATTTGATCCATTTTGTAGATGGGAAAAGATTAACATACCCTATAAAAACAATACGCTCATCCAGACGACGATTGGTCAATTAAATTTTTTTAAATGGGTGCTTGAAAATGAAATCATGGAATACATTGAATCGGAATATGACAAAATAGAACAAGACATGAATATTCGCAATAGTTCTTCTAAAAAAAAAGCAACGGATAATAAAACTAGAAAAACACGACATGAATTATCACCCTCGGCTACTAAAAATATGCAAAAAGAATTTATTACGATTGCTGTAAATTTTGATTAACTCGGTTTAAACCCGTGATCAATTGCATTTAATAAACGGATTTGACGTTTTGCATTTTTTAATGTTGTTTTTTTAGCATAGACTTTTCCATTTTTTGAGTTAATCACGGAATATCTTCTCGCACTTTTTTTAATCATTTTATATGGCATTATAATATAGAAATATATTATAATGGCGGAAGCCGAATTTATTCCTCTACCTGAATTTAATGCTGAAACAAATGAGTATATAGTAAATAAATGGTATTTTTTTTATATTGCACAACAACAATTGCGAGGTAATACAGTATTAACACGTTCATGTGTTTCACCTGGTTGTTTTACAACTGCTATTATTTATTGTATTTATTATAAATTAATAATGGAATCAAAAATAACTCAACGAGTTATGGCATTTGATTTACCTACAAAATCTCATTTAACCATGTTACCTTTTACGGATACAGTTAAAATAGATGCATCTTGGATACATGAAATTAATGAACAAAGTAAAAGAGCAAATAGAGATTTATATTACATTCTAAACAATCATTTATTTATGAATAAACCTTTACATGAATTTGTATATGATCCTGCATATATTATGAATGGTCAACAACTTTTTATGATGGCATTTGTGAATATGGACAATCCTGAAAATGGCGGTACTCTTTTTTATATTTCTCATTATTTTGTTATTTTACGTATATCAAGTGAAGAGTTTGTTATCATATCATCTTATGGTAGTGAAAATGTAAAAATATCTATAACAGTTAAAAAATTTAGGTATGAAGATTGGGCAATATTTGTTAGAACTTTTACAGCAGAAACACCTGACGAACGTAGTGGTATTGGAGAATTTTTTAAAACTTATTTTTTAGATAGAAGTGTAGCAGTTATGCCTACTCCAGATAGAGGTGTACAATTTCCTACATCTATTGAAGAAGGCATTGAAAAAGAAATAGAAGTATACGTAACACAAAAACATAACATTATATGCATTCCACGTATATTGGATTTATTAGATACAAGTGTCCCCAAACCTGAACTACCTCCACCCAGACAAAGAAGGTCGTTTAGCGAACCGCCCAAATCAAGAAGATCCCAACGTATTCAATCCATTCTTAAACGACAAGGTGCCGCAGGAGGAAAAAATACAAAAAAAAGACGTAATGTAAGAAAATATAAACGTAATGTATATGGAAAGTCCCACAAAAAAGCTTAATACTACTAAAACACGAGACCTGGGTGCCGCAGAACATGAAAGGGCGGAAGTTGTAAGTGAATGTACTCCACTTTATGTAAGCCCCGATACTCTTCCTGCCGAATTTCATGCTTCAATGGGTGCATTTAGTGAATTGTTAGATAGAACCAGACAAAAAATACCATATATATGTTCCTCTGAATTGCCGATAGATGGAGAATTTAAAACGTATTTGGACCAAAAATTCCCTTCAAAAAGTGTTTTATTTTTAGCAAAAAAAGATGCAGATGATAAACAAGATGCTGATGGAGAAATACAATGTCCAAGTAAATATTTATCATTGTATGTAAACGGAAAAGAAATTGCAAGTTTACATTTTGGAATAAACAGAAATGTAAATACTGATGATGACCTTCCATACAGTCATCTTTCTAATTATACTTCAATGACAGTAAAAAATATAGATGTAATTCCTGAATATCAAGGACAACGAATTGCATCGGTATTAATGGGGTATGCATTATCTACTGCATTGGCCGAAAATTGTGATATTATATTTTTAGATGATGATTCAGAAAATTCAACCCATGTGACTAAAAATTTATATGCTAAATTTGGGTTTAAATTTGTAGATGAACCTTCTGAAAAAGAAATAAATGAAAAGGGGGAAGAAGTATATTCACAACTAAGTGGACCCGAAAAATATTTACTTGTAGAAAATAAACAACAAATAGATGCAATCCTTAAACAAAATTTGGAAAGAACAGCAGGCAAACGAATCCGTAAAACAAAAAATAAATCAAAAAGACGTAAATCTAGAAAATATAAACGTTAAACGCGAATATAAAATGCATCTCCCCATCTAAAATCATTGCACCATTTTGTTTCTACACGTTTAAGATCAAATTTCAATAAATATTCATCTAACTCTGAAATTAGAGCACAACCTTTATATACATAATCAGAATTAACTTCAATATAAACATACTCTACTTTGGACAAATAGTCTTCCATACCTTTGAGAGCTTTTAATTCTGCACCTTGAATGTCAAAATTTAAAAAATTGTATTCAATGGAATATTTTGGTAAAATATTTTTTAATAACTGTGTTTCTCCTTCAAAACTATTTACATAAGTAACTTGAGGATGAAACGTAGAATGTAATCCAAATTCAAGAATAGACGACGATTGGCCATTATTAGCTATATTGAATTTCACGTTTTCTATAACATCCGATACAATTGCATTTTCAATCAAAACATTTGGATATTTTTGTTTGCAAAATTCAACTTTCTCAGGCATTGCTTCTACCCAAAGTATTTGATTTAAAGGCAAATATCGTAAATAATCTTTAAGTTCTTCGCATTCATGAGCTCCAACATGTAAAATACCTTTGAATTGTACATTGTATTTTTTTACCAAATCATGTAACGAAATAAGCATAATAATATATATTATGCTTATTTTTAAGTAAATTATACTAACTTGTTATATCTTGAATGAACTGTTTGGTTAAAATCTCTAAAATGATTACACGTTTGTGTATAGATACTTCCACTATGAACTACATGAGTATATTCTAAACCTGTTACCACATGCATATTCAAATCCAGTTGTTCAAATAATAATGTGTTCAAATAAATCACGTCGCATGCACTGCTTTTTTTTATATTTTCAGTTTCATTTTGTAAATTTAAATTTTGGATTAAATATTTATTGATAACATAGTTTCCAGTATTCATTAACACTTCACTTGAGAAATTAAAATGCTGTTTCGTTATTTTTTCTTTTTTCAAATTATTGGCAAACTCTCCTTTTTTATAAATAAAACCTGATAAGTGTGAATAATTAAAATTGGGGTTTGCTTTACATGGTGCCAGAATAATATTTTTTTGATCTTGAACATTATTCATAATGTAATCTTTGGTTAAAGAAAAATATTGTTTATCTGCAAAATTATCAGAATCCATTAATACGATCCATTCATTTTTTGCGCGGTTGCAAGCTCCAAGTTTATTTAAAAATGGTCCTAACTTAGTTTCATTTTTATACACTTTTAATTTATCATTATTACCAAATGTTTGTTTGATTTTTTCAAAATCATTCCCATTTTCATCTGTAATTATGATTTCATCTATGAATTCATTTTCTAAATATTTTGGCAAGTAATTGATTAAAAATCCGTCAAACCTATCCATCGTAGGTATACACAAACTAAACATATACTCTATTTTTATTAATTATTTTCAAAATATAAACTAATAATTATAGTTTAGTGTATCTACAATAAAGATATTTTTTTCGGTATTATATTTTTTAGTAACAAATTATGTATTTTATTAACTATAAATTTAAAGTGTTTCTAGAACACAGTATTACTCTTACTTATTATTGTATCATGAAAGAATCTGAACTATTAATGATGAAAAATGGTCTGCAGAATCGTTTGCAAACAATATAACTAATGTTATTTACCTCATTATATCACCACTCCAAATATCCTATTGATAATACAAAATTATATTGACAAATTAATATTTAAGTATTGCCAAAATATCATTGCCATCTGTATCGTTTATATCATTTATTGTATAATTATGCTCTTTAAGTTTATATATAGCATTATTCATTCCATTTATTCCTAATTGAATTGCTTTTTCATTATATTTCGTAAAACATTCTGTGTTAAACCCCCATTTTTCAAATCTTATTTTATTAATTTTATATTTGGATAAGTCTATCATTTTTATTATTTCACTATCAAATCCTTCAGTATCTATTTGTAAATATTCAATATTAGTAATATTATGAATATTGCATATTTTATCAAACGTAATACTTTTTGTTTGTATTGTTACCATGTCATCTTTATTTCCCCAATCATTCATAGGCAATAATGAAAAATGAACATCGCCGTATACTATTCCATTATCTGCACGTGTTCCCATAATACCTTTTTTTGCGGGTATATATAATTCTACGGTTTCATCATCATTGTAATATATGGCATTGTTGTAAATATACACATTTTTTATATTATTATAATTTTTTTTAATTTCACCTATTAGTTTGTTGTTTGGTTCTACTAAAATAACACAATCTGGTTTCTCGTTGATTACTAACTGTTTAAACAAATCGTTCCCATTGTTTGTTCCAATTTGAAAAAATACTTTTGACATTAAAATTATATTTTATATTAAATTCAAATTAATAACGCATTTGAGATTTTAAAAACTATCTTAATACTATTAATAATGATCAGGAGTTCCCACCAAATATTACTCCCCCATTTTTATATTTTACTTAATTACATTTACATAAAATTATCCCATAAATTAACAACTCATTTTATACGTGTATGATATATTTTTTATTTATGCAATGACAACTAATAACCTTATAACCATCATATAATGTTATTTTTAATAAAAAATATAAAAATGTTTTACATCTTAGGTTAGAAGATTTTGTAACTTATAATTTATATTTAGATGTAAATAGGATTATACAATTACTTGAAAAAGGTATTATTAACGAATCATTATGCATTGTGTGTAAAAAACCTGAAACCGAGTTTGAACATACCTATATAAAACAAATTAAGGATTTTATTAACAATAAATTTAAAGTGTTTCTAGAACACAATGATACTCTGATTATTATATCATGAAAGAGGCTGAACTGTTAATATGTTCAAAAAGTACATTGTCATGGTGTGCAGCATTTTTTTCAAATAATATAACTAAATGTTATTTACCTGATTATGTGACCACTTTAAATAGCACATGCAAATATCCTATTGATAATACAGAATTATATTAACTATTTTTATAAGTAATATCATTAATAATTTTATAGTTATGCCAAGTACATTTATCAAAAAATTTCTGCCAGTATAAATACGTTTCATAGTCATCTGGAGTTCCCCAACAAATATAATTATATACTTCAAATACTTTTACATTTAACCCCATTTTAATATTTTGATTAATTACATCATCTACATAAAATTCATTATTGCTTCTAATATTATGTTTGTAATTTTCATGTAGTCCATCTATAAAATATTTTGCTTTTCTAAAAAACATGGTACCAATTATGACGTGACTTGTTTTTATATTATGTTTATTTACATCAAATTTTTTACATGATACACTAAGTATATTATTATTTACATCTGTTTCCAACCATGCATACATATTAGGGTTATTTTTACTTGTTGGATTATTGGTAAAACTCCATACAATAATATCTATAGAATTATCGTCCAACATTTTTTGATATTTCTCTTTATCATAATATACTCCATTATCGCATGCACTAATCAATATAGGGTTTTCTAAATTTAATCCATAATTTTGTATACCTATTTCAGTAGTACATGCTTGACCCTGAGTCACTTTATCTATTGAAAAAACATTACAATTTTCAAATGTTTCTTCAAGTTTTTCTTTAATGTTATATTGCGTGACGTGATCATCTAAACAAATAAACACTTTGTTGCTTGTTTCAGGTAAACACTTTACGGCTTGAACAATCATAGGTAATCCGCATACATCCAATAATGGTTTAGGATTTACGTAGCCTTTTACCGAAAATCTACTTCCAGCACCAGCCATTGGCAAAATAAGTGTTGTATTATTATCTGGATAGATAGGTTGTTCTTTTAAAATGTTATTAAAATAGTTTGACCAAGATTTATATATTTCCAAATCATAAGGTGTTCCCCATTGCAACATATGTTCTATTTCAAATATATTTACTTTTAATCCTTCTTCTACTAATAAATTATACACCATACTTACGTAGTATTCATTTTTGACTTTTAGTTGTCTATCCATAAGCATAGTAAAGTATTTTTTCATTATTGCACCTGATTTAAAATAATATGTACCATTGGAGGCATATTCACTCATTCTGTCATTTGTAAATGGCATTTTTTCTTGTATTGATTCCATCCATCTGTTACCAGTTTCAGATTCTTTTAAAAATGCATAATTATCTGTACCTAACATGTGAGGATGGAACCCTTTATAACATGCAATAGCTCCATCTGCACCTCTTTCACGGGTGTCTTGTAAAAAATTGTCATAATCCCAATACGTACCATAGTCACAATAACTAACAATTACTTCTTTTTCATCGTCAATGTTATCAAAAATTAACGACACTGCATGAACTGGTCCTTCACGATTTTTAGTAGGAACTTCATAAATTTCACATGTAGGCGATATAGTTTGTAATATTTGCCTCATATTTGTATCAGTTAAATGTTGATTATTACAAATAAATTTAATATTTTTCTCTCCAGGAAATAATTGAACAACATGTTGAATCATGGGCATACCATCTACTTCAATTAATGGTTTTGGATCTGTATAACCTTCATCTACAAATCGTTGGCCTAATCCAGACATAGGTATGACGATTTGAACTTCTGTATTTTTCCATTGTTCAATATTATACGATTTTGTACAAATCATGTCCATATGTATATGTTCTCGTATAAAAAAATCTTTATATTCTTTAATTTTTTCAGTTTGATGTTGTAATTCTGGAGAGACAAAACATAATTTAAACCCTTCTTTTTTTATAGTATTGTATATTTCTTTTGTTAATGGATTTTTAGTAAAACAATCTACCCATACCCAATGTACTTTTCCTTTCATATTTAAAATTGTATCCAACCCTTCATATTCCGAAAAACGTAGTGCTATATTTTTATTTCCTTCGGAGCAAAGTTTATAAATCATTGGAAAAGACGAATCTAAAAAAAAATAATTGATTATAGTGTATTTCTCTAATAGTTCTAGTATTTTGTATTCTATTCTTTCACTTTTGATATTAAGAATAATAAATGTATGATGATAATATTGTAAAAAATCATTTAACAACTCTCCTTGTATAAAAGGATCATGGGATAAATGAATTTCTCCATTAAAATTATCTCGTAAATCAATTTCAATCCCATACGTGTATGGTATATTTTTTAATTCTGCAATTGAATTAATGCGATGGCAAGTAAATAACATTATAATCATATAATGGTATTTTTAAATTAACAAAATAGATTTGTTTCATGTAATCTTTATGAATAAGTCCGCCCCATTCTTTTTTCCAAACATATTTTTGATTATGTATCATCTTACCTTCAAGTGGTTGGTTATTTTTTATGCGATGTCTTTCTGTTGTTAATTGGTATTTCCATGGCAAATATTTAATAATTAATCCTCTTTTATTATTAAACATTATGTTTTCATATTCACTATATGTAAGTTTATTATTTTTAGTAAATGGATTATCAAATAAATGATCAAAAAGGTTTTCATTTAAATACGGTTCAAATGTTCTATTATAACTACCACTTAATTCTATATCTTTTTCTTTAATCCAGTTATATGTGTTACAGTATATTTTTATTGATTTTTTATTGCCAAAACAAAAAGCATCTGATACAACTGGAGGACTATCTCCAAACCATCTAATAGTACAATCTAAATCAACATTGTGTAAAACTAATACATTTTCATCATCTTTTGTAAAAATAATGTTATTCAAATTACGAAATATCATATCCGGTCGTATTTTGCTTATAACATCAAATTTAATATTAGTATCAGTTTCATATTTATCAATTAAATTAAAATTGTTCAAGTCATTATAAAACATGGATAATTGGTTATATGGTCCGAGAAATTTTTTATTATGAATTAACCTATTTTGTATCCAATCTTCTTCGTAAAAAATGGCTTGAATTCATAATATCCTAATACATTATTTAATATTTCAATGGCTTCATTATCTTGTTCTGAGTTTATGGATAAAAATAATTTTATATTATATTGAGGTTTTAAATGATGCAATAAAGGCAATAATACATTTTTGTAGCATGTTAATCTACCACTAATAAATAAAGCTATATTTAACATAATATAAAAAATATTATATTTATATATGAAATTACTTTTAGTTTTAAATGGGGAAAGTTATAGATCAGGCAATCAAATGTCAAGGTATAGAGGAACAAAAAATTATATAGAAAGACAATTTTTAGCATGTAAATCTCATGTTAAATTAATTAATGTAATAAAAGATAAATATAATATTGATACAGATTTAATAATACATTCTTACAAATTGAATGAAACCGATGATAATAATTTGATAAATTATTATAAAAATCACAATATAAATATTATTTCTGTAACCTTTTTACCTTCAATATGTGAAAATGAAAAAAAATTTTTAAATTTGACATATGATAAAATTAACGAACATTTATTTAGGTATGATGGTTGTTTATTAATAAGGATTGATTTATATTTAAAAGAATTCTATATACAAAATTTTGTTTTTGATGATAAAATTAGATTTCCGCATATTGATCTTAATCATACTATAAATATAACAAAAAAATTCCCTGTATGTCATGTATTTATATATTACCCTAAAAAATATTTTCATGTTATAGAAAATAAAATTGTTTATAATTCAACCCATGAAATATATGAAAATTTAATAACCCAAAATATTCATAATAGTGAAATTGATTTTTGTATAAATACTATACATTTGTGCACTACAGATTGTCAATCAAATCCATTATATTGTCAAATAGGTAGAAAGTATGTTGCTAATTATTATTTTAATGAAAATACATTTTATCTATATGACAAAGAATTAAATCAATTAGTCTTTAATAAAGAATTAACATACAAAAAATGGGAAGAATATAGTAATCATGGCGAAGATGTATTGTTATCAACCATATGTAATTAATTTAAATACATATTATTTTATTGAATAAATGCATATTAGTTTATTTAAACATTATGATACATACAAACATATATTTCCAGTAGATGAAAATAACCGTAAAATTGATGTATATAAATTTGAAGAATGCACTATTACAGGTTTAAATGTATATTATCCCAATATACTTTTAAATGTAAAAGATTCGGTTGTATTACCATTATTAGAGAGAACCATGTCCTTAAAATCAGGTACAATCTATGAAAAACAAAATATGACATATGATTTTGTAAAAAAAGATATAAATACAGTTTGTAAAATACCCGTATTTTTCTTTATTTATAATACGGATAATTATTTTCATTTTTTATATGACAGTTTGCCGTATTTAATTTCATTTTTGGAATTAAAGAAAGAAATACCAGAATTGAAGTTACTCATGCAATATCCTAATGATCAAAAAATATCGTTTTATCCATTTGTATTAGAATTTTTAGACATTTTAGGCATACATCAAGATGATATTATCATTGTAAATGATACCACAAATTATACCGAAATATATATATCTACATCATATACACATGATATAGATTCAAACTTACCACCTAGAAAAGAAATCTATGAGTTTTATCAACATATAGTTGATATAGTAAAACAAAAAGTAGCCCACATTGAAACGCCTAAAAAAATATATGTTTCAAGGAGGACATGGTTACATAATGATTTTTCAAATATTGGTACAAATTATACCACACGAAGAAAACTAGTGAATGAAGATGAATTAGTTGAACATTTGCAAGAAGAAGGATATACAGAAATTTTTACAGAAAAAATGACAACGATAGAAAAAATATTGTATTTTGCAAATGCAACTCATGTAGTTGGAGCAATTGGAGGAGGTATTTCAAATGTTTTATTTTCCCCAAAATCAACAAAATTAGAAGCCATTGTTTCTCCTACCTTTTTAGATGTGAATACGAGATTTAAATATAGTTTGAATTGTGTAGATGTATCATATAATACAAATACAGAACATGTAGAAAAAACAGAGTTTAAAACATATATGAGAGTAAAAACAAAAGATGGAAAATTTGGAGAAATAGGAAAGATATATGATAATAAGTTGATAATATCATATACAGACGGATCCAATACTGGTTGGAATGCACAAAATACGTATCAACAAATAGAATTAAATATGAAAGATGTTGAAAAATTGGATAATGGGTTAAATAGTTCTTGGATTATTTTAAATCATATTAATGTATATTGAAATCCAGAAGGACATATATATATACCTATTTCACCTTTTATAATATATATTTCTTCTTTTGGAATAGTTAAATCAGCCCATATATGTTCAACGCACGGTATTAAATTTATTGAATTTAATATCTTTGGAAATATTTTTTTTAAGTAAAATGCAGTATATCCTATTAAACCTGTAACGCAATCATTGCATTGATAGTCTACTGGATTCATATAAGGCCCATATTTTATTACACCATTATATTTATCATCTAAATTATCTACTATTTTAAAAAATTGATTATTTTGATTTAAATAATATCTTCCTGATAATTTAATTATAAAATCATTATCATTTATATTATATTCTTTTATACAATCTATTATATCAATAAATTCAACTATACCATAATTTGGATTTTTTTCCAATAACCGATTTCCATTATAATTATTGTTATTTGTATAAAATACATTTATATTTTCAAAATTACAATATTTATCTAATGTTGTTTCTCTTTTGCCATTATTTTCTATAATTATTATAGTATATTTTTTATGTAAATTTAAATCAATTAAAGTTTGAATACAATTATTATATTGATGTTCTCTTTTTTCTTTTCCTATACAATTTATTAATGACGTTGTAACAAAAATATATTTTTTTCTTATATTTGACATTATATTATAATAAATATATATTATAATATGGATAATTACACATTTATAATTTTAAGACATGTAACTAACCGACTAAAAAATGCAGATGAAATATGGAAAGAATGTTATAAATCAATTAGATTATTTTATACTAATAAAATAATCATTATTGATAATAATTCCGATTATAGTATTATTAAAAATGATATAGATTTAGATAATTGTGAAATAATTAATAGTTCTGTTTTTGAGTCAAGATTATTTTCACCGTTTTATGAATTATTACATATTGATTTTAAAAAAGCTGTAATTATTCATGACGGAGTTATATTTCAAAAATTTGTTGATTTCAATATATTTGAAGATGTTAAATATATATGGCATTTTAATACGAAACAATATGATAATGTAAATTTAATCGGGAAACAATTGTCTGTATTAAATAATAATGATAAGTTATACCATTGTTTTAAACGAAATGAGTTTATAGGATGTATGGGATGTTGCATAGCTATTACAAAACAATTTTTAATGAAATTAGAAGATACATTTAAAATATCTAATTTAAAAAATAGTATAACCAACCAAGAAGATGCATGTGCATTTGAACGAACTCTATCTATATTGTGTTTTTCAGAAAAACCAAATTTAATTAATGATCTATCATTTGAAGGAGAAATAAAATATATGGTTTGGGGATACAATTATTCAGATTATATAAATAAAAAAATATATTTTGACACGCATAACAAATTCGTAATAGATATATCAACAAAATCTATAGTAAAAATATTCGGAGCTAGAGTATAAAATTTTTTATTTTACTAATAAGTATATTATATAAATTAATATTTTTAACTAAATGATGGTCATCGTGTTTTGGTTGATATATTTCTTTAACGGTCATTGTATTTGTATCTATTATTTCATCATTTAAATCAACATAAATAATGTTATTTTTTTTACATTCACATTTAAGTTTATTATTAAATAATAAATTATTATTAAATCTTACTTCAAATGTATCATAAAAATATTTAACATCTTCATAATTTATATTTAAATATGAACCTGATGGATTATTAGATGTTTGTTCCCTAAAATTAACATTAAAAATATGTTCATTATTTTTAATAGTTGTGGGATTTATACCTAAAACAATTGGGTTTTTTATATAATCCACAATAAATTTAATATAATTTGAAATAAGATTATCTATAAATATATTTATATCCAGTTTATTATTATTTTTTATACTTTTATAATAATATATAAATTCTATATCTGACTGGCCTAGAAAAAAAACCATTTTTTTTTCAGGATTTAAATTTTGATAATTTAATATGTTATCTTTTAATTTTAATGTACTATTTATATTGTACAACCCACAAATAGATGCCCCGTACCCATATAAAATATTTAATTTATTATTATTAAATTGATCTATATGAGAATTGCCTATTATACAAAATTTATTTTCCATAATTGTACATTATATTAAATCTTGTTCTTCAAAATTTTTTGGAGATTTTATTATATTATTATCACAACAAAACCACATACAATTATTACTCATCCCGCCAGAAACAATTGGACAACAATGACAGTTAACATGCCCATCCATTCTCATATGGGTAAAACATCCTTCGGTAACACCTATATCAAGTTTTAAATTTGCCCAATATTTATCCATAATAGGTTCTAAAGTACATCCATATATTACATGTGGTTTTATAAATGTATTATAAAAACTTTTTTTAATTATCGTAGGATTATTTGTATACACACAATTTTCACTTTTCATTGAATATATTAATGGACTATCATATAATTTTTTTACATAATCTGGTAAAATAATATGTGGATGTGTTAAAAAATGCATTATTAAATACAATTCTTGTTTATTTTCAATATTATCCGAATTAAAACTTTTTTTATATAAATTATGTTGTATTTGGTGACCAGGGTTTTCTAATGAGCGTAATCTAATAACATCTACTTCATTATTTTTTAACATATTTAAAGAATGATCCAACAATTTATATAATTTTTCTTTTGTGATACAAACACGAAAATCAACTTCTAAAAATAATATATTATCATATTTAGCATTTATATGTATAATATCAATACCTCCTGCCATTTTTGTATTTATTTCATTTACAATAATATTACTTATATTAAATTTTTTGCATATTTCAAACTCTTCATTTTGCGAGAATGAAGGTTGTATAATACATATAGTATCATCTGTATAGTCAAGTAATCCAGATATTTGATATGATAATAAAGTATTATATAGTGTTTTTGGTGATTTGTAACTAAGAATTCCAATAGTTAATTTCATAATTTTAAATTTTTTTAAAATTTGTTAAAATAAACGTATAATCATTTTGTTTATTAATCAAATAAAATAAGTTATATTTATTTAAATAATATATACATTCTTCTTTCATATCCATATACACATCTAGTGGATTTAATATTTCGTTTTGAATAGTTATAAATAATATTTTAAAACTTTTCAAATATGGTCTCCCTAAACAATAATAAATTTTTTCATTTGTTTTTTGTTGTCCGTAACATTTTAAATTATTTCTACAATATGTTTGTAGGTTTTTATTTAATTCACTTGATCTATATGTTTCATTTGAAAATTTATCAAATAAAAAATTAAATGATTTTTTATTCCATATCGCAGGGCATACATCATAAGGGGTAAATGTATTCCCAATTGCACTATTAAGATTACATAATACAATATCATTTTTATTTATCATAACATTACCATTAAATACATTTAAACTGCATCTATCAATATTGTATTCTTTCATTAATTCTAAATTTTTTAAAATAAATTCTGTATCTATATTTACAATAATTTGAACATCATGAACAATTAATATATAATCTGATTCTATATTCGGTATAATATCAATAGTCCATCTTTTTGCATAACAATTATTAATATTGTATGTAATATATTTATCAAATCCTTTTGGTTTTTCTAAATTATTTACATCACAAACAAAAATTTTGTTTAAATTAATTTTACTTACACTTTCTTCTATAATAGGCCATAAAAAACTATATTCGGAATTAGAAAATATTACTAAACTCATAAATTATTTTATTATAATAATTTTCTATATTTTTCTGCATCCCAATTATTTAAAAAACATATTTCTTCATACGATAAAAAAATCTTATCAAAATTTGTATCTAATATAATTAGATTTGATTTAAGAACATCTTCTATTTCTTTGCATTTTTGTAGTGTATGATTATTTATATAAATGAAATCATTTTCTATAATTATTTTTGGCGATTCATTAAATTTTTTTATGTAGTCATCTAGACATTGTACGCCAAATAATATTTTTACACCACAATAAATTAACGCATCAGGAAATGATATTTTCATTTTAAAAAGTTCGCGTTGATTCAAAAAATATTCATTAATTATTTTATCTTCGCATAGATAGGTTACATTGGATACATTACATGTAGTATTAATAATACTACTAATTTGATTCGTTGTCTTATATCTTTCAAAATGAATATTCTGATATGTTTCAAATTTTGATGTTACATCTTCAATCAACATATATATTTGTTGTATATCATCGGAAGTTACAATAATACCATGATTTAACAAAAAAATTACATCATGGTTATCATATGTTTTATTGATTTCATTGCAAACTTTTATTCCTGGTGTAAAATAATCTATGATCAATCCAGATGGATAAATTTCTTGTATAATTTCTTTTGCGTTTTTAGATATTAAAATTTTATTTATTTGAATTGGATGTAAATGAACTGTATATTTTTTCAAAATAGAATGCATAAATGTTTCAATAGATCCGCGTTTATTACCAATAAAATTATATTTTGTAATATCACTTGAAACGTTATTGTTTTTAATATCTTCTAATACTACTGAATTATTTATAACTACATATCCATTTTGAGTATCTATGTTTGTCAAATTATAACCAGATGCTTTTATAGACATTAATTTGCCTGTTTTAACCGATATATTACCGCCACCTGCTTGTACCAAATCAAATCTTTCACCGCAGTATTTTGATAATTTTTTTAAATCTAATAAATCACTATATATAGCATTAAATTCAGTATATATATTTTTAAAATGAATAAAGTCAGGATTATTATCATTTACCCAATACGATAATATATTGGATTTCATTGCACCTTTTACATCTTTATCATAATTGTCTCCAAACATGATAACTTCACTAGACGATAATTTCATAACATCTAACATTTTATAAAATATTTTTGATCCAGGTTTTTCAGAGCCAACTTCTTCACTCGTTATAATATAATTTATATATTCTAATAACCCCAATTTTTCAAGTTTAATAATTTGATATTCAGTTTCATAATCAGTTATAATTCCTATTTTAATATTTTTGTTTGAATTCCATTCCATAAATTCTTTAACATGATCATACGGATTTATGCTTTCATAAAAATTATTCCAATACATGTCATGTAAAACATGCAAATGTGAATACTTCATGTTTAATTTTTCAATGAGCTGTTTGAAATAAATACTCTTGTTATGGGATGATGCTGTATTCTGTAACTCTATTTTTAATTCATGCGATATTTCATTATACATATCTTTAATTTGTTCATAAGAAAAAGTAGTAAAATTACATAGATAAAGAATGCATTTATCCAATGCAAAATTGTGACATTTGGTATAATTATAAAGTGTGTTATCTAAATCAAAAATCAATCCTTTATAAAACATATATTGTTGTTATATGTTTTATACATTAAAAAAACTAATTAAAATTTGTTTCATAATTGAATCTAAATCACTAGATTCAAATGTAATAAAATAAAAATTATCATCTGGTTCTATGTTTAATATATTTATATGTTGAATAATAGAAGTTAATTCATGTTTTTTATGGATACCTATTTTAAAATGATATGTTATTTCAGAATTAACATCAAATGTATTGGCATCAAATAAATAATCATTATAATAAAACAAAATAATATCGGCGTTATTTTTTTGAGGTAATATATATTTGACATAATCCGATTTCCTATCATTAATTTGTTTTAAAATTTTATCAATTGTATATCCTCGTTTTTTTGTATCGCGTTTTATTTTCCATGGTATTTTTACGCTATCTGTGGCATCTATAAATATTTTTAGATCTATAACATTTTTTGTAGTATAAAAAGTATGAAGACCACATACGATTATATTTTCTTTACTTTCTATTAATTGTTTATCGGTAAATTTACCATTGCTATGATCATAATCTACTTGATAAATATTATTTCCAATTTTTAGATCAAATACATCATTATTCATTTTTGTAATAAAATTAGCATCTGGATTTAAATGAGTTATAGTATTCCAATTTTCATTTCCTCGTTCCCATTTGTGATATCTATCACATTCAAGTGTAAATGAATTTTTAAATAATTCTGTAATTAAATGTGATAATCTAGTTTTTCCTACACCTGAATCACCTGTTATTGCTATAGTATTAATTAATGATAATATAACAATGTAATTTAAATCATATAGTTTTACATTTATAGAATTTTCCAATAAATAATGATATAATATTGTTTCATTAATATTTCCATATTTTGAAATCAATATCTCTAAATGGTTATATATATCAAAATATTTATTCATTATAGTTGGAAAACCATATGCTATTATGTCGCAAATATATTTATCATGTATTGATTTTAATTTTGTTTTGTCTATTTTATTATCTTTTGGTATGTAAATAACGCCTTCTTTCATTTCAAATACTATTTTTTCTTGTAAATATATATCTGGCCTAATCTTCAATACGACATCATACTTTATATTTTCTATTTTTTCAATTTCTAATCTTTTTTGATTTAATATATAGAATTTATAATGTTGATTATATAAATCACAATTATTTTCAAAATTAATATTATCTGTCACAATCATTATTTTTGGAGTTAAAATGTTGTTTATTTCGTCTATATTAATTTTATTATTAATATACTTATGTTCATTAGAATTGGTTATATGTATATAAATATCAACATCGTATAAATTTAATAAATTTTCTTTTAATGATTCTATATTATGTTTTAAACTTCTTGCATATCCTGAAATCATTAAAGCAACTTTCATTCTATATAAAATTATTTAAAAAAGGTTCAAATTTACTCAAATCAAGATTAAAATTTCCATTAATATCTTCAATTATATCGGAAAATCTATTATAGCTTAACCCCAATGTATTACAAATAGTTATATAATGTTGATGAGTAAATCCAGTTGTTCCTTTATTTATTATTTCAATAATATTAGTTTTTTTATTTGCAAATAAACACAATGTTAGAGCCCCACTATGTGAAGTAACAATAATTTCACTTTCCATAAATAACTTAATTTTATCATGCATAGAATAGTCTTCTAATTGAATAATTTCAAAATTTTTATTTTTCAAAAATGGTACAACTATATTTTCATTTAAAATATATCTCCGTAATATACCATTATGTTGTGATTCGCTATTTTTTCTTGTTATAAAAATTCGTTTTCCTGGTATTATTTCATATTTAAATTTATTCAAAATCAATTGTCTTAAAAATGGGAAAATTTGTCGTGCATTATCAGAATAAGGATTTTTATCACATGTCTCTCCATAGATACTAACAATTTCATAATCGGGTATAGTAGTTAAATCTTCTATTAACTCAAATTGATCTTTAATTATTTCAAATGTTTCTCTTTGAAATGGTAATATATTTTTCATATGTATTTTAATAGGTAATTCCATATTAGTTGTTGGACTATTAACTATTTTACTTTTATCATTCAATAATACACTAGTATTAGGTGATCCTCTATTATCAAATATATTATTTATTATATAATATAATCCACCTAAATTATAAACAATAAAATGATATAAGTACATTCCTCCTCTACCTTCTAAATAAAAAATAGTTTCTTTCATTTATTAATAAGTTTATATTTTTTAATATATTTAACCAATTAATTTAATGTTATCTAACTCGTTATTTCAATGTCCGAATAAAGATACATATCCACCATTCAAAAATGGATTGTATTTAGAAGAATATTTTTATAGTAAATTTCTTCAGGAACAACCTGTTTGTAAAAGGAGATACATTCCAGTCAAATGGACAAACTTTCAAATTGAAAATTGGTTCCCATCTAAAAAACAAGAAATGCAACAAGTTCTAAATCAATGGATAGACGAAAACCCATCTGAACATGGGTACTTTACCATTGTTCAATATGATGATGGACCATTGCTTTCATTGCCTGAAAATACAATTGTGTATGGTGCTTGTTCTGGTAACATACCTATACCTTTAATTTATGAAGATAAGAAAAACACTCTTGTGACTATGCCCAAAAAGTCATTTAACGAAAAAACAATTCTTTGTTCCTTTGTAGGCAACATTACATCCAACCATATTACTCCAAACGTACGACAAGAAATGTTCAACCAATTAAAAAATAATATAAATTTTAAATTAATTCATTCTGGTGGATGGACTCCAGACGTCAATAAACAATTGCAACATGTTTTTATTGAAACTACAATTGATTCTAAATTTGCTTTGGCTCCTAGAGGATACGGGAGAGGTTCTTTCCGGTTTTTTGAATGTTTTCAATTAGGTACCATTCCTATTTATCTATGGAATGATGAAGAATGGTTACCGTTTAAATCCGTTATTGATTATAGTAAGCTCTGTATTTCTATACATGTTTCACAAATTCATGAATTAGAAAATAAACTGTTAGCGATTGACAACGAACAATACACCAAAATGTTTGACTATTATGATAGTATTAAACACTTGTTTGAATTAGAAGGTATGTCAAATCAAATCATAAAGGAAAATCAATGATAAATATTTCGTATGATAATATCAAATAATAATTGTGTTAAAAATATTTTCAAGATGGAATCGGGTTTGGGAACAACCACTATATTTCTGCGAAATACATATTGTTCATTTTTATCCAGTACGGTAATCCAATTATAACTGGGATCAATGCTATACGTTACAGTTAGTTTAGAACACTTATGTTTTACTGGAAACGTAATTCGCGGAACAATTTGGGTTTCAAAATCGTATTTAACACTTGGTAGCCATACAATTTTGGTTTTGTTGTAGTCTTTTAAAAATACGGATCCGTACAAATTTTTTTTAACGTGAACAAATCCATATTTTTTAACTGGTGTAAAGCGAATTGCATTATAATCTACGAATAATTCAGCACCAATATAAGTGGGATTGGTGCATGCTATCATGGAATATGATCCGCAGAATTTAACGGGAAATGGTTGGGATATATCTGAATTTATGTAATACGATGCCGTCAATGGAAGAAAGGCAAGTAGGCGAAACATTTTTTGTCCAGATATAGAATAAATAAATTTTCAATTTTATTTAAAAACAATAAAATAGTTAACATTAAATGCGTGTAGAAACCATTGAATTTATTACATTAACTGTATTAAATGTTGGACTAATTTATTTTAAAAAAAATAATGCATCTATATATGGCATTCCGAAATAGAACAAAACGAAATTTAAGAAAAAACCGAAAAAGTAGAAAGCGAGGAGGAGGAATAATTGGAGAAAAAACATTAGAAGATAATAGACGAAATTGTCGGGCATTCCATTTTTATGATAGGAGATTACGCGATAGTTTATGTGAGGATGATAAACATTTACTTACAAGAATGTATCCTGGATGGCGTAAACGAATGATGGGAGAGACAACAGGAAGTGATATAGGAACAAATCTTTCTTTTTAATTATACATTTAAACTTGACTATTTTTAAACGTGTACTAAATATGTTTAAAAATATACAAAACTATATTCTTGCAATTATAGCGGGATTGTTTGCCAAATTATACGATGACATTTATGATAATGAAAAATTGGCAGAGTATAAAACCGAGTTTAATCTAGAATTCTTAAAAGGAATACACTATATTACATTTACAATCGTTTGTTTATCCGAACCTTTATTTTTTATTATTCAAGTCATTATCAATAGTTTAAATAATTTAGGCAATAATAATGCATTTGCTCCACCATACGAACATTCATTATTATATTCTTTTTTGATATTATTTTTTATCATAGATTACAAAAAAATAAGCATGACACTCTATGATTTAGCACCATTCTTTGGTGTCGCATTTGCAATGTATTTTGAACCCTTTGTTACAAAGTCAGAATATTCCGTTTTAAAATTAGGCCTACGTTTTGTTTCTACTTGTTATTGTATAATTGTAAGTTTATTGCCTTTTTCAAAAGGTGTTACTTATATATCATTATATAGCGTTGGATATTTGTTGTGTTCGGTTTTTGTGCAATTCTATTCTCTAGATTTAACATCCAAATACGCACAAATTAAAGTAAAAATAGAAGAATTGTTTGATATAATAAAATAAAATAGAATATATATGTATCCAAAAATAAAACCTTACGTAACAAAACACTTACAGGTAGATACACTTTCTTCAGGTGAAAATGTAACTCTCTATATTGAATGTTCGGGTAATCCAAAAGGATATCCTGTTGTTTATTTACATGGTGGGCCAGGGGATCGCATCAATCCGCATGTACGCCGCCTTTATAATCCCAAAAAATATAACATTATCATGTTTGATCAACGTGGATGCGGAAATTCAAAACCATCGTACCATACCGAAAAAAATACAACTCAACATTTAATTTCAGACATGGAGAAAATACGAGAATGGCTTGGATGCGAAAAATGGTTAGTTACAGGTGGGAGTTGGGGAAGTTCATTGGCGTTATTGTATGCTCAGGCTCACCCAGCTCGCACAACTGGATTAATCATACGGGGAATATATGATTTAAGTACAGATACATGTGTCATGGATTCGTTATTCGCAGATAATAAAGAAAAAATGGATACATTATTGAAATTAAAAACGGATAAAGATTCAGAACGATACCGTAAAACAAATCGGGTTTTAAAATTACCAAAGAAGAATAAAACGCGAAAACAATTGTTGAATTTGTTAAGTGAAGATAATGGAACTCACGCCATTTTTAGCACACCCGCAAAAGAATCTGCACATGAAAAAGAAACGATTGCAGTTATTGGCAACCACTATGAACAACACCATTATTTCGTTCCCAAAAACATAATTTATAAAAATATGTACAAAATAAAACATTTGCCGTGTTATATTGTAAATGGCCGATATGATATTGTTACGCCATTCCACATGGCATATAAACTAAAAAAAATGTTTACTACGTGTCATTTTGAAATCGTCAAAGGAGGACATACTGTCATGGAACCAGAAATTACAAAAGCATTGGTAAAAGCATCCGATGACTTTATTCGTTAGTTTTAAATTTATTTATATACGATTTGAAATCTGGATGTTCAATTTCATCTACAATCCGAAAGGAAGCCCAATCAATATGGTGACCTTGATGTGCAATCCCACATGGCATACATATAATGTGGCGTGAATTTCCGCGCAATGTCCATCGTTCACTTCCCCACCGATTTTCTTTCACACGCCAAGGCAAATACGTAAATCCAATTGGTCCAGACTGGTCTTTGTATCCAGTGAATCCATTAAGTACACATATGTCATCATCAGATCGTTTTACAATTTCATAGTTAAATGTAAAACAATCTCCAATAGATAAAATTAAATCTGGCATTTCATCACGACAAACACGAGCAGATTTACCAAAAACTTCCCAGCTAACAATGGTAGGCATAGTTGTATGTATACAAGAAACAATATTACAAATCAATTTTTAAAACATTTTTAACATTACCTATATAATTATTAATGTAATCACCGCAAGTAAGCATAAATAAATTTGTTCCTGCCATAAAACAAAAACGTTTATCTAATTCAGTAAATGTATGTAGTGATCTAAAATCATTAAATTTGTAAATTAAAACAATAGAAATAATTATTTTTACAACAAAACTGATTTCATCGTATAAATTTGGTTTTGAAATAATACCAAAAATAACTAAAATTAATACAATTATCCATATCCAATTAAATAAATCAAGTAAATGATGGGAATGCATACTATATAGTAATTTTAAAATTTTAAATAAAACCCAATGTTTAATATAATAGTTAATATAATAGATATTGCCAAAAAAACCATAATCAAAGTATAATAATTGGTAGGTTCAACAACCGCATTTATTTTGTCATTATTATATTTTATTGCAACATATATAATGGTAGATATTACGCCAACCCATATCATGGTTGAAAAGGAACTTGTATTTTCTTCTCCCCAAGACGCGTATACATTGACCGATACTGGAATAGAATAGATTAATTTTATAACCGTTTCTAAATAAAAAACAATAATAATGGCAATAACTGGAACAATATAGGTATATTTATTTATCATGTTTTCAAAAACACAATAATAAACATAGGTAAATGCAAATGCAATGATTGCATGATTCAATATTTGTAACCAAAATTCAAACGTTTCTTGTTCTTGAATAATATAATATGATTTACGATCATTTGTGCTTTTATCTATTTTATCTTTATTAATTTGTTTTAATTTATTTTTTATTTTTGTTAAAATGGCCAATTGTATTTCGTTAATATTTTCAATGAATGATTTTTGTGAATCATAATATGCTAAAGTTTGAAGAGATTTTTGCATAGATTCATCGTGTTTATCTGCCATATCTGTCTTTAAATCGGCAGCTTCTCTTTTGTATTTATTCATTTGTTGTAAATTATAAGAGTCGGTACCATCTTTATATTCATAATATTCTTTTTCTGCATTGGATAATACTTGTGGAGCACTTTCATAGGTAGATCTGGCTGTTAACAATTTATTATTTAATTCTTTTAATTTTTCTTCACGAATTTCTTCAGGACTTTGTGTCATTAGTTTTTGGTTTGTTTCTTCAATTTGATTTAATTTTTCATCAAGCGTCATTTTAGAGCGTAATCGTTCTTCTTCTTGTCGTTCTTGTTCTAGCCGTTCTTGTTCTTGACGTTGTTGTTGTAGACGTTCTTGTTGTTGTCGTTCTTGTTGTAGACGTTCTTGTTCTTGTTGTATACGTTCTTGTTCTTGTTGTAGACGTTCTTGTTGTAAGCGTGCTTGTTGTCGTGCTTGTTCTTGTTCTTGTCTCAATTGTTCTTGTGCTGCTTCTTGTCTCAATTGTTCTTGTGCTTGTTGTAGGCGTGATTGTTGTTCTTGTTGTTGATATGCTTGTTGTTGGAATAGTATTGCATTTTCTCTTCGTTGTTGTTCTTGTTGTTGTTGTAGGCGCAATGCATTATAATAAGCACTATTGTCTATTGGCGCTGGTTTATCATCTTTTTTATCCTTTTTATCTTTTTTATCTTTTTTATCATTTTTACCCATATTATATTTTTATATTTAAAAAATTGTAATTTATTCTAATTTAATTGTTGGCACACGAACTTTATATATTTTTTTTATTTCAAATAAATCTATTTTGTATACAATCCAGTAATAACATCGTAAACATACAATAACATCAATGATGGAGTTATGTAAATAGGGGACAGTTTCTTTAAAAAGTTTACAATGTAATTCGTTTAAATTTGGCCATTTCATACGAGGTAAATTACACATTTGTGTTGTTGATTTCATTGTACAAATAATTGGTTTTTTCATGGAAAAGGAAATATCATGTCGTAAACATTGTGCAGTTAACATCTGAATATCAAACGATATGTTATGTCCTATTACTAAATCGCATAGATCTAAACAAAGATTGAACAAATCAAATATACAAGGAAAATAAAATCCTTGTTGTTTATTCATTTCTTTAGTAATTCCGTGAATTTTGGTTGATTCTTCTGGTATATCAGGTGCACTAATAATATAGTCATATTCTGTAATTTTTTTGGTTTCGGTATTGAATAATATAAAACTAAGCTGTACAATATGTGGCCAATCTTGAAGATTCTCTTTAGATAATATTTTGTTTTTAGGTGGTAAACCAGTAGTTTCGGTATCAAAAATTAACCAAAGCATTATTTACAAAGTTAAATAAATTAAACTTATATCAATTTTATTTTATAGTATATTTATAATGAAACCAATAATTTTATTTTTAGTATTGTTATTTATATTTTTAATAATTAGTTTAGGAATTAACTACAGCAGTGTTTTTAAAACTACATTGAAAACTGCACAAACATATGTGCCAACACCAATTTCATCCAATAAATATAATTCGCCTACTAATTATTATTCAGATGTAAATGCAAGCCAAGGAGTCTTTTCTAAGACTGTTCCTTTAACTACTTATATAGTAGAACCAATGGAGAATAGGATAAAAAAACCAGTCAAAGACAATTCGTCTCCAGTGGGTTACAATGGACCACAAGGAGCGGAGTTTACCCCTACACCTCAACTAGATAATTCATCGGCACTTGAGACCGTTAGTTCATCTGCAGTTGAGCCCGTTAGTTCATCTGTAGTTGAGCCCGTTAGTTCATCTGTACCTCAACCCGATAGTTCATCCGTACCTCGTACATTTAGTTCATTTCCACCCCAAGCCGTTAAATCGTTTGCACCTCAGGCTGCAGTTAAATCATTTCTACCTCAGGATGTTAAATCATTTGTACCTCATGCCGTTAAATCATTTGTACCTCAGGATGTTAAATCATTTGTACCTCAGGATGTTAAATCATTTGTACCTCAGGATGTTAAATCATTTGTACCTCAGGCAGTTAGTTCATTTGCACCTAGTAATTGGTCAGTAAAAAATGGCGTTGAATACATCGGAAATGATTTAGGAACCTTTCAAAAAACATTAGATGAATGTAAATCGCAATGTTTATCTACAACTGGTTGCGTAGGGTTTGTTACTGGACAAGAAGGTGAAAATCAATGCGTACTTAAAAGCGGATTTCAAACAGAAACTCCCAACATTGGAAAAAATACATACATGTTATCCAATGTAACTGAAGAAATTGTAACTCCTTTGTCTTCGTGGAAATCTAACATAAATGTTGAAAAATACAAAGACAAAATAAATGCGGCATTGTCAGTTCCAAATTTACCAGAACCATCTAGCAGTGGATGTGCAGGAACTCAGTATGGTTGCTGTCAAGATAATATAACTGCAAAAATGGCAGATGGCACTAATTGTGCTCCATATCCTCCGCCAACTATTGGTGGATGTGGAGGAAGCCAGTATGGATGCTGTCCTGATAATGTAACTGCAAAAACAGCAGCAGATGGAACTAATTGCCCTTCTACCGCACTTCCATCGGGCTGGATGTACAATGGACCCAATGTAACTATAGGCAAATTTAATGATCAACCTATAACAGCCTATGCAGGAACTGGACCTAAACATTCTGGATATGTAATCAAAGGTCCAAACGGAAATGTATACAGCAATTCAACACCTACATGTAATTTAAGCCAATATGGATGTTGCCCAGATAATGAAACTGCAAAAAATGCAGATGGAACAAATTGTTCTAGTAATAATACTTGGTCAATTAATGGTTTAAAATTTAGTGCAGGTAAAATTTCGGCACCTAATACAACTGCCTATGCCGCAAAAGGACCAAATAATGCAGGACTTGTTATAGAGGCACCAAACGGGAATGTATTTACTCTTTCCACAACTAACCAACTAACTGGGTGTGCGGATACCCAATATGGCTGCTGCCCCGATGGAGTAACATCAAAAAATGATGCCAACGGATCTAATTGCGCTATAGGTGGATGTGCGGGAACTCAATATGGATGCTGCCCTGATGGAGTAACATATAAAAATGTAGATGGAACAAATTGTTCACCTTATCCTCCACCACCTATTGGTGGATGTGCTGGAACTCAATATGGATGCTGTCCCGATAATGTAACTGCAAAAATGGCAGATGGTAGTAATTGTGCTCCCTATCCTCCACCGCCATCAATTACAAATACTGTTTTCATTCCTCCCCCACGCATGCCATTGGTTGAAAATTCGTACTCTAATTCAACAGAATACGCATCTGCCGATGGAACTAGCGATTCTATGACCAATACTTCAAATTATAATTCAAATACCAGTTCAAACAGTAATTCAAACAATAGTTCAAACAACAGTAATTCAAACAGTAATTCAAATAACAGTAATTCAAACAGTAATTCAAATAATAGTTCAAACAATAATTCAAATGGTATGTTTAATAGTTTAAACAATATGTTTAATAGTTCAAACAATAGTTCAAACAGTACCGAGTCTAGTTGCCCATCTTGTCCAGCTCCACAACCATGTCCTCCATGTGGAAGATGCCCTGAACCATCATTTGACTGCAAAAAGGTTCCCAACTATTCAAGTACAAATTCCGAATATTTACCCATGCCTGTTTTATCCGATTTTTCCCAGTTCGGAATGTAATAAAATTGAATATAAACATATTATATTTATTATATATAATATGTTACATATCGTTACTGGATGTATGTTTGCAGGAAAAACTACATCTCTCGTAAATACGTATAACAAATTCAAACAACTTTCTGTAAAACTATTAGTGATTGATTATGACATTAACCAATCCAACACAATGTTCACTACGCTATTACATACGCATGATAATGTTACCATTCCATGTATCAAAATGAATCATTTAAATATAGAATATGACTATTATGATTGTATTTTAATCAATGAAGCGCAATTTTTCAATGGATTATTTGATTTTGTAAAAAATGCTATTCGCGACAATAAAATAATATATGTATATGGGTTAGATGGTGATTTTCAACAACAAAAATTTGGTGAAATACTAGATCTAATCCCCTTGTGCGATACCTATGAAAAATTATACGCAAAATGTGAGTGCGGACATAAGGCAAGTTTTTCAAAACGGTTGTCGGAAAATAAATCGCAATTTTTACCAAATGATAAATATATTCCAGTTTGCCGAAGTTGTTTATAATTCTGGCTCAGCTGCAGCAGATCCTTGGGGTGGTACAGTAGGTTTACTATCAGTTGCAGCCGCAGGTTTTGCTTTTACTCTGCGTAACATACCCCAATCTACTATTTTTAATATAGTACTATCTTTTTTTAGACCAAAATAATCTTTTATCATTTCAGGCGATATTGCATCTCCATCATCTAGTGTCTCATCTATATATTCACAAAGCTCTTCATTGTCTACATCTATCATTATATTATCTTCATGAAAATCGTCTGACATATATCCATAACTTTGCACCAAAGCTATCAATTTAGCTTGTTCTTCTTGCCATAATTCTGCAACTGTCATTGTTTTTTTTTCTCCCAATTTAATAAACATTTCTTTTATTAATTCATTTATAGTAATTCCCTTTATTCTATCCATAGTTATGTTTGTTAAATATACAGGATTTATTTCGGTAAATTCCTCTGGAATAGTTACAACCTCATCTGGTAAATCTTCATCTTCGGATATTACTTTGGTACCTAACTGAGGTAAAAAAGTGGGTGGAATAGGAGTTTCGGTTATATCTATAGATGTTTTTATTACATTGTCCTTAAATTTATCATACATAGTTTTATCAACTACACATTGACTATTTTTACCATAATTTCTACACCAAGAATCTCGTTTTTCTTCTTCATATAATATTTTTTTCCCTGAACGTGTAGTTCTAATTCGTTTTACGAAACAAGGTGCTTTATTTTCACTTCCTTTTATACTAATTAAATCGCACGGTTTCTTGTCATATGAAAATACTTTAGGTGCAATTGGTGAAGAATTTGTCTGTCCTTCAACTGACAGATCATGTCCAATCATGTCTTTATTTGGTACCCATTGTTGTTTGGTGACTTTGTCTTGATCCTTATTTAAATATACACATCCTTGTGCTCCACATTTTGGAAATTTTGTTGGATCAGCTAAACAATTTCCTTTTAGTTCTCCTCCTTTTTTTATTTTTTTAGTTCTTTTTATTTTTTTATTTTTAGTTCTTTTTATATTTTTAGTATTTTTAACCATACAATATACACATAATATAAAATTGAAATTGTATTTAATAAACCTCATGGTATACCATGTCGTCTCCACTATTTCCAATGTCGGTCAACAATGTAAAAAACAAATTCCTTACGTATGTGATTTTACGAGATAGCACACGAAACGTAAACGAGATACTTAATCGTCATCCTGAAATACGGACGCGACTTCAACTCTATAATTATTTATATCAATTACCAGTTGGTTCAAATGAATTCATCGTGTTTGAAAATGCATACGATGAATTCATTGCATATGAAAATGTTTAATTATTTACGATTTTTTCTGCTTTTTTTATTTTTTCTTGATTTCCTTGATTTTCTTTTACCGCCACTTACAGAACAACCACTTCCTTTACAATTTTCTTGTGTTTTACCAGCACTATTGCCCCAGTCATATTCATATGCGCCGCATAATGGATTATTGCAACTTCCACCCCCATTACCATCTGGTTGCCATGTTAGTTTACCACAGTACGGACAAACTTGTAATGGTGGGGCTACAAGAGCAGCTGGCATAGCGGCAGCTACAGGTGCAGGAGGCATAGGGGGAGCAGCTACAGGTGCAGGAGGCATAGCGGCAGCTACAGGTGCAGGAGGCATAGCGGCAGCTACAGGTGCCCATCTGGGTGGAGGTGGTTGATCAAACCCAAGCAAACGTGCGTCTTCATCTGTATACCATCCTCTTGGTGCGACTGTTTGCCCACGCGCATCTAAATCTTCGGCAGAGAGATTTTGAGTATATTCATCCATTCCCGTTACAACGTCCATACCATACGGATCATATGGGGCGGGCCGAGATCCTCGTGGTGTCGCTCTAACTATACCTCCTTTACCTTTTCCTTTACCTTTACCTTTTCCATTTGACATATATATTATTTATATTTTAATTTACACGTTCCTTAAAACATTTTTTATGAATAATCATAGTATCGCATTTTTTATCTACAGGCACAATATTAATCACTTCTTTGGCTTTATGTCCACTATATAATGGTTCAGTACATCCTTTTTCTATGGACGGCTTTATTTTTATAGTATCCGTTGTACATCTTGCCCTAAAGTGTTCATATCTTTCTCGGACATCAGAATACGATAATCCAGATGTTTTTCCCAACATTTTATTGACAACTTCATGCAAATTGTAAATATATCGGGAAAATGTATCACGCGACTTCATATCTGCATACGTAAGAGGTAATTTTTTAAAGTTTTTTTTAAGGTTCATACGGCAATATTTACACGGGAGTACATTTTGTAAATTTAAAATGTGAAACCTATAGTTTTTTTTATCTTCTGCCGTAGGATTGACGGGATAATTAAAACTCATCGTATGCATAGTATGCCACATACTTGGCCCCCATACCGTAGTTAACATACCATCTCCACTGTTTAATTCGCTTTTTTTGAAAATACGAGTTTTATTCGTATTTACCTTTTTTTTACGCGTAACCATATTATATAGTATTATTTTTTATACGTTTTATTAAGTTTTATAATTTTTTGTTTAATCAATTCATTATATACATGCCGCGTATATATTTCAATATCAGATGCATCGGCCGAACCAATTGTATAGTCTTTATGAAAAAACACAAGACTATCTTTATCAAAATTTTCGGCATAAGATGCTAAATCAAAATCAATAATATAAATTTGGTCTGATGAAGAAACCATTACATTTTTTGGATGTAAATCTCTATGAAAAATACCATGTTTATTCATGGTATGAATATATTCTTTTAATGTTTTGAATGCTGTTTCATACGATTGGTTTGATTTAAATTTATGTACATCCCATGGTTCCCCTTGTATATATTCGTAAATTCTTACAATAAAAAATAATCCGCGTGATTCTACTACAAATACATCATATATTTTGGGTCCAATTCCCAATTCTGATATTTTATTTACAATAGATATGGTTTCTTTTAACTTTTCAGGAGTTTGATTACTATTATTTAAATTTATTTGTTCCATTTTCATGGCTACATATTTTGTTCCTTTGGGTATATTTTTGATACACGTTTTTACAGGAACTTTAAAAACAGTTCCAAAAAAACCTTGCCCAATTTGTTCTTTGGGAATTTTATAAATACATTTTTTAAATTCATTTGCAGGTTCTATACGAATTCCGTATCTATTCCATAACGAAGGATCGCTTACTAATATTTCATTTACAGTTGTTTGCAATACAATGCGTAATTTTTCAAATAACGCAGGATATAATACTTTTGGCAATGTTTTATTCGGCGTATATGTTTTCAAAATACGCCGAATATGGAATGATAATTTTTCTATATCCATAATTATCATTATTATTATATTTTGGAAACATGTATCGGTCCATCTAATTTTATATCTAATGCGGTTATCAACGCTTCTGATGTTTTTAACTCAATGTTATCAAATTTAATAGTATATACATTTTGTTTACCTACATTTTTTTTTAATTTATCTACTTTGCTTAAAAAATCATTGAATGGATTTGCAGACCTAAAATCAATTTCTCCTGTTACACAAATATTTCCTCCACGTTTTCGTTTCAATGATTTTCTTCTGCGTGTTCCTCCCCTCCTACCATCCCCCCATGTACAAATTGAAAACACTATAAGGGACGATGCTACCATGCCAGGAAGATTTGGTCCTATCAACGTCAATGCTCCACCTACTCCTATAGCACCTAACGTAACAAGAGTCAATGTCCCTTCTTGTTGAGGTCGTCGTGGTCGTGGGTCAACTAACCCTGAACGTATATCTAATTCACGACGTGCATCAAGTTCTTGTTGTGCAGCTGCCGCCTCTGCTGCCGCTCTCCGACGCGGAGCTTCATCTCGTTCTCGTTGTATAGCTCGGGCAGTAAGTTGTTCACGCTCTATTGCGGCTCTTGCACGACGATCTTGTTCTTCATGTGATAGTCTCTCTGATCTATGAGGCGTCCACACTGCTTGTGATGCTTCTGGATTGAATACTACTCCCCGTGGGAGACCTCTAGGGAATAATGATAGTTGATCACCGCGTTCTAATCCGCTAGCTTGTGTCCGAATAGTGTTTACCACATCTTGTATAGTACCTACCCCTAAATTGCATACAGGACATGTTACATTTCTTGGGTGTCGTTCACCCCATTCTACCATACATGCCGAATGAATCCGATGCCCTCCTTTGCCAGAACCATGTACGAATTTCCCTTGACCAAAATCAACAGCGTCAAAACAAATTGGGCAATTATCCATACTATAATAATATATTATATTTTTGTAAGTTCGGCAAATGCTTTATTCATACATTGTTGGAATAATTTTTTATCTTGTATGACTCCTTCTTTAAAACTACAAATAATATTTACATTATTTTTGTAGGAAATTATATTGTATATAATTTCATTATTGGTTGCATTGATCAAAAAATGTATATCTTTTAATTTAACATTAAATTTGTCTGAAGGTGGACCAATGATATTGGTATATACATAATCCGATGAATCAATAGACATATTAAAAAATAATTTCATCCATGGTATAGGAAACGATACAATATGTTTATGCATATACGTAATCATATTTGTATATGCAACTACCAACATCATATATACCGAATATTTATAGTTATTGAACATGGAATGAATATTTTTGAATAAACTGGGTGTATCATACGAATTGTTAATATTATTATAAATAGGCAACATATTATTCATTTCTTTCATACTGTATGCATTGATAGGTGACATGGTTTGTATTAATCGTTCTTTACCTGTATACAAATGATCCGTTTTTACTAATAATGCATATAAAAAATCGTTTACAGTTATGTTATTTTTACTTGTAAATTTTTTTATTGTATTTAATTTTAATGTTTTGCAAATAATATAATCGGTTGGTTTATTTCGGTTATCGGGTGCAGGAACAAACCAATTGAATATAATTTTAATCCATCCAAATATATTCAATACAATTAGCATGATCGTTCCGACAATATAATAATACAACGAATTGTTTACACTAGTTCGTTTAAAATCGGGTAATGGAAAAGTATCGTTAGAAACAAATTTGTGTATCATATCTATTATTTTATAGCCATCTGCATACGCATGATGAATTTTAAAAAATATTCGGCTTTTGTGCGTGTCGTTATTGATATATACAAATACATTAAACTTATATTCTGAAAATGGTTCGTTCAAAATTTTTTTTATATAAATATTAAAATTTTTAATGTATTTTATGGTATAACATTTTTGAATATCAAAATTTTGAATGTCTTGTAACTTAATTTTATTATTTTCTTGAAAAATTGTTTGTTTCAAAACAGGATTATGTAGTATCATATTTTGTATACCTTTTTTTATAAACTCTTCTGATAATTCTTCATCCAAATCAAAATAACTTAAAATAAAATAATCTTTGTTCAATACAAAGATTTCAGAACACAAATTCATACTTATATTTTATAATTTATATTTTTTAGGTAAACGACGCTTTATTTTTGTACCCATATATTCATCCCATATTGGAAAATATTGTCCGTAATTTCCGCCGCCTATTTCGTGATGACGTTTATGGTATTGGCTGTGGATAAATCCCGGAATTGGAAATTTAAAATTTACATCCGAATGAATATACATGGATTGCCAATAAATAACACCCACGATACAACAATATTCAATGTAACTGACATTAATAAAAAATAAAGGTATCAACATATCTACCAAAAAATATAAATTATAATCAAAAAATGTAAGATAAGTAAAATCCAATGGCAATAATGTATGTAAATTATGATGTAATGAATGTACTAAGTTTTTCAAAAAAGGTACTCTGTGGGTTAATCTATGACCCCAATACAATATGGTATCAATAAATAAAAAATAAAAAATAATATTTTTCAAGTTGAATGACCAATTTCCTACAAATAATTTTTCTCTGTGGGTATAAATAAAATAATAAACAATGATGGAAGTGAATAAATTAAAAGCAGTTCGTAAATAATATTTTTTATCCACTTTTCTCTTTTTATAATTTTTATGGTTCATTGTCATATAATACAATAAACTGTAATGAAAAACAATATACAAAAATATTACAGTGCCATAATACTCCATTTATACTATACCCATGTTTAAAAAAAATATTTTTACCTTAATCAACATTTAGTACAATTGAATTTCCCAAGGTCATTGTATATGTTTCCCCGTCAATTGTTTTACATACCGAGTTCGCTTTTTTATTGTACAATGGTAATCGCCATGTGCAAAATGACATGGGAGGTGGAATATACGGTCGTAGTTGGATAACGGCAAAATGATTTTCATTGGTAGGAGGAGTGACATGTTCAATAAAATCGTCTACTTCATCTAATACAAAACTAAAATGTCTGTGAAATGTGGTCTTTAAATTATCTTCCGTAAGTTTGTCCAAATTGTCACATGAAACATGGTAACAATAGAGTATGACTTGAATAGATTGCGGCATAGTTTTAGTTTATATTTAATGGATAGAATCATTTCAATTTAAAAAAAGTATTATTGGAGTGTGCGCGGTGGTATGAAAGTTTACCTGAACTTGGGCCTGAATGACCCATCCATTCGTGGTTCCATTTCCTCACGTGGCTTGGCGATCTTGATTGTCCATTCAAGGTAGGTTGGCTTTGTCTGGAAAATCATGCGTTCGCCGCGACTGTCTTCTTCGGCCTGTAGAGTTTGGAGAAGTCGGTCCATTCGCGTCGGGCGAAAAGTTGGACTTGGGTGAACAGTAACAAATGCAATACCGCGCCCAGCCTTGTCGTACTTGAACGTGACTTCGCCGAATACAGAGGAATTGCTTCCGCAGTAAGTGGAGTTGAGGGTTTCAATCACATCTTGTTCTGATTTTGCGCCAGGGCAAGATACGAAAAGAGTAATGGGAGCCATGGTTGATATTGGATTGTATACATTGCTCAAGTTGCCAGAATCATTTCAATTTTTTTGGGGAGTCTATCTAAATGATGCAACGACCATACAACAGCTGTTTTTTCAGATCCATAATATCGGTACTGGTGAACAAGTGTTACACCTGTATGGGATTTCAGCATTTCCATGACAGATTTCATCTTGTTGTTCAATACTACGGAAAAACGTGCAGTAGCATTGACCATTCCATGATGACGAGTAAGTTGAACATGTTGAACGGGTGTAGGATTCGTGGAATCTCGCAAATAGTAATTGAGTGTTTCGCGAACTTCGTCGGTGTTTTTTGCCCACGGGCAATTCACCAAAAGTTCAACGGTCATTTTATTGCATATGTGAACATAGTATGTACAATTCAATTTAAATTTTTAAAATTGTACCCAATTTTATATAATTTTTTACGTTGTTCAATATCTTTAAATGCATTATCCCATGAATGTATGTCAAACATGGATATTTCCGTTTTAATTTCATAATAATGTTTACATTTATCTATAATTTGGTTAGATTTAGATAAAACACGTAAAGATTTTAAAATAATAATATTGATATATTCCAATAAAGGTGTATCGTGGGTATAGTCTTTAATATTTGCTGTAATATTAATAATTAAGCTTGTATCATGCTCTGCATTTGGCGAAATAGGGCAATGGTTTAATATTCCTCCGTCAATATAATAGTCTCCATTATAGAATACTGGTGTAAAAATGATAGGTACAGAAGATGACATTGCAATCGCTTCGTGTATTGTTACATTCGGGTACGTAATATGGTTTAAATCTACAGAACTCATGTCATTTAATTTTGTAGTAAATATATGTAAATCTATTTGTGATTTGTTATATAAATCAAGTAATGTAAATGTGTCTGGTATATCATAAGCTAACATGAACGGCTTTATCATGGTATATAAGTGATCGGATGTAATAATACCTTTGGTATCATTTATATTTAAAAAATTCATGTCAAAGAATTTTTCCCAAGGTCGGTGAATAATATATTCGCGTATTTCTGTAATAGGAATGCCTAATATCAGCAAAATAGATATAATGGCTCCAGCAGAGGTACCGTATACATGTTTAATATGTTGTAATTGGATTATTTCATGTTCTATTAAATAATCCAATAATCCTACTTGTATTAAAATATTTATACCTGCACCAGATAAAACTAAATGATCAATCATTGTGTAAAATACATATTTTTTCTTTAATTCGTTAAATTATGGATATACCTCAAATAAATTTAGATGATTTATATGAAAAAAAGAAACAAGATGATTTAAATACGGTTGCATCTTACAATAAAATAGTGGCAAAAATACATCACCAAATTAAAATTGCATCTAGACAAAAAATAAACAACCAATGTTGCTGGTATGTAGTGCCCGAATTTGTGTTTGGAATACCATGTTATGATATAAAAGCATGTATTATCTATATTGTCAAGACTTTAGAAGATAATGGATTTAAACTTAAATATACACATCCTAATTTATTATTTATTTCATGGAATCATTGGATACCTGATTATGTTCGTATAGAATATAAGAAACAAACAGGTATTGCTATTGATGGGTTTGGCAATGAAATTGTTAAGAAAGAAGATAAAGAAAAAGATAAAAACGGTAAAGAAATTAAATTAGATAAAAAATCATTGTTCAAGTCTATACAAACTTATAAGCCATCAGGTATTATTTATAATGAAGATTTATTAAAATCTATTTAATTTATATGACTATTGACGGAAAAGAAACGCTAATATCGTTAGGTAGTGTTGCTTTTATATTTTTTTTGGCACTAGTTGTAACTAGTCCTCAAGGAGAAGAAGCCGAACGATTATTGCGCAGATATCCAATAAAAGGTGGAACTAAAAAATATAAGTAATGTATATGTCACAAAGTGCAAATAACGCAATAATCGGAACTATTATTGGAGTATTAGGCATTATAGGAATAGTCATAACAAGGAAACAAATAGATTACCGTAGAAATCCAGAAAAATATAGAGGAGGAAAAACAAAAAAACGTAGATAATATATATGAAAACTCGTAAAAATAATCAAATTGGACTTTTTGGGGGATATTATGTAATGGATAAACAATCAAAACGTATATTATTATTTCTTTTTATAAAACATCCATCCAAACCAAATACATATGCATGTGTTATGTTGGATAATTTTGTAGATCATCCAGGCATGTATACTTTATCTGAATTAAAGAAAGTTTTAGGAGAATTCAAAAAACGAGGACCGCATTATAGTTGTGTATGTTATAATCCAGATCAATTAGTGGATAAATTTAAAAAACATGGTGCAAGTAAATTTTATACTGAAAAATGGTTTACAAAAAATATGAATTTTTGCGCACACCAAGTGAATATGGCATATCCATCGCATACGATTAATGTGCAAGCTGAAATTAAAAAAATATGTGAATCCGAACTTGAAAAAAAATAAAAAATATAATATATTATGGATAGAAGTTTTGCATCAGTTTCTCAAAGAGTTAATAGATTAATTAGTGTAATTCAATTACGGTCTCTTCAAGCTTTATCAACACAAATGGGAGAACTTTCTGCACTTCATAATAATTCATTAGTTGAAGAATCAAATACAATAGATACACGAATAAATGAATTATTTCAAACTGTTTTATTAATGATACAAGAGAGCAGACCAGATCTAGAATATCTTGAACGAATTAAAATGTGCTTAGAAAATCCAGATATACCACTTGCTGAATTATTTCCACAAGAATTGCGTAATGTAGGAGAACCTGTTCCTCCAGCAAATACTGTCCCTATCCGTGTTGAACAACGATTAACTCAATTAGAACAAAGATATCCTGAAGCATTAGCCGCAGCTGTATTAGGAGGAAAACGTAGATATCGTTATACAAGACGTAAATATAATAGAAAATATAAAAATTTGTAAAAATAACAAATTAAATTCATTTAAATATATACACAATATTAATGCATAGAATGGAAGAAGATATTATCACCGTTGGCGAAGAAATGGTTTTTTCACCTTATAATCCCAAAAACAAAGAGATTAGTTTGAATGATGTTCAAACTATTCTACTCAAATACGGTATCCCTGGTAAAGTAAATCATTTTAATTTATATAAACGTGCATTCATTCACAGCTCGTATTGTAACCGAAATTTCTCAGACATAAAACCCAATATTAAATTAAGCGATAAACCACCAAATTGTATTGATTTGCATAGCAAATCTAATGAACGGCTTGAGTTTTTAGGCGACGGTGTTTTGGAATGCGTCACCAAATATTATTTATACCGAAGATTTCCCAATGAATGTGAAGGATTCATGACGGAAAAAAAAATTGCTCTTGTCAAAAATGAAGCAATTGGAAAATTTGCCTATGAAATGGGATTACATCAATGGTATATTATATCTAAACATGCGGAAGAAAAGAATATTCGCACCAATTTCAAAAAACTCGGTTGTTTATTTGAAGCGTTTATTGGCGCATTATTTTTAGATTGTAACAAAATTCAGGTACACGATGAAGATGAATTATTTTCATCGTTGTTTGTAACTGGGCCTGGATTTCAAATGGCACAAATATTTATAGAATCTGTTTTTGAAAAACACGTAGATTGGTCCAACATCATTTTGAATAACGATAATTATAAAAATATATTACAAATTAAAATACAACAAGAATTCAAAACTACACCCATTTATATTGAACTTAAGCACGATGATAATTATCATATGGGCGTATATTTAGCCATTAACCAAGAAAAATGGAACATGGAACCCCATAAAGCAATCCCATTTTCTCAATTGGGATCTTTTCAAAAAATTCACGAGTATATTCAGCAACACGGGAAAATTTTTATTTTACTTGGCGAAGGAATTCATAAAATTAAAAAGAAAAGTGAACAGCTTGCATGTGAACAATCAATTTCACTATTAAAATAATATACTATATACTATGGGATTCAATATAAATAATGCAATAGATGATACAATTTTATTTGGAGGTATAGGATTTATAATGATATGCGTCGGGTTAGTTTATAAGTCTAATTCCGAAGTGGAAGAACCCAAAGAACATATTGATTATTTAGCCGAACGACTTAAACAAAATAAATATTATTTTACTAGTGTTGGAGGATCTAAAACACGACGAAAAAAATATAATCTATAAGTATGGCAAACTTACATGAATTTATACATTCTATAGGTGGGTTAGTTTTGGTAGGGACTATTATTGTGGTAGGGGCAGGTGTTACAACTTATTTTGGATACAGTGTTAAAAAAAACTTGAACGAACCAGTGTATAACCCAAACGTGTTTGAAACAACTGACCGTCTTGATTCAGGTTATTCTGAACGTAATGGAGGAACAAAACGTAAAAAAAATAAATCTAGAAAAAATAAATAGTTACTATATGAATGAAATTGCAATTGTCGCAATTGTAGCTGGAGCAATAGGATTTATTGCATTAGGAGGATATGCGCTTAAACCTACCAATAAACCACAATCATCTATAGAATTATCTAATAGACAACCATATACGCGCCCAAATGCCGACGAGTATTTTGGAGGATCTAGGCGTAAAAAAAGAAAATCTAGTAAAAAACGTTAATACGGTTTTAGTGATTTATATATTATTTTATCTTTGTATAATATATGTCCGATTTATCACCCCCAGTAATTTTAGCTGCTACTTTAGGCGCACTTGTATTAGCTGGTGTCGGATACAATTACGCAAAAAAACAAAAAACACGATCGTTTATTAGTGGCGGTAGAAATAAAACAAGGCGTAGATAATTGGTTCTCAGAACAAAATATTTTTTTATAAGTAATATATATGTATGAGATAAATAGTAATACTGTCATTGCAGGTTTAGGAGTAGCAGTTGTTGCGGCAATTGCAATGACAGTTAGTTTTAGACTCCCCAAAACGAAACAAAAAGAAATAGAACTAAAAAAAATGCTTACTGCAAATATAGGCGGAAGAAAAACTCGTAAAAGGGCATAAATAAATATTTATATCTATTTATGTTTTTTGGTTTTATTAGATCTAAACAGTTTCAAAGCCATTTCAGCATTATCCATTTTAAATAAATTCATAATAAATTTATGATGTGACTTTTTAATTTTAGAGTTTCGCAACATAATTCCATATAATACCATTCCAAATGCACACAAATCCAACGAATATTTAGTCATTTCAAACACTTCTTCGTCAGTAGCATTATCCATCAATTGTTTATAATATGCAACAATATTATCCATATATGTACTATGCATATACGTATCATACCCACCCGTTTCCTTGAAAAAATTTCCCCATGATAGTTTAAAAGCAGGATACCATGCATTTCCGTATAAAATTTTAAAATAAATGGGAGATAATCCTAAATATCTGTGTTTCTTCAAAAACATATATTCTAATGGACGGTTGTATTCCCAATCAATCAATTCATAATTATTATTACATTTCATAATATTATCTAATTTAATGTCACCATGTGCAACATCATGTTTTTGTATATCCATCAATATCTGTAATATATCTGTTACAAATTGGGTAAACTGTTTGTCCGAAAATTGGTTTACAACACTTTCCGACATAGTTTGCGAACATTTGCGATTAATCGTAAAACACCTTGATGTTGTTCCGTCATAAATAATTCCTTTATTTTTCATTATAATTTCAAACCCAATCAAAATATATTTTTTATAGGGAATACCTATAATTTTATGTTTTTTCACTAATGGAATTACATGTTTAAATCCTGCAAGTTCTCGCATCATAAACGAATGTTTTGTATGACCTAACGCCCGATGCTGTATAGAAGGATTCATAAATTCTTTAACTACATATTTTTGTTGTGTATCTAAATGAATTAATTCATCTAAAAATTCTGGACCTTTGATAGTTTCTACTACATCTTCATCTACAATAACATATATTTTTATTTCTTTTACATCATGTAAATTCGTGTGTTCTAGTGAATCTATATCGGCTGTTATTGTTCCGAAATCCATGACCCTGCCTTTTTTCCCTTCCCCGTGTACCGCCCCTGCATCCATATATTAACTGTTTATTTTAATTTAAAAATTCGCGTAATTTATGAAGATATAAATTTAATGTTTTATTATAATTTTTTTTATTCCATTCATCATCTATCAAATGAGTTATTTCGTGATCGGTATAAATGGGTTCGTTGGACATTCGTTGAATCGTTTCTTCATCTAATTGAATTACATAATTTACACACTCTTCAAATGATTTAAAATCATTCACATTAATAAATGCCTTTTTATTAAAATATTGAACTACTGAATTACATCCCCAATAAATAGGAATTGCTCCAGAATAAAAAGCATTTATTATCTTTTCGGTAATGTATCCTTTATACGTTTTATTTTCCATAGCTAATACAAAGGTATACTTGGAATAAGTATTAATTAATTGCATTCCAGTCCAATCCCCTTCTACTTTTTCTAATTTTGTTTCTGGATGATTTCCGCAACACTTACCTAATGCATGGCATTTGTTAGATTTTTGAACAAATAAATGATACATATATTCGCGTTCACGTATAAAATGGGAATGACAATATGCCAATAAATACGGGCGATTTATATTGGGAGAAATACGTTGTTTATATAAATGCGGCGAATACAAAAAATAGGGAACATACAAATGATTGTTTATTGTATTTTTTGTAGTTGTAATAAATAATTTTTTAGTTTGATATTTACTTTCAGGTGGATCAAAAAATTCACACGACCAATAAATATACTTTTTAGGTTGGGTATTCCATTCGGGTTCTAAATCCGTTGCAAATGTTTTAACGATAACACTGCAAATTGCCGTATTTTCATACTTGACCTTTTTTATTTTTTGAATCATGTAGTCAATCACTAATTTCCCCCAAGGAACTCCCATGCCTTCACTTCCAATAATTTCCATATATTGTTTTGTGCCAATGTGTTTAATTATTTTTATCTATAAATCTAAAGATACGTTGTATATCCAATAATGTAATATCGGTGTGATCCAGCTGTTGCATCATGACCGAGACATTATCTATTTTCCTTAATTGTTGCATATACGAAAACATGTCTTTTTTGTCCATGTTCAATTCTTTACAAATCCGTTGAATAAATCCAATATTGTTGTATTCGGTTGAATATTTCGTCAATACTTTGGTGAAACGAATATCAGATATTTTATTTTTTTCAATATTGTTTTGGTGAAAAATATAATTTGTATAAAATGTTTTTAGGATAGAACTCATTTCGTTAAACATCCAAATCTGTTTTTGAAACGTAATTCTATCTATATAATCCGAAAAACAAATCAAATCTAAAATTTGAATATACAAGGGAATCACTTGCTCCACATTCATTTTTTCAAACAAATCAATAATATTTTCATGCCACAACAACCCCACAATTGTACGATCTGCATCATTCATGATAGAATGATCTTTTAATTCTATTTTGGAATTGATGATTCGTTTTGTAATTTGTTTGGAATCTTCGTTAATCGGTTTGGGTTGAAATAAATATGGTAAATATTTTTGATTGATTTTATTAGATTTTACAATATTGTAAAGTTGTACTATTTTTTTTAAATCTCGGTCTACATAGCTATGATAATCGTTTTTTCCTGGAATTAATTGTTGCAGAATTTGTTTTACTTGTATTACAGTGGGCGATTTCAATTCTATTACGGTACAACATTTCATGAGTTCTTTTACTTTTTTGTCAATATAATTATTTCCAATACAAATGATGGGAATATATGTGGTTCCTTCTAATTTTTGGCGTTTTGTTTTTTTGGGACGTATCAATTTAATCAACGTATTAATTCCGCCTTTATCGCCATTATTCATGCAATCAATATCGTCCATGATAACCGCCAATTTCGTCTTTTTTTTTGAAAATAAACTAATGACATTCGTATCTGATGAATGGTATGTACTGATATTATCTATGATATCTTTTGTCCGAGAATCACATGCATCATACAAAATAACATCGTATAACAATTCTTTTAAAATATCCATGATGAATTTTGTTTTACCGCAACCCGATGGACCATGCAAGTATAAACATCGTGAGGTTAATATATTTTGTTTGTTATTATGAAAATAAGTTAAAAAATCAGTAACTTGTTGTTTAATATTATCCCTGTTTAATATTTTATTAAATATTTCTTCCATAGTATGTAAAAATGATTAATTCTATATTAATTTAACGCACAAATATAAAAACCATGTTTTATATATGGTATGACTCCATTTGTATATAAATACATGCCATCTACCTTGACAGAATTTGATATTGAACCCAACATGAAACAACTCATTTATGAACTCATTCAATCCAATACATTAAACATTATTATTACTGGAGGCAACTGTTCTGGTAAAACAATTCTCAGTAATATCATTATTCACGAATATTATAAAAACGAATGCAAATCTAATATTCACGATAATGTGTTAATCATCAATAGTTTGCGAGAACAAGGCATACAATATTACAGATCCGACGTAAAATGTTTTTGTCAAACTGCATCCATTATTTCAGGAAAAAAGAAAATTATTATTTTAGACGATTTGGATTTAATCAATAATCAAAGCCAACAAATTTTTTTGAATTATATGGATAAATATAGCAATAATGTTCATTTTATTACAACGTGTAGCAATCCTCAAAAAATTATAGATAACATTCATTCGCGGTTGATTAATATTAAATTATCTTCTATTACACCTGAATATTTATCTTTGCTTTTACACAAAGTGGTTGGGTGCGAACAAATTCAAATAGCAGATGATGCAATTCCGCATGTTTTATCTATTTCTAAACATTCATCGCGCGTTTTATTAAATTATTTAGAAAAATTTAAACTTATTCGCTTACCGATTACAACTGATCTTGTGTATCATTTATGCACCGATATAAAAAACGAATTATTTGATATTTTTACACGACATATTTTGAACCATGACAAAATTAATGCCATTAAATCTATTACAACCATCCAACAAGAAGGTTATTCCGTTATTGATATTTTGGAATTTTATTTTTTATATTTGAAAAATACACCGCAATATAGCGATAGTGTTAAATACCAATTCATCCAAATTTTGTGTAAATATATTACTATTTTCAATACAATTCATGAAGATAATATTGAACTTTTATTTTTAGTGAACGATTTGGAAAAAATAGTTTCATAATATATGGAATTTTTTGCAACTCCCAAAAAATCATGTTTAACTCTTGTCCCTTGCACAGATTCGTTACAATGCAATAAATGTACAACATGTACTTCGGTGGTATTTGGAACTTCTAAAGAATTGCGTTCGGTTGCTTTAGTATCTGGATCTAACAAAATAAATACAAAAAATGAAGGAAAAAAATTCGGAAGTTATGCTCGCATTTATGCTAAACGTAACGCAGCTATTTTTTCTAAAACGTGTCAATGTAAACTGAAAAGTAATGATATTTAAATTGAACTATGTTTTATTAATTTAAACTTAACAAAACATGGAAGACGGTTATATTTATTGTTTTTCAAATGACTCTATGCCAGGTATTCTTAAAATTGGCATGACAAAGTTATTGCCCGAATCTAGATTAAAATATGCAAATTTACCAAATACATGGAAACCACCTACACCTTATAAAATTGTATTTGCAAAAAAAGTAAATAATTATAAACAAAAAGAAATTACACTACATTTAATTCTCGCAAAATATGCCAAACGAATTCATCCAAGGCGTGAATTTTTCCTAGTTTTACCTGAAGAAGTAAAGACATTATTTGATTTAATAGATGGTGAATGGATTCATACAACTTCTGAACCAATTAAAATTCGTAAAAGAAAAAAGCGGGCCGTTGTAGTTGAAAATACACAACCTCAAGGAACATCATTCTAAACGGTCACATACTTGTTGGCTTGTTTCCAATGCACCTTCTATCCATTGTTGGTAATTCGCAGAATAATTTTCTCCGCACACATAAAAATTGGGAAATGGATTTTGTAGTTGTTTGGCTATGTGTTTACTATCCGCTCCTATTGTCCAATATCCCACTCCCTTTTCCCAATAAAAAACATTTGTTTTTTTAGGAGTTGGCATATCTATATCCAATACTTCTTTCACGTAATATTTTATTGTTTTATTGACTCCACGTATGCCATGTTTATGATAAATATCATTCCAAAACATGGCATATTTATTATCCATGTAAAACATGACCACCGTTTTAGAATAAGGTATTACCATTCGCAAGGGCGATTTAGTTGTTAGTTTGGGTAAATCTTTAAACCATGGACGGTCATATGCACAATAAATACGACACAATGGTGCACCCACAATATATTTCAATAACGGCGCCAATGGTGTACATAATTGTCGTAACACATCGTGCTGAAATGTGCATATGCATAGATCCGTTGCATATTTACATTTATTGGTGTGTATAATGTATTGATTATTTTGTCTGTGAATTGCCAATACTTCTTCCTTTTTCATGACTACGTTGGGACAGAGTTGAATACGCTGAATTAGAGCATCTATTAATTGGGATAATCCACCGTTTAACACAAAAAAATCACCATTCAGCTGGTTTAATAAATGGATTGCATCTTTTGCATTCATGTCTACTAATTCGGTATAATATCCAAAAGAATCTTCTAAAAATTGGGCTTCTTCTTTAGAAACAACCATTTTTGCATAATCTAACAAAGATAATTTAGTTAAATTGTGGAGGAAATCTATTTTACTAAATGCAACTATTTTGCCGATAACGACTTTTAAATTAAAGTCGGAATTTTCGGCATATTCCTTATCGGATGTAATAGGCACTATTTTCTTATTTAGGTGAAATTCTTTTAATAACTCCAATAATAGTTTATGGTCACTACTGAATCTACCTGCACCAGCTTCAACTGTCATAAACTTATCCGAATAAGTAAATATTCGTCCTCCCCATTGTTCACGCTCAAGTAAAATCAAGTTGCGATCTGGATTATGTTTTAATAATTGATGTGCTGTATATAATCCTGCAATACCTCCACCTAATATCATTACAATTATGCTAGATTAAAATATTAATGATTAGTATGACAACTATCTATAATAAGTCAATAACAGTATATGATAACCACAAAAAAGATATATCACTTGATACTTCTGGAAATCAGGATGTATTTATAGCAAAATATAGTGATAGTGGTATTGTACAATGGGCAACACGTATATCTGGATCAGATCCTAAATTAAGTTATTCAATTACAAATGATACAAATAATAATGTATATGTAACTGGAAGTTATAATAATTCAACAATAACTATATATGATACAAATGGATATGGACAAACAACGTTGGATAGTTCAGGCAATAATGATGTATTTATAGTAAAATATAGTGATACTGGTTATACCCAATGGGCAACGCGTATATCTGGATCAGGTTTTGAGTCTGGAACTTCAATTGTAACGGATACTGCAAATAATATATATGTAACTGGAGGTTATGATGCACCAATAACAATATATGATACGAATGGATATGGTCATACGACGCTGGATACTTCAGGAAATGAAGATGTATTTATATTAAAATATAGCCATACTGGTTATGCACAATGGGCAACCCATATATCTGGTATAGGATTTGAAAATGGAACTTCAATTGTAACGGATACGTCAAATAATATATACGTAACTGGAAGTTACGATGCACCAATAACAATATATGATACGAATGGGTATGGTCATACAACGCTGAATAGTTCAGGAAATTTTGATGTATTTATAGTAAAATATAATAATACTGGATATGCACAATGGGCAACCCGTATATCTGGTATAGGAACCGAAATTGGCAATTCAATTGCAACTGATACATCAAATAACATATATGTAACTGGCGGTTATACAGGCCCAATAACTATATATCATACAAATGGGGTTGGACATACAACACTGGGTAATTCAGGCAATAATGATGTATTTATAGTAAAATATAGTGATACTGGTTATACCCAATGGGCAACACGTATATCTGGTGTAGGAAACGAAGATGGCAATTCAATTGTAACGGATACGGCAAATAATATATATGTAACTGGAGGTTATGATGCACCAATAACTGTATATGATACAAATGGATATGGTCATACAACATTAGTTAATTTGGGAGATAATGATGCATTTATAGTAAAATATAGTCATACTGGTTATACCCAATGGGCAACACGTATATCTGGTATAGGATATGAAAATAGTAGTTCAATTGTAACGGATACATCAAATAATGTATACGTAACTGGAGGTTATGATGCACCAATAACAATATATGATATAAATGGGAATGGTACAAGCATGAATAATATACTAAATGAAGATGCATTTATAGTAAAATATAGTGATACTGGTTATGTACAATGGGCAACTCATATATCTGGATTAGGAACTGAATTTGGAAGTTCAATTACAAATGATACGGGAAATAATATATATGTAACTGGAGTTTATACCGAACCAATAACTTTTCATGATACAAACATTAATACAGAAGACATAATACTTAATAATATACTAAATGAAGATGCATTTATAGTAAAATATAGTGATACTGGTTATGTACAATGGGCAACTCATATATCTGGAGTAGGATTTGAGATTGGAACTTCAATTACAACTGATACGTCAAATAATATATATGTAACTGGAACTTATAATTCACCAATAATTATATACGATACAAATGACGTTGGACATACAATATTGTATAATATTTCACAAATCAGTGATGTATTTATAGTAAAATATAGCAATAATGGTTATGCACAATGGGAAACCCGTATATCTGGAGTTGGCAATAATGTTGTGAATTCAATTGTAAATGATACTGAAAATAACATATATGTAACTGGAGCTTATAATATTTCGCCAGTAAGTGTATATGATACAAATGGCAATACTCATGCAACACTGGGTAATTCAGGCAATAATGATGCATTCATAGTAAAATATAGCGATACTGGATATGCACAATGGGCAACCCGTATATCTGGTATAGGAAACGAAATTGGCAATTCAATTGTAACTGATACGTCAAATAACATATATGTAACTGGCGGTTATACAGGCCCAATAACTATATATGATACAAATGGGGTTGGCCATACAACACTGGGTAGTTCAGGAAACGATGATGTATTTATAGTAAAATATAGCGATACTGGTTATACCCAATGGGCAACGCGTATATCAAGTGCAGGATTTGAATATGGATATTCAATTGCAACTGATACGGCAAATAATATATATGTAACTGGAATGTATAGGTCACGGGTAACTGTATATAATACAAATGGAAATGGTAATACAACATTGGTTAATTCGGGAGATGCAGATGCATTTATAGTAAAATATAACAATACTGGATATGTACAATGGGCAACGCGTATATCTGGTATAGGATTTGAATATGGATATTCAATTACAACGGATATAGAAAATAACATATATGTAACTGGAGGTTATACTGGATTAATAAATATATATGATACAAATAACAAAAGTAATATAAAACTTGATAGTTTAGGAAATGTCAGTGTATTTATAGTAAAATATAACAATAGTGGTTATGCGCAATGGGCAACACGTATATCTGGATCAGAATTTGAATATGGTAATTCAATTACAACGGATATAGAAAATAACATATATGTAACTGGAGGTTATACGGAATCAATAAATATATATAATACAAATAATGGCGGGCATACAACTCTTAATAGTTCAGGAAATAAAGATGTATATATAGTAAAATATAACAACAAAGGTTATATACAATGGGTAACAAATATATCTGGATTAGGAAATGAAGTTGGAAATTCAATTACAAATGATATGTTAAATAATATATATGTAACTGGAAGGTATAATTCACAGATAACTTTTTATAATGCCGGAGAATTAAATATACCTACCGTTACTGAATTTTTAACGTATTTAAATTATAAAAAACCGTCTTTTTCATTTTCGGAACAAACGACATCATCGGATAGAATGAATAAACTAAAAAATCAAACACAATATGCATTTTTTAAAAAAAATGGTATTAATATAAATAATTGTAATTTACCATTAACAAATACATCATATCAATATAAATATGATATAACAAAAGGAAATATGTTATGTAATATAATGAAGAAATAATTCATGCTTTTTTACGTGTACACCATTTAAATGGTCCAACCCCATAACACGTACGCCCATCAACAACACTTGGTTTGGACCATTCAAAAATATCAATCCCAGCAATACGTAATCCTGATTTAATTCCTCCACCGCGTTTTCTTTTGTATTTTCTTGTTTTTGGCATATATTAATCTAATATTATTATATGCATATTGTTAAGCGAAATTACAAAGCGATCATTAATCCACCTAAACCAACTATACAAAAAAATACTGCTGTTACTTACGATATATTGCTTAGTGACATTGCAGGTCTACAGAAGCGACTCCGAGATGCTGGGCTTAATGATACGCTGCCATCAGTGGCTGCTGCATCGGCTGTTTCATCTTCAATAGTTTCAGCTTCGGCTACCAAAAAGACTGCCCTTTTAGTCGGAATAAATTATACAAATACAACAAGTAAATTAAATGGATGCATCAATGATATTCAAAATGTAGCAACATTATTAAGACAAAAAGGATACACATGTTCCCTCATGACAGATTTGACACCTGTGCGAGCAACCAAAAATAATATTTTAAATGCATTAACCCAATTATTAGTAACTGCCAATAACGGAGATTCATTATTTTTTCATTTTAGCGGGCATGGTACACGTACAATAGACAGAAATGGAGATGAATTAGACGGCAAAGATGAACTGATTTGCCCTTGTGATTTTAACATGATTACTGATGACGAATTAAATAAACTAGTACACACTCATCTAAAACCCAATGTAACTTTATTTGCATTATTTGATAGTTGTTTTAGTGGAACAGTATTGGATTTAAAATATAATTATGCTCCCAATGTAATAAATCCCCGTGTGGCTGAAACAAAATCTAATGTAATTATGATTAGTGGATGTATGGATAATCAAACAAGTGCAGATACATTTTTGGATAAACAATGGTGTGGTGCAATGACAAACGCATTTTTAACCTGTGTAAATTCACCGTCACTTAACAGTTTAGTGACAAACATGCGAACCTATTTAAAAAATAAAAAATATTCACAAATACCGCAATTATCAACTGGAAAATTGGTAAATATAAATCAAAATATATTATATTTTTAAATATATAATGAAAAAATCATTTGCGATAAGTGATGATAGAATAAATAATTTAAAACAGCTTACATCTTATAAAAATAGTTCGGCAGTTGCAGAAAAATTTAAATGTTCAACTAGAATAAATAATTTAAAAAATAAAACAATTCAAACTTCATCTTCAAGTAGGACAATGACAATACGCAATAAACACATTTATTCATCCTATGAAAATAAATATAAAGTTATTAATGGGTATTTAGAATGCTCTAAATCAAACCAATCATATGAAACGTTGGATCAAGTATTATCAAATGGAAATGATGCTAAAGGCGAATCTATGACAAATATAAATGAAATAGATGCTCAAATAATATCATTAACTTCTTTGCCTAATGGTAGAAGTGTAGAAACAACAAGATCAGGGTTTTATACGACACAGATTACTTCTAATGGGGTAGAAATGGTATCGGAAAACAACGATGTATCCAACTGTGTTTTAATAAATTCAAAAGGTGTTACTGATTTACTTTTAGACAGGATAGCGACGTGGGAACAAATACAAACAAGTGTATTTGCAACTCAAGCAATAACATACAATAGTAATTCTACCATAGTGGGAGGCAGTATAACGATTGAAGAAGAAGAAGAAGAAGAAGAAGAAGAACCTGTAGTTAGAAATACTGAAACAAAAGATATTAATTCTATTTCTATTGTTTCATCAAATTTATTTGGTAATCGTATTATAATTAATGGAAATGCTGGTTTACCTAACCAAATACTAGTAAATGGCGAGGATAATGGAATATATTGGAGTTCTAGTGGCGGGAAATTATCAGGAACTTTAGGAGATGTATTATCTAACGGACATACAGCAAGTACGCATATTGATATGAATGGAAATGATATTATAAATAGTAATTTAGACCAGTTGCGTTTGAATATAGATCCAACTTCATTATCGGCTGTTAATTCATCTAATACATTTATGCCTGTGAATTTGAACGAAAATACTTATTATATTCAATTATTTAATTATACAGTTTAAATAAAATATTTATTTATATTATGTCATCTATCAAAGTTAATTACCCACTTACAACATTTGAACTAACAAAAAGTGTTGGAGGGGAAACATCTTTTGCAACTCTTAATGGATCAGTTCTTGAAATTGCCGACCGAAATTCAATTATTAATTCGGATAAATATGTATCGCTTGGAGTTACTGGACTTTTTGTGAGTTCCAATACTGCCGTTACAAAAGCGGTCCTCAATCAAACTTCACTTATTCTTTCTAATACTAATGGAACGTCCGAACGTGTACATCTTTCGGGGGATAAGGATAATGCAAATTTAACATTAAAAGATTCAGGAGGGACCGCTATATTCAATACTAGTTATGTGTCATTTGGCAATACAGCTGGGACAAAAAATGCAGAATACAATGTTGATTCTGCAATTATAAAAAACACAACTACAAATAAACGACTTAATTTGTCTACTACCGAAATTAGTATTTCCAATGCAGCCGATACTACAGATTATCTTAAACTTACTGAGACAGGATTAACTGCATCTGCTTCCGTATTTGATTTACATGTGAATTCTCTTTCATTTAAAGGAGTTACTTCCGACGCGGCAAGACAAGTAATAATGTCTGATGCAGCAGGAGCTCCTGTATGGGGAAATGTAACCCTGTATGATGTACTCAATGAAAATGGGGATGCACTTAATGAAAGTATTACGGGTCTTTCTAGTTTGGAAACAAATAATCTCGGTGTAACAGGTCTGGCAACATTCCAATCATTGCCGCGCATTGTTCCTTCTGCATCCTTGGGTAGTACTGGATTAATTCCTACACGTGGAAATGAGCTTGTTACCAAGGGTTATGTAGATAGTCTTGTGGGTCAATATAGTGGTGGTTATAATTTATATTTGAATTATTCTCAAACAAGAACTGTCAATAGTGTTAATTATGGACTTTTATCCAATGTGATAACAGAGACTGGAACAACATCATTTATAGATTCAACTAGTTTAAATTCTAATCCACAACTCATAAAAAGATTTATTACCGAAGAAATAAATGTTACAAAAATTCCAGCTGGAATATGGTCCATGTTTTTATATGGAGCAGTAGATAGCGATGCCCGTAATGTACAGTATTATTTTGATGCTAAATTATACACAAGTACTGGTATAACTGGAATGTTTACGTCTGGGTATTCATCGGATATAAATGAAAAACCAAATGATAAACCAGTTGGATATAATATAAACGGTACGATGCCCGAAAGAAATGTTGCACTATCCGACAGAATTATTATAGAAATTTTTTGTAAAAGTGATATTAATGGAGACACAGTGTCTAAGTTGCAAACATTTTTTGAAGGTAATTATTATTCATTTATACAAACTACATTAAATGCAGGCACATCATTACTAACTAGCAATAATAACTGGACTGCAAATAATACGTTTGATGAAGCAATTATGTTAAATGATGGATTAAAATTAAATAATTCAGGAGTATTAAAAACACAATTCAACAGTTCAAGTTTAACATCACAAGAAACTGCATTTGCCATGAATTTGAATAATTTTAAACTTACGTTAGATGGCCTCACTGGTACAACAAATCAAGTTCTTACAACTGATTCTAGTGGTATAGCTCACTGGCAAGACGTTCCTTCTACAGTTACATTGCAAGAAGTTCTTGATGCTAGCAATAATGCATCACAACGGTCTATCATAAATCTTTCTTCAATAGAGTTTAAATCAGGAGAAAATTATCCTGTTGTATTATCACAAAAGTCTAGTGGAACATTAAATTTACAGTGTGAAGATTCCAACAAGGTAATAGATACTAGTAGAGAAACAAAACAATTTAGTGGTAATTACATTAAGCTTGCTATTAATGGGACAGAGTATTGGATTCAAGCATTTACTGTACCTTAAATACGCGTTATCATAATATATTTTGTATATCTAATATATTATGCCTCCACCTACAGAAATTGATTTTCCTAATTGCGTTATTAAAGTAAATGATAGTTCTAATAATTCAACCATATTATCTCCAATATCCATAAGACTTACCGATTCATCAAACAATACTTTAACACAAACGCCAACATCTATTAATTTCAATAATTCAACTGTATATACAGAAGATACGATACGTATTAAAGGTGTTACTGGAACACCGAATCAAATACTAAGTATAGATAATTCGTATAACATGGTATGGAAAAATAATTTAGCTGGTTGGACTGGAACTGCAACAACTCCATTGAATATGAACAATTATACCATAGTTGGTGTAAGCGGAATTTTAGGGGATACAATTAGTTTAGGGTCAGATACGTCAACTATAAATATACCAGGAGTAATAAATAGCAATTATTTAATTCCAACTACAGGTAGTTTAAGTATTGGGAATACTGGAGTTACTGCAACTATCATGGGTAACGTAAATATACCAACAATGTTAACATTAGGAAATAATAATATATTCTTTGGTGGAAACGGTGGAAAAATATTTACATCTACCAGCAATATTCAAAATGAATTTGGTGTAACTGGTAGAAATATAACATATACTGCTGTTTTACAGGGTGGAGCTACATCAACCCCACAAATTATTACATTACCACTTGCAAAAAGCGGGCATTATGTATACGTTATAAACAGTTCTTCTAACGATTGGTCAATTAGTTGCCAAACGGGTGAATTTATGGTATTAGGTGATAATAGTAGTTCAACTGTGAATGGAACACAAGTTATAGCTAAAAATAAAACAATGGTGTTTTATCAAACAACTAATACAATTGACGGAGTGGATTACGGGGTTAATATATTAGTTAGCGAAACTACAACTGGTATACCAAATATAGATGTTAAAAATTCAGTATTAACCCTTGGTGGTACAAACGCAACTGGCGTAACTGTGGGACGAACTGGCCAAACAACGAACATTCAAGGTAATTTGCGGATAGCAGGAGTAACAGGTACAAATGGACAAGTGTTAACCTCCAACGGAACTACAGCTACCTGGGCAGCTGTTCCAGCATCTACTTGGGTAGGAACCGCAACAACCACATTAAATATGAATAATTTGAACATGGTTGGAGTAAGTGGTATTTCTGGGAATACTATCAATTTAAACACCAATTCTTTGCTATTAAAAGGCATTAGTGGATCTTCAGGTCAAGTTCTTTCCGTTGGTGCAACAGGTTCACCTGAATGGAGAACTATAAATGAGTTAACCGTTTCAGGTACGAATATTGGGGCAGGTACCAAGTTTACTAGTAGTTTAAATAATTCTACGGTTGTAGTTGGTCAATATACGAATATGTTATTGGCATATAATTCAGATGGAACATTTGGAATTACATTATCTAATGTATCAACTAATCTTGAAGGGTTTGTAATAAAATATACGGATAAAGGATATATAGATTGGGGTACACGTATCAGTGGTTTAAATAATGAAAATATTAACTCGGTAACGTTTGATAAACTGAATAATATAATTATAGGAGCAAATAACAGTGGTGGAAATTTAGTATTATATAATTCAGATGGATCAATAAGTGGTACAATAACCAATACACCAAATTCGTATTTAATAAAATATGATTATGCAGGATACTTACAATGGGTAGCTGTTGTATCTACAACGAATATAAATTCTGTAGCAGTAGATAACGATAATAATATAATTATAGGCGGAAGAACAAATAATACTCAAGTAAGATTATTCAATTCAAATGGAGCAACTGGGTTTACAATGCAAACTATAGCTACTAGTGGGTTGAATGGGTATTTGGCTAAATATAGTGATACTGGATACGCTCAATGGGGAAATTATATTACTGGAAATTTAGATGATTCAGTAACATCGGTTGCGGTTGATAAAAATAATAATATAATTGTAACAGGAACTTATAGTTCTAATTCATTATCACTATATAATGCAAATGGAGTTACTGGATCTACATTGCCAGGTATAATATCAGCAGGTGATGCATTTTTAGCAGAATATAGTAGTACAGGATATATAAAATGGGCAAATAATATACGTGGGACAACTGGGTTTAATAATTCAAATTCAGTATCAGTTGATAACAATAATGATATAATTATAACAGGTATTTCCAATTCTTTACAAACTTTATTATATAATCCAAATGGACAAATAGGAATTACATTAAATAATATATTTACAGGTACCAATGGATTATTGGCTAAATATAGTGATACTGGTTATGTACAATGGGCAACTAAACTTGCTGGAAACAATAATGAGACAATGTATTCAGCAAAAACCGATAGCAAAAATAATATATATATAGTAGGAATACAAAATTCGTCATCATTCATATTATACAATGCAAATGGTGCAACAGGTATTACAAAAACGGGATCTATCGGCGGTTTTGATGGAATAGTAGCTAAATACAGTGATACTGGTTATGCACAATGGGGTTCTAATATTTCTGGGGTTAATTCCGACACGGTAACAACACTATCAGTGGATAGCGATAACAATGTAATTGTAGGAGGACATTATAATTCTAACTCAATAACACTATACAATTCAAATAATTCAGTGAACAGAACATTATTAAATAATACAAGTAACACAACTAATAACGGATTTTTAATTGAATATAATGATGCTGGTTTTATACAATGGGCGAGTAATATAGAGACTGGCAATACACTCGGAAATATAACATTAAATTCAATGGCAACTGCTACAACTAATGTTAACAATACGGCAGTAGGAAATTTGGCATTATCAAATTTAAAAAATGGTTATAATAATACAACAATAGGCTATAATTCAGGTAATAGTTTATTATCAGGATCAAATAATATTTATATCGGGAATACAGGTAAATCTTCAGAAAGCAATGTTATACGAATTGGAAATGAAATTGATCATGCAAATACACATATTGCATCTTCCAACTCTATTAATTTGCAAACTAGTTCATTGTTATTAAACGGCTTACGTGGTTCATCAGGACAAGTTCTTTCCATTGGTGTAACTGGTTCACCTGAATGGAAAACAATAACAACACCAACCCCTACATTGGCTCAAGTAATGGCCCAAGGAAACACATCAACAATGGATTTAGATATGTCAGGCAACAATATAGTTGGAGTAAATACAATATACAATAACAGTTTAATTATTCAAAGTGATACGAGTTTAAATTTAATCTCGCCGTATATAGATATAACTGGTCAGGTAGTATTTTCTACACCTCCTCATATTCCTTCTCCTGTGTTAGGAAATGACGCTGCATCCAAAGGATATGTAGATAGTCTTGTAGGACAATACAGTGGAGGTTTTAATCTATTTTTAAATTATAGTCAAACAAGTTCTAATCCAACATTTAAAGTATTATCACAAACAGTAAGCAGTGCCGTAGGACAAGAAGTAGATATAACTTTTACAATCGGAACACAAGAAGTAGCAAGATTTATAACTGAACCGCTTGGAATTACTGAACTTCCAGCAGGATTATTTGACGCTTTTATTTATGGTTCAGTAAGCGGACAAGGTGGAGATGTTCATTATTCATTTCAATTAGTTAAATATGATAGTGCTGGAAATTCTATACCAATTATTACAAGCGGTATTAGTCCCGATGTTAATTCCTCACCAAATAACAATCCAACTTCTTATTCTATGCTTGCTCCAATCACATCACCAGTAGCATTTGCTTTAACAGACAGATTAGCAATTATTTTGAATGTAACTAAAACAGGAGGTGGTGAAGTAACATTACGAACTTTTTTTGAAGGTAGTTATTATTCTTTTGTTCAATCTACACTCAATGCAGGAACAAGTCTTTTATCAAGTAATAATACTTGGACAGGCACAAATAATTTTATATTATCCCCAACAGCTCCTACTCCTAGCACGGATGATAATTCTACTACATTGGCAACTACCGAGTTTGTTCAGAGTAAACTATCTAATTTTTGGGGTGGAAATGCAACAACCGAATTGAACATGAATAACAATAATATTACTAATGCTCTATCAGTAGATGCAAATGCAGTAACACTTAATATAGGAACAACAACTGCTAATGGTGTAACTATAGGACGAAGTGGACAAATAACTGATATTCAAGGTAACTTGCAAATAGGAGGTGCAGCAGGTACGAATGGCCAAGTATTAACCTCTGATGGAACCACATCTACATGGGCAGACGTTCCAGCATCTACATGGGTAGGAACTGCAACAACCGAATTGAACATGAATAATTTTAACATGGTTGGTGTAAGTGGAATTTCTGGTAATACTATTAATTTAAACACTAATTCTTTGCTATTAAAAGGCCTTAGTGGATCATCAGGTCAAGTTCTTACCGTTGGTGCAACTGGTCTTGAATGGAAAACAATAACATCTAATACAACTACACCTACATTGTCACAAGTAATGTCCCAAGGGAATACTGCAAGCAATGTATTAAACATGAATAATTTTAACATGGTTGGTGTAAGTGGAATTTCTGGAAATACCATTAATTTAAACACTAATTCTTTGCTATTAAAAGGCCTTAGCGGATCTGAAGGCCAAGTTCTTTCCGTTGGTGCAACTGGACTTGAATGGAAAACAATAACATCTAATACAACTACACCTACATTGTCACAAGTAATGTCCCAAGGGAATACTGCAAGCAATGTATTAAACATGAATAATTTTAACATGGTTGGTGTAAGTGGAATTTCTGGAAATACCATTAATTTAAACACTAATTCTTTGCTATTAAAAGGCCTTAGCGGATCTGAAGGCCAAGTTCTTTCCGTTGGTGCAACTGGACTTGAATGGAAAACAATAACATCTAATACAACTACACCTACATTGTCACAAGTAATGTCCCAAGGGAATACTGCAAGCAATGTATTAAACATGAATAATTTTAACATTGTTGGTGTAAGTGGAATTTCTGGAAATACCATTAATTTAAACACTAATTCTTTGCTATTAAAAGGCCTTAGTGGATCATCAGGTCAAGTTCTTACCGTTGGTCCAACTGGTCTTGAATGGAGAAGTATAAATGAGTTAACCGTTTCGGGTACGAATATTGGAGCAGGTACTAAGTTTACTACTAATTTAAATAATAACTCTACGGTTGTAGTTGGACGATTTTCAAATACTTTATTGGCATATAATTCTAATGGAACATTTGGAATTACATTAAATAACGCAAATACTTCTGATGAAGGGTTTATAATAAAATACAATGATAACGGATATATAGATTGGGCTACACGTGTAAGTGGTCTCAATTCTGAAAATATTAGTTCTGTAAATATTGATAAAATGAATAATATAATTATAGGAGCAAATAACAATAGTGGCAATGTGACATTATATAATTCAGATGGGTCCATAGGTAGTGTAATACCTAGTCCTACAAATAATTCGTTTTTAATAAAATACGATTATGCAGGATATGTACAATGGGCATCTGTCGTATCTACAACGACTATAGTTTCTATAGCAATAGATAATGATAACAATATAATTATAGGCGGAAGAACAAATAATGTTCAAGTAAAATTATTCAATTCAAATGGAGCAACTGGTTTTACATTTCCAACAATAGCTGCTAGTGGAAATAATGGATATTTTGCTAAATACAGTCATACAGGATATGCACAGTGGGGAAATTATGTTAATGGAAATTTAGATGATTTTGTAACTTCAGTTGCGGTTGATAACAAAAATAATATAATTATAGCAGGATATTATAGTTCTAATTTATTATCGCTATATAATGCAAATGGAGTTATTGGTTCTACATTGCCAGGTATAATATCAACCGCCGATCCATTTGTAGCAGAATATAGTAGCACAGGATATATACAATGGGTAAATAACATACGTGGATCAGTTGGAACTAATGTTGTAAATTCAGTAACGGTTGATAGCAATAATAATATAATTATAACAGGGTATTCTGCTTCTCAATCATCTTTATTATATAATAATCCAAATGGGCAAGTAGGAGCTACAATAAATATGTCAGAAGGAGGTAGCAATGGAATATTGGCTAAATATAGTGATACTGGGTATGTTCAATGGGCAACTAAACTATGTGGAACCAATACAGATGTAATGTATTCAGTAATAACCGATAATAAAAATAATATATGTATATCAGGTATATATGCATCTTCATCATTTATATTATTTAATGCAAATGGTGCAACAGGTATTACAAAAATGGGAACTATCGGAGCATTTGATGGAATAGTAGCTAAATACAGTGATACTGGTTATGCCCAATGGGGTTCTAATATTGCTGGAGTTAATACCGAAACGGCATCAACGTTATCCATTGATAGTGATAACAATATAATGTTGGGAGGTTATTTTACTTCCAATTCAATAACACTATACAATTCAAACAATTCTGTAAATAGTACATTATCAAATAATACAACTAACACAACTAGTAATGGATTTTTAATTAAATATAATGATAGTGGGTTTATACAATGGACAAGTAATATAGATGGTGGTACTGCTGGGTCTATTATATTAAATTCGGTGGCAACTATTAGACCTAATCTTAATAACGCTGCATTAGGCAATGGTGCATTATCAAATTTAAAAAATGGATCCAACAATATAGCATTGGGGTATAATGCAGGGAATAGTTTAGTATCAGGTTATAATAATATTTATATCGGAAATACAGGTAAATCTTCAGAAAGTAATGTTATACGAATTGGCAATGAAATTGATCATGCAAATGCAATTATTACATCTACCAATTCTATTAATTTACAAACCAATTCTTTATTATTGAAAGGAGTTACCGGTTCATCAGGACAAGTTCTTACAGTTGGTGCAACAGGTTCACCTGAATGGAAAACCATAACATTATCTCATGTGTTGTCAGGACAAACAGGAAGTTCAGGGCAAGTTCTTTCTGTTGGCTTAACAGGTTCTCCTGAATGGAGAAATATAAATGAGTTAACTGTATTGGGTACAAATATTGGGGCAGGTAAAACTATTGATAGTAGGTTAAATAACAACTCTATGGTTGTAGTTGGACAATTTACAAATACATTATTGACAGTATACAATTTGGATGGAACAACGGGTATTACAATGCCAAATGCATCTATTCTCAATGAAGGGTTTTTAATAAAATATACGGATAACGGGTATGTAGATTGGATATCACGCATAAGTGGTATCAATAATGAGACGGTGAATTATGTAGCTATTGATGGGATGAATAATATGATTGTAGGAGGCAATAGCACTGGAAATATGGTATTATATAATTCAGATGGAACAGTGGGAGGTTCACTAACCATATCATCGGTTAATGCATTTTTAATAAAATACGATTATGCAGGATATATACAATGGGCAACCATTTTAAATACATCGGATATATTTACTATCGCAACAGATAATAAAAATAATATAATTGTAGGCGGAAGAACAAATATTGCTCAATCAAAATTATTCAATCCAAATGGAGCAACTGGTTTTACATTTCCAACCATAGCTACTAGTGGTTATAATGGATATTTAGCTAAATACAGTGATACAGGATATGCACAGTGGGGAAATTATATTACTGGAAATTTGGATGAATTTGTAACTTCAGTTGCGGTTGATAGTAATAATAATATACTTATTACAGGATATTACTTATCTAACTCATTATCATTATATAATGCAAATGGAAACACAGGAGCTACATTGCCAGGTGTAATATCACAAAATGATTCATTTTTAGCCAAATACAGTGATACAGGATATATACAATGGGCAAATAATATATACGGAACTACTAATAAAAATATTACAAATTCAGTAGTAGTTGATAGTAAAAATAATATAATTATAGGAGGATATTACAGTGTTTTGCAATCGTTGTTGTATAATCCAAACGGACAAGTAGGAGCTACATTAACCAATACAAACACACAAAATAATGGGTTATTAGCTAAATATAGTGATACGGGATATGTACAATGGGCAACTAAAATAGCTGGAAGTGGAAGTGATTCTATAAATTCACTGAAAATTGATAGTAAAGATAATATAATTATAGGGGGGCAACATAATTCTGATTCATTAATATTATATAATGCAAATGGAGCAGCAAGTATTACAAAAATGGGAACTATCGGAGGATGGGATGGAATGGTAGCTAAATATAGTGATACTGGTTATGCACAATGGGCATCTAATATGGGTGGAAATGGCAATGATGTAATAACAACAGTATCCATTGATAACGATAATAGCATATTTGTAGGAGGATATTTTAATTCCAATGTATTAACCATATATAATTCAAATAGTACTATTAATAGCGTATTATTAAATAATACAACTAACACAAATAATAATGGATTTTTAATTAAATATAATGATATTGGAAATGTACAATGGACAAGTAATATAGATGGTGGTACTGCTGGAACTGTATTTGTAAATTCAATAGCATATATTAAAAATAATAATGTTAACAACACTGCATTAGGCAATTTGGCATTGACAAAATTAAAAAATGGGTATAATAATACATCATTGGGGTATAATGCAGGTAATAGTTTAGTATCAGGGTCAAATAATATTTATATCGGAAATACAGGTAAACCATTTGATAATAATGTTATACGAATTGGCAATGAAACTGACCATGCAAATGCAATTATTACATCTACCAATTCTATCAATTTACAAACCAATTCATTACTATTGAAAGGAGTAACTGGTTCATCAGGGCAAGTTCTTACAGTTGGTGCAACAGGTTCACCTGAATGGAAAACAATAATATCAATAAACTCAACAACCCCTACATTGTCACAAGTAATGTCCCAAGGGAATACTGCATCAACAACATTAAACATGAGTAATTATGATATTATTGGTGTAAGTGGAATTTCTGGGAATACTATTAATTTAAACATTAATTCATTGTTACTCAAAGGCCTTAGTGGATCATCAGGCCAAGTTCTTACCGTTGGTGCAACTGGTCTTGAATGGAAAACAATAACATCAATAAACTCAACAACTCCTACATTAGCTCAAGTAATGTCCCAAGGGAATACCGCATCAACAACATTAAACATGAGTAATTTTAACATAGTTGGTGTAAGCGGTATTTCTGGTAATACTATTAATTTAAACACTAATGTATTGTTATTAAACGGATTATCTGGAACTACGGGGCAAGTTCTTTCTATTAGTGCAACAGGTCCTGTATGGTCATCATTGTCAACATTAACTACACCTACATTGGCCCAAGTAATGACACAAGGAAATAATGCATCATCATCATTGAATATGAATAATTTTAACATAGTTGGTGTAAGTGGAATTTCAGGCAATACGATTAATTTAAACACCAATTCATTGTTATTAAAAGGCCTTCCTGGAACTACAGGGCAAGTCATTTCCATTGGTGCAACTGGTCCTGTATGGAGAAGTACAAATGAATTAGTTGTAAAAGATACAAACATTGGTGCAGGTACTAGTGTGCTTAATAATATCAATCCATATACAAATCAATATATATATGGAGAGTATGATACAGGTCCCGTGGATATTTATAATTCAAATGGAAATACGGGTATTATTTTACCATCAATTACTAATACACCTGCAAAAAACATGTATATAGTAAAATATAATAATGGAATTGCACAATGGGCAACTTTTGTAAATACAACAATTAATACTGGTATATTTCTATTTCCATCTATTGCTATTGATTCACTAAATAATACATATGTAACATCTTTATTTGGTAGTACGATGTATGCATATAATGCACCTGGAAATACATACACTGTAAGTTTAAATTGGACTAGTGGTACAGAAAGTTGTATAGTAAAATATAATGATAATGGAATTGCCCAATGGGCAACTAAATTAAATCCATCTATATGTAATATAGATAGTGTAATTGTAGATAAAAATGATAATATAGTTGTTACTGGTAGATATAATGCTACTTCTTTAATTATATATGATGCACCTGGAAATACATCACACTTATCTTTGTCTAAAATTGGTACATATGATATGTTTATCATAAAATATAATAGCAATGGTTATGCATTATGGGCAAAACATATAGGAAATCCAGGACATAATTTTAATTCAGTAAATTTTGCAGCCATTGATAATTCAAATAATATAATTGTAGATGGAATATACACTTCAAATGCGTTAACCCTATATAATGATAACACAAATAGTGCATCAACTAAAATATTGACAAATGCAACACCACTAGGTTCTCCAAATAGAAGTTCATTTTTTGTAGTAAAATATAATGATAGTACTGCACTATGGGCAGCCCAAATTGGTGCTAGTGGCGGTCCAGCAATTTCTTCTAGTGTATACACTGATAGTGCAAATAATATAATTGTACCTGTTGGGGTTTTGGCTGGGCAAATAGTAAATATACAAAATAGCGATGGAAATACATCATCTATAAATCTTTCAATTCCAACTGTTCGTACTCTATATTTAATAAAATATAGTGATACTGGTTATGTACAGTGGGCAACTAAAATTGAAAATATTGAACCTAGTCGTTTTAATATGGTTACAGATAAAAATGATATATATGTAATTTTAGGTACTACAGATATATCAGTAACCACATTTGATGTGTCTGGAAATACATGTGTACCGAGTACACTACCTACTAGCAATATAACAAGAACGTTATTAGTAAAATATAATTCAAATGGAATTGCACAATGGCGTATGAATTTTAATCAAATATCTTCTAACATAACTCTATCCGTAAATGATTCATATGTTTATCTCTCTGGCACAACACCTGCTACTCCAGTAACTATATTTAATTCAAACCAAACAATAGGCATTACATTATATAATAAACGAGATATTAATCGTATTGGATTTGCAGTAACATGTAGTAAAGATGGGTTTGTACAATATGCAAATATATTAGATAGTTATGCAGGTGGGCATGGTCCACATAGAATAGTAACGAATAATATTAATACTAGTAATACATCGTTTGGCAATTATTCATTATCTAATTTATCAACTGGAAATAATAATACAGCCTTAGGTTATAATGCAGGCAATAATTTAATAAGTGGATACAATAATATTTACATTGGGAATAAAGGTAACTCTTATGAAAATAATACTATACGAATTGGTAATAGCACGGATCACAGTGATGCAGTTATTACGTCTACAAATTCTATTAATTTTAATACCAAGTCATTGTTATTGAACGGGTTTACTGGAAATACAGGTCAAATTCTTTCTATTGGTGCATCAGGTCCTGTATGGTCATCATTGTCAACCTTAACTACACCTACATTATCCGCAGTAATGTCCCAAGGGAATAATGCTTCAACTTCATTGAACATGGGAGGAAATAGCATTACTAACACCACATCTCTAGATGCAAATGCTGTAACACTTAATATAGGAACATCAACTGCTAATGGAGTAACTGTGGGACGAAGTGGTCAAACAACGAACATTCAGGGTAACTTGCAAATAGCAGGAGCAACGGGTAGTAGCGGACAAGTACTAACTTCTAATGGAACTACAGCTACATGGGCAGCTGCTCCATCATCTACATGGATAGGAACCGCAACAACTTCATTAAATATGAATAACTTTAATATTATTGGTGTAAGTGGTATTTCTGGGAATACTATTAATTTAAACACCAATTCATTACTATTAAACGGAGTAACTGGTTCATCAGGACAAGTTCTTACAGTTGGTGCAACTGGTTCACCTGAATGGAAAACAATAACATCTACACCGCCTACATTGTCTCAAGTAATGTCTCAAGGGAATACCGCATCAACGTCATTGAACATGGGAGGAACTAGCATTACTAACGCCACATCTCTAGATGCAAATGATGTAACACTTAATATAGGAACAACAACTGCTAATGGAGTAACTGTGGGACGAAGTGGTCAAACAACGAACATTCAGGGTAACTTGCAAATAGCAGGAGCAACGGGTAGTAGTGGACAAGTACTAACTTCTAATGGAACTACAGCTACATGGGAAGCTGTTCCAGCATCTACATGGGTAGGGACAGCAACAACTTCATTAAATATGAATAACTTTAACATTTTTGGTGTAAGTGGCATTTCTGGGAATACTATTAATTTAAACACCGATTCATTACTATTGAAAGGAGTAAGTGGTTCATCAGGGCAAGTTCTTTCCGTTACTACAACTGGATCTCCTGAATGGAAAACAATGACATTAGGTGTTGTAATGTTAGAAGGTAATACCGCATTCACTACATTAAACATGAATAATTTCAATATAGTTGATGTAAGTGGTATTTCAGGCAATACTATTAATTTAAACACAGATTCATTGTTATTGAATGGTAGTAGTGGATCTCAAGGGCAAGTTCTTTCCGTTAGTACAACTGGATCGCCTGAATGGGCATCATTAGGGTCATTAGCTACTCCTAGTTTGTATGAAGTAATGAGACAAGGAAATAGTGCGTCAACGTCATTGAACATGAATAATTTTAACATAGTTGGTGTAAGTGGAATTTCTGGTAATACTGTCAATTTACAAACTAATTCTTTACTATTAAAAGGTCTAAGTGGTTCATCAGGGCAAGTTCTTTCTGTTGGTGCATCAGGTTCTCCTGAATGGAGAAATACATATGAATTAGTTGTAAAAGATACAAATATTGGTGCAGGTACAAATGTTTTTGATAATATTAATGCAAATACAAGTCAATACATAATAGGAGGATATTCAACTGGACCAATAACTATTTATAATTCGGATGGGAATACATTTACAACTTTACCATTAGTTACTAATTCACCTGCATCAAATATTTATATAGTAAAATATACTAATGGAATTCCCCAATGGGCAACTTTTGTAAATAGTAAAATTCCCAATAGTAATCAATTACCATGTATTGCAATTGATTCTATGAATAATACATATGTAACAAATGCATTTAGTAGCACATTGTATGCATATGATGCACCTGGCAATACATACACTGTAAGATTAAATTGGACATCTGGAGAATTAGGTTTTATAGTAAAATATAATGATACAGGAGTTGCACAATGGGGAACTAATTTATCATCTTTATCATATATAAATAGTGTGGTTGTAGATAAAAATAATGATTTAATTGTTACTGGTAGATATAGCAGTGCAAGTTTAATTATATATGATGCACCTGGAAATACATTTCACATAAATATGACTAAAAGTGGAAGTTACAATATGTTTATCATAAAATATAATAGTAACGGATATGCATTATGGGCAAAACATATAGGATTAACTGTTTCAATTATTAGCTATGCAGTAATTGATAATTTAAATAACATAATTGTAAGTGGAATATATGATACAGTCGGATTAACCATATTTAATGATAATACAAATACAATAACTGCATCAACCAAAACATTAATAAACCCAACCCCAACTAAAGAATCCATGTTTATAGTAAAATATAACGATACTGCTGCAATGTGGGCAACTCAAATAGGTAGTAATGGATTTGTATATTATCCTACTATACAAACTGATACTGCAAATAATATAATTGCATCAGTTGGAGTTAATGCAAATAATAAATTAACTATACAAAATAGTGATGGTAATACATCATCTATAAATCTTCCAAGTTCAACCGATACTTATATGGCTATTGTAAAATATAATAGTGATGGAATTGCACAATGGGCAACTAAAATTGAAAATATTGCTCTTAATGATAATCGGTTTAATATTGAATGTGATAATCAAGATGTATATGCAGTTGTGAGCACTAATGCTGGATTTGGATTTAATCCAACAATATTTGATGTATCTGGAAATTCATGTGTACCAACCACATTACCTGGTGTTAATTTAAAAAATATAGTAGTAAAATATAATTCAAATGGAATTGCACAATGGCGTATGAATTTTAATCAAGCATGTTTTAATTTTAATGTAACCATAAATGATTCATATATTTATGTATCTGGACAATCCACAAATACTCCATTAACTATATATAATTCAGACCAGTCAATAGGTATTATATTATACAATAAAGTAAGTATCGCTTCATTTTCATTTGTGGTAAGATGTAGTAAAAATGGATTTGTACAGTATGCAAGTATAATAGATGATGTTAGTGATAGTTCAAATACTATACATAAAATTACAACAAATAATAATAATACTAATAATACAGCATTTGGAAATGGTGCATTACAAAAATTAGTATCAGGAAATAATAATAATATAGCTTTGGGATATAATGCAGGCAATAATTTAATATATGGATCTAATAATATTTATATTGGAAATACAGGTAACTCTTATGATAATAATACTATACGTATTGGGAATAGTACGGATCATACCGATGCGGTTATTACATCTACCAATTCTATCAATTTACAAACTAATTCTTTGTTATTAAATGGAAATGATGGAACTACAGGTCAAGTTCTTTCACTTGGCGCATCAGGCTATCCTGAATGGAGAACTACAAATGAATTAGTCGTAAAAAATACAAATATTGGTGTAGGAACAAATGTATTCAATAAATTAACATCTACAAATTTATCTTATATATATGTAATAGGTAGTTTTTTATCAGAAATAAATACTTGGCCGTTAAATTTGACTTCAACTAATAATTATGAAAAAACATTTGTTATAAAATATAATGATAGAGGTGATGTTATATGGGCAAATAAAATTGAAGGAGTTATGTCTAATGTACCCTTAAATTTAGTTTTAGATAATTCAAATAATATATACGTAAGTGGATTTTATGATGCACCTATAACAATAAGTGGTCAAAGTGGATCAACTATATCATTAAGTAATTCTGGAACTGAAACATATGATTGTTTTATTGTAAAATATAATGATAGTGGGAATATTTTATGGGCAAATAAACTTGGTGGAAATTTGTATGATGTCCCATTAAAAATGGTTGTAGATAGTTTAAATAATGTATACGTAACTGGATATTATCAATCAAATCTATTCAATATAAGTGATACGAATGGAACAATTACATTAGGTAATAGTGGAAGTGGAACAGAGGATGGGTTTGTAGTAAAATATAATAGCAATGGAACTATTTTGTGGGCAAGTAAAATTAGTGGAACTCTTGATGATCGTGGCAGCGATTTAAGTATAGATAGTTTAAATAATATATACGTAACTGGATATTATGCATCAAATTCAATAACTATAAATCGTGTCACTGGACCATCAAGTACAATTACATTAACTAATTCTGGAAGTGCAACACTTAATACTTTTATTATAAAATATGATACTAATGGAAATATTATCTGGGTAAATATAATTGGTGGAACTTTGAATGAGAGCCCACAAAAAATAAAGGTAGATAGTTCAACTAATGTATATGTAACTGGAGTTTATGAATCAAATCCACTAACTATAGGTGGAACATCATTAGGTAATTCTGGACTATCTGATATCTTTATTATAAAATATAATAGTAATGGAAATACTGCATGGGCAAATAGAATTAGTGGATTTTACACGGATTCACCAAAAGAATTAATTATAGATAATTTAAATAATGTATACGTAACTGGAAATTATGCTTCAAAACTACTAACTATAAGTGGTCAAAATGGTTCATCAACTACAATAACTAATGAGGGAAATCCAAGTGGTGGATCATATGATAGTTTTATTATAAAATATAATAGTAATGGAACTATTGTGTGGGTAAATAAAATTGGTGCATATGGAGATTATGATGGCACAACAAATTTAAATATAGATAGTTCAAATAATATATACGTAACTGGATATTATAATTCACAATTTATACTAAATATAAGTGGTCAAGGTGGTTCAACTACAATAAATAGTACTATAAGTGAAAGACAAACTTATATAGTAAAATATAATAGTAATGGAAATATTTTATGGGTAAATAAAATTTATGGAAATTCGGTATTGGATACACCTATTGATTTAAGTATAGATAGTTCAAATAATGTATACGTAACCGGATATTATGCATCAAATCCAATAACTATATATGGAAATAATAATGATACGATTGATTTGATTAATACTGATGCTTATAATAGTTATATAGTGAAATATAATAGTAGTGGAATTATTATATGGGCAAATAGAATTGGTGGAGGAGGGGTGGTTACGACAAAAAAGTTAGCTATTACACCTTTTGTATCTACTACTGATAATATTAATAATATTACATCTGGAGATTATTCATTATCAAATCTTATATCTGGAAATAATAATATAGTATTAGGGTATACTGCAGGTAGTAATTTAATACAAGGTTCTAATAATATTTATATTGGAGATAATAACGAACCAATTTATGAAAACAATACAATAAGACTTGGTAATTCTAATATGTATAATAATATAAATATTGGAAATAACACATCATTCACCAATATAAATGGAGAAGTGAATATAAATTCATCAAATTCTAGAAATATAAATATTGGAACAAGTACGTATTCAGGAACAGTTACAGTTGGAAATGTTACAACTGAAGTTTTGTTAAATTTAAACACTAAAACAAACATAAACGGCACAACAAACATAAACACAGAATACAGTTTGTACGATACTAATATTGGGACAGGAACAAATATGGGAACAATTACCATAGGGAATTCATATACCCCAGAATTAAATATTGGAAAAGCAATGAAACCAACTTATCCAATTACAACTAATGGAACAAATATAGTGGGAACGATTGGATACGTTAAGTCAGGTGATTTAGTAAATAATGCTGGAACATTGACTGCTGGACAAGAATATAATATGGGTTCTACAATTATTACCGAGGGTGTGTGGTATGTTTCTTGCACGATTGGTTATAGAGTTAATACAGGAACTTCTAACATACAACAGACCGAACTTTGGTTAGCAACTTCAGCAGTTGATAATGACTGGACTGGGCAACTTGGAGGTGGAAATGTAGTATCAGTAAGAACATCATATCTTTCAACAAGTGGTTTATGGTATGTAGCAACTGGTGGCAGTGGAACACTCCGAATAAAATTTAAAGTTCATTATACAGGTGGAACAGTTATTCAAGAGAACTCACGCTGGGCGTATCAACTGGTAAGAATTGCATAGGGAACCAAAGTTCCCATCCTTTTCACAAACAATTATATTCTTTTTGCATTCTTTTTTATAAAAAGAATATAATGACTTTTAATTTAGTAATGAATTCTAACAATGTTGTATCTGGTTAAAAATAATACTCGTTATTTGTAGACATTTCTAAATAATAATTTAGAATTATCCCGAAATATGCAATTCCAATATTATAATAGTATCTCTTTTTCTACTATTAAAAAATAATCAATTAAAGTAACGATAAAATATGCGTAACATAGCAAAGTATATGGTTTTCAAATAATGCCGATGTTATCCATGAATCCGACAATTGTTTATTATAAATTGCAACTTGTAATGCCAATTTGACAAGAATACTCTCTTTGTATACTTTCCCGCGTCCTTTATCATATTTAGTTTGGTACGCCGTCACAACCCTACATTTGTGGGCCTTGAACGGATAATCCGAACTAAATATGAGTTCCGAAACAATTTCTGTTTTATCTTCCAAAAAGCAATAAATATGGCGAATAACATCTATCGGCAATTGTGTTTTATACAATACATGTGTATTTGGGTTTGTCCCTCTTCGTATGGTAACTGTGTATCTATGTAACTCGCTTTGCACACAATGAATGCGATACTCTTCAATATCAAAGTATTCATCAATGCTTTTTGTTCCCAATGTTTTCAAAAATTGAGTGTAACTCCGATCAATGATGTAGAGATATTTATCCATCTTTTTGACTATAGCCATTTTTAAAAAATAATTTCAATTATTTTAATCACATATACTATGAAAAAACAAATCGTTCAAAATCTATTAATTGGATGTGTCATTCTATTATTAGCCGTTGTATTCCAACTATGGCCTCGTGCTCAAGCCAATTTAATTACCGTAACTGATTCCTATTCGCCACGTTTAGAACCAACTTGTCCCGATGTTTCTGTACAATTGGTTCAAGATTCCAATGATACTGTAAGAAATCCGTATGCACCTCCGTTGCGATATGACGAAAATACGTATACCCAATTGGGATATTTAGCCAAAGGATCTACCAAATTAATTTTATTTGGGAAACCCGCGTCACGACCTCGCAGAGATAAATGGTATTATTATACGATGGTAAATAATATTAAATTGCCAGTAGAAGTGAATAAACGGAAATGTACCGTATCTCCTGGATGCGATTCGCTATCAGATAAAGATAGAGTTATGGTAGATGGTGAAGAATATGTGGTAACATTGTACGAAACTGATTTATTATATTTTTAAAAATATACTATTATATGGCGACCGCTCTAACATTATCTCGTGAAAAATCATATGATTCTATGTATACAGGAAATACAGGATGTACTGAATAATCATGTGGATTAGCGCGATTGGCAAGTTCAATAACGGCTGGAAAATCGGCGGCGGTGGATTATGATATACTTGATAAAGGATGTGACCATAACAAAAAGCATTTAGGTTAGCCAATAAATCAAGAAAAAAATATAAATAGGTGCATTAATTTATAAATTGAAATATAATCTATAAAATAAAATATTAAAATGAGTATTGTGTTTAGAGAAAATAAATCAAAAAAATATGCAGTGTTAGTGTACGACAACTCAGAAATACATTATGATTTAAATGAAGAAGATACATTTTATGCGCCATATCCTCCTGTAATAATAATGAATAGGTCTTATTCACATTTTTCAGAATTTGACCCTATTGAAAACAATTTAATTGAAAAAATAAAAAATCAAGATAACATAATAAAATTTACATGGGAAAAAATGTCAACAAAATGTATACGACAAGAGTGTGGAAAATATAAACTAAATGAACATATTCATCACACAGAATTATGGGAAAAATATTTATGGTGTAAGTTTTTAACATCACCAAATTTTGTAGAAACACATATTATAAAACCAGATAAAATATATGAAAAAATATATCGCCAATTAGTATTTGAACTTGGAGATATTAGTATAACTGGCCCAAACTGGAAAAAATCACGTCATAAAACATTAACAGATTTTAAATTATAATCTTTTATTTTTTTTGCATAACAACTTCAAATCAAGAAGATGCAACATCTTTGAAAAATCAATAAAAATGCAATTTACTTTAATTGTTGTTCCATAACATCTACATATAGATTTAAGAGAAACTAGACTTTTATTAGAAAAAACTCCAGCACATGTGGAACCAATTCCAACAAAACCATCACGTCCACCTCCACCTCTTCCGCGATTACCCCATTCGCGACAACAACAACCTTATATAAATTATCTAATAAGTCAAAGTCAAGATACGGTTACTGGTACACGAAAAAGTCAAGATACATTTACACGAAAACAAACAAGTCAACCATTGTTTGAAACAAATTTTGGAGGGGGAACAAAAAAATATTAGTAAAAGATAATGAACCTATCTTTTTTCAATAAAAAAAGTGAATTTTTAATATTAACATTTTTGAATTTAATAATACAAGCAATCATTACAAGGTATACCATGGTAAAATCAACCAAGGAACACAAAAAAAATAAATGGTTTAATTTAGGATTATTTATATTTCAACTCGTATTAATTTTTGCACTATGTATGCCAATCCCCATTGTATTTAAATTTTTATTGTTTTGTTTGTTTTCAGTAACATGGGGATTTACTTTATCCGCATTAAATTTAAATGATACGTTGGTACATGTTGCTTTTTACGGAACATTATCTGTATTTGGAATAATGGCGGCAATTGGTGTATTGATCAGCTTGGTTGGTATTAATCTTGGACCACAAATAGGATTATCACTATTTTATGGGTTATTATGCTTATTATTATTTGGAATATTTAATATTATTGCAGGCGACACCATGCATAAAATTTTCTCTATGGTAGCTGTAATATTATTTTCCATGTATATTATTTATGATACAAATAAAATTATGCAAAGAGATTATAAGGGTGATTTTATACAAGCATCATTAGATTATTATCTAGATATAGTAAACATATTTTTGAATTTATTTTCACTCCAAGATTAATCCGTAAACATAAATTTTCCTAACCATGCTGATACCATTCCCCACGCAACCATGGTAACTTGTCCTCCCTGTGTAATGGTCCATCGTAAAATAATACAATGGCTTGCTGTTGTCATGAATGGAGCCAAAGCCATTCCCCAGATCGTTAATGGTACGCAATATCTAGTATATAAATGTGAAGCTACAATATGTAATATATACCATCCAAAAACGACACCAATCATTTTAGGTATAGATCCATTCATCTGTATTAAACAATACAAATGAATTATTGATCAATTTTAATTTCATACACAGGAATATTATACAAAGACATGATTTTAACAAATCCAGGAATGGTATTAGACCATGAAAAAGAATAAATTTGTTTTGCTTTGGCCATTAAATGTAAATCAAATAATGTATCATGAACTGCGGTATCATGTGGATCAAATCCTATATTTCCAATTAATGTATCAAATGCAATACACTCTGGATATTCTGTTTTGATGTATTCTTTTATTTCATACGTATCACTTAAAATAATAATATTGGGAGATAAATACGGTTTTATTTTTTCATACACGGTATACAATAAGTGTGGGTATTTAAATGTGGAAATAATGGGATTGTTCAAATGTATATGCAAAATATCATGCACGTGTATTGGAGCTATTTTTAATTGTAACCATTCAGGTGGATGTAATATTTTGCGTATAAATTGTTTGCAATCTGTATATAAATTTATAAATAAATACGTTTTGGTATAAAAAAATAAAACATTGGAGTTAGATGACCGTATATAATGGTCAACGTCATGTATGGTAGGAATTTGCGATTTATTTTCTAAAATAAACTCTTCATAGGGATGAGATGGATTTGGTAAACATTTGGATATAGAATGGTGTTGAAAATCAACATATAATTCAAAATTCATTTGAAGGGATAAATTATATAAAAAACAAGTTGTTCGTATGAGTCCAAATAAATCATCGCAAGTATGTTTCGTATAATGATTTTTCCAAACTAAAATTACCGTTTTCATACTTTAAGAATAGATCTTTTTCATATTCATGATTTCTGGATTGTGTGATTGTGGTAGAAATAGTAGTTTAATATCATTTGTGCTTCTAAATCGGATGGAATTTTTTTGGCCTTGTTGGTTGCGGCCGACACGTCCAGCAGCTTGTATAATTTTTTCAGGAGTTAGGTCTTGTTTTCCAATATAGCCTTGGCAAAACGGATAATTTGTTCCATAAATATAATCGGAATCAGCAATGATAATGAATAAATATTGTTGAGTTGCCAATTCTTTCATGATTTCCATATATTTAGTATTCGTCTGTTTATCAAATACGCCAATACCCATCAGCAACAATAGTTTCTTTTTGTTATCAATATCCAACGATAAAATTGTTTTTGCAGTCGTAGAATCTATATTGGATGAAAATGCAGTATTCAATTTATCTGCATGTCCATATTTTTCTAAATGTATTTTTTTATTTGGTACATATTCTTCAGGTAAAACCATGGGCAAAATTTGGCCGTATAGATCCGTTAACTTGGATTGAATGATCTTCACTTCAGGAGAATAGTGTTCCTTCATCATTTTATTTTTCTTGTCTTCATCTTTGCTGTTTGCATCTTCAAGATCTTTTTCTAGTCGGGAAATTTTCTCGGAAATGACAGCATTATGTCCAAGATTTTTAAGGATAGTTGCCAATACTTGTTCAGGAATATTAGATGTTTTGATACAATATTTTTCCAAGTTGGTTACATCATCTGTAATATAAATAGTCGGTCCATTTTCAAGTGTATACGCATCCGAGGAGCAAAAGGCAATGGTAGATGGATGTTGAATACGATGTGCCATTTCATAGGCGTATACCGTGGGCCAGGTTTCTTCTGTAAACGTTTTGAGTGTATTCAAGTAAAATTGTTTGATGGAATCAATACGCACATCGTTAACAGATTTGAACCAACTAAAGTCTGATGCATGTTTAGATAAGAATAGAATAACTGCATGTAGGTCAAAATATTTAATAACAATTCGTTTTTGTTCAAGAAATGTCAAACAAGTTTGTAATTCGTTGAACGTTGGGCAATGATAATGGGGAAGTTCAATTTGATTGTCTGGATTCAAAAGTTGAACTGATTTCGGACTATCATAACTAGATATTTTAAACAATTCTGCATCAGTAAATGTAGATTGGAAACTTTGAAATGTATCCGAAATATCATCGGGTAAAGTTGCCGATGAAAATAGTACAGTTGTAATTTCTTTGTTGGATTGCCAGTTTTGTTTGTACAATGCATGTAATGGATGCTCGGCATAGTCTAGTGAAATAGTTGGTTCATCTAGCCAGATCATCATTTTATTACCAGATTTAAATTGCAGCATATATTCTTGTGCATGGGCAAAGGATTCAATATCACAAATCATCAATTCTACTTTTTCACCATTACTGTTATCTACTTTGAGAATTTTACCATTACGTTTGTCACGTGTACAATCCGTTACTGCGTAGTAATGAAGTTTAATATCGTCTTTGGATTTGGCACCGAATGCAGTCGCAATTTTCTTGCGAACAGCAATGGCTGATCTGGCAAGAGATAATGCAACGTGCCGATGTGCACACATAAAGATAATGGCATCATAATAAGGACATGCACCAAGAGGAGATAGTGTTTTTCCAGTACCAGTTTGTGCAGTATACATGATTAATTTAGGATTTGGATTTTGACAAATTTGAAATAGTTGGCGTTGATGTTCGTGTAATTGCAGAGGTTGATGTTTATAAATATAGGGGTTGTTTTCAATGATATCCACTGCATTTAACACTAAGGATTTTAAATCAAACGTGTGGAGTTGCATCAATTGTTGAATGAGTTGTTGAATGTAAATATTGGTAGTTGGAATGTTGTAGGAGAATAGAATATGCAACGTGTAAAAATGGTTTGGATTGGATAGGGCAAGTTTGCAAATATCAAGTAGAATAAATTCGTATATGGTACTTGGTATTTGGTCGGTAGTTGTATCTAACCGAATTTGATCGGCTTTCTTAAGTTTAATTTTTTCTTTTGGTGGAAGTTTAAAGCTGCATTTCATGTCTTTGAACATTTTATAAAAGTATTTATAGAACAGAAATAGGTCAACGGCATCATTTTGACTCAATTTCAAATATTCAATGATGGTTGTGAGTTTGTGATGAATAGCATTCAGATTTTCATACGCATTAGCCAAAAAGTTGACAATCCGATCTTCGCTGGAAGGAAGAGGAACTTCAATAGAGCACCACTCGGATTTGGTAAGTTTGCAGGAATCCATTTTATAAATAAAAAAATGCGGTTTTAAATTTCAATTTTTATAACTATTATGACATATACATTTTTTGTAGAAAGATACACAATGAAACTATAGAATGGGCAAAGCAATTCAACAAATGTATAAAATAGAAAAATGAAGTTGGAAGAAGAGACCATATTTTTAATTATTTAATGTCCAATTTTTTTGACCCCAATTTGCTTTTATTTTAAACAAATCTAAATTTGGATAATATTCAACTTTTCTTAATGTTCCAGTATTATAATAATTGGTAGGACCTGTTGTATTCTCTTTGTAATTGCGAGAATCATAATTGCCTAATATAATATTATTTTTGTCATGTTTAAAAATATAATCTTCAACCAAAACTCCATTTATTTTAAAATTCATGGAATTGTTTTCATTTGTATTTTTTGTACTTAATAAAAAATCTTTGAAATGATTAATTATTTGTTGTGAATATATACCCATATTCATTGAAAATGGTTTATTTATCTTTATAGATGAAATAGTGGTTAAATCTATTGCTTTCAATTTATGACAAAAATTTTTACCAATTTTACAAGTATCATGTAAATATAAATAATGTTCATGAATATCATTAAAAAATAATTCACAAAGGGTTATTAATCCGGTAAAATCTATACTATTATGATTGCAATGTATATATGTAATTCCACCTTTTTTACTAATTTCATAATCATTAATATTGTAATATCCACCAATAACAACAATGATGTCATAAAAATCAATTATTTTATTTTCTTCAAAACTATCTAATAAATGTTTTAATGCAATGTGTCCTTTTATATAAGAATTAATTATTATTTTCATATAATAATATACATTTTTATTTTCAAATAAATTCACTGAAAATAAGTTGTTTGATTTCTTTATTTTTCAACAACGTTTCTTTCTTTTCAAATGCGTCAGGATCCAAATCTTTATATTGTTCCAAATCAGCTTCATACTTTTGTCTATTGAACCCTGGAATTTTATCCAATACAAGGGCAAATACTTGTTGCAATGGTTTCATCATTTGATTTGTAATATAATATTTGTAATCGGGTGCCAATTTGTGTTCACGTACAAATTCAGGTGTTTCAATCTTATCGCCTTGTAATTCTTTCACACCTTTTACTGGTTTTGTTTTAATAAACAAGTATTTCATACGATTTCCTGGCTTAGGTTTGTTACCAGGGTCGCGTCTACCGATACGATTTGCCAACACATTGTGTGCAATGGAATTTGGATTTTTATAACCAGAACGAAGTGATTTAGTAATAATGAGTTTTTCTATGGGTATTTCACCATTGACTAACCGTGTCATATAATTTTTGGCAAATGCAATTGCTTTTGGAATATTTTGTTCTTGCATTAAAATATCAATTGTACCTCCATATGAATCTTTGAGTAAATCACAATTATCACGCCGTTTCAAAACATTTCCCATGTTTTTACGATAACAATCTTCTGTATTTTCTTCATAATAATCTCCGATATATCTCTTCTTTTTGAAAAGTACAAATGGCCAAATCGCTTTTTCAAATGCTAATTTGTGTGGAGCACGCAGCATAGAAGTTGCTAAATCACCACTTTCAACCGCCAATTCCATGCCAATCGCCAACGATTCTTTTCCCAATAATTTCCGACCATCTTTAGTAATTTGGAGTTTATAAAATACAGAATCCGTATCTCCATAAATATATTCGGATTTCACCATTACTTTTCCAAATGAAGTATCACATTCGCGATTATCATATACATTTTCAATCAATTCTTTTGCAAAATTGAGTAATTGTCTTCCACCAGCAGTGCAGGAAGCAGCAACATATTTATTATAAAACATGCTCGTAGGTGCACCACATTGTCCGTAAATGGAATTAGCAGTAATTTTCAAAGCATTTTGGCGTTTGTTGTAAATTTGTTTCATGAATGGATCGGATTCTTTTTCCATTAATTTTTTGGTATCTTTTCTTGATTTCAATAACATTTCTAACACGTATGGAATGATTGCCTTTTTATCATTTGGAAAATGCGCAAATCTACACACCATATATCCTGATTTTACTTTTACAGCAGCAGATTTTGGTGTTTTGCGCACATATTTATATGTATCGGATGCAACATCCTCATATGTAAATCCAGGTAAATTATCGTATACATATACGCCATGTTTTTTAACACCAATTTCTTCAATCAAGTTATCTTGTAAATCATACATTTTTACAGATTGTAAACTGTCCATAGACATATTTCCTGCAATAATCGTAGATGGATATAGGGAATTATAATCGTTTACATACACGGGTTCTTCAAAATAAAACCCGCATTTTGGCGGAAGTACAACGGCACCTTCATAGCCTTCACTGAATTCAGGTTTTTCAAGAACAGGCATTAAAATGTTATTTTCTCTGCATTTTTTGGCAATCAAACTAGCAGTTTTAATACCTTGACCGCGCATGACAATAAATTCAACGGGTACGCTACAAATAGATGCCATTTCTACGAGTTCAGTCAATAAATCAATCTTTTGAAACAGCCGATGCACTAGATTGCAATCCTGTATACAGTATTTAGCAATAATGGCTCGGTCATCATCCGACCCTTTATAAAAGTTGAAAATGTCATGATGATCAACATCATCTTTTGCCAAACACCACCGAACATTTTTCCTTAGGTCAGGCATAATCAATCCTTCTACGGTAAAATATCCTTTCCCGATTTCCATGACTTTGAATTTCTTACCATTTTTATAATAATCACTGGAATGGGATACTTCTTCAAACATGACATAGTTGAATTGTTCCAATCCCTGTAAATTTTTACTGAATATTTGTGTGACATTGTTGGTCTCATCGTGTTCTAGTTTGGGAACACTATCTCCAATAAATTCAGCAGATACGTTGTTCAATGTGTAGGAACTCAAATTATAATTTCTGCGAAATTCCGTATACAAATCAATTTGAAGTCGTCCAGGCATTTTGATATAGTTTAAATTGTATTCACCGCTTGCCAAAAATACGGTATTTTCCTCAATTTTCCAAACATCATTTTCATATTTACCGCATGTTTCATTAGTACACGATAATTGAAGAAATTCTTCAATACAATCAGTTTCAATGGCACGGTGAAACATAAATTTGTAATCAAAACCAAATGTATTGTATCCAATCAAAATGTTTGGATTTTCACGTTGAATCAGATTTTTCCAGGCTACAAGAACTTCGGCTTCTGTAGGATAACACTCAAGAACTACATTATCCACAGGCGAACACGTTCCAAGAACAATACAATGGTTCAAGTATGGTTTGGATTCACCATAGCGAACAAACGTCGTTCCAATATAGGTGACTTGGTCTCCTTTAATTTTTGGAAAGATGGAATTTAATCCTTTTTGAAGTTCATTGATTTTAGAATCTTTATCAAATTCTTTATCTTGCAACATTTCAATTACGGTAGATTCTTGATCATATTCTTTGATTCGTTTTGCAACTTCGGCTTCATTATCCGAATCGTCTTCACCGCCGTGATCCAAATCGGTATGGAGTTCTACTGTTTCCGTTGGAACATAGTTTCGCAATGGTTGTTTGATCCATTTTTGAAACATTGTGTCTGCTTGGTCTATAGTGATTTGGCGTTTCGTATACACAATATCTATTTCGTGCATGGTTTCAAATCCAAATGCGGAATGAATGCATTTTTGTAGTGTTGGTAGTGTATCTTTTTTCTCTACTGTTTGAAAACAGTCTACGATTTGTTGAGCAAGTTTTTTGTAATCCTTGACTGGTAATGGAAAATCACCGTGACTACTGTTGGCTTCAATATCAAAACTTGCAATGACATATGGTACAATGGTTTCTTTTGCTATCGGTTCAATGTCTTTGGCACTTACATTGAATTCATACGTACACGTTGTATTTTTAGGAGAAATTTCTGTATAATTAGATATTTCAATCCAACCAGATGGACTTATATTTTTAATGTGAAAATAGCGCAACAATGGCGGGATATTAGATTCGTACAATTGAATGTAATGTCCTTTGAAATTGTATCCTTCTTTTTTCAATACCCATGCAAATCCAGGTTTTTTATTAAATTTAGAAGGTTTATTGGATTGAATTTCGTGATACCACATATTTTTTACACGGTGAAAACAAGAGAGTCCTTTGAATTTCAAACATATGAATTTGTATTCGCGTAATCCGTCAAATCCGTCAAATTTACGACGGTTAATTAAGGAACAATCTACGATAAATTCCGACATATAAGGTCCAACTTTAGATTTGATGTGATCTAGAAATAGTTGTTTATCATGTTTCGTATACCAGTCGGGAACTCTGCAGTAAAAACACGGTTTATAATCAGATATTTCTATGCAAAACGATTCTCCTTTTTCATTCATACCAAACATGTTAATTATAAATTCGTCATCAAACGATTTAGTTTGGAAATCTAGCAATTTTAGTTGCATATTCTTAATCATATAAAAAATATTTATTTACATCAATTTTAATATTGTATTAATATATGAATTCTTTGTTTAGTGTTCTACCTAAAGAAAATTGCCTTTTATTTTATATAATTTCCGTATTTTCTCTTATTATATTTGCAGTTACATTAGTAGTTGGACTTATGTCTACTAAAACCAAGTGGAAGGTAGTTGTATTAAGTTCACTTGGACCATTATTTATGTATTACTTTTATCGTCTATTATATTCCATGTGCGAAGGATCTTTGCAATGAATTTCTTAATTTAAGGTATGAATAAAGAAATTAAAATAAATCCAGATTTATTTAGAACGTCCAAACCCAAAACGTTGAAAAAACCAGCTTTATCTGGAAGTGAAATCAAAAAAGCATTATTGGAATCTATACAACCAAAATCGGATCCAATTTTAAATGCAGTACAAGATGTTGAAATTATACAAAATCCAATTAAAATAACAACGATAGAAAATGAACCCGTTGCTATAGAACAAGTACAAGAACACATGGAAGGCGATGTTTTAGTCAAAACTGAAATTAAAGAAGATATTCCATATGGTTGTTTAAAACAAGGAAAAAAACCTACTTTTAAACAATGGACATTACACAAAAAACCAGTACAACAAATGACAACTACACGATCGGTTAAAAAATTTTCATCGTTTGGGAAAGTTCCGAATCGGCGAACAATTCGTGTGTTGATTAAAAATACAACTATGCAAAACAAAATAGAAAGGGAAATTAAAACATTACATACGCATTCCATGGAAAAAATACGAGAATATTTATTAAAACGAGGATTATATAAAATAGGATCAAATGCACCAGATGATTTATTACGAAAAATTTACGAAGAATCTTATACAACGGGTGAAGTTGAAAATAAAAATACCGAATTATTATTGCACAATTTTTTACAGATTAAGGAAAATTGATTTAATTATTTAAAAGTATATACTAATAGAATGACGACTATGAAATTTTGCCCTGTATGCAGCAACCTATTTCGGTTGAAGGTAGATACAGATCAAACACTTCAACATCATTGCATTAAATGTGGAACTGTAGAAGCCATTACGGATAATTGTGTTATCTCTACAACGTATTGCAACCAACCTCAGCAAAATATTCAGAACAATATTAATAAATATACCAAATTTGATCCGACACTTCCACGTATTAATTTCTTAAAGTGTCCAAATGAAAAGTGCAAAAATCATGTGGACAGTGAAGAACGCGAGATCATATATGTTAGGTATGATAATGTTCATTTGAAATATATTTATATTTGTCCAGAATGTGATACAATTTGGGAATCTGATAAAAATTGATATAAAATTATAATCCATAAATTAATATATGAGTGACGAAGAAGAAGAAATCGTTCCTGATGTTGTAGAATCAGAAGAAGAAGAGGAAGAAGTGATATCCGATGAAGAAGATTTAAATAGTTTAGAAGAAAACGAAGAGTTGGAAGAAGAAGAGGAAGAAGAAGAAATAGCGGCTCCAACAAAATTAAACAATCCATGCGAACACTTTGCAGAAGAAAATTTCAAAAAGTTTTCAACTGAAATTAATCGCGATTTGATTATTAATTTACATCCACGCGAAAAATCAATTAATTACGATGAAGTAAAAAAATTGTGTAGTGTAAATCGGAATAAAGACGGAGTTATTCATGATCCATTACATACCACAATTCCTATACTAACTAAATTTGAATATACACGTATTTTGGGGTTACGTGCTACACAAATTGAAAATAATTCACCACTCTTTATAGATGTAGATGATTCTGTGATAGATAGTTATATCATTGCCCGTAAAGAATTAGAAGCAAAAAAGTTGCCGTTTATTATTTGTCGTCCTTTGCCAGGAGGTAAGATGGAATATTGGGATATTAATGATCTTGAAAACTTGAACAGTTAACTAATTTGATGTAAAAAAATGCCAATATAAGCAAATATACATGCGGCCCAAACATAACCTATTCCTATAGGAATAACATCTTTTTTTGTATTATAATAATAAATCGCACCTAAAATAGAGAGTACAAAAAAAGCGGATACAATGATATATCCTAATCCTTTCATATATTAGTGTTATACTTTTTTACGACACAATTTATATGTTTCGGGTTTTGACGTCATTACAAAATCATTGTTGGATTGAATAAGTTCAGGATAAATAGAACATAATGGTTTATTCACAATCAATAGTATTTTGTCTGTTCTTAAACTGGCCCTGTATTCTTGAATAGATAGTGTACCGCCAAATTTAGATAGTAAATAATGGGGTGGAGGGGCAGGAATAAAATTTTTAGTGTGATTATATACGCCACCGTAAATATAGTTTAACAAATAATAGCGTTCAAATAAGGTAGAATCGTCCAACTTTTCTTTAAACAAATATGCAGCTGCACACTCGGGACAACAAAATGATCCATATACTTGATATGTATCATTTATTTTGCATTTAGGAATATGAACGGGATGGTTGTCATAGCTATAAGTGCACCAAAAACAATCCGTCTTGGAGATATTCAAATCATTCGTATGTAATTTAATCGCCAAGTTTTTAATCTTTTGTGATACAGATAAATTTGTATCTTCTTGAATAATTTCTTCATTATTTTGAGAAATATAGGGTTCTATATCAACTGATTGTGTAGAAACATTAATATCTTGTAATGAACACTTTAAGTGTAAAATAATATTTTGAGAAACAAGTTGTATATTTTCTATAATTTGTTTATTATCAATAATTTTCCCTCCTTTTGGTTTACGTCCTCGTTTTTTAATTTCTTTTTTGTCAGTATCCATGATAATTGATAAATAAAACTGTCTAAATATATTTATAAATTGATTTTTTGACTTGTTGAGTTATTAAAAATTTTCCTATCATTGAAAACAGGACTTTTATAACTTGATATTGCATCGGCAAATAATCCTGGGAAAGGTTGACTATCATGTGTACTTGGTATTTTGGGCTTAGTGTACAACGAACTTTTGCTAGATGGTATATAATTTTTTTCCTTTTTTAGTTGCGTATCAATATCAATGTTATCTGCAAATCCACTCCAAGGTGCACTAGAACCTGGTAAATAATCTTGTTCTACATTGTATGATTTTGTGTAGGCAATATCTACTGAAGAAGGAGCAATTTGGTCTGCTATAGGGAGAGTTGTATATTTGGTCGGGACAGGTCTGGGTGAAAAATAAAAAGAAGGAGTAGTTTGTGTTATGTTGCGTTGTTGCATACGTTTATTTAATTCTTCAACTCTATCCATAAATATAATATATTTTTTATTTAAAATCATAATTGGAATAATATTAATGGGAATCCCGAGTTATTTTTATCAAATTATTAAACGTCACAAACATATTGTGTCCCCTTATACAATTACAAAAATAGATAATTTGTATTTTGATAGTAATTCTATAATATACGATGCCATTCAAACGTTAGAAAAGGGTCCTAAACATACATATGATGACCAAATCATTTCATATGTATGTAACAAATTACTTGAATATATAAAAATGATTCAGCCGTCACGTGTTTTTATTGCATTTGACGGAGTTCCTCCGATGGCTAAAATGAAACAACAACGAGAACGCCGATACAAAAGTTGGTTGGTAGGCGACTGGTTGAAGGAACAAAAAGAATGGGATACTGTACAGATTACACCTGGAACACCATTTATGAAACGATTAGACGTAGAATTACAACAATTTTTTGAACCCTACAAACATAAATATACAGAATTCCATTTATCTACTAGTCAAGATGCAGGAGAAGGTGAACACAAAATATTTGATTTTATTCGTACTAATACCGATCATGCATCCCAAACAACCATGATTTATGGATTAGATTCGGATTTGATTATGTTATCGCTTAATCACTTGCCATATTGTAATCAAATTCGTTTGTTACGAGAAGCACAGGCTTTTATGATAAAAGATAAAAATTTACATATTTTGGATATTAATGCATTGTCAACCTGTGTTCAAGAAAGTATTGGAAAGAATAAATTGTATGATTATATTTTTATAACACTTTTGTTGGGAAATGATTTTATGCCACATTTTCCAGCAATCAATTTGCGAACTACTGGAATGGATACATTATTGAATACATATGTAGAATGTATTCAACCTGATTGCGTATTGTTTGATGGAAATACAATTTATTGGGATCAAGTTCGTCTCTTTATAGATGCACTAAGTAAAAAAGAAGAATCTTTATTTATTCAAGAACATGAAACCCGAAATAAAAAAATGGTAAAAAGTGCAACATATGAAGAACGTATCAATAACTTACCCATGTTGAAACGCGAAAAAGAATTTATTATTTGCCCAACTAAACCTGAATGGCAATCCCGATATTATTCTACTTTATTGTCGGGCGAATCTGTTTCAGATATTTGTATAAATTATGTGCAAATGTTAGAATGGAATATTCAATATTATACCAAAGGATGTAGCAATTGGACGTTGTATTATAAATATTCGTATCCGCCATTGTTGGAAGATTTAGTAAACTATATACCAGATCATCAAGAATTACCAACGGATTTAACTATAAAAACACCGAATGAATTACTTGAATATGTTTTTCCAAATGCACACTTACATTATTTGCCATTTGCGTGTGCCAAAAAACCAGAACCGAGTGTTGTATGGACGTATTGTACCTATATGTGGGAAGCGCATGTAAAATAATATCAGTATTAATTATGAGCGCATCCGTTAAATTATATATTACTATATTCAATGCATTGGCTCTTGCACTCTATTTTTTTGCAATAGGATTATCCGATAATGACAATACATTCCGTATACGAAGAAAATTATTTATATATGCACTCATAGGATCTATTGTATTAAATTTAATTTTATATTTAAGATAAAAATTTATTCACATGTCCAAGTATCCAACCCGAAATATCTTCTGGATTTGTTGGCGAATATGGTTTTACATGTAAATAAGTTACGTTATTTTTTAACATCATTGGATGAAATTGATCATCAATAAACAGAACTTTAGATGATTTCGGATATCCTGTACATTCCCAAAAATCATCCAACGATTTAGTCATATGTTTTCGTTTAGATTCATATTTAGAGGATAATACAACTTTATCAAATAATTCATAATTTAATACGGTATTGAAATACATTTTGATAAATTCAATCCATTGGGGATGACCTCCATTATTTGTAAATATGGCAACTTTGCAATTTTTAGGTTTATTAAGTTTAATATAATTTAAAATGGCTAGAATGTTGGGTTGTAAATAGTGAGGATTCACATCTAGTAAATATTTAAATACTGGAAAAGTAAGATTATAGTTGCGAACCATACTAGAACAATATTGCGAAAATGGAAAAAATGCGCCCAACGTTTCATCAACATCAAATACAATAATTTTCATTTTTATATATACTATCGTTATATTTTTAACTTACATTTCTAATTTAGGAATACATATATTTTTGGTAATTGTATCTTTATCCATGGTTAAACTGTTGATGATCCGAGTATAAATATCCGTCTCATGTTCGTTGTCATACCAATTAGGATGAATAGATTCCCAATGTTTCAAATAAGCATGCTGTAAGGTAAGTGTGCTTTCCGTAAGTGTATCCATTACTTTACTATCATCGTATTCCCATACATTTTTATTTTTAATACACATTTTTTTTCGTTTTATATCTAAACAGTGAATTGGACGTTTATACATTCCCAAATTATATAATTCATTACATATCAATTGCGAAATAGAGTGATCGTCTGTCGTTTCTTGAATTTGCAAAGAATTAATAAAATCATTCCAGTTTAATGCATCTTTGCATTTATCGTGTAAAAAAATATTTAAATTAAATTTATTGGTCGTCATATTATTTATTTTTGGTATTAATTCGTTTATTTGTTTTTGTTGTAAATCAATTTGTTCTTGTTGTTTGATAATAATTTTTTTTAAATCAGTATTATCTTTTTCTAATTTTAAATGTTTTTTGGTTGCAATATGGCGTGACCAATCTCCTTTTTTCTTACACGAAAAATTACAAGTTGAACATGTAAACATATTTCTATATATTCATATTTAAATAATTTTAAATATGCGTTTAAAATAATAAAATATTATAATATGGCAATAGAATTCGGGTTTAATGATGTAGTAGAATTTACTGAAACCAAATCAGAAAAGTCATCCAAGTCGGATGTATCCGATGCAAGTTCGGAACAAGGATGGTCGGATGATATTGAAGCCCTTTTGAAAGATATTGAGTTTAATTCAGGTATATTGTCTCAAATTCACAAAGAAAATTATTTGGTATTGCATGAGTACATAAAATATTTCAAATTGCCGATTATCGTATTGTCCAGTGTAAACTCTATTTTTTCCGTTGGACTAAGTACGTATTTGGAACAGCAAATGGTATCCAGTATTAACTGTTTGATTTCACTTATTTGCGGTATTATAAGCAGTATAGAGCTATACCTTGGATTGCAGAAAAAGATTGAGAATGAGTTAATATCATATCGCGAATATTATTTGTTGAGTATAAAAATAAATAACTGTCTCAAATTAAAACGTGAACATCGTATAGAACCTAACGGACATTCATTTTTAACTGATGTCACTAATGTATATACAGGATTATTTGAATCATCCGAAATACACTCACAAAATTTCAAAGACCGACTTATTTCATTAGATCTGACAAAAACAAAAAATAAATTGTTAATGATTGCTACATTATAATATGAATGAATACTATGAATACAGTAGTAACTAATATTCTCCCTATTGGTGTTTTTATTTTTGTAATTTTAGCAATTATATTTGTTATTATACAATCAGGATATGGTAATGCATTCAATAACCTTAAACTAAAAGATTTTGATAAAACTACAGGATCATTGGCATTTGGGGTATTTATACTTTTACCAGTTACTATTGCGGGAATAGTGTATATAGCATTAAAATTTTCATAATTTAATACGACGCAATCATGTATTGTGCAATCATCAAATGACTTGATAAAATTTGTTGGGTAGACATTCTAGCAAACCAATTATACTTAGTTCGCTGCAACACTTCATCTTGTGGTATATAAATTCCATATAAACAATCCTTTGGAAAATCTATGGGGGTTGTACCGAGTAATTCATCTACCGTTACTGGTTCACTTGTTATTTTTTTAACACCAATATGTTTTCCATCTACAACAGTTACATTTCGGTTGCACCATAAGTTTACATTTTCAATAAAATCAGATTGTGCCGTTTTATCTAAAAATAATTCTTCTTGATACTTGACCATTTTATTCATATACGAATTTCGCTTTTTACACGCCATCATTTTTATGTCTGGGAAAAATGCTGTTTGGTCATGTGTAATACCTCGGTTTACATTTTCTAGGACAAACATTCCTTTATCTTGCAATTTTGTTTTATATAAATCGTATAAATTATGAATACACAATAAGGATGGCGGAACCAGAAATCCTCCATAATGGTATAATACCATGGATAATCCCAATTGTCGGTAATGATCTTTTACAGGTTGTGCCAAATCATGAATGTTGACATTCCATTGTAATAAAGAATCAAATACGTCATCATTGATTAAACACACATTGAATGAATCTTTACATTTATCATATATACTTTTCATGGTAATTTGAAGATAAGGCTGATTTAATTTTTCTGTATTTCTGGAATAAAATGATTCCCAATTACGGGCATTAATTTCGGGAGGACTAAAAATCCATAAAATTGGTTTTTTGCGATTCATTTGTTCACCAATAAAATGATCCATGACTAATTTATAGTGTTCGTGTGTTTCAAACATGTCTTCTGATTCCTTATAGGACGAATAAATATATTTTGATATTAAGGAAAATGTGATTATAATAATTAAACTAGAATAATCCATATTTTATACGACTAAAATTATTTTATACATATATACTATGTTTAGAAATGCACTCCCTATGTATGCGTTATTATTGATTGTACTAGCTTGTGCTGCGATTTTTATGACTTCCTATGAAGGATTTGAATCTAGTCCCAAAACACTTTTGAATGATATCAAAGGCAAAAAAGTAGTTGCATTATTCTATACCGATAGTTGCGGATATTGCAAACAAATGAAACCAGAATGGGATAAAGCTTCAGAAAAAGCATCGGGCAAAATGGTAGCAGTCAATTGCAGTGACTCTGGCAATCAAGATGTACAAGCATTATTAAAGAATACAGAAACAAGCAGTTTCCCACGGATGGTTTTGATGGATGACGGCAATATTGTATCGGATTATGAAGGTCCTCGCAAAGAAGAGGATATTCTTCAATTTGTACATTCCAATGTTGCTTAATAAATTAAATATTTTTAAACATATATACTATGTTTAAAAATGCACTCCCTGCATATGTATTATTTTTAATTATACTAGCGTGTGCCGCTGCTTTTATGACTTCATCGGAAGGATTTGAATCTAGTGCAAAATCTTTTTTTGAGAATGTTGCAAATAAAAAAGTTGTAGTATTGTTGTACAATGATAGTTGTGGCTTTTGCAAGGATTTAAAACCTGAATGGGATAAAGCCGCAGAAAGTGCATCGGACAAAATGATAACTGTAAATTGCAGCGATACAGATAATCCTGATGTAAACATATTGTTGAAAAAAACAAATACAACTACATTCCCTCGTATTTTCTTTATGAATGGATCTAAAACAAAAGAGTATTCTGGTTCTCGTACAGCTGAAGAATTTCTTACATTTGTAAATGATAATATTAACTAAATTTATTTATTCTGCTTAGAAATACTAATATTTTCACGTTCAAAAAGTGTAGCACTGATTTCTTTCATGTCTACCACATTCTTTACACCAATAAGATCTCCATTTGCATCCAATGTCTGAGTTAGCTTATTACCAGTTTCAGTTGCCTTTTTAATATTATCTTCCATTGCCTTGCGCTTGGTGTCCTTTACACGCTTGTTGAAATAATCTTTAGCATTTTCTTCATTTGCCTTTTTGTTGGCCATCAACTCATTCAACTGAGTTTCCAAATATTCAACCTTACCTGTTCGGTAAGCATCTGGCTCCCAAGGCATCCATATACCAACTGGTCCAACAAAGACGTCAAAATATGGATCATTTTCACGCAACATTTTGGCACGAACTTCGGCTTCTTCTTGTGAAGGGTATACACCCCGAATCTTCAGGCCACGTGTGTTAGTTTGGAAATTATGTTGCTTGCTATATTCCTGCTCAAGTGCATCTAGATTTTTATCCAAAAAATTCTTGTAATCATCGGCAACCGAATTAGAATTTAGGACTTCACCCTCTTCCTTGCAAAATTCAGTCAAATCATTTGTAATTTGATCGGTATCTAAATGATATTTGTAAGCCAAGAATGCAGTAAATTTAGCATATTTTTCAACTGACTTTACCATATCCCATGTCTTGACAAATTGTTCAAAACAAAACTGTTCTTTAGACTTGATTATGTTTTCGGGAGAAACAAATGATACGCACACAAACTTTTGTTGGGCGATCGGTTTATCTTCTTCCAATAAATCAACAACTTTAGACATAATTAATACAATATTCAATATTTAAGTTTTAATAATAATTAATATTTTTTATTTTTATAATATATAATGTTGGATTTAGGAGAATTAGTGAAACGTGCTATCAAATATGTTGTTGAAGGTTTAATGGTTGCAATTGCTGCCTATGTTATTCCCAAAGGCAAAGGTCTTTCTTTAGACGAAGTTGCGCTTATTGCACTTACCGCTGCCGCAACTTTCTCTATTCTAGACACCTACATTCCAAGCATGGGTGTCACTGCAAGAACTGGGGCTGGGTTCGGCATTGGTGCCAACCTCGTTGGTTTCCCACGGTAAACTTTCAAAAAAAATACAAGTTTATACCAAAACATATGTAGTGTGCAATACAATGTTCAAACGGTTTTGCAATTCTGGATATTCTATGTGTATAAAATTTCCCGAATTATGAACATCTAGCAGTTGTTTTACAATATACTTTTTCCCCAAAACCAAAATAACTTTGCAACCGATAAAGTCGCGGACATTTCGGGGTGTTAATTTGATGGTGTTCATTTTGTTATACACAACAAGTGTTTAAATCCATATCAATTTTATTTTAAAGATATTAAACATTTTTTACGAATATAAATAAATGAAAACATCAACGTACATGTTATTGTATTCTTTTTTTTCACGTTCTGTCACATCTATGGCTCCTTTAAACCCAAAATTATGTAAAAATTGCAGGCATTTTTTGAAACCATTGGTTACATCCATTGAATTTGGTAAATGTGCAATGTTATTGCAACCAAAAGATGATATTAACTATTTTATAACTGGAAAAAGAAAAAATAAATCCGAACATTATTTTTGTTCTGTAGCAAGAAATTATGATAATTTATGCGGTGAAGAAGGAAAATATTATGAAGATAAACCTCCTCCAATAGTAAATCGTGTTACTCCTACTCCCACACTTCACCGATAACTTGCAATCACATCAATAATGGAATGTTATTAAATTTTGATGCTATTATAGAAAATCCACTACTTGAACCTGCAAATATACACCTAGAATTAGTTAATATATAAAATTCGGTTACTGCATTCAATATACTTTCACTTGATGTATTGGACAAACTAGTATGTCCTATATCGCAATCGGTAATTATAATGTTATTATATTTGGTTTTCAAATCTAATTTATATTTTTTATTGTCGCAACAAAAAAATATATTTTCATTGACGTTATCTTCAATAAATTTATGTATTTTTTGTTGTGAAAATTCTCGTACATCTTCTTTGCATAAAACATAATTTTTATCTGTTTCTAAATATTTATCCCCCAACCTTAAATGTACTGAAACATAATTGGTGATGGGTGGAAATATGCGTGATTTATTTATTTTTACTTCGTCCGAAAAATAAAATACATCGCTAACTGGTATGCTATAATTGTAATTTACAGATGAGTATAATGCATATGGTCTTATTACATTAATATATTGAAGTTGATTCAGTTCAGTATCATTAATGTACATTATGTCATATTTCAATTTGATATACTTTTCAATTTCTATATTATTTTTTTTGTAGTATAATTGTGTGTTGGTTTGCATGCATGATTCTAGCATGTACATAAAAAATTTAATGTTATCTCCTATTCCTCCATCACCTAATTTAAAATCATATACTAATTTTTTACTAAATGATTGAAAATTTTGAATATACGTATTCATATATACTATTAATTAATTTACTTTCCATTTGTGTTCGCAATCAATACACGTAATAAATGATGTCATGGGTTCATCTGCAGAACGAATTTGCAGTTGATAATAATTACAATTTCTCCCGTCACATTTGCGACATTTGAATTGATCTGTATTTGCCTTTAATTTTTTATTCAGCATAGATTCATTAATTTGGTTTTGTTTTTCAATAAGTGTTTTCCACTTGTCTGGATTAAAATCCATATGAGAAAGGTATGCAATTTTAGTTGGATCTTTTTTAACTAGTTCTTGGACATATTCGGATTTTAAATTGACGAATAATGTTTTAAATTTGGATATGTATATTTCTACAAAATATGGATTATTCCATTTTTTTATAATTTTACGATTGGTACATTCTTGAATCGTATAATTATAAATACCGTTTTCAACAACATTTGAATTGTGTGTATCTTGAATAATTGTATTTAAGGTAGTTTTGATCGTAGAACGGAAATGTTCTGGATTTTCTACAGTCCTCATATTATAAATCATTCATTTTATTGATTTAAATCAATTTTTGTTAATACATGACATTTTCCATCCCTGCAACGCCGTGTTCCACTACGGCACCGAGGCCTTTTAGTCTTTTTACGCGATGTTTTTTTACGATAACATTTACCATCTACACATTTACGTGTCTTTGGTTTACATCTAGCCATACATTCTATTTAGATTAAAAAAATATGCTAAAGTTTATTCATCATCTGAATTTACTACAAACCCATCTAATTCATATCCGTGTTTTGTCCGAGGTAGTCCAGTATTTTCCTCTTGTGACATGTCTGATTCCGAATGAATATCTTCAAACCCTCCCATCAACTCTTCATACATATTTTCCCACTCTTCAACTGTCAATGGACCACTTGGATTGACTAGCAAACATTCACCATAAAATGTCTTTATATCTACGGGAGGAGGGAAATCATATTTTACAATAGGACGATCCCGTTGTTTTGTTCGGCCGTACAAATACACTGTTTTCCCATGTAGTTTCCAACTGCACTTTCGTTTGCCGTAATTTTCAACCAGAACGTTTTCAATCACAGACAACTTTCCCTTTTTATCAACAAGGATAGACATAGTTATATACATATTTGAATTATTTTTAATATTCAATTTTTTTAATTTATAAAATAAAATTTGGTTTGGTTTTCGGTATGTTGCACATTACCCCATTTAACAGATTGATAAAACAACGGATAATAATATCCATAAATTTTATGTTCAGAGTGTAATCGCGATATTACTACATCACTATTGTATCTAGGTTTGTCCAAAATATTTTTCAAACTTTCAATTACTCGCTGTTTATAGCGTTTAGATTTGTATAAAATTGCATGGGCAGATAACATATTTAAAATTTGAATATGAGTATTTGATATTTTTTTAATTATAGATGGACCGTCATGTAAATTAATCGTTTTTGAACCACCATCTTTGGACAATCCCAAATAAAATGCATCTGTATCTTCTGGTAAATCAATATGTGTAGTTGAATCTATTGGCATATACAATTCTATATCATCTTCTAAAATAATAATAGGGTTATCATCCACATGATTAATTAAAATATCAATTGTTGCTTGAACAAGACATGTTGGGTATAATTCTGTTCCAGATTTAAAATGTGTAATTGATTTAAATCCAATTTGGTTTAAAAGTTCGTGCATGTGTTTTTCTCTTGCTAAATATTTGGCATTGTGACTTGGACATATAAAAAAAACAGGAATATCTATTAATTTCATTAAATACTCTGCTTATTATATTTACCATTATTTAACTCAAATGTTGGCATAATATTGAGATTCAATCATAAACTGAGCTCCGTTATAGTGAAGTGTAACAGGTGAACGGAGTTTATTGTAAAACTCCATACATACTGCCGATTGCATTGGCAAAAATGAAATGAGTGCAATGTTTTGTTCCTCAAAGCTACACTTTTTGATGCACTGTGTCTTGAATATGTTGGTGATGGCATCTTCTACCTTTTGAATGCTGGACGACCGCACAATAATAGGGGGAAGCTGAACAAGAGGAGTAGACATTTTTATACTAAATAAATAAAATTATTTGTTTCAATTTTAATTAAATACTGTAAACATACAATATCATGGGAAATCAAATTACAAAAAAAGTATGTTTTCAAGATGTGCAATATGCACAAACGAATGAACGTATTTTACTTATCAATACATTACCTGAACAGGAACAGACATTACTTATCTATAAAACTGTTCCAGCTGGACAAGAAATACATGAAGTAGAACGAGCAATTCAAACAAAACATACTATTATTGTATATGGTAAAAACAGTAATGACGAATCTATTTATGTAAAATACAACCAAATTACTAAATTAGGCGGAATAGTTTATATATATGTAGGCGGTTTATTTGAATGGCTATTATTACAAGATATCTATGGTTCGGATTTGTTTAAAACTACAAATAAAACGATTGATCTATTAAAATTCAAACCAAATAATATATTAAATACAAATTATATTACCTATTAATTATGGTAGGCGGCATATTAAATTTAGTTGCAGTAGGAAATCAAAATATTATTTTACATGGTAATCCGCAAAAAACATATTGGTCAAGTACATATAAACGTATTACTAACTTTGGTATACAAAATTTTAGGATAGATTATGAAGGATTACGGCAATTAGGGGTGAATACAGAAACAAATTATCAATTTAAAATACGACGGTATGCCGAACTATTAATGGATACGTATTTTGTAATCAACATACCTGATATATATAGTCCTATTTATCCATATGTAGATGGAGATATAAAACAATGGGTTCCGTATGAATTCAAGTGGATTAAAAATTTAGGAGCAATGATGATTAAAAATATACGGTTTACCATTGGCGGAAATTTAATACAACAATTAACTGGAACTGACATTATTGCATTAGCAAATCGTGATTTAAATGCTACACAAAAAAAGAAATGGGATGAAATGATAGGAAATACACAAGATATGTATGAACCTTCATTGGCATTTGGTCGTTCAACTGTATATCCTAATGCAATTTATTCGGAGACGGGGCCATCTGAACCAACTATTCGCGGGAAACAATTACGTATTCCTCTCCCTATATGGTGGGGATTAACTACACAGCAGGCGTTTCCATTAGTTGCATTACAATATAATGTATTACAAATTGATATTACTTTACGCCCAATACGAGAATTATTTCAAATTAAAGATGTTACTGATTATGCAAATAATTTTCCTTTAGTTGCTCCAAACATGACCAATATTGAACATCAATTTTACAGATTTTTACAATCACCTCCTGCCGTAAATATTAATAGCGGTTTAACTGGAAATACTACATACCCATCTAATAACACATCCTGGAATGAAAATACTCATCTGTCGTGCCAATATTGTTTTTTGTCGGAAGAAGAATCCAAATTATTTGCCATGAATCCGCAAAAATATTTGGTAAAGGAATATCATCAAACTGTATTCAAACATGTAGCAATTAGCGACAAAGTATGGCTTCAAAACTCGGCTGGGTTGGTATTAAGTTGGATGTTTATGTTTCAACGATCTGATGTAGATTTACGCAATGAATGGAGTAATTTTACAAATTGGGATCATGATTATCTTCCAAATAATATAAAATTATTAACGGATAATATTGAAAATAATCCATTTGGTACTAATATTGGATATGGTATAGATCCAATGAGTAATACATTAACGTATTATTATGGCACTGGAGATTTTCATGTTGAAAACCAAAAAAATATATTAATTAATTTTGGAATTTTGTTTGATGGATTAGTACGCGAAGAAACGCGAACTGGTAATATTTATTTGCAAGATCAACAATATCTCATGTGTCAAGGATATGGTTCATCTAATTTAAATGGTTTATATTGCTACAATTTTTGTTTGAATACATCGCCTTTTAATTTACAGCCATCTGGCGCAATTAATTTGAGTAAATATTCTAAAATAGAATTTGAATTTACAACCATTACACCGCCATTAGACAACGAGTCTGAATTTTTTGTTATTTGCGATATTGATAATAATCAACAAATTGGAGTAAATAAAACAATGCATAAATTGTATTTGTATACTTATGATTTATATGTAGTTGAAGAACGATATAACGTATTGACTTTTTTGTCAGGAAATGCATCCATGATGAATGCACGATAAATTATGTCTTTTTGGATTTTTTGCGATAATTACGAACTGATCCTATACCACCTGGTGCCAAACTGTGCGGTTTGTAGTATACCATTGCGTTATTTGAAAATAAACTGCCCATATTTTTTAAGTTTAATACCATATAATATAAATAGATAATTATTATAACATAAATGGATATTCCATGGACCGAAAAATATCGCCCTAATACATTTCATTCTATTGTATTAAATCCTTACAACGAATTATTATTCAAAAGTATGATTGAACAGGAATATATTCCCAATATGCTTTTTTTTGGTCCACCAGGAACAGGAAAAACAACTACCATTATTAACCTTATTCAAATGTATCAAGAAAAAAAACAAGAAATCAATAAAGGATTAGTTATACATTTAAATGCGTCCGATGATAGAGGCATTGATATTATACGAAACCAAATCCATTCCTTTGTTAATTCAAAAACATTTTTTAACACAGGATTAAAAATTGTTATTTTAGATGAAGTAGATTCTATGACCAAAAACGCGCAACAGGCATTAATTTATCTAATGAATGATACCTTTGAAAATACCCGATTTTTTTTAATTTGTAATTATATCAGCAAAATAGATGTATCATTACAATCTTTATTTTTAAAAATAAAATTTAATCATTTGCCAGTTCAAGATATTATAACGTTTTTAAAACGTGTATCTGAATCGGAAAAGTTATATTTGAATGATTTACAAATTAAATATATACAAGAATTATTTGGATCGGATATACGAAGTATGATTAATTATATGCAAACAAACCAAAATTCTACATCTAATATTATTCATTCCGATATATGGAATGAATTACACTCCTCGGAAACCCCAATTGAAAAGGTAAACGAAATTAGTCTACATTATAATATGGATAAACGTCACATTATAAAGGAATATTTATATTACATTATCATGAATCGGTTAGATACATTTGATTTGAATAAATTAAACGATTTGGAATTAGCCATTCACATTCAAGATGTAAATATAGAGTATATGATTCACTATATTTTTAATTTATAAATTGAACTTAAAGAAATAAAACTAAATAGTTAAGAATGGATTTGGAAGATGAATGGGCAAATTTTTTGACAAACACACCACCGTGTTTAGATATTGATCATTTAAATACATTAGATGATGATATAATTCCTGATTCAACAGAATTATATATTTCAACAAACACAATTATATCTTATTTAAACCGTGAATTCAATATTACTGAATTATTTTGGAAACTGGCGGTTATTCCCTATTATGAACAAAAAGAAGGTATCATCAAAAAACAAATTAAATTAAGCTGTAATTCGGCGGAAGAAGTGAATGAACTAGATGCAAATATTAAATTATCAGGTAGATATGGGTATCGCAGTACAATAAAACATATAGAAAATGAACGCGGAAATATAAAATATAAAAATATAAGTAAAATTACGATTGGAATGTCCAAAAAAGATATTATTTCATATCGGTTGAAACAAAAGGGCGCATTTTATAACTGCATTGTTATTATCTTGCGTATTGAACTCAATGATACATTTAAAGAATTTCATGTGAAAATTTTCAATACTGGCAAAATAGAAATACCTGGAATACAACACAAAGAACATTTGCCATTTGTAATTCAACATTTGCTATACCAGTTGCAATTACATTATCCAGATGTTAACTATAATGCATCTAACGAGGAAACTGTACTAATCAACTCTAACTTTAATTGCGGGTATTATATAAATCGTGACCATTTATATAATAAACTACGATATGAAAAAAATATATCTGCTGTATATGATCCATGTTCTTATCCAGGTATACAATGCAAAATATATTACACCCATGACGGACAAATTGTATCCACACCTATTCCAAATAATATTGTTTCCTTTATGATTTTTAGAACTGGAAGTATTCTCATTGTTGGTAAATGTTCTATTCAAATCATTTACAAAATATATGATTATATTGTAGAATTACTCAAAGAATTATATACGCATATTGTTGATAAAAAAAATAATTATACGAAACCAGATATTTTGAAGAAAAGAATTAAAAAAACTATTTATATAAAATAAGTATTTAAAGCATATATACTTTTAGTATCATGTCGGACCCAAAATTACCATGTGAGTTAGTAATGAAACACATTTCTAAACTTTCTATTGAGAAGGATAAACCTATCATGTTGGATTACTGGACACTATCACTTGCAAAGTCGGTCGTTATTGGTGTACGTGAAGGTGGGGAAAAGTTGCTCGTAAAGAACGAGGATGAGTATACCAGCCCTATTTCTAAAGTATTTAAGGTAGGCGTACAATATATTGTAGAAACTGAGAACTCGCTTTATATTGTAAGTGCCGAAATTCCTACGAAGCGTATTTCGTAATTTTTTTATTTATATTCAAATATTTTGTTATTTGAATGTAATTTATTTTAAAACGATAATTTTACTGAAATAGGCCCATAATCCCAATCCAAATAAACACTTGGCAAGACAATCCAAAATATTCATTGCCATATTTTTAGCCAAATCATCAAACATATAGACTACTCCGTATAACGACCATATGCTTACAAAAATACCGAATATTACCTTATTAGAAAAATTGGATACAAATTTTTTGTATATTACTCCAAACATGATAACAAGTGGAATAAATCCAAGAATACATGCCATCCATTTATTCATACATCCCCTTTCTCCTAAATATCCAATATATAACATTGCATAATTTAATACAACAATGAGGGATAACGTAGATAATGCAATTGTTTTCCCAACTGCAGTTGAAAGTGTTAAACATAATGCCAATAACATTAGAGGCGTTGTCATGGACCAATCTATATAACGGGTTCTAACAACATCTTCCCAATTGATGGGTTTATTTTCTTTTTCATACATTGCTATTTTTTGTAAGAAAACGGAATAAAAATATCCTGCTATAATTGAAATGGCAGTTTCTAAATTAAGGACATGACGCACAGTTGGATTAGACGTTCGCATGGCTTCAATAAACGTAATAGTCGCAGTGGTTAACAAAAAAATATAAGTCATATTGAATGAAAATTTTACATAATACTGAATGTTTTCTTTTTTCGGTTTATCTAGATCTGTCATATAATTTAGAAATAATATATTTATAAAGTATGGCAGCTTTAAAACCGCCAATCATTGTTCTTTTACTTAATGGTAGAGGACAATTAATTTATTCAAAAGATGACGAAAGTCACCGTCCAATAGAAATGGAACAGTTTGAAAATGTAAAATACGCATCATGTGCTAATTTTGGAGTATGTGCAATGGGACAGCGACCAGGAACAACAGAAATTATTATAGATCATTATTCAAACGAAGAAACAATGAACTCTTCTTTTCTTAAACAATTAGGAGATGATTATAAACAATTCCATGCGCAGCATATAGCACAACGACATAGTCACCCAAGCCTTATAGAATTTGTATACCAACAAGATGGATTTTGGACCGAAAAACCTTTCATGTACGAAAAATATATTAGATTTTATCCAAGGAATCAAGCATATACTCCTACCAGCGGGTTTACCTTAGTGTCTATGGTCGTAAATGATGGAGATGTACAAGAATTTAGATTAGATGATCTTGATTGGACACAACGAATTAAACTTTCAGACATTATTAAATCTGTAAAAAAACGTTTTCCTACTTCCAGGATAGAAATATATGATAGTGGTTGTTTGAAATTATTAAGTGATGCGACAATTGGCAATGAACCTGACCAAGATTCTAGAATTCCACCAACATCTGGAGGTAGACGAAAAAACACGAAATTTCGTAAACGAAACCGTAAAACAACCCGTAGAAAACATTAATTATTTTTGCTTAAATATATATCATGTATTTAAAGCAAAATGGATTCTATAAAAGATTTAATAGAAAAATATAAAACCAACCCATATATGAATGATAAGTTGGCTTTATATCTAGCAAATTTACCACAGTTGATGCAAACTATTGAAACACATCATATCCAAAAAACCGCACAACTGAATGAACTCAATGAAAAAAAGGAAGCCTATATTCAGGAGTTTTTGACAGAACACTTAATTTTTTATATTCCTCAAACTGAAATTTTTATAGAATACAGTGATCACAATTATTCTATTATTTCTGAAGACGATATCACACACTATATTTTATCAGAATTACAACATAACGAATTGAAAATATGGAAATATAAAATTAAGAAACACATTTTAAAACGAATCAAGGAGAATTTATTTTCATCCAGTATTCCCGATTCAATTACGATAAAATCTGTAATTCAAAATTTGTCCATTTTTTTAACCAAAAATCACGTAAAATATTTTTTAACCATTTTGGGAGATTCCATGTTGGGTAAAAAAGATCAACCTTATATTTATTTTATAGACAATTCGTTTAAATCTATGATTCGGAAATTTGCCGAACAAATTTATATTATGACTACCAAAAGTGTTTCGGATACGTTTAAATATAAATTTTATGATCATAAATACGAACATTGCCGAATTATTACTGGTATTTGTCCCGAATTATATCCTTCTCCTACTAAAATTTTAAATATTATCAGCGTATCCAATTATTTATCTACCAAGTATTCCAATGCCGAAGGATTTTTAACACAATGTGACGATACTGAATTTATCAACACCACTTTATATTTGAAACTAAATAATTCTGAAAAAATTATTTCCATGTTCATTGATGAAACCATGCATACTACTGGGTCCATGTCCTATAAAAACTTTTACTTTCTTTGGCGTTCTTATTTGAAACAAAAAAATTTACCGTTAATCATATCGCATTCAAATTTTAAAAATAGTATTACGCAAATGAACTTGTGTAAAGATGACATTGTTCCGTTAACGTCTAAACAATTATACATTCAAAATGTAAAATTATTTTTGGATAATCATCCGTATTTTGAAGATCAATATGATTTAGGTGATTTGTTAACTACCTATAATGAACTTCACGAAATTAAATTGACGGAAGACATGTTTCGCGATATTATTATATTATTACACCCGAACTGAAGATATATATTTCATTGGCTGACCATCATTATAGACGTGCAATTCCCCTAATTTAATTTCAGATGTATATCTATCTATGTTTCGTTGTATTACATCTGGTTTGGATATTGCGTTTTTTAATTCTAAAAACGCACTATTCACATTATAAATATATTGATCGGTTGCCATATCCAACACTTCTCTTGTACCATATTGTTTATCACGACCAAATAACCCAACGCCATACATGGCCTTGTCGTATATTGTTTTCAATTCTACAAAGGTAGGTAATTGACTTGCATGTCGTATAAATCTATTCAATGTATTTAATAACCTCAAATCGTGACTTTCATTCTTTTTAGATGCACTTATTTGCGCATCAGGCGGAACTGGATTCAACCATTTAAATCCTTTTTTATTACCACATTTAGGGTTGCATTCAGGTGTAGAACACACTTTATTATAAATGGTATTGCCATTTAAAGTTCCATTATTAAAAAAAGAACGACCATAATCAATAATTTTGGGAACATACGGAGAACAAAAGGTTTGTGTTGTACCATCCTTATTGTGGTAATGATATTCTATATAATACCCTTCTTTTGGTTTATATAGCAATACATTCCCAGTATGCAAATCGTAATGAGTAAATACGGTAGATAATGAACTTAATGCATGATATACAATGAACATGATAAATAATAAATCATTCACTACAAAACCTTTATTATTAACCATATCCGTTATTGTTTTTGCATCATGTATATGTTGAATAAGAATGGCTGCAAATTTAGATTCAGTGCATGCTTTTGCATAATCAATATTGCGTTGTAAAGTTAAATGTTGTAATTTATCTTTATCTAATCGTTTTGTTTTCTTGAATAAACTCCAGTTATCAGGACTATCATAAAAATATAATCCGTACGTTTGTACGAAACATGGGAATAATTTCATGTATCGGTTGATTAATTTAGTTCCTACTATATATTCATACACTAAATTATCAGAATTTATTTTTTGTGACGATTTTAGTATAGCGTGAGATTTGTATCCTCCCCTGTCATATTCTATTTCATTGATAAAACCATTTACAGATGAATTTCCTATCCGTTTAATCGGGGACACTGCATATTCAAATCCGGTAAATCCTTTGAAATAATCAGTAAGTTGGTCGGTGCTATTGCCAAATGCAATACATGCTCCTGAACTTGGACATATTTTATTTAAATATAGTTTGGAGGATCGTATAAAACGCGAAATACGATTTCGGGCTTTGCCCACATTTGCGTTATTTACTGGATTTTTAACAAATGCGCCATTTTTTCTTAAAGTTACATTACATGCTGGTTTATTCATTTTATATTTATGGTCAAGACGGCAATATTTTCTGGTTTTGTTAATATATTTACATTGTGGTGGATTGCAAACATTTTCGTCTAATCCTTTACACGTAGAAACGCACTTTTTTGACATATACTAGAATAATATTTTATCTTTTGATTCTTCATTTTTATCTAGTGCTTTTCATATATTTTAAATTATATTTAAAAACATTTATATAAAATATGTATAATGGCAACTACGTCTAAATATTTTAGTAAAGAATTGAATTTGACACCATATAGGTTTAAACAAAATATATTGCCAAACCAAGTTTTTTATATTATAAATAAAGAAAATTCATGTCAACTCTATTGTACAGATATAAATGTTCCCAATGAAATTATATTTGAAAACATTTTTACAAATACACTTTTCAAAAAGGGGAAAGTATACACGGTTGTCTCTATAGAATCTGATCATTTTGTAATCAATGATCAGATTGTATTGAAATCGTATGAACGAATTGCTTGGAAACCTTGGAGTGAACCAGAACCAATACTTGTTCCAGAACCCAAATTAGAAATTAAACCCGAACCAATAGTTGTATCAGAACCAAAAGTAGAAATTAAACCCGAACCAAAAAAAATAAAAAAATCATTGCCAACTGCCGTAAAGGATTGTATTTGGAATTATTACATTGGTCAACACATTAATATTCACAAATGTTTTTGTTGTAAGAAACATATGATTAAAATTGATGATTTTCATGCAGGACATGTGATTGCCGAAGCACAAGGCGGTGGTGATGACATTGGAAATTTACGTCCTATCTGTTCATCATGTAACAGTTCTATGGGGAAACGTGATATGGTTGATTATGTAAAACAATATGGATTGTATTTGGTTTCACCCATGAATAATTTGCATACATTTTCAGAATTACCAACTTCAACTACATCCGCTATTCCAAAAGCAATCCGATCACAACTATGGGGAATTTATATAAGTGAATTTATTAATGAACATACGTGTTGTTGTTGCAAAAAAATACGCATTACGATTAAAAATTTTGAAATAGGATATGTTGTTTCAAAAAAAAATGGCGGAACGGATGACATTCAAAATTTACGGCCAATTTGCGCCGTATGTAAACATATATCCAATGATGATATGATTGAAACGATCAAAAAATATGAATATTACATATAAATTTCTAAATAAATAATATGGATGTTGGTATTTCTATTGTAATAAGTTTAGTAATATTTATTGTATTAGTTGGTATGTCGTTTTATTTTGCACCTAAATCTAATTTAACATTTTTGACAGCAATAGTTATTGCTGCTATTGTCTCAAGTATGTTGGTTAAGTTTGCTTAACGTAGTTTACGTGTTTTTCCGCCAACTGGAGTAAAATTTAAAAGTTTGGAAGGTAATAGCGGACCCTCTCGTTGAGTATATTTATATCTTGTCTTTTTCATAATACTTTTCATGACATCATTATCATGTCGTGTAAAGTAATTCACTGACCCTACAATTAATCCTAATGATACTGTTATAATTAACGTAGTTGTATTGAAAATATCGTTATATTCTACCATACTATATTTTGATAAAAATAATTTATATCCAAATAATATGGATATGTATATGTTTATGATATTTGCAATAATAGTATTTTTTGTTGGATTAATTGTCTATTTTCGCAACTCACCCATGGCAGTTGGTGGATTATCCGCCCTATTAATTGTATTCATTTTTTTAAAATTTATATAAAAAAAGATGATGTTGTCCAGCTCCCGAGCTCCTCCTGTTTGTGTGTTTACTTTGACCTGCGAGGGCAGTGAATGACCGTTGCTGCTAGTTCTGGAGAAAGTTCCGCGCCCCACGTGTTGGACATCTTATAGCCGATCTTTGCTGCCTGCATGCGAGTTGGCTCACATGCCATTGGAGTTTCCACAGTACGCGGCTTCCACTTGTAGACGACAAATCCATTTCCTTGGTGAAAATCCGAGCCGATACGCTCAAGCATCGGCTGAAAGCGAGATTCGTTTGCCTTGGGTACAAGAATCCAGAACACATGCGTGTTGGTTCCGCCGATACGATCGGTCTTGCGAAATTCAAGGCGTGCGCCAGGATATTCTGCAAGGAAATCAGACTTGATGCGCGAAGTCATGCTGCTGGTTCCAACAGATTCGCCGCTAGCGTTCTTGGTGCCAGCATGCACGAAAGCGAAAGGAGCGAGAACGGAAGACATGTTGGAAGTTGGATGGTGTATGATATATTTATTTTAGTAAAATGATTTCAATTTTTTTATTTGCATTTATTTACAATGTATGTAAGTTTGTATATATACTTTTCTAGATGGTAGATAGGCCGATAATTATTAGTGTAATAATGTAAAAAATCAATAGTTGCATAGACAACTTCTAATTGTTGTTCTGTATTTAAAGTTAACAATGAAATAATTCTCCATATACAATTTTCAATCCCCAAATCATATATTAAAATATTGTATAATTCTTCACGCAATGTAGCGCATTGTTGTGATGTAGGATTTTGAATCATATGCGCCAACGTGTTGCAAATTTGTTTATGTTGATCAATTTCAGGTATTTCATGAATAATATTTTTAATATTGTGAATCACATCGGGTATGGGTAAATGTAAACAATCACTATATTGTTGTTTAGATGGACGATGAATTCGTATGATATCACATTTGGATAAAATATTATTGGGTAAAAAAGAAATAGATTCCATTAAAAATATAAATTTAATTTGTAAAGATGAATGCAAATAACTGTAAAATATGTCTAATAATTCATTGTGAACAAGATGAAAATTTTTACATACAATAAATCCAAATTTTTCATTATATTTATTGCGAATGATATCTGAAATTTGAGTGTATATATCATTCCATATTGTTTTTGAATTACATCCAAGTAAATCGCAATCTATTTCATAATGTATATCGCTTATTTTTAAAATAAATACTGGATCGGTATTGGTTTGTATTTTTTTTTCGTATTTTAGTTTATTTGCACTAAAATTGCGGACATGACGTAACATTTGTGTATATTTTCCAACGCCAGATGGGCCATACAAAATGATATGTTTATCGGTTGGTGGAATAGTTAAGTTTGGATGTAAATTATGTTTATCTGATAATATTAAATAATCATCAAACTTTTCCATATATGGATAAAATCTTTATTTTAAAACTGTTTAAACTAATCATTTATTTTTAATTATATGGATAGTTTTTTAATTTATGCATATGAGTTATACAAAAAAATATCGCAATGGTATTATTCCAAAAACACAATTACGTATTATATGATTACTGAAGATGGTGAGCAAGTACGTGTGTTTACCCCGACATCCAAACCAGTAATTGGATTTTTAACTGTACGTAATAAAAACTGCGAAGTTCAATATAAATTTTCAAGAAATTTCAAGATAGAAGAATTTGATGAACCAACGTATAAACTGTTATCTATTGGATTTAATTATCGTCAATGTCAATATTCATTGAACCCAAAAGAATTTGCAATTGTAGGAAATACATTATTCAATCCGTTATTTAATACATGGTTAAAACACAAGTTTAAAATACAATCTATTACCGAAATGTGTATTATAGATGAAAATGCAAATTTGAAATATATTAATACGCTTGAATTTGAAAAAAATAAATATATAACTAATTAAAAAACTTAAACCTAATTAATTTTACAGTATATGAACTTACACCCTCTTAAAACCAAATGGGTTGTATGGGGACATTTACAACATGATACTTCATGGACATTAGATAGTTATACAAAAATTTGCACGTTAACTTATGCGGAAGAATTAGTAGAATTAATTCATCTGTTACCTGATAAATTAATTACAAATTACATGTTATTTATCATGCGCGATGGCATTGATCCAATGTGGGAAGATGAAAATAATAAAAATGGTGGATGTTTTTCATATAAAGTAGACAATAAATATGTAAAAGATATTTGGACAGATTTAGCATGTTCAATGGTAGGAAATTCAATTAGTTCGGAAACAATATGCAATTCAATTACTGGCTTATCTATTTCCCCTAAAAAAAGTTTTTGTATTATAAAAATTTGGATGTCATCTTGTAAATATCAAGATGCGTCAGTTATGAATATTAAGCAAGTAAAATCTATTAATTGCATTTTTAAGAAACATTAAAATATTTTCCTATATTATGAATACAGCTCCTAATAATTCGGTCGGAAATTCAGTTGGAGAACTCGGAAACTCGGTTGGGAATTCAGTTGGTTCACTTGTCAACTCGGTTGGAAGTTCAATCGGTTCACTTGGCAACACCGTAGGAAGTTCGGTTGGGTCACTTGTCAACTCATCAGACAATTCTAACGGATCAGTTGAAGCCCCTCGCGATGAAAAGAAAGGCTTATTAGGCGTAGGCGTCTTTGGCTTAGGTGGTAGAAGAAGTCGTAGACGGCGAACTTCTAAGCGTAGCTCACGACGCAAGTCAAGCCGAAGACGGCGCCGTTAAAGCACAATTTTATTTTTTTTAATTAAGAATATAATTGTGTAATTTCAAATACCATGGAATAATCATTTTGGTTTAGATTAATTACTTCACCGAAACGGTTTAACACACGAATATTCATTTTTTCCAATTTAATAGGACCAAAATATTCGCGTTTCTTGGAAATATAATCAATATTGTGCGTTGTTGTAATTAAGGAACCATATCCTGCAGTAATTGGTAAACGTGCCATGATATTATTTCCAATATAACTTGGTGTACTTTGTTGATTGCGTACAATAGAAATAACCGAATCGGTAGAATGATGATTATGAAAATCATCTACATCTATAAATAAATAATTATTAGTAGACATCATGGGTATTGTTTCTCCACTATACCCAACACCTTGTGCGTCATATTGAATAATGTTATCTGGTATATATAAAATGTTACGATATCCTAAAATCCAACCAAGTGAAATTGGACCTGGAGTTGAAAAATCTAAAGTAAATAAATTTCCAATAGTATTCTCTATATATAGAAAAAATTGTGGAGATGAATAAGGAGAACATGGTGTAGTAGGATACGTTTCCATCGCAATTGTTCCTTCACCCGCAATATATATTTTAAAACTAAATGCTGTTAGTTGAACGTCTATTGCTGATAATAATGTGTTTAGTGTATAATTTCCATCTTTTATCGTTATTACATGGGATCCAGAATCATCTATAATAACAAAAAAATTATTTTTTTGTTCGGCCGATATAGAATACCATGTATATGGAATTTCAATAGACGCTAATTGTAAAGAGACAACATTGTTAACTGTTTCTGGAAATGTATAGGTAAAATCAGTAGATTTTGTTGTGGAATAACTACTTCTAAAAAAAGTATCCACACATACTAATTTAGTAACTAATCGTTTTTCAATTGGGTTAAATGATCCTTTAAAATAATCACTTGGATTAGAATAAACAAACGGAGTAACTTGTTTTGGAATAAGTTCAGAATTATTTAATAATTTTTCTTTGGCATTATTCAAAAATGAAATTATTTCATTCTGCATAGATTGCGGAACATTCATTGCACCTAACCGATTAATCAAAAATTGTTTTTTTTGTTCCACATCTTGAATCGTATAATTTCCAACAACTCCAAAAAAATTTTCTAAATCACCTATCGTATAATTTGTTAAATTTAAATCAATATCCATGTATTATAAATGTATATAAATTTTATATATTTATCGGTATAAAGATATAAAAAATTATATACCATGGATATACTACGCTTATTTGGCGTTGCTATAGTAGAATACCCTATTTATTTATTTTCATCTAAATATGACCCAAGACGTTTTTGGAATAAGTGTATTTGTATTAATGTATTGTATACCAAATTATTGCAAGCTTATGCCGTAAAATATATATCTAATGATTGCAACTATCGGTTTAATAATATTCCTTGGACTCCATCTGAAATTCCTGATATTGAATTTATTACTCCTACCAAAGTAATTGGATCAGGCATGATATCCATTGTAATGGAGGGAACAGATAAAAATGGCAATATATGTGTGGTGAAGGCAAAACGTAAAAATATTCATGATAAAATTATTCACGGCCTTGAACAGATTAAAAATATATTTCATTGGTTGATGTATATTCCTTTTATGAAAAACGTTTTCAATTTAAACTACATGTATAATGCGTTTGAAACGTCTACTCTTGAACAATTAAGTTTTAATAATGAAATCCAAAATCACAAAAAGTTTAAAAAAATTGTTGCTTACAACCATCATATTAAAGTGCCCGATTTATATGAAGAGTATTGCACTGAAAATCAAATTGTAATGTCTAAAATACATGGGCGGCATTTGTATACTATGACACCTGAAGAAGGTCACCAATTTTCAGTGTATTTGGCGCAAATGAGCACAAAAAATATTGTTATAGATGGATTTATTCATACAGATTTACATGCAGGAAATATTATTTTTACAGATGACAATTGTATTGGCATTATTGATTTTGGATTAATGTATCAAATTCCTGCACAATTTAAACAATCTTTATTTGATTTATTTAAACACTTTATTGATAAAAAATATGATGAGGCAGCTGATATTATTTATGACGATTTTATTTGCCCTGATGAAGTAAAACGCACGTTAACCATTGGCAAAGTTCAAGAAATTAAAGCATTGATTGTTAATGTATATACACATGCATATGAAATAAATCATTGTTTTAGTCAAAAAGATTTTTACGATGGTATATATGCACTCATTAAATATAATTTGCATTTTAATGAAATGTTTTATAATTTCATGTTGTTTGTAATATCATCGGAATTATTACTAAAAAACATATCTCAATCTCCTATGAATATATTTATGGATACAATGGCAACATTATATTCTGAAGTAAATACAGATGAATAATTTGAATGTGTTGAGTAAAATTGTTTCGGAAGCATTATTAAGTTTATATCCAGTATTTGTCAAACATATTGATTTGCCTATACAAACACAAATGTGGAGCAGATTTTTTAGTTATACATTTTTTTCCATGTTTTTTATTGATAAAACGATTGTATCATTAATCACTTCATGGAATGGATTATTACTCATGGTCGTTACCATGATACATGTATTTGTATCGTATCAAGGATTTTTATTACTTGAAAGCGGTATTTCTTATGCGTTATTTTATACTTATCCGCTTTTTATTTATTTAGGAACATACTTTTCCATTCATCCATATTTTATTTTTCCACTATTGGGAACATGGTTAATGTATTATGACAATAAACAAATTAACCTAGTTGGAATGGGGATGATTATACTAGCAGCAATTACCGAAGCCATGATTTATTTTATTGTACGCAGATTGAAAACGTCAAACCCATGGAATCACGTATTTATATCCTATGTCATGGGTGCAATATTATTTTCGGTGTTTGTAAAAGATATTCAGAAACTAAAAACGACAACTACATTCATTTCAGTTATAATCAATGCAATCATTGGGTTGGTTGGATATTTATTACGATTTTATGCTACAACACGTCTTCCTCCTATTGTATTTTCGTTCTTGTCTTATTTTGGTATTATCATGGCATTTATATATGGAATAATATTTAGTCAAGAATCTATTACTTTTTTAAAAATACTATCAACTATACTTATCTTAATTCCATCTATTCAACAAAAATTACTTTCGTCTTGACCTGTTCCGTTTTCTACGACTTCCTCCTTGGGAGGGAGGTAAAGTACGATGTTCTCTGAGTGGCCCTATTCGTCTAGCTACATTTTCTTCTGTTTCACTAGAGTCATCTCCTCCAAACATTTGGACCGCTATACTTCCAACTGCTGTCAATGCCATAATGATATAAAAATAATTCATATAATTGTTTTCCATATATTATATTATTTAATATTATTTAAAGACAATTCAATTAATATATCGGCGTCCACGTGGCTCAACGGATAGAGCGTCCGACTTCTAATCGGGAGGTTGCGGGTTCAAATCCCGCCGCGGATTGAAAAAAATAGTTTTCAATGAATCCATTGAAAACTATAAAAGATTTACCTTAAAGTTTTAAACAAATGTATTTGCGGCAAGCCAGAGAGCATGTAGTTGTTCGTCGCTAATGTCATGTTTAGACGGGACAAATTGAATTGAATCTTCTTTGTCTCGTCCAACCATTCCTGTAAATCCAATGCCAGTTCGGTTGCCAGGTTTCTTGAATTTTTCTGTTGCAGTGATTGGAAACCGAATTCCAGTGTTTCGGTAACCAAGACCAGTAGTCATTTCCCAAATGTGTTTGGATTCGTTCCATTCAGCTGGAACGGTATGTCCGCCTGACATGGCACACAACATATTGTACCCAGTTTGATCGGGAACAAATTCGGGCGAAGTAACATTGAATTTCCGAAGAACAATTCCAAAAGGAGTTGAAATGACTTTGGGTGCCGAGCATCGGTATGAACCGTGCTTCATACAATTCGCATAAATCTGCTTGGTCGTCGGTGTCACTGGAACTTCTACTTTACAATTTGTGATGTTGATTTTGGACGGCGGAATCTCAAACATCCACACAAGCAAAGAGAGGATTTGGTTGTACGTCAACACTCCAAACGTGCAGTGAAATGATAAGATAGGCATGATAAAATTTTCTTGGGAGACGGTAAATTCATTATTTTTATAAAAACATTTCAATTTTAATTAATTTATAAATTTGAATAATTAAATAAAATAATAAAATGAAGTATATGGTTACAAAATGAGTAAGTAAAACAAATATAATATTTTTCATTTTATTGCATAAAAATATCATATTGAAAATCAATTTATATTTACAGATAATATGGCGGCAGTTCAAACTAGAGGAGAAGTATTTACAGAAGCAATGGATGAAATAATGCGATTATTTTATAAACCAAGTTTAGGTAGACGTAGACATTATTGTTGTGAACCAGAACAAATCGCCAATATAAAAAAATTTGTAAATACATTATTAGACGAATGTCAAGGAGGAAATACAATAAATTTTAGGGCAAATGTAATACCCGATACTGACAGAAGAATGTGCACAAACCCTAGTGAATTACCAAGTTTAGAAGAAAATGAAATGATAAATGTAACTTTAGGAACAAAATATTTGTATACTTCGGCCATTTTATGTTATTATATCACTTCTAGAATTAGTGGTGGATATACTTTTGATGTTCATGAAGCATTGAGAGTATTAATGCCTGACAATGATGCAACTTCCATAATATATCGTACATCTATATCCGAATTTATATTAAAAAAACTTTTATTCCCATCCAACGATGATCCGTGTATACATGCTATTCGTGAGTTTAGAACTATCTTAATGTCAATGAAATACGATTTGACCGAAGACGCATTATCCGAATGGGCCAACCTAGATACTACGCGAGCAAGAGCAGAAAGGACACAAATAGTAAATAAAGCACAAGATGAAATTATTCATAATTTTTTAGAGAGAATGAGGAAACGTTCTGGCGGTAAATCAAAAAGAAAAAAATCAAACAGAAAAAAATCAAGAAGAGTTTAAACACATAGTTTAAGAGGCACAAACTGTAATTTGTATACAAACATACAAATTACAACTGTATACCATACTAATATCCACATAAGTATTACATAACCAATGGTATCCCACATTTAATATCATATACACACTACAAGAAATAAATCAATTTTAAACGTCAGGTAATGGCACCAAACAGAGCTTAATATCACCAAGAGAAGCCACTGAATATTTAACTACTAGCGGCAAATCATTCTCCAAAAACATTTCTATTTGATTACACAAATTCGTACACTTTATAAAATATCCCAAATTCTTTAAACTAAAAATACCCTGAATAATCTTATTTGAATCATGTTGTTGAATAAATTTCATGCTGTCTTCGGATTCAGCTCGTCTAACTTCGGCAGTTGCAAACGATCCTTTACACTTGAAAATAAGTTCATTTGCAACCGATTTAATTTCAATACGGTCCGAAATATAGGATAAATCACGAATAATTTTTTGAAAATCAGTAGATGGTAAATTGATAACAGAAGAAAACATAACATTAGGAACTTCTAATTCTTCGGGATCTGGTTCTATCAAACGCAGCTTTTGTGTTTTACACTGCTTTATATCTCCATTTTCAAATTTTAATCCCAAATTATTTACGATACCATCATTGTAATCCGATTCTTCAATATAAAGTGTCAACGTATCACTGTTATCAATAGAATTTACTAGTTTAAATAAATGCAACAAATTAACGCCAATAATAATTTTATCTTTTTTGCATTCATAGACTTCAAAATTCTCCGACTTTAAAAACAAATGAACCAAAATAGTATGCGATTTATCCATATTAATAATTCGCATCCCATCAGGCTGAAATGTAATATTGGTATCTACTAAAATATCCTTTAATGCAGTCATTAATGTTCTCATAGGGGATATTTGTACTGTTTTTAATGTTAGAACATTCATGTATATTTAGTCGTTAAAATCTTTAAATAGTCTTTCTTTGAATATGTTATGGAACTAAAAAAAACTTTTTTTTCATTTTTGGATGAAATTAAAATTTCTGTAGAAGAAAAAAAAATATCAGATGGATTACATAGTTCTTTTGTATTATTTGTATACACATTATATGTTACCTTATTAAATTATATCATCAAAAGTATGTATAGCGTTCACTATTTTGTTCAAACATATTTACCTTTACCTAAAATAAATTCTGTATAATTAATATGTCCAGAAATCTATATTTATTATCCACAGGAACTATGATTGTTATTGCATTATTTACAATTACAACGTTAAGGAAAAGATATATAAAACAAAAATGCGAACATTTTACAATTCAACCTTTAGAACAAACCGATGTATTATTGGATAGCACATCTTCCCCTACAGTAAAACATACAAGTTATCGTAAATCATCCAACCAACGACCTACATCACCCATGAGTTCATTTGAACAAACTACAAATAACCAAATGCATACTTCGCCGAATAATGGAAGTATCACGTTACCAGAGTTGGCATTTTATTAAAAATATATAATATGTATATTAAAAAATATTGTTGTGATAAAAACACACAATTTGCAACTAAAATGAAAAATTGCGAAAGTTCTTTACACACAATAGCAGGCTATGTATCATCTAATCGCAGTATAGATCATATTGTTAGTATTGAAACCCATCCAACTATGCACGTAACTGATGAAACTATTTTAAACATTTTGGTTACGGATCACAAACCTATTTTTTGTAAAGTAAACGGTATTCCAATTCTTTCATGGAATATTGAAGGATTATGTAATAAACTTGAAGAACACGAATTAAGATTACAAAAAATTATTTATTATTTATCCGAAATACATAAAAAACATCCAAACGTTATTTTTATGTTTCAAGAATTATTCTTACAGAGTGTTTTATCTCGTAGAAATTATGGCATGGGTATAGATAGATTGCATACGTTGTTTCATCATCCAGATTACATGTATATTTATGATAATTATACTGGAGGAATTATTATTCCAAGACATTTATACTATAAAAACATACAACTTATTACACGAAAAGATAGTAAAAAAGAATGTATGGTTTTATATGTTCGCGCAACCCAACCGTTTTATTTAATCAATATTCACCTAAAAGCTGTTAAAATTCCAATGTTTAGAAATTCAACCCATATTGACGAATTATCCAACATACTTTTAAATGTAAAACACAAATTTAAAAAGGGAATTGTATTCATGGGCGATCACAATAACAGTAATGTATTGGAATTATATCAAAACGCATTAAAATCTATAGGAGTATAACCATACTATCTTTGTGAAATTCTTTGACAATATAGTCTTTGAAAATTGGTTTAGATAACTGCCGTTCTGGTAAATGATCATGTACCGTTCGCACAATCATTTTGTATAATTTAAAATCAGGATATCGCTCTTCCCCATTTTTCTTGTACAGCACATTTCGCCCTTTATCATCTAAACACCATTCTTCAACTAAATTGTATAATGGTGTATCATCGGCAATAATATCCAACATGGAACAGGCTAACCTACATAAATCAAAACTGAAATTGGGTCCAACCACAGGTTTTGAACTATCTCTGAACGGTTCTATATTATATTGGGTTGCTGCATCGCCATCAGGATGAAAACTATCCGAAATAAAAAATTTGTTGTTATAGGTATAAATTGCTCGGCCAAAATCAATAAGTTTAAAAATACGACCATACGTCGGTACTTTGTAATTGATTCCTTTGTAATTATAGTACAAGTAGGGTTCAGCTGTTTCTACATACATGATATTATTTGTATGCAAATCGTTGTGTGTAAATTGATACACATTTTGATACATAATCAAGGTCATAATTACTTGAAACAACGCAGATACAATTTCCTCTGGAGGAACCGTTTCCATTAACAACGAATCTAGTGTATCTTTACAATGTTCCAATGCAATAAGCTGAACAGGGAACTGATGAATATCTACACTTAATCCATACGACTCATCTTCGTCACAATCCGAATAATCATCCGATTCTAATTCTTCAGTATAATCCGTTTCTGTATTGGACGATTTAGATGACGTAGAATCATCATCATGAATAAGTTCGTCTGTATCTGTAACGGGTAAATCTGTTAATACTTCTAATTCAGGTAATGGGAATACAACTGTTGATTCAGGTTTTGTATCTTCAATGATATCATCTAAATCTAATACAATAGTTTCTTCATCCATTACTAATTTTTCACGATTTTTGTGAGATGTAGGAATGGTTAATTCTTTATTCAATGTAAATAGTTTATTCATGTTTTCGTTGAAAAAAGAAGAACTTTGTACTTGATCCAACTCATCTTCTAAATTGTATTTAAAGTTTTTTTTAATTCCTAAATAACTTCCGTGAAATTGAATAGCATGTACAAATTTATTATTGACGTATAATTGTGAAGATAAATACGAGAAAAAACTGTCTACATAGGCCGAATTATTGGTATCTTGTAATTTTGGATAACTATCCTTTAACGAGGGAAGACAATAGTTATAATCGGTATACTTTCCATTCAAATATTTAAGCGGGTCAAGTAGCGGGGAATATTTGAAAAATACGGGAGTCGTTGAATTATTTTGAAGTGTTGCCGTTGCCTTATTATACGTGCAATCCCAAATTTTCAATAATTCGTAATCATTTTTTAAGTTAATACTATTCCAATTTGTTTCATTCAATGAAAAGAATTGATTATAAATAGGGATATAATTTTGAACATTGGATAATTGTAACGACGATTCTATTTCTTGTAATAATTCTGAATTTTTATTTTTTTTGTAAAATACCATATCCAAATGATATAATTAATAATGTAGGGTTTAAACTAATTATATTTCCTTAATATAATGAAAAGTTTAAGAAAACATCATCGTAAATTTAAAAAACATACTAAAAAACGTGGAGGTATGTTTCCTTGGTTGAAATCAAAATTAGGTATGAGTGCGGCAGAGGAAGCTCCTACTCAACCTATGGTTGCGGCAGCTCCACAATATATGCCGCGTGCGTATCGCGGGCCTACCTATTTTGAAGGTGTTACTCCCGCACATGAAAAACCAGTTGTTTGGGGATATCCAGCAGAATATAAACCAACAAAAGAAGAATGGGCAATGTTTGGTCCATTTGGACCAGGGCCTAATAAACCTGAATTTAGTCATTTAACCGAAAAAGAATTACTACCTAATGGTGGAGTGCCTTTTAAATATATTCATCCTGATGATCCTCGTCAACGCCATCCAGGATTTATAGATTACGGAAATGGTGCATATGTGATTAATGAAATTAAACAACCACCAAAACCGCAAACTAAAACTGGAAGAGAAAATAGTTCAGCAACATTAAACAGACAAAGACGCAAAAGTACTTTCTCCCCTTATTAATAAGTTTTAATTTATAATTAAATTTATTTTCATTAGGTATGACATTAGAATTAAAAAAATTTGATATGCGGCAAATTAGTTTTAGACCTAATGAAAATAAAGGCCCCGTCATTGTTTTGATTGGTCGGCGCGATACTGGTAAAAGTTTCTTGGTTCGCGATTTACTCTTTTATCAACAAGATATACCTGTAGGAACAGTTATTTCGGGAACAGAAGCAGGAAATAGTTTTTATAGTGAACATATTCCTAAATTATTTATTCACGACGAATATAGTTCAAGTATCATTGAAAATATTTTGAAACGACAAAAAACGTGTATGAAACAAGTAATGAAAGAAATGGCAACATACAAAAAAAGCAACATTGACCCACGAACATTTGTCATATTAGACGATTGTTTATATGACAATTCTTGGTCAAAAGATAAATTAATGCGCCTACTTTTCATGAACGGTCGCCACTGGAAAATTCTTTTGATTATTACCATGCAATATCCTTTAGGTATACCTCCAAATTTGAGAACCAACATTGATTACGTATTTATTTTACGCGAACCCTACATCAATAACCGCAAAAAAATCTATGAAAATTATGCTGGTATGTTTCCAACGTTTGAATCGTTTTGTCAAGTCATGGACCAATGCACCGAAAATTTTGAATGCTTAGTTATTAACAATAATGCAAAAAGTAACAAATTAACCGACCAAATATTTTGGTACAAAGCAGAATCTCATGCCAATTTCCGATTGGGTTCAAAAGAATATTGGGAATTGTCCAAAAATCTCCCCGATGATGATGACGATGTACAATATGATCCTTCCAAAGCTAAAAAATCATCTGGTCCTGCTATCCAAGTAAAAAAATCAAAATGGTAATTTACCACGATTCTTTATGACCTCCTTCATATGGTTTGGCATGTCCTGTTTCCAACATTACATCAGATACACTGACTCCATTTACTTTGACAACTGCCAAAATTCTACCCCATTTCTTTTCATGTTGAATGTCTTCCAATGTGACAAACTTATTCAATACCAATTCTTCCATTTTTTGTTTTGCCTTTTTACCCAATTCTTTTTCTTCTAAATTTTTAGTTCGGATTTCTGGCGTATCAATATGTTTTATACGAATAGTAAATATAAATGTTTTATTAGGTACAGGACAGTGTATTTCATCCGATGCAATATAAATAGTATCTCCATCATATACGCGTACTACTTTACCACGCGTAATGGGCGGGTAATATTCAATTGTATTCTCTAATGTAACATCACATAAATGCGATGTTTCTATTACGGCTTCAGGTTTAGACGATATACAACCCATTTGATTCATATAAATTTAGTTATATTATTTTCAATTTTAATCCAATTTAAACATAATTTATTTTATAACAAATGAATAAAAAATGCGTTTGTTTAATTTGTTATAAATTAGATAAAATATGGGTTGATTTTTTATCAACATTTACATCATATGATGTATATATTGTTGTAGATGATAATAGTATAAAACATACCAACAAATATAATAACATACATATTATTCAAATTGATAATGGATATTGTATAAAAAATGGGTTTATAAATATGAGCAAGTTGACATTAAACAAAGATGTAACAGCATGGGATAAAGCCATCTATTATTTTTCAAGTGTAAATACTGTCTATGATAAAGTTTGGTTTTTTGAAGATGACGTGTTTTTTTACAACGAGGAATCATTATTAAGTATTGATTCAAAATATAATTCCGATTTGTTAACCAACACGTATGGCGAAAATATACATGGAACTAACAATGATTGGCATTGGAAAAAAATAAATATACAATTTCCACCACCTTATTATTGCGCAATGGTATGTTGTGTACAAATGTCATCCAAGTTATTATTTAAAATAAAAGATTATGCAACTACCAATAAAACATTATTCTTTTTAGAAGCTTTATTTTCAAGTATTTGTAAAAAAAATAATTTACAATATGATACTCCAGATGAATTAAAATATATTGTTTTCCGAAAAGATTACGTGGATACAGATATTACCAAACATAATTTATATCATCCAGTAAAAAATATGAATAATCATATACATTATAGGAATATACTATAAAATTTCTTGATACATTTTATATTATTATTATATGGATAAAACAAGTATGTATGAAAAATATATAACACAGTTAATAGTACATGGGGAGGTAATACCTAATTATATGCCTATTTTATTAACTGCATTAGACGATAAAGATTTTCAAACCGAAGAAGATAAGCGTGAAACAGTAGATACTCTGATATCCACCATTTTAATAATGGATAAAAATACAATAATGTGTTTAATATTATCTTCGGATAAATTAAAATGCAACATTCATTTTATAAAAACATATATAACCAAATGGAGAACATGTGACATTTTAGATTTTTGTGATAAATCAACAACAAACGAAGAATTGATGCTTTTAGCTGTGTCCATAAATCCTACGAATATACAACATTTTATTTTAAATACAGATACAGATCCTGCTTTGTTATTAAAATTATTAGATGTCAATGTTAGTGTATATGATTTTTTTACACGTGAAATTAAAACATCTTATGACAGAATGTTGTATGTATTGCAACATTCTCCCCATAGGTCATTATTACGCGTATATCATAAATTACTGAATAATAATAAATTTATATTTGATTTATCAAAAGTTGTTCCACCTAGTGAAATATTAAAAATTTTTATAAAGGGAGAAAAAACATTTTTATTTGCAATTCAAGATAAATTAATTGATGTAAAATTTGTATCTGATAATTTATCAGTATGTATAGAATCATTGGATAAAGAAGGCTGTTGTATTATATTTGAAATTGAAGATCATGGAATCAGTTTACATTCTTATTATTACGATACGAATGCAGCCAATTGTCCATATATATCACATGACGACTTTTTTTCAATATTAGATACAATATCAAGTATATATCAATATCCTGTAACGTTATATGACGCATCTAAAAAATTAATTAAATCGGATGCCGAAATGCCTAACCCGCATAAAGACAAACATTGTACACTTCGCAGTTGTATTATGTCGTTGGCAATTGGAAGTATAGAACGCGGACGACGTTTCGGAAACGATGAATGGAATGGGACGTTTTATAGTCAATATGGGTTTAAAAATGATTTGTATAATCAGTTTATGCAAGAACATCAACCAAAATTATTATCTGAATATGATGCACAATTGTATGAAATGTTGGATACAATCATTAAACATTATGAAATGCCGATAGATGTAACAACACTTACATTACAAGATTGTGCGAAATTAATTATACAATTTTGTAGAGAAAAAACTAAACTGGGTGTATTTAAATTATTTATTCATAATTTTTCACGTAACATATATGAAAAAATATCAAATATGAGAAAATTTATAAAACCAGTATCAACCCAAAAATATGTACTTGAATTAATTGAACATGAAAATACGTTTGTATTTAATATTAAAAAATTGTCGGGTGGAAAACGACATAGGAAAACCAAAAAGTACACTAAACGTGCGGTTTAAAACAAGTATTTCCTGCATAATCATAGACAATTTCGGTTTTCTTACCATCATGTTCAAATGTTTCTGATCCACCGCTTTGATCGCCATATCCCCAACGTGCACTATTTACATGTTTCCCTAAAAATTGTAATTCGTGAATAGTGTAATGTTTTTCATTGGGCCATCGTCCTTCCGTTCGTGTTTTCATAGCAAAAGAATAATCTACATTTTTTTCAAATGTGGATAATCGGAATACTTCCATACGTATTTCATGCCTAAATCTTTTAAATATAATCGCAACTTATTAATTTTCCATTCTCATATTTAAACGGTTTTCCACATCCCCATATACTATCTTTTAATTCATCACATTCGGATTTTGGTAAATGTGGCGGTATTTGTTCCCCATTATGTTTATAAATACCGCACCTAAAAATACCACAATTTATTTTTTCAATTTCAATCCCGATTCCACAATGAGGACAATTCATATATTTAATTCGGATATTTAAATGTTCGCATATCTATCCACGGTTTCATATATTCGTCTGCCAAACATGAATTTGGATACGTTTGATGTAATTTTAAAATATCTTTATTGATTTCAACCTGATTTAATTCGGAATTGATCCATAATGTAAATTCATGTTCTTTCAATTTACAAATATCTTGCATTGGCAAAGGATTGCTACGAATATAATTTTTGGGTTTCCATATTTTTTTTAAATCTTCCAAGATTTGGTATCGTTCCAACATGGTAGTTGGCAATAGTTCGGGAATAGTTTGTTGGTCTTTTTCAGGCAAAGTATTTCGCATTTTGGTAAATCTAGATTGGTCAAAAATTCTATACGATGTATACAATACCCATTTAATCGTTTGTCCGTTTGGCGTGGCTTCGCCAATGACAATATAAGGTATGGTATGATGCCTCAAAAGTGAAGCTGGAGTATCATCGCTAATGTGTGCAGAATATTTACATTTGAGCGGCTTACTTTCCAATAATCCATCTTCACTATCGGCGCCGTGTTTTTTAGTAACAGATTTAATATTCCTCCCCGTACATTCTACAAAAAGGTGTTCTAATATATCATTGCCATTTTTAGATGCTAATACATCTAAAAAGCATTGTGCAAAATACTTCATTTCTTCGGTATGATCAGATGATTGAATAATATGGATTGCATTTTTTACACGTACATGATGACTTTGTATACGAGATATCATTAATTAAATAATACATCTATTTTTTAAATTTCAATTTATTAGTTAAATGCCGTTTTCTTTTGGTTTTTCCACCTACCACAAAACTTTCTTTTTTACTTTTTGCAACATTTTCTATAAATACAGATCTATATTTTGGATCTAACGAATCTGCAAATCCTAGAGTAATACGACTAAAATCTAAATAACATATATTGATAGGCCTCCATGTAGTTTGGGATAAGGCCAATAATTCTTCTTCGGATATGTTCGTGTATGCCGTTTCTTTCTCCCATGTATTTTTTATAGTGAATACTTTATTTGAATGACTATAATCATAATTTACAATAGTTGCCGCGTGTCCATTATCTTCAACCGCTATATCCACTGTATAGGTTTTATCTGGATTCGCTTCTTTCCATTTAATAAATGAACCATTTATACTAAGTACTAGATATAATTCATTATCTATTGCATATTTTATGGAGTCAAAAAAATAAATGGCAGGATTTACAACCGTATTCATCATAATTTTTTTGTGTACAGTGGAATATGCAGGATAACCTATATACTTGTAATCGTTGTATTTAAGAATATAGACTAATTTTTCTCTATTTTTTAAAAAGTTATGAATATTACTGATTAATATGGGCGTAATAATATCGCATAAATCAGAATGAATAAAACACGTACTAGTTATAACTTCTTCATTGTATAATACACCATGTACTATATAATTTAATGTGTCATATGCATTTCCACCTTCACACCCATATTTATTTGCAATAATAGAATAGATATACATGTATAAAATTATACTGTTTAATTCTACAGGATTACAATGAGTTTTTAAGTCAGTAAATGTTATTGGCGTACATTTATTAGTTTCGGTACAATCATAAAAAAAATCGTTAGTATGTTGATATAATCTATTGCATGTTTCACTTATGTTTTCTTGTATATCAAATTCTACTGGAAATTGTTTACGAAATGCTTTCACTACAACGCGAGCAATTGCGTGTGCAAAACAATCGCCATAATATTGTTTAGATACATTTGCAGATATACGGCGTTTTACTGGAACTTCCATAATATTAATGTATTTTTAAAAAATGAAATAACCATTTCCAATTTTTACGTGTCATTTTTTTAGGACATTGATTATATTTTGGTTTTCCGTATTTACATTTTTTTGTTTTGTTCATATACTATATGAACAAACTATATTTATTTATTCTACTATTGATATGTATATTGTTTCTTTTACCTATCACAGAAGGGTTCAGTTTTAGTTTTAAACCAACAAGTCCATTAATCGGAGAGTTTGAGTATTTGGCTCCTATACCTCCTGATAATACATGGACACAAGATACAATTGATAAATTTGTAGATAAATATAATTCGGTAAATGAAATGCCTGAATATAAAATGTTAAAATCAGAAACGTTTGCAAATAAACCAATTGAATTTGCATTAGAAAAAGAAGCAACTTATTTTATTGATAATGGAAAATGGCCAATTAATAAATATGTTACAGATTATTTAACTAATCAAAAACCCCAACCCCCTATTTTTGGGCAAGCTATACCCAATAGACCTGGAAAAGTCTATAGTTTAGAAACTTTATCTACTATGTTTCCAAGTCGGTTTATATATGAACTATTGATTGCTCCAGCTGAAATGCAAGTGTCACCAATTCCAATGTCGTATCAAATATACAAAGGAAGTATACCTCCACCTGCATCATCTACTATGCCTTCGTTTTAAAAAATGTATTTAAATAAAAATTGGTATTAACATAATGAACTGTATTGATTTTTACATATTAATACATAATAATACATTTTGTGCAGAATATCAAATAAAAACAATACAAAAGTTTTGTAAAGATGCATATAAAATAATATTAATAGATTCTAATTGTGGAGAATTTCAACAACAATCAACTGAATTAAAAGAATTGTGTTCTATTAACCATATTGAATTATTAAAAATGCCAAATAATTTATGTATGCCCAATGCAAATAGTAGTTTTCGTTTAGGACTAAAATTAAATTATGTATATGAAATGTTTGTAAAAACAAGAAAATCAACTTATTTTGCTTTTTTAGATCAAGATATGTTTTTGTTTAAAGACTTTAAAATAATTGAGTTTTTAGATAAGTATGGCATGTGGGGAGATGTAGATGAACCATCAAATAACAAAAGTTTATCTATATATAAGAAAGATGTTATAGACGGACCTTGGTATTTACATCCTTGGTTATCGTTTTATAAATTAGAATTTGTTATACATGAAAAATTAAATTTTACACCATGCAGTTATTCAGATACAGGGGGAAGTCTTTGGAGTTCATTTATACAACATAAAAATTTAAATAAATTAAATTATTGGTTTCGTGATAATATTATAATGTTATTTCCATTTAAATCTATATCTACAGCTGGAACACATCCTTACGAAGACCATTATTTTTTATATAATAATAAAAAATGTTATGGTCAAATACAAATAAACAATGAATTTATTCACATGTTAAACAGTCCTAATGATTTATTACATCCAAAAGTTGCATATATAAAAGGATTTTTGGATTATAGGTTATCTTTTTTAAACACATAAATCCAATTATGTAAATCATAATTATCTTTAGATTCTACACTAAATCCCTGTTTTTTTGCCAATTCTACAATAAATGGTATAGATTCCATATAAAAAGTATGTTCATTACGAACCGTTTTTTTAGGATAAGTAATGGTTTCATATACTTTATTATCTTTTATTTTTCGTTTGTATGAAAATTGAGGGGAAACTACATTAGGTTGTCCAAAATTACACTTCGTAGTAAGATGCACAATAAATAAACCATCAGGCATCAACCATTGATGTATATTGTATAACAGCTGTTCTTTATTTTCAATGTAATAAAAAGTATAATAGAAACACGTAATATGTGAAAATGTCTCGGGATGAAATGCTCCCATATTCAATACATCACCTTTAATATAGTACTGTTTGTATTTTTTGGAATATTGAATCATTGCAGTAGAATCATCTATTCCGATGCAATGAATACCTTTTTTATTTAATTCGTTGACATGAACTCCTGTCCCAGATCCAATATCTAATACCGAACTATCGGGAGTAGTTGTCGGTTCAAGGATGGTTAAATCTTTTTGAACTCTGTAATAATCATAATGAATCGTATCGTAGATGGTTGCATATTCTTTATCGTATAAATCGGAGTTTGTTTTGAATGATAAATTCTTATCTTCTGTTTTTTTTGGTTTTAAAGAAAAAATAATTAAAAAAGATAAAATAATAAAAATAAGTAATAAATAAGTGATTACCATATTATTATTTACTTATTTTTATTCTTTAAGTGACATAAATATAGGGGCATGTAAATCCATTTCTCCATGTTCATCTTGAAAATAATAATATTGGTCAGGTATTTCATCTACAAAATCAACCATTTCCATATTTTGTTCATGTAAATGGTTTATCATTTGTTCTGTACCAAAATAAATACAATATACCGCTATTAAACACATAAGTTGTAGCATTTACTATATACAAAATAAGTATTTACTTCAATTTTACAAATAAATATGTGTATACTATATGAGTGCTGCAGAAGAAATTACGGATACATTTATTTTTTGTTTTGTTAGGATGAATCCACCTACACCAGGACATTTAGAATTAATAAAAACAATGATTTATAAAGCGATAGAATTAAATGCAAAAAATGCATATATTTTATTATCCACAACAGTCAATGAAAAAAATCCATTAATGTGCGAACCTGCCCCTGGACAGGCAGTTGACCCTGTATACAAAAAAGCCATATTAGAAGAAATGGTTGCTACATTTAAACAACAGCTCATAGATGAAGAACAAAATCCTGAAAATATACCAAAATTAGAACGTTTAACTATTATAATTCAATGTGCATCTGGCAATCTATTTGGACCTATTTATAGTATACTTACAGATCAATTTGCAGGCATTCATAAAATAAATATATTTTTTATTGTTGGGAGAGATAGAGTAGATTTGTTAGATAGTGTTGCAGACCAACTTATTATTCAAGACAAAATTAATACGGTGGATGGACTTATTTTAGACCGATCAGGAATGAGTGAATTATTAGACCGACCAGATATATTAGAAATACCACTAGAAAGTATACCTATTAATTCTTTATCTGCATCTTATGTAAGAAAATTAGTTAAACATGGTAAACGTGAAAAATTTGTAGAACTTTATACTCCATATATTTCTGATCCAGAAATATTATTTGATACTATTCAATCAAAATTAACTGATGTAGGTAGTACAGCCCCAACACCTCTACAAGCAGAGGCAACTGGTACTCCTACACCTGCAAAAATACCTTTATCAAAATATTTTGAAGGAGAACATGAACCTTTATTTTATACGCCTGAACAAAAACAACAAGAAATAGCAAGACGAGAAGAACAAAAACTAAGAAAAGCAGAAGAAAGAGCAAGAAAAAAATCAAAATCAAAAGGTGGTACCCGAAAATATAAAAGAAAAACCAAAAAAAGGCGAAAGTTTTAAGTATAAACGATATTTTTTTTATATTTCATGTAAATTATGGAAATTATAGCAGACAAACGTACTGCGGATGCATTTCGCAATACAACTTTTTCTAATTACCAACGATCTGCTGTAAAAAAAGAACTCGTCCAAAGTTTAATCCATTCTAAAATTGAACCTGCTATGAATTGGATGATTGAATTGTTATGCAGCGGACACGTTTCCGATATTTGGGAAATAATTTTATTTTTTTATGCGAAACACATTCATATTGCAAATCCTAAATTGCCTATTTACATTCATGCCAGATTTACAACATTTAAACAAGCTATAGAAACATCGGATGATCTTTCTATACGAAATAATGAAATTATTCGTAAACTATTTTCAGAAATAATTACGATATTGTGTTTATCTACGAAACATCACAGTTACGAAATTATAAAATTTAACAAAGCGGATTTTAATTTATTAACTACGGATAGATTAAAAGCACCATCCGTTAATTTTGTTGACGCTATTTTTAAATCGGGCGACCCTAAACCATTGTTTGTTCCATTAAATGAATTTTCATATATGATTCACAACAAAAATTCACTAGATGCATGTTATTGGATAGAATGGATTTTAGAATATATTAGTACAAAAAAATGTGCATGCATTGCCCGAACACTTTCAACTAAACATCCAACTGATTGTATTTGGATTGTATGGGAAATTTTGTTATTTTATAGTAATAAATTATCCGATGCCATTCAAAAAATTATGCAAGCTACTCTTCAATTATTTTCAATTAAATATACATCCGCATGCAATGAACGCAGGCGATTCTTACTCTACTATGCCGTATCTATATGTTGTAATACTATCCAACTAGATATACCTATGGTTGAACAAAAACACTTGATTGATCCAATCTATGAAAAGTGTAAAGTATTGTATAAAAATATTAAAAAACACGAAATTTTATAATATCTTAACAATGTATGAAAACAAGAAAATATATACGCCCACCTTTTCCAATTGATGTAGTATATACTTGGGCTGGCGAAAAAAAATCAAATAATATTAGAACGTCGTTTAATGGTGAATTAAAATATAGTTTGCGTTCTATTGAATATTTTGCTCCATGGGTAAATAAAATATATATTTTAATGAATACGTTTAAACAACCAAGCTGGATTAAACCAACAGATAAAATAATTATTGTAGAACATAAAGATACATTTCCGTCTAAAGAATATTTGCCCAATACAAATTCAAATGCAATTGAAACAACTCTATGTAATATACCCAATTTATCGGAACATTACATTTATTTCAATGACGATTTTTTTTAGGAAAACCAATAAAATATACCCATTTTTTTACACCTGATGGTAAAGCAAAAATAAAAAATAATGCATTAAAAACAGAAAGAACATTAAAAAATAATTCAAACAAATTAAATATTCAATTCCCACCAAATACACTTTCTATGTATGAGCACGTTCCAATTCCCTATATAAAAAGTTTAGTTTTAGAATTTAATAACAAATATAGTGATTATATACATTGGATTCGTTCTACAAAAACTAGATTGAACATAGGATTTAATATATGTAAAAAAAATAATTTAAATACCCCTTGTCAACAAATACATTATCCTCTTTCTAAATATATGTATTTAAAAAAACAAGCAGTGCCTATATCTATACAACAAAATTATGTTAGTAACAATAATTTTATAGATGCATTCCCAAATTTATTAGAAAATAAACCATATTCATTTTGTGTAAATGATAACGAATATAATGATATAGAAAAAAGAGAATTATTTCACAAACATGCATTGCAATTTTATAATACATATTTTCCTGACAAAGCCAGCTTTGAATTATAAATTATAGTTGGAAGAATTTACTTTAATTGCAGGTTTAATTGTATCGGGTTTCAGAATAGTTATTTCAATCGTAAATGTATAGTTTGCATTATGAAAATCTACTAAACGTCCGTCATGATATCGCAATTTAAATTTAAACTTTTGAATACGTTCTAATGGTGGATCACTAAAAAATATATTGTTCAGGTACGTTTCTTTCGTTGAATACACAGAATAACCTGTTAAAAATAATGGAATTTTTGCAAAAGCTGCATTATGCTTTCCACTGTATTTTGGATTATACGATGCACTACTTTTCTCAGTATAAGGAGCTATTTCATCCATACTATTGAAATAATCTAATTCCATATAAATATAACTATCGCCATACACATTTTCTGTATTTTCTGGAATAATAAAATCATCTACCGATTTATATAAACACTTACTGAATCCAAGGTAACTTCCTAATCCCCAATTAGTATAATTATCGTAATAGGACGAATTTGGACAATGTTCATAATATTCAGGTAAATTAAATACTAAATTAAACCCATCTATATCATTTTTAAATACAAATTTATGAGTAATTGTATTATAAGTAATAGTAAAATTTTTGAACTCGGTTGTAGTTGATCCCATATAGTCAGCCACTGCATCATTGAATAACTGCTGTAGTGTAGCCGCAAGTTGTTGAGGTGTATATGTTCCTTCACCAATCGTAACTGAAATTGCAGGAGATTTCAATAATTTCATACCATTAATATAGCTACGATTGGAAAATGTAGTTGGATTCAGTCCACTTCCAAGTGTATGTTTTGGAACTATTTTAAATGATATTTTTGTATTTTGGTTTGTATCAGAAAATACATAATACGACGACGGAACTTGGATATCACTTAATCGCAAACTTACCACATTTTTATATTCAACAGGTGCAGTTATTTCAAACAAATTAGAATTTGGCCATTTTGAAATATCGCGATCTTCCGTATGGACAGATAATATTTTTTTAAACACAACATAATTTGAATTTGTTTGTATCGTATTCATATATAGTATAAATATATATTTTTAATTTTACAAAAATATATATATAATGATTTAATCTTGTATAACAATTTAAAAAATTTCAAGTGCGAGTATATCTGGATAAAGATTTCACCAAAACCATGAGCTCCAATGAATAAGTATTAAATTAATTTACGAATTTTATATTTTAGTTTTTTATTTTTAAATAGATATATAACAATAACCAATAATACAAAGAATAATAACCATTTTGTAAATAAAAAATTATATATCATAGATTTAATTTTAAAAAGTATATTTTCATACATTCCTTTTTTTAATTCTGATATAACATCTACATTTGTATATCCTAATTTTATCAAAATATTATCCATATAAGAATGATTAAATCCATGAATAAAAAATGGTTGTTGCTCATGATAATATACTTTTTTATCTTTTATAATTAAATCATTATCTATATTACCGTGATAATTTGCAATTGTTAAAAATATTTCTGATTTTTTATCTATATAAATATCGGATGGATTTGTTTTACAATAATCTATTAACATTACTTGGTCATCTTTCATATTATCTGTTATATTCAATTCACTAAAAATGCTTATTAAATCTTTAACGCATCCAATATATGTCCCCGCATTTAATGGCATATTTTTACAACTTCCAAAAAAGGTTGGTACTATAAAATTTTGAAGAAAAAAATTCATATGAGTTTCACAACCTACTATTATTTTACAATTTTGTTCTTTTTTTATTTTATAAAAAATTTCGGTTAATTCATTTAAATTTCTCGTACAAATAACATCATACCCATCTACAACACATACAATATCATTTAAATTTAATGTGTGTAAATACTCTAACATTATTTTATATCTCCATGTAAATCCCTGCCATTTTTCTCCATATCCTAATACAATCAATTCATTATTGTTATCATGGATTGTTTCTTTTAAATAATTAAAATAAAATTTTGCGTCGGTTGCCACAGTTACAACTTTTAATTGTGTCATTTATATATTATTATATATTTAAATTTACCATAAAATTTTATCTGCATAAAATCCTGGACTGTTTTTTACATGCCGATCTTTTTCATGTCTCATTTTATATTTTCGGCGATGATTATTTGCCGATGTTTGTCCTTCTGTTTCCATAAAAGTTGGATAATCACCATAACCTAATGCACCAACCGATGCCACTTTTTTACCATTTTTGTAAACATCTATTTTTTTATTTTTTCGCGTAGAGGATTGAATAGTAACGCCCAATTTTTTTGCCTGTTTGTAACTATATTTTTTAATTGTGTACATAGTATAGTTGTATATTAAAAATTGATATATTATTTATTTTTTAATATAATTACACCATGGAACCCTTCTTCAGAATTATTGACGTCATTGTCGGAACCCTTAATTCATTTCCTGAACACAACCCGTATAAATTAACCTATCAACATCTTGCGGCTTCATGCATTCCTTGGAATTCAACTAAAGATTGTTATATTTTTGAGTTGAGCAACGGCGCACTAGACAGTTTATATACTCCGTGGGGAAAACAACTGTTGCATGTTTCTCAAGAAGCTGATAATTTTATTACAAAACAAATATTGTCGCGGTTTAGCTACATTTCTATTGCAACAAATACTATCCTAATTACGCATATCAATTTTCAATGTATACATTATTCAACTGGGATTAGAAATACATGCGAACACTATTTCATACCTAATTCAAAAGTGGATACAAATAAAACTAAGGAGCGGATCAACGATGAAATCCAGCGACTAGTTTCGTCCCACCATTTAACCGATGATTTCGGTGCACTAGATCAATTAGCATCTACACCTGATGAATATTCTAGTATTGTAGATATTATTGGTAATCAAAATAAGATAAGTTGTAGTAAAATAGTAAAACATGAATACATGAAGAAATCTAATTTCAAGTTTCTTCATCTATTTGGATTGATTATTATGACCGAAAGTAATATTTACCTGCGCATTTAATTATTTAATTTTTTTAATATATTTTTTTATTTTTTTGTAATTTAACAATATCAAAATAATAGCCGTTACTGTTACCATTTCAGGTATAAAATATTTTGAATATTCAAATATACTTCTTATAACTCGTTGAAATGAAATATCGCCTGGTATTTGACATATATACGCTTTTGATTTTTTTACATCTTCTAGGTTATTACAATTTTCAAATATAATACATTTGGTATCTACTTTTATATACGGTAGTTTATTGCATGCTATATTTAAATTTCGTTGGTCATCGTCACTTGCTCCATTTTTCATATAATTATAAGTTTGTTTTAGTTCTTTTACATAACCCATGATTAATCCAGCATTAGCAGTTTTATCATTTTTACAAGAAGAAAATACCCTTTTCTCTAAATATTCAAAATTAAACCATGTATTATGCAATGATGCCAACACTTTACAATTTTGTTTTAAAAACTCTTCTTTTAAATTATCTGTTTTTCTAATGTAGGAATCAAACCCATCAATCACTGCAACAATTTCATCCTCAGGTAATTCATTCAAATAATTACAAATCGTTTCTGCCTTTTTGATAAATCCTTCCCATTTAGTTCCAAACCCTAAACAAATTACATCAGGATGTTTTATTATTGTTTCATATGTCCCAAATGAATGCGTTGCATATATAATAATTTTCATATATTATTATTTTATTTTAATAAATGTATTATATTAATATCGTTTTGAACAACAAATAATGTAACCATGAATGCAACTACCATATCAATTGTATAATGCCATCTAAATAATAAAAGTAAACATATATATAAAATATTAATCGCAATTACCCATGGTAGCGAAAGATATTTATATTTTAATAACAACAAGGTAACCAAAGATAAGATCGCAAAATGTCCACTAAAAATTTTATCATAACACCCACCAAAAAAATAATTTTGTTTTACCAATTTACAATTACGATGTTTTGGCAATACCGTCATATGTATAAAAAATAGTCTAATAAATACAATCGTGATGATATAACCTAAAAAATCATCCCATAATTTTGGTAATATCAATACGATAATTAAAAATAATAATAAAATAAAATTTCCAATAATCTCATATTTACTTAAATTCGGCAAATAATAATATCCAATATCAAATACAGATGGATGAGTAATTGTTTTATAATATTTATTAATTTGTTTATCTAAATTACTTGTTAACATTGCACACGTAACATATAAAAATCCAACCAATACTAATAATTTGATTTTCATATATTATAGAAAGAAACAATCACTTGGTGATCTAGAATAAACTCCATAATTATAGACATATTTTGTACATTCTGTTGTTTTAAAACATGAATACGATGGCGTATCAGATAACTGGTGAATACGCACAACCTTAAATGTTTTTTGAATTCCATATAAAATACTAGAAATACCTGCATTTACGGTTTCCATATCCGACGTATCCACTACTATACTTCCTATCCAATCTACCATAGATAAATCGTCATACAATTCATATGTATTTTTGAAGAAAAAAATGGCAACCAAATGTGGATTATAAATAGAATAAATAGATATATTTTTAGATTGGATAAGTTCAGTTAACGTATATATGTTGGGTGTAACTTGACACTTGAATTTATTTTTCCTAAACTGAATAAACACGTCACTTAAAATATCTGGCGTGTTTTTTATAATTTTTGTTTTTAACGGAAATTTATACTTTGTAAAGGTTCGCGTATATAACCATTGAATGTTATAACTCACTAACGGTACCAAAAATCGTATTGGTTTTGTATACGTAATAATAGACGTAGGATAGGCAGCCGTGTGTTTTCTGTATTCATGGGTTTGAATCAAACATTTCAAAATATATGGCGTATCTGCATAAATAAAATCAGTAGAATATGCATTTATATGATCATTATTCAAGGTAAAATGAACTTGCCGACTTGTAATACATCCTCGTATACATGTGTTTTCTATATACACAGAAACAAATCCTTGTTTTAAATATCCCATAAAATGAGTTTTTTTGTGAAATGACGGTTGATTTTCTTTCACATAGTCATACAAGTCATTTTTTAATTCTGGAGTTAATTCATTTACATTGTAAAAAAAGACTTGTGTCAAATTTACAAATTTATTATACAACGGTTTTTCGGAAATAATGCCAGGTTTATATATAGTATATACATGAGACATGGGCTGTTTATTCCAAAACCCAAGACAAAACCATAAATAAACAAGAATCAAAAGAATAATTACACAATAAATAACATACATAAATATTGATATGTAAAACATTTCAATATTTATAACTTATAACGCCCTCGGACAGTTTTGATCTGTCTACCTCGTGATTAACAGTCACACGCTCTACCGATTGAGCTACGAAGGCATTATACATATATAATTCTATAGTCTTTAAGTATTTATTGAAATACTATTTACTTGGAAATTCTATAATTAATTAGATACTTGAACCATTTAATATAATTGTTTCCTTGATTTATCTACAATTTACTTGCGTAGTTTTTAAAAATTGATTTGTATTCGGACGTTTCATACATATATCCCATGAGTTGTCCTGCGCTTGACGTAAACGGCAATGCCTGCCGATGTAAAGGTCCATTTTGCAAATTTCATGCCTATATGAAAGACTACACTCCCGAAATGATTAAAAACTCCACACTTTGTACTGGCTGTAAAAAGATGAAATATTTAACTCAAAAAACATGCGAAGAATGCAGAAGTCGCGTTAAACCTAAAAAAGAAAATATTTTATGTGCCAAGCAAGACTGTAAATTTAAGAAAAGCGTAAAGAATAAATATTGCGGGAAACACCAACTCTGTGTTTTTATGGATGAAACTACCCAACTCGGTCTAAAATGCTGCGCCAACGTAAATCGTGGTTGCCGTTCTCAATTAACATTAACTGGTTATACTAAATGTGAATCGTGTTTGAAACAAGACCGCGAAAAAGACCATATCAAGCGTGGTTGCGAAATAGTTAAAACAGAAACCGAAAAGCAATGTTCGGTATGTTGCAAACTAAAACCTATGGAATCTTTTCAAGGAAAACTTGGCGAAACCAAGACATGTTTACTTTGCCGAAAAACGAATCAACGTGCCGATGAAAAACGAGAAAAAGAACATGTACGTGAATTAGCGAATCAAAATGCCAAGAAACCAGAACGTAAAGCAGTAAAACAGGCTTGGAAAGAAGCAAATTACGAAAAAGTTGCTGGTTATTGGATGGAAGCTAGATCGCGACTGATTGAATCAAATGTGGAAGAATTTTTGAAACGCAATGCAGAACAAGCAAAAAAATGGCGCGACGCTAATCCCGAAAAGGTAAACGTAATCAACCAAACTAAAATAAATAGTTCAGATGTACAATTTGGTGTCTATAAAACTTCCGCACAAACAAAACAATTGGAATTCACAATTACCAAAGAAGATTTTATGGATATGGTAGTATTGCCTTGCTATTATTGTGGAATTATTCAGTCTAAAGGGTTTAATGGAATAGACCGACTAGATTCATCCAAAGGATATATATCAGATAATGTAGTTCCTTGTTGTGAAATGTGTAATATGATGAAAAAATGTTCAAGTCCAACTGTATTTGTAAAAAGGGCAATACATATTTCTGTATATAACAAAAAAATAGAGGGTCAATTTTATACAGAATGTTTTACCGATACAAAATATGTAAGTTTTAATGAATATAAAGTACGAGCAGAATCTAGAAAATTTGAGTTTTTAATTACAACAAATTATTTTGATGCAAAAATAAAACAACAATGTTATTTGTGTGGAAAATTTCCTACACAAACACATAAAAATGGATTAGATAGAGTAGATAGTTCAATTGGGTATATAGAAACAAATTTACAACCTTGTTGCGGTATTTGTAATTATATGAAAAGTAATTATTCACTTGAAATATTTTTAGATAAATGTGTTTTAATAAACAATTATTATTTATCTATGAATAGGGATATTGAAACTGTACAAGAATTAAGACAAATTGTAAAAGGAAATAAAATGACAGCAGAAGAAAAAAAAGAGAAAGAGAGAATTAGAAAACAAGCTCAACGAGATGCTCTCCGTAAAAAATATGGTGATGAAGAATATAAAAAGATACATGCTAAAAAAATTGCGGAACAACGTAAAAATAAAAATATAGAAAACTAAATATTATTTTGCCATGTTATATTTTTTTAAAATAAACTATTTGTGCAAAACAACATAAATAGTTTTCCAATAGTTTGTATGTCCCGTGTATGTCCCATCCATGCCATACAATTTCATCAATTTGAATACGCGAGGCCCCCCATTCCGCTCATAATGCGGAGAACATTATAATTGGTAGCGTAGACACGAACCTTGGCAGTGGCTGTGCCCTCAACAGTTGCGTTGGAAAGAACGAGCTGAAGAGTTGCGTTGTCAATGCGCGAGAAGTTGCATGTGCCCGATGGCTGGTGCTCCTCAGGGCGAAGAGCAAACGAGTAAACGTTGATGCCAGTGTCGGGGGTTCGGGTGTGGGCGAAGAAAGGCTGGACAAGGTCAAAGTAGCTGCCCTCACGCTCCGAGAACCGATCTTGGCCGTTGAGCTGAAGCTTGGCAGTGACAACTGGGTTCTCACCCCAGCAGTGGAGCTTGAGTGCAGTCTGGGAGAGGACGAAGGTGCCAGCATCGGATACGAACGATTGGTTAGCAAGCTCTTGATTGGTGGAAAGGTCACCATTAGGACTGAGAGAACCAGTAGGTACCCAAAGGTTAGGACCGTTGTAGCTTTGGTCAGTGCCGTTAATAGTTCCAGCAGGAACATTCCACATCTGGGAGTAATAATTGTCAGAGCTGTCCATTGCACCAGCGAACTGGAATAGACCTTGACCATCAATGAATGCATTGCCGTCGGGGCCACCTGCAGCAATGGCATTAGGACCGCCAAAGGCATGGATAGCATTAGGAAGAGCATCAATTGCATCAGTGTAGTTGAATGGCTGAGCACCAAGAGCCTTGTTCAATACCTGATTGCATGTGAACGATGCGCAGTAATCTACGTTGGCATCAGGCTGGACAACCCAGATCAACTCCTTGACAGGGTGGTTGAAGTTGAGCTTGATCTTGTTGGATGATGAGCCGACCGACTCATCACCAGTGAACTGAAGCTGCTCAATCAAGTACTCGTGGGGGTTCTGGGCCATACGACGGCGCTCATCAGTATCAAGGAAAATGTAGTTGACGTAGAGCGAAGCAGCAACTAACGACTGATTGTAGGCAGCGGATACCTTGACCTGGGTAGTGCTGCCAGTTGGGCAGTGGAGCGAAGATACGGCCCACAAGCACTCATCAATTGGGCGTAAATCAATGTTAATACGGACCTCGTGGTACTGAAGAGCAATAAGAGGAAGAGCAAGACCAGGGTTCTTGCAGAACCAGAAATGAAGAGGAATGTAAAGGGTGGTCTCAGGGAGTGCGTTACGAGGAGCACAGATCTGGCGAGGAGCATCAGACTCGCAAGGACCATCAACGTCAGCGAACGAAGGATCGGTGATGTAAGTTAGCTGAGTGGTGTTGCCAACCATCTGGAAGTAACCTGCTTCCTGGCCAGCGGGCATGGTGAGCTGATTCCAGATGTGCATCCAGTCACCATAGTGTCTGTCAATGCGCTGGCCGCCAATCTCAACCTCAACCTGGGCAATGAGCTGCTCACCAGGGAAGTCAAGCCAGCGAGCATAGACTGCACCAGTTGTGTTCTTGAGCTCCTGGCTGATCTGGGGGAGAGTGACTTGAAGGATGGTGGTGTGTGCAAGATCACCGTTACGGGAAACAGTGCAGGTTACACGTCTGCCAAAGTCGGCTTGGCCGTTGAAAGTTTGCTCAATTGCCTCCATGGCAAAGTTAGTGTACCGTCTGTAGGTTACCTTCCAGAAGGTAATTTGAGGATTACCTGTAAGATATACGTCTTGTGCGCCATAAGCTACTAGTTGCATTAAACCTCCTCCCATCTTATAATATTGCTAAAGAAAATAATTTTGAAAATAAACAAATTAATTATATTTATTCAAAAATTTGTCTAAATATGAATCTGCAAAATATTTTCGTAGACCATGATGGCGGCGTTTAAAAATATAAGTATTATTTTTTCGGTATACAACCCATCCGTCTTCAATTGCCTTAATAATAAACTTATGTTTATTCATTTACATAATATTGCATTTTTAATTTAAATGTTCTACTTATTAATTATTCATATGAATAAATTAAAATATAAGGATATTCCATTAATGTTAGATAAAAAACATGCTGAAATTATTGAACAATTTAATAAAGACAACAAATTGAATATTCCTAAACTTCATGAAGAAATTTTGATTTTGAAAGAAAATGAAAAATTAAATGAAGAAAAAATAAAAACTTTGAATCAACAAATTGCTAAAATACAAAACCAACAAATTAATTATTATTTGGATAATAGTAAATGTATTTTTGGCTATTTTGAAGAAAAAAAGAAAATATCAGAATGTAAAACTCCAATAAAAACATTACATACATTTTTTAATATTGAAAAACCTACAAAAGATTATAATTGTACCAACTATACGATGCAATATTTAAAAAATATTCAAGATCCATCTTATACAAATACACAAACTGTAAATGTATTCAAATGCAAAGAATGTTCTATTGGGGAAATGATTCAACTAGATTACGAAGGCGTTTTAATATGCAACAATTCATCCTGTGCTAATCAAATTATACATTTGGTTGAAAATGAAAAAATATCGTATAAAGAACCACCTAAAGAAGTATGTTTCTATGCATATAAACGTATTAACCATTTTCGCGAAATTTTAGCGCAATTTCAGGCTAAAGAAAGTACACAAATTCCCGATGAAATTATTGATAACATCAAGAAACAAATTAAAAAGGAACGTATTAATTTGAATACAATTACCAATAAAAAAACAAAAGAAATTCTCAAAAAATTTGGATACAACAAATACTATGAACACATTCCATTCATTAAAGATAAATTAGGAATCAAACCACCCATTATGACGCCCGATTTAGAGGATAAATTGTGTAGTTTATTCATGGAAATACAGAGACCCTATGCAAAATATTGTCCAGATGATAGAGTCAACTTTTTAAATTATTATTACACGATTTATAAATTATGTGAATTATTAGATGAAACAAAATTCTTACCCTATTTCCCAATGTTAAAAGACCGTGAAAAACAAATTGAACAAGATGATATCTGGAAAAAAATATGTAAAGAATTAAATTGGGAGTTTATCCCTACTGTATAATATTGTTGTTGAACAATATTATATGTCTAACCAAGAAATAAAAAATATCCAGTGTATCCGAAAATATTAAACAAAAGTAGAAAACATAAAACTCGTAGAAAAAATTGAAAATAAATTACATATCAGAATTACAAATAAAATGGATAATTCATATGTTTTGGCCAAAATAGAAGAAAATCGTATTTCTAAACAACACATGATCATTCAAGAACTCCGACGTATACTACCAAGTGCAACCGACGAAGAATTATTGCAAGTATATACTAAATCTATATCTATTCACCAAAGCAAAATTCAAGGAAACGGGAATTTTCTTGAAAATCATATTTTAGTTGACATGTTAAATCAAAATCATATACCATATAAACAGCAAGTAACTATAGACCAAACAGGGAAAATTGTCGGATTCAATCACAAAAAAGATAAATGCTATCATATCATAGACTTTGTTATTGGTGAGAATATTGACATAGGAAATTCTATAACAGATTATAAAGTTATTAGTTGTAAAACTACGTGCCGTGAACGATGGACACAAGATGATTGGAGCTATACATTTGCACCTAAATTGTACATATTGCTTACCATATCGGATGATTATCCGCTGTCGTCCAGGTTTAATGAAAGCGCAACCCGAAAAATAATTACGTGCATTCCTAAAAAAAAGGATGACAGAATATTCAAATTAAATTTTGAGAATTTAATAGATGAGTTACGATAAATATTTTTGAATATTTAATCCAATTATTTCAGTAAATATAGTTGGAATTGTATTCCCTAATTGTTTCCATTGATCTTTGTTATTTCCGCATAATTTAAAATCTGTATTAAATCCCTGCAACTGCAAGCAATCTTCTTTGGTTAATCTATATTCTTGTCCATCTACCATATATCCATCCCAATTATGTTTGTCGTTAATGGGCGAATGTTTGCCTCCACATCTAATCGTATACGCTATTGGTTTTGCAAAATTTTTACCAAGAAAGTCAGATAATGTTTTTTCTTTTTTATATGCATCAAAATTAAGTAGTTGGCCAATATGTTTACACATTTCAATATCATTTCTAATGCCTACTATAATAAGACGTTTTCTCATTTGAGGTAATCCATAATCACTGCATTTTATAACTTTATGAGCAATTGTATAATTCGTTGATTCAATATCTTTTTTTATGCGTTCAAATGTTCTTCCTTGATCATGGGCTAATAATCCTTGTACATTTTCAAGTACAATAATTTTTGGTTTATGGTAATCTACAAATTTCATAATGTTAAAGAATAATGTTCCTCGGTGGTCATCAAATCCTCGGTGTTGTCCGCATTGACTAAATGGTTGGCATGGGAAACCAGCACATAAAATGTCATAACTTGGAATAGTTGATGGGTCTATTTCGGTGATATCACCAAGAGGGAGAACACCATAGTTATGTTTGTACGTTTCCTTTACCGCGCAATCAATATCGCATGCCATTACGCATTCCCAATTGAATTTTTTAAAAGAATAATGAAAACTTCCGATGCCGCAAAATAAATCTATAAATTTTACTCTTTCCATTTTATTTATTGTATATTAATATTTATAATTTCAATTTATATTTGGTACATTTTAATTTTCATTTTTAAAATATTTAACCCTGTAAAATAAAATGTTTAGGAAACTAGGTATATAATATAAATTATATGTAATGAACATTGAAAAAATGTATAATGATATACAACAAAAATTAAAAAATGCTACTACTTTTGAAAAAAATAATTATATGGAAAATTTATTAAAAGAAGACAAGTTGTATTATAAATTTTTAGATGATCTTATTGATTATTACCCAATCAATAAAACGGAAGATTCATTAAAAACAAATAACATGTATGCCATCAAATTATCATCTATTAATGGTGTATCTAAAAATATTGATAGTATTACTAAAATTATGAATGACAAAATAATGACTTTAAAAACTAAAATAAAACAATCCAATTATACTATATCCAATTTAAAAAAAGTAAATCAAAATTTAACCGAAAATGCAGGAAATTTAAATAATTTGGACATTACCTCCAAAAAATTATTATCCGATTATTTGACCGAGTATAACATTACGCGTCTAATGTTTTGGATTAAATTATTAATTGTATTATTGTTAGCCTATGAATTATTTTCGGCAGAAGAAAATGAATATGATGAAAGTTTTAAAACAACATATATGATTATATGGGGAATAACAATGGGTGCACTTTTTTTATTTAGTTATGCAAAATATGTATGGACAAATTATAGCTCATTGCCTAAAGGAGGTGCAGCAAAGGCAACTAAAAGTACTGCCCCATTAACATGCAGCGGTTCCCCTTATGGATGTTGTCCAGATAATGTAACTACTGCTACTAAAAATAAATTAAATTGTGGATGTAATGAATCTGTCTATGGGTGTTGCCCAGATGGGACAAATCGGAATCAAGATGGGTCGTGCATTGCAGAACCGATGAATACAGATATGTTTGATTGTTCCCAATCTATGTATGGATGTTGTCCAGATAATATAACATTAAGTAATTCAACTGGAAGTAATTGTACACGTATGAAAACGAATGCTCCATTATGTTCAACCACACAATATGGATGTTGCCCTGATGGGAATACAGTAAGTAATTCAGACCGTTCTAATTGTGTTGGAAGTTGCGCATTTAGCAAATATGGATGTTGCCCGAATGGAGTTACCATAAGCAATAAAGACAGGTCTAATTGTAATGTTCCAACTTGTGCAAGTTCAAAATATGGATGTTGTCCAGATGGTTCTGTTAGTAATAAAACAAAATCTAATTGTATAATATAGAATGTTGAACAAATTATGTATGCCCGCTTTAATTTATTTAATTTATATAGTAGTCCATATAACAATTGATGTGTATTATGGGTTATACAACATGGCATTTGTTAAAATATGGATTGGTATTATTGTAACTTTATTACTGAATATAATGTGCGAAAATAACATGTCCTTTTTCGCATGGTTAATTATATCTATTCCATTCATTTTAATGACAATTATTGCAATTTTCGTATTGTATTCATTAGGGTTAGATCCAGCTACAGGTAAAGTTAAAACAAAAACAACTGAAAATACACAAACTAATACAACTGAAAACACACAAACTACTGTTAATCCTGTATATATAAATAACGAGAATGTACCCTTATATCCAACTTCTACTACTCCAGTAGAAATCACTTTATATTCTAATTCCCCACCCGCTAGATCTACTACTATACCTGCAGAATTTACCACATATTCACCTAGTTCTACATCGTATACTACACCCGCACCATCTACTACTACATACAATACTGCATACAATACTGCATACGATGATATTCCTCCGCCCTCTATTTATGCCAATCCTATTGCAGTCAATTATCATGGTGTATTAGCAGATAGTGTTCCATCGGTACAATCTAATTTTAATTAATACATAAATATTTGGCATACTTATATCATAATGGCAAGCCGATCCGAATCTATTGTATATTCAATGTACAATAAGTTCATGTATAATACTTTGCATACAACTATTGCAAAGTATTATGGAATACAAGACAAAAATTTGGATATCATATTAACACCGAAAGGTAAACATTTTTTATTAAGTTTTAATTATGATAAACGAATAAAGTATACCCAATTCCGTGATTTACCCGAAGATATAAATCGCGAAATTTATTCTTTTTTATATCCAAATTACATACATGTTACGTATGAAATATCATTTGATAGTGATTTTCCATTTTATCCACCTATATGGTCACTCTATTCAGTAGATTATAAATGTTCTACCGTCTATGACGTACATATTCCCGAATATTATAACTATATTATTCAAAATCATAACGAAGAAAGTAATCGTCAGTGGTCACCTGCAATAAAATTAGAACAAGAATTTTTAAGATTGATCCTGCGATTGAATCATTTCCATCATTTCTTCTAAGGTCATCGGTGTATCACGGAATTCAATAATATTTTTTATTTTTTTATTTAAAAACGGCATTAATAATTCGTGAATCATACTCACATAAAACGTCGGATTTATAACTATTATTTTTTTGAGATTTTTACTAAATTTTTGTGTAATTAGTTTTGCCAATTCAATCGCAACCGTTGTTTGTACTGCATGTATAAATCCAAACCGATCTCCATCAAATATCCAAACCCATTCTTTAGTTTCAGGTATTTCACTTAAAACTCCATTATAATGGTGGATGATACCATTTACATCATGGTATAATATAGCTTTAGATGGACACGTATAATAATAGATAACGTTATTTGTTTCTAAAACATTGGTTAGCGAATGACTAGAAGGTACAACTTCACATATTGGACAAACATAGGACATACATATTCAACTATTTATAATTTATAAAAATTACTGCAAATAATATAAAACAAAATAATTCCTATTATTTCAATAAAAATATGATACGGAAAATATGGATTTAGTTTTAACATTTTTTTACAATTATATTTTTCATTTAAAAATAAAAGTATAATCATACCTACAAAAAATATGATTTGATATACACTATTTTGAATAAATTTTGGTAAAAACGGTAAATAATACAACAATAATGAAATAAAAATAGCAGATTGACTCAATAAATAATAAACAATCGTTAATTTGAATAATGCATATATATCAAATCCTATTAATAGAATCAACCATAAAATAAATATTGGGTTGGGTATTATATGAGTATAACAATAAAATGTATAAAAAAATGCTATATTCATTAAATACGTAAGTGTATGTGTTATATTTATTTGAATTGATCCTGGAATGTGAATGATATGCGAAAATAAATGAAAAGATTCAAAACAAAATATAGATAACAATAATAAAAATGTGTGAACGTTTTTTGTTTTTAATAAAAAATAAAATATAATGACACAATTAAAAAAATTAAACAATGCCGAATAAGGTTGTGCTATTCCCTTTTTACTTGGTTTTTCACATGTATTAAATGGAAATGTATATTCACTCATATAATTTATATTTATTTAAAAAGTTGTTTTCCAATATTTTGAATAGTGGAAAACAACAATTTCGGAAAACATTTAAGCACTGCACGTTTCACACGTTTCAGTTGGAGCAATTGTAAATTGTTGAACTTGATGTTTTGGTTTACGGCGTAAATAATAAATACCCGTTTTTAAGCCTTGCTCCCAAGCATAAAAGTGCATAGATGTCAAAATTGGAATAGTAGGAGATTCAATCCATAAATTTAAACTTTGAGATTGGCAAATATACGGCGATCTATCGCGCGACATATTAATTAAATGTTTCATAGGAATTTCCCATACAATTTTATATTTTTGTTTAATGTGATCTGGAAGTTTCAATGCCTGAATACTTCCTTTATGTTGGATAATGTCATCTTTTAATTGTTCGTTCCATAATCCCAGTTCAAGTAATTCACGTACCAAATGGTGATTTACAATGGTAAAATCACCTGCCAATGTTCTGCGTGCATACAAATTACTCGTGAAAGGTTCAAAACATTCATTATTTCCCAATATTTGAGAAGTAGATGCAGTTGGCATAAGTGCAATCAATAATGAATTGCGAACACCATTTTTTACAATTTGTTCACGCAAGTTATTCCAATCATATCTATCCGATGGTGTTACTTTCCATAAATCAAATTGAAATTGCCCCAACGACAAAGGCGATCCATAAAAGGTGTCATATACTCCATATTGCATGGCTAATTCCATACTTTGTTCCAGTGCAGCATGGTACATAGTTTCAAAAATTAATTTATTTACTTGAAGTGCTTCCTCGCTGTGAAATGGAATGTCCATGAGTGCAAATGCATCGGCCAATCCTTGTACACCAATGCCAATCGGGCGATGAATATTATTGGCCAATGCTTTTTCGGTTGGATATTCATTTACATCAATTAGATTATTCAAATTAGTAGTTACTACTTTGGTTACATAATGTAACTGATCATAATTGAATTTCTTATCTACTACAAATTTACCGAGAGAAATACTTGCTAAATTACAAACGGCAGTTTCATTTTTGTCACTGTATTGTATAATTTCGGTACACAAATTAGATGATTTAATCGTGCCAATATTTTTTTGGTTAGATTTTTGATTACATGCATCTTTGAACAACAAAGATGGATTTCCCGTTTCCATTTGAGCCGACAATATTTTATACCACAAATCGCGTGCCATTATTTTTTTAAGTTGTTTACCCTCCATTTCATACTTTTCGTACAATTGTTTATATTCATCGCCGTATACGTCATTCAATCCAGGACACTGAAACGGACAAAATAAACACCATTCTTTGTTTTCTTTTATTTTTTGCATGAACAAATCAGGAATCCATAATCCATAAAATAAATCTCGGGCTCGCATGTTTTCATCTCCTGTATTTTTTTTCAAATCTACCCAATCTTCAATATCCGCGTGATCAGGTGATAAATAAATAGCGAATGATCCTTTACGCTTACCTCCACCTTGATCTACGTATCGTGCAGTTTCGTTAAATGTTCGGAGCATTGGAATAATACCATTACTTACACCATTTGTTCCTGAAATGCGCGACCCTTTTGCGCGAATGTTATGAATATGCAACCCAATTCCACCTGCCCGTTTTGAAATTTGAGCACACTGTTTTAGTGTATCATAAATACCGTCAATAGAATCTTCTTGCATGGCAACAAGAAAACACGAAGATAATTGTTGGCAATTGGTTCCTGCATTGTATAAAGTGGGCGTAGCATGTGTAAAATATTTGAGTGACATCAAATCATACGTTTCTTTTACTTTTACAAAATTATCTCTATGAATAGCAATGGCAACTCGCAACCACATATGTTGCGGTCGTTCTATAATAATACCATTGTATTTCATCAAATACGCTCGTTCCAACGTTTTAAATCCAAAATAATCTATATCAAAATCGCGTGAATAATCTAGCATGTTTTCATACATATTTAAATGCGAAGTAACCAAGTTATAATAATCTGAATTGACTAGTCCATGAGTATTCAACACTTGTATTAGAGTAGACAAAGAAGATGTTGTATTTTTGTGATTGTTGGAAATAATAATTCTCCCTGCCAAAGTTCCAAAATCGGGATGAATAGATGATTTATATGCGCACTCACTTGCAGTCAATTCATCAATCTTACTTGTTGTAATTTTGTCATGCATTTTATCAATCGCATTGATAACAAGTTGGGTATAATTGAGATGCAAAACTGGTTCCATTAAACCTAGAGTTTTCAACCGATGAAGTATTTTATCAAATAGCATAGGCTGAACATCTCCATCGCGTTTGACAACATACATTTCATCCATAGGTTATAATAATAAACAGCCACGATTTTAAGTAAATTTGTTTATTAATGTTTTATTAATTATATAATAGCCCATGATAGTTCCTGCCCATGCTAATTTCCAATGCGGATATGGTTTGTATATTTGATATAATATATTTGGATTCCATATTCCAAGTAATAGATAAGAATATGAAACGTGTATAGATGCAGGAAGTATCCAAATATATTCATTTTTATAAACAGGCGGCAATATACAATACGATATGAATACAGGAGTTCCATGTAATATTGTATCCCCAATAAAATGAACTATATATTGTTGTTTACGCGATAATGTAGTATATTTCGGGTAATTACAAAACGATCTTTCTGCTAAAATGTGCAAGACTTCATATTTTGTCACGATATAAAAAACATGGACCGCAACATAGCATCCAATAGAATTTAACCAAATTAAAGTAGATGCCACATTTTTATATTTTTCACTATATACAAAAGGAATACAACATAGACTTTGAAATCTACTCCAACCCGTATATGTATGGTATGCTTTATACTTATTTTTTTTACACAAGGTGTACATGATAAAAGTTGCAAAACAATAACTTAAAATTGGAAACATACGTTTAATACACAACTATAATTTTAAATTGAAATGAATTATGCATAAATGTACAATTTCACAAACCCCACAATGCCGTTGTCCGAAGAACAAGAAGAAATCCGCGAACGAATTTTACAACTTCATAAACCCAGAGAAATGGAAATTATCAACAAAATAGAAAAACAGCACAAATACGTTTTATCGTTGTATGCTTCTTTGAAAACATTCAGAGAAGCATACAAAGTGTTAGCTCAGTTACAACAAGAATATCGCGATTTTGAAACGTTCATGTATCAAGAAGTTGACAAACACGTGAAATAAAATTGAAATGATTTTAATATATTTAACCTCTCATACACACAATCGCGATATGAATCTTCATCCCGTCATGGAACGCGTTCGTGCGCGATCTATTCCTATCAAAACAACTCCTGTGGGTTGGTCGGATAACACATTCAACCTACTCGCGATTCTCAAGAAGTACAATCCGTATGCGAATTTGTCCGATCAAGACAAGACACAGCTAAATCGGTTTCGTACAATTCCAGAAAAACGCGATTACTTCCCTTGGATTGGCCGCAGAAACGTGTACTACGAGCCTGAATATGTTCCTGATGAACCATCGTTTCCTATCTTCTATTGACTCCATGAATTGTAATTAAACGGCGACACGGTAAGTGAAGGAAGTTTGGTTTGCCAATATTCAACGCGTTTATCTACTATTCCATGCGGTATTGGTTGAGTAGGCATAGGCCCGTTCAATTTTGGTTTTTTTCCAAAACAATTTGCACCTAATTTTTGTAATAAATGATTGTTATATCCACCGTTTACTCCTGGACGACCACACAATTCTTTTCTTCCTAATTCTTGGTAGGATTGCCATGTTTTGTATTGGGTAGGGAATAACGCCATGTGATCATCTGACCAACCATAATTGCACCATTCGGCACCGCGTTCATATGCATCAGTAACTTGTTTGATATTTGCTAATTTACCTCCATAGGCTTTACAAACGGCTTTGGCATTCATATAATCAAATTGTCCTTGAACATGAAATGTTTGATTTTTTGTATCCAATAAATTTACATTATCCGTTGTAGTATCAGGTGTAGTTGTAGACGACTGCGTGTTATCTGGCTGAACAATAGAAATATCTATTTCGGGTTTTGTAAATAAATTTTGTAAAGTTGCCGTTAAATTAATTCCAAAAAAATATTGTGTTCCTATAATTGCAATTACACTTAGAAAAAATATAAATAACAAAATTTCAAGTAATGAATATTGGTTATAGACAAAAAGAAGTATAACCATCACGATTACAAATGGAATAATAATATATAATGGATCCATATATATTATACAACATTTTTTTCAGACTATGTCTATTATTGAATAAGTATATCAATTGGTACAAAATGCAGGTAGATGACGATGACTTACCACTATTCCTAAACAATACTAATTTGAATGTATAAACTTTGCATGATTACATTTGTGAAAATAATAAACAATAGGCATTATGTGTAATTACATTCGTTTCTGGAATTATATTTGAACATTCATCATTTATTTCATACCATTGATTATCCGCGCGAATTGTACACGTATAATGACCATGGTTCGTACTTCCCATATGGTTACAAACTGATAACAATGTATATTTTATGTTGGACATTGCAAACTGTAAGGGAACATGAATCATTGTATTATTTTTTCGTCCATAATTATCAAATCGTTTGAATACAATAAAGAGTAATTTCGGCATTCTCCAAAATCTATTTTTTTTAGATGCCGAAATATATTGATTTGTAGAATCATCTTCCCAATCAATAGAGTCATTTTGAATATACAAGTTTAAACACTCTTCTAATGTAACTATGGGTAGAGTTGGAATAGAAAGGTCAAGAATAAAAAAGGGTTCGGGTTTAATACTTAATACTTTTTCTGGTGTATCAATTATCGTAATATACAATCCATAAAAATATTCAATAATAAATGAATAATCATCTTTATACGTAGACTGTATCATTTCAAAACATTTTTTATCCAACTCATTTAAATTGGGTGGAATATGTATATCTATTTTATGCGACATTTCACTATGAATCGTGTTCAGTATAAATGTCAAAAATTCAGATAAATCATTTTGTGCATTGGTTGTAAATATATCCATCTTTTTTTCTTTACTTATATGCCGAATGACATGAATGAATCGGGTAGGAATAATAGACCCATGTCCTTGATGCGATAATACTCTAAGGTCATTAAATTCTTTTAATAATAAAGTAGAACATGTGTATTGGTCTAAAAACGCATTGAATTGTGGTATATGAAATAAACATTGCAACGTTGCATTGATAAAACATGTATTCCCGATATTATTTAATCCCGTTGGCATTTATTATTTTTAATTAAACTATATTTAAACAATAACATAAAATATCTTTTTATGTTATGTATCCGCAACGTTATATACCAAAATCACTCTCTTCTAGTGATAAACAAAAACAAATGAATATGTTGAATAAATCCAAACAAATGTACAAAAAACAAAAATATTTTACTCGCAAAAAAGTAAAATCATATACCTATAAACCATCTAAGCACGTATTAAATGCCAAAAACCTATACGGAGTTTCTACTGTATTTCCAAATGAGGAATTAGCCAATGCAACTGGGTGTCCTATTTCTGCTTTACGAAAAATTGTAAGTAAAGGGGAAGGTGCCTATTATTCTTCAGGATCTCGCCCAAATCAAACACCACAATCGTGGGGTATTGCGAGATTAGCCAGTGCAATTACCGCTGGAAATGCGGCAATCGTAGATTATGAGATATTGAAAACATGCGATCCTAGTAAGCCTGCCTATAAGCTCGCTACTAAAAAATATAATTCTAGAAAAACTTAAAGACCTGCCACTATATATAGTAGCAATGCTGCAAGTCTACACTCTTTACAACTGGAAGTTTGAGACGGATCGCAGTGGGTATTCTCTTTATTGCGTAGGCGATTTGTCTAATGGACGTGGATGGGAAACATCCTCTATTGTCAGTATGCAAATGTTGCGCGATGGGTATGAAGTCACCACTCGCCATTCAGTTTACTTTTTGCCGTGGTAAACTAGAACAAAAACTGTTTTTGGTTAGTTATTTGATTCGCTAAAATATCCAATGAATTAAATAAACTGAGTGTATACAAAATAATCAAGACATATAACGCATAATTATATTTTTTTTTCATTATAAACAAATAAATTGAAACGACTATACATAATAAAACAATACTAGATAAGAGTAACATGCACCATTCTAATATTTTTTTTGCTTTCATACCCTTATCAAAATCTTCATGCAATAATTGAAAAAAGATAATACTCCTTTTTCCAGTAGGCTCAAAGTAGTATTCGTAAAACGGCATACACCCATACGATTTCATAATCGCATCTATAAAATATTGCGGCATTAAACAGACAATAGGTATTGGCGACCAACATTTAAAACTATAAAATGGTTTAAATCGTAAATCACTTTCATCTTTATAATTCCATACATAATTTTTCCATGAATCATTAATTGCCTTTATTAATTTTGGATTATGCGTACTCTCAATGTACATTCCACTTCGCGCAAATCTCAGACCCACTTCAATAATTTTAGTAGATCTATATTGCACATTACATGGTCCAGAATAATGAACCATGTGACGTTTTACCCATTCTACAATTTCATCTGGCGGCTTATTATCAGGAGATATATACTTCCAATCATCCGAAAATCCGTTTTGTTTTTCAGAATATATATAAGTAATTTGGTGAACTATTTCACCGTTAATTAAAATAAAATCGGTCATACTTTCTTTTGCATTTACAAACTCAGACCACATCATATCCTTTTTCTTTAAAAACGGTTTTAATTCTTCTTCCGACGATATTTTGTAACAATTTTTACTAGATGCAGATAAATGGCCGTACCTTGGTTTAATAAAAATGGGATAATTGGCCTCTTGTGTTTCCTTTAACGTTCCGCATGCCATAGATTGCGATTTTGCTATAAAAAGTTTATCGTATACAAATTTATATTTGGGATTCAAATTGTAAGCAATAATGTCAAATTTGGGAATACTATCATCTAATTTATGCGGAAATGTTTCATACGGATTAAAAATACCTAATACGCGTGTATATTGTTTATCATATTTTTTAATAGATTTTAGCATAGTATATCTATATAAAATCTATTTTTTAAAATAATGGATTATCGTCAATCATCAATCCGCAATAATCAGTAGGTGATTTAGAATAATCTACGGGGTCATAAATTCCTTCTTCGGAAGCATGTTTCAACATAAATTTAAAATTATTCCAAAACTCTTGTTTGTGTCCAATAGATTCCGTCATTAAATGTGTCAATTCGTGTAATGCTACAAACATAAGCGTATTGATATCAATCAATTTCATTTTGTCTTTATGTTTCCTTAAACAAAAGGCCAATTTGACTCCTTTACCTTCACTGTATGCCGTAAATTCACTTGTCGGCAATGTTTCTACGATACGGTTTGGGTTAAAATTTTTACTTAACCGTATGATTCGTTTATCTTCTGGATATTTTTCTTTTAGAGTTTGGACCGTTTGTTTCATCCGTTCGGTTGCTTCTGCCAATAATTCTACACTTTTTTGTATGCGATCTGAATCACGAACACAATATGTATTTCCGTCTCGTTTTGCAATTACACATACTAAATTAAAATAATCCGAATTTAAATAAAATGCACATGCAATGCATACGAGAATTATACATATAATGTAATACATATTCATATATATAAAATATATATTTAAAGTGACCCTATTTCTAAAGGTTTACGCAATAGGTCGGGTTCAATAGTAGACTGGTTCCATGGGCCTACATTATTCTGAGGAATTACATATTCAGAACGATCTTGCAAGTTTTTATTGCGTTTAGTAGAGCCTACAGTGTTAATGCCTGTTAAAAAGCCAGGGTTTAGAAGTGCAACATTTTGCAATTGACCATTTCCTTGAGGATTTAGATTGCTCCATTGTTTATTTGCATCATTCGGCAATAATTGCGAAGGATCGTCTAAAGTTTGCATGGATGGAGCCATGCCATAAGTATTTGTTTTTACACCAGATGCTTTTCCATACATATCATTTTGTCCTAAAGGTGTGGATGGCGAAGGAACCGAATATTGGTTGGATGGAGCAGAATAAGACGATGTCATAAAATCAGTTGAATCTTTATTGTTGTAAACATTAAATATAAATAATGCTAAAAAGCCGAATGCTACAAAAGCGAGTAATTTATCATTTTTGTCGGATTTCATTATATAAAAATATATAAAAAAAAATTATATTAATGGCATTTCTATTTCATCATCAATATCATATTGTTGCTTAAGCTCCAACGCTTTCATATATGCCTGTTTTGCATGTTGATTATATTCTTCCATTTGTTGTACAATTGCGTTGTATTCATCTATTGGATTCTTTAAGTTAATTATATCTGCCGTTTCATATTTATCTAAATCAACGATATTCAAATCTTCTATTTCTTCTTTAATATCTTGTTTCACTTCTGGTAGTTGTGATATTTGGGGTGCTAGTTCTTGTTTTTCTTGTTTTTCTTGTTTCACTTCTTGTGGATTTATTTGCTTAATTAAACAGTTGGTGAATACCGTTTTTTCAAAAATCATAATTTGTTTAATCATAATTGGAACATGAAAACACTTTTGACTAAATTTAATACCTTGTACTTCTAAAATAGTAATCATATTTGTATTCTCATTGATATCTGTGATAGAACACGGTTGCTCATTTTCATTATAAATCAGTAACGGATCTCCCTTAAGTTGTTGCTTGGATTGTTGAATATAGCATCGTAACAAATAATTTGTATTTTTGTATATTTTTAATATTGGAATAAATGCATTTTGGATATCGTCCAATTCAATATTTTCAGTTGCAAACCAAACATCTCTTTTTTCATAAATTAATTGTTGCAATTTTTCTTCTAAAGAAGACATCCATTGAATAATATTTGAATTTATTGTTGTGAGAGATATGTCTGTATATATTTTATTATTCGTGTTTACGATACCTTGTTTTGTTGTGCTCTTTGGTGTATATATAAATAAAGGATCATCTGTAGGCGATAGAGTCAATTTTGAAAAAAAGGTTCCGCTAGAAGCCATTACTGGATGCGATAATTGTAATTTAGAAAAATCAAAAGAATCATTTGGCTGATATATAGTCATACTCATAATTAATATTTTTTAAGAATGCGATTACACGCAATGTTAAAAAATAAAAGAACCATATTATGTTATCCAAATATTTAGATTTTTTGAAAAGGGAAGATATTAAGCAAGATGTCAAAAAAATTATTCATCCAATCAAAGAACTTATTTTAGAAGAAATAAAGCCTTATTTATTTTATGTTATTGGGTTTTTATTTATTCATTTTATGTTAACTCTAAGTATTTTAATTTATGTGACACGTTTAAAATATTTTCTCCCAACAATATATGAAATCAAAGAGATTTAGTTCAAGAAAGCGTGGCGGATTCTTAAATGGTGAATTAGCAGGTGCAGTTGGTGCCAGTGCACTACCTGTTGGGTTATTGCTCGCTCAGCAATACTACAAGCGCAAGAGCAACAAACGCAGATTAGGAAAGTTCAACAAGTACAGAAAAAGTTTTAAAAATCAGCGTCAATAGTTCTATTACCACCTCTTGTGTGTAACAACATTTGTTGTTCTTTATCTATACAAACGCAACCATTGCTGGAACTATAGCTAAAGTTGCAACAAGAAGGTTTGGATTTATTATTTGCAAATAAAAACATGGAATTTGAAGATTCACTATTTTCAAATCCTTGTTTAGATTTAGTTAATGCCCATGCACCAATTAAAACTATTCCTACTAAAAACAAGATTGAAACCATTTTCATAGACTTGTCAATATTTACTGATTTCATACATTATAAAAATATTATTTATTTTTATAGTGCGATTTACAATTGTATAATTATATGCAAAAAAAATTAAAATGGATACAATAAAAAAGAAGTTTTAGGTCAAGAAATATAACTAGAAATCAAATTGCAGTTGATATGCATTTTACGCAATTAAAAAATCATTAACAACCACCTAGACCAAATTTAATTTTGTCATATAATCCGTTTATTGATTCTTCGCCATCATATATTATAAGTTGTATATTAGAATACAACTTATTTCTTAAATTGAGGTTCAGTGTGTAGTAATTATACAATATTTAAAATAATTGATTATAATAATGTCTGATCCAGTAGCTATGTTTTTACAAAAAATAAAAGGCATTTTAGGGATTACAACAAAAACTGTTTCTAAATGCCAACTTACATTTCCAACAAGTGCAACCTATGGATTATATGATAGTAAGGATGCATTAAATGGTACGAAAAGACCAAATTTATCTTTGCCTTATCACCCATTTTTTGAATGTTCGCCATCCTATAGATTAACAGAACATACACTATTAAGATATATACAATTTATAGATTCTATACATGATTTTGGTAAAACAACCAAATATAAACTTGCGTATGATAAAATTATGTATGAGAAAAGTAGTAAAACATACAAATTTAGGTTAATGTTGTTATCTTACATATTGCAGTCATCATTCCCACAAGTCCCAAAAGTAATACCTGGTCTACTAGCGCCTCCTGCTAATCAAGACAAAATGGATATTAAACCCTATTGTGGAGTAGCAATTAGTCCTATTGAAAAAAATGCACCATCTATACTAGCAACAAGCGTAGATTCAGTTGAACCGCATATGTTATTATTGGCGTTGCAATATTGCGGAGATGATACTACCACCAGAGGCACATATGGATATTTCAAAAAAAAGGATACACCTACTAAAGAAGGTGTAACATTTGATGATATGTGGGATTTTTTTGGAGAATATATATGCCAAAATAAATTATTTTTTGTAATTGATACGCCAGGAATAGTTCCTAAAACTGTAAAAAAACGAAGAAAAAAAAGCCTACAGTCTGTTGTAGGTGGGGTAGGTCTATTGGTTAATCAAGAAACAGCATCTGATTCTTGTCCATCCAAAACTACTGCAAGTTCACAATGGAGTTCAATAAGTATGTACAATGACCATGTTTACGTAGAAGAACCAGGCAATAATGAAGTGCGTCAATATGTTCCTGATGGTTTTACTGCTTCCCCACACGTAGGCGATGCTAAATTTAATCAAACCCCACAAACTGTAGCAAAACGTATTGAGTTCAATAGTACATTTGTAATAGAATATTTAGGTATTGGATGGGATAAAGGAGATTATAGTACAGTAGTTAAATATATAGATACAACCAAACCACCTGCGTTCCCGTCTAAACTAATAGGATGCATAGTTAATAAACAAAACCCTACCAATAAACCTTCCATTGAGAGTAATGTAAACAAACTTACTGATAAATATGCCGTAGAATTTACTCAAGCTGACACTGGTGGTGTTGGAAATACAACTAAACGTGATATAGTAAATAGTTTGGTCAATCCTCCAAAATATTCTGATTTATATAAAAAATTTGCAGAATATTGCGAAACATTAAAAGCAAATGGAAATTTTAAAGAGTTTATAGATAGTATAAATTTAAATTTTACATTAAAACGTGCAGGCGATGGTTTACAAACGTTAGGAACTAAATACATTAATCAATATGGTATGAATTTTTTGAAGAGAAGAACGGGTGCAAAAGAAACAGAAACTAATTTTTTTGAAATGGATGCAGCAACAAACACCGTTAATTCTTATTTTATAAATAAAGCAATATTAGTTACAATTGATCGCGTATGTGCTGCATATGCAATTTTAAATAAAGTTCCCGTTATATTTTCATGTTCAGATGGTCTGTTATTTTATAAACCTCCAGTCAATACATTTCCAGCCGCCGCGTACATTCATACCCCAAGACCTTTGGCTCCTGTAGTGACTGTTGCCAGTAATAATTTTTCAACAGCAAGTGGTTTAATAGGACTTAATGTATACGGAACTCTTGATTGGTATGGGAGTGCACCAGGAGTACATGTTACAGGGCATACGACTACTGTTATAAAGGGTGGGAGTATGTCAGGTGGGGTGAGACTATCAGAACTACCTACCGAACATCCGTATAAAACTTCCATGTTTAAAAGTATGGTTACAATGCTGGAGAACCCATATGCATTGTTTAAATTTTTACCAAAAATATTATTTCATGAAATGAATAAAGTAATGATGAGTGATGAAGAGCATGCTGACTTATTAAAAAATTTACAATATTATTTACAGAATATACTGAGTCACAAAAATCTCGCAGAAGATGACGAGGACAAAACAATATTAAATTCTAATTCTATAGATGATTATATTCATAGTTACAAAACAAATATAAACCCCGATGAAATAGAAGATGAACTAAATAAAATAATTGAAAAAATAAAAGGTCAAGTAGGACAATTTAATGACGAAATTACATTGTATCTATTTAAAAAACTACTTTTACTATGGGATAAAAAAAAACTATTACATGAAAATGAATTAATTGAATATGATGAAAAAATAAAAGCAGATGCATTAGCGGAAGAAGCAAGACAATCCGAACTAGAGGCAGCAGAAAGAGTATCAGAAGATGAATTAGCGACAAGACGACCCGTATTAGTAAGACGACCCGCATTAGTAAGACGACCCGCATCAACGGCAGAATCAATGCAAGTTGATGAAGCACAAAGTGCTAAAAGGAAAGCTGATATTGAACCATATGAAGAACCAAACGCAGGGATTGGTGTACGACAAGACAAAAATGCATTAGAAAAAAAAATTCAAGAGTGTAAAAGAGAGATTGAAGAGTATATTGCGAGAATAGACGAGATGAAACGTACACTACGCCCCGCAGTAGAAGAATCCGCAGAGAGTAGCGAAGAACCAGGACCCGCAGTCCCTGCACTAGAAGAATCCGCAGAGAGTAGTGAAGAACCACGGCTTTTGGTCCCTGAAGTACAGCCACAAGAATCATCAAATCCATATAGAGATTTGCATATGATGTCAATTATATTACAATCAATTGACAAACCAGAGGGAAGTAAATTAGAAGAGCAAGCAACAAAATATTTCCCGTTTTTATTAAAATTAGCCGAAATGGATACGGATACTACAAAAACTAATTTGGCAGAAAATCATATCAATAATATGCTTATTATGGATAGCGAATATTCATGTTTATACGAAGCAGAATATTATAATGCATTACAAAAATTAAAATTATTTAAAGACGACATAAATGCGACGCATAAAGATTGTATATTCTTTTTTAATAATTGGAATAATCATAAAAACAAAGACAAATTCTTTGTTACAAAAGAGGGAGATACATATACTTTTAATGTTGTCGGAAATGATTTTACATTATCTTATTCAAACCTATATGACGTGTTTTTTAATCTAACCACCCCATTTCATGCATTAGGAATCAGTCTAGACCATTTAAATACAATAAATGCAGAAATAAGAGGTTTCATAGAGAACAATCCATTCATCGTAAGTAGACGAACAACGCAATTAAGTAGTATTTTAGCTTCAGAAAGTGATTCTAAAAGTAAAATATTAGCCCAATTAAAAAGAGAGCCTCCCCGACCAAGAGAAGTTGATGGGTTACCTACTCAATTTGACTTATTAAATGGTCATATCAGATTGTTAAGCATGTCAGAACAAGATAAAAAAAATGAATTACAAGAATGGGTTGGAGAATCGGAACTATTTCAATATGAACCTGAAAGTATAAATGTCTTTAAATTATCTAAAAAAACAAGTTTGGTAATTTGTTATACATATGTTTGTTTACATGAACCAACTCGTGATTTTATACAATCTAATTTAACTACTTTATTTGCATATTTACAAATATTTATGTATTATGAAAATATACTATGTATAAATGACGATGAATATGATGCAAATTATACTGTCCATAATAGTATTGAACATAGAAATGTATTAGATATACCTAGTTTATTTATATGTTTAATTGAAGATTATATTTCTGGAATTTCTAACTCCATAGATCTTAGATATTTGGAACATTTTATAAATGAAGACCAAACTGGCGATTGGGATGATTTAAATTATATTAAATCATTTGTTTTTTCACACATTGGTGAAGAAACGCCAGAATATATTGTTGTAGAAGAACCTTCAGAGAGAATAAGTATTTATTTTACTGAGGTTTTGGCTAAAGTACAACGTCAAAATGAAGATGTAAATAAAATTTTGTCATCAAACGCATATGACATGGAAAATTGCAACTATATAAATAAACATTATAATAGATGTTTTGCAACAAATATGGTAGCAAATTTTGATGAGGTTAAATCATTTGAAACTATTCAACACCAAAGGGGGCTTGCTGGTGTACCAATGGAAACATCAGGAGACGTAACCCGTGAAGAAATTAAAAGAATTTGCTTTCAATTGTGGGGTATCTTTAAAAGATATTTGTATGATTTAAAGCAATCTAGCAATATTACTGAAGAAGAATATCGCCCTTTTTCACAAGATCCACCAGAGCAAATAACAGAGTATATGTTAAATACAGGAATACCATATTTTTATGCATTAGTTGGTATTAAGAATTTGAAAAAATATATAGATAAAATAGATATAATAGTTGGCAATCTTGAAAGATTAACAAGAGAAAATTTTAAAGAAAAAGTGGATAAGGCCAGAGAAAATTTATTATCCAAATCGGATACTGCAGCACCACAATCTCCTCCCCCAGATTCACCTTCTGGATCAACAACTGACGAAGTTGCATCAACACCTGGTTCATCACCTGTTTATGAACTATCACCTGAAGCAAAACAAATATCACCTTCTTCACCTCCAGCAGCTAACTTATCATTTGGAAATGAACCTGCATTCAAAAATGTATGTGACATGTTATTTCCTAAAGATGAGTTAAAAAGAACACTAAGCGGTACTACAGTTTTAGAAACTTTTGGTCAGAGTTTGCCTGTTTCTGCAGTTAGTGATGGTTTTTCATTAATTGTGGAAGGTTTAGAAAGAGGATTTGAACGTATACCACCCAGTGTACCTGCTATGTTAAACCAATTAGGGGATACATATCCAAAAATAAAAACCAAAATAAACGAAAATTTTGAAGATAAAAAAAGAAATACATGTGACTTATATACAAATTTAAAGGATGCTTTTAATAGAAATACATATATATTGATGTATTTTAAACAACTTGTTGGAAAAGAGTATGAAGATACATATATAAAGGCTTTTCCACCAACATCACGATCATTATTTGAAGGAGGTTCTAAAAATAAAAAAATAACACGTCGTCGTAAAAAACTTCGTAAAAATACAAAAAATAATAAACGCGTTAATCAAACGTTAAAACGTTCGGTTCATTAAATGGACAAGTTCGTCATATTGGATTCCAAAATGTTGGCTACATGCTTTTATTCCATGTATTTTACAATAACGATACAAATCCGACCACGAGTTTCCTCCCTGAATATCATACACAAATTTTTGAAAAACACTGCCATATATCCACGCATTATTTTGTTTCTTTTTCATAATTTCATCATATAATTTGTACAATGGAAGTCGGTTTAATTTTCTCCAATCTGGCCTTGTAACTGGTTTAGAATATTCGCGAACCAGTGCAAGAGCTAGCGTAGGAAGATTCATGATGTATAATCTTAAAATTGAAAAAAATATATTTCAATTTTAAAAGTATCTTGAAAGATTATAGCTAAATTTGTATATAATATCGTAACACACTTTTAATTGTATACCATATTCATCACTAGTATTTTTCAATCCATGATTTAATGAATGTGTATACAACTCAAACCATTCATAATTATTTTGTGTATTATGCATAAATCGTTTATATAGCATATATCGCCTATCTTCTTTCATAATCCTTATTTTTTTAATTTCTTGATATAAATCGCCAACACAAATCCATTTCCGAAAACGCCAATCTGGCGGTGTCAATGGTCTAGAATATTCGCGAATAAGTATAAGTGCCCGCGGTGGAAGGTTCATTTTATAAAGTTAAAAAATAAAGGTTGACTCAATTTTTATATATAAGGTATCGTAATATTTTTTCGTTTATACCAGATGCAATACTCGTTGCATGTATTCCGTTTTCAAGAGTGGATAAATATAATTCTACACCGCCTAAACCACGTTGAATGTTTCTCATGAATATTCGTTTGTACAATTTGAATCGTTTGTGAGTCTTGGTAACTTTTAATCGTGCAATATCTTTGATCAAATCAACGACACAAATCCACTGCCGATCGCGCCAATCAGGTGGCGTCATTGGCTTAGAATATTCGCGAATGATGGTGAGGGCACGTGTAGGTAGATTCATCTTTTTGATCATACAAAAAAATAAATGTGGGTTCAATTTTTAATGTAGATTTTTATTTCGTAATCGGAAAACCCGATGTATTTGACAATCGTGTTTTTGTCCACTTTTTCATCGTCTGGATCCCAATGTTCAATTACTTTGAATGTAATATGAGAAACAGGTTTGTTACCATCATCGGTGACTTGCAAAACTTTCCACATTTCAAAATCTATGCGGTAAGTAATAGATTTGTCTTCCAAGCAGAAATCAATAAATTTGCGAGCCGACATTGTATTGTATATGAAGTTATCTATGTTATAAATTTATTTCAATTTTTAAAATTATCTTTTGCATATCCAATAACGGCACATGCAATACGTTTGCCTGCATTTCCAGTTTTAAGACTTTCTTCATTATCACCTTCTCCGCAATCATCTTCATCTTCGTGAATAATTAATCCTCGTCCAATAATATTACATTTAAATCCGCGTAATTTTATTACATCGTCGTAATAATAATACTTTGCTTCACCTTTTTTATTCGTTTTCAAATTTCCTAAATCACCAACATGTCGGTGTACAGAATCCTGCCCGCCATGGGTTTTATTAAATGGATTAAAATGGGCACACATGCTCATGCATGTATCGGTTAAATCTCCCGCTTCATGAACGTGAAATCCGTGTAATGAATTTGGTTTTAATCCTTTCAAGTTTACATCAATACGAACTGTATTGTCTTGTTCAGTAAATTTAACATATCCATTTATATCCGACGTAAATACGGCAATGGCAACAGTCATAGTATATCATTTATAAAATATTTAATAAGATGTAATTTAAAAAAATATAATTATTTATAATTCTAATATCCATTCATAATATTCGTTTTCTTCTACATAATATTTAATTAATCTAAATTTGGTTGTACTATTCAAAAAGTTTCTTGCACAATAATAAAAGTTCATGTGTTTTCCTTTTGCGGATTGATAAGAGAGAGTGTCCAACAATTCTTCTCCGTATTTTTGAATATAATCGGTATTTTTATATTCAAAAACGCCAGGAAATTTACATCGTATAAGGTCATTGTAAAAATGGCTATATGGAGTGTTAGAATATTTTATACGACGTAATTCATGTTGAATTTGCGATATAACTGTTTTCATGATAGGAGATTGTTGAATAAGTATGGCATGATGTGACCCAGATCGCCAATCTGGTCGCGTAAGTGGTTTGGAGTATTCGCGGATAATTTGCAACACATCATCAGGAAGCTCCATTTTACATCTTATATAAAAATAATTGTAATTCAATTTTTATACTAACAATTCTGATTTATTTATTTGTATTTTTTTTAACCTATTTGATAATATATATCCAGTAGAAATTGTAAATAATACTAAATCGGCCGATCCTCTAATTAATAATGGCATGTCTGATTTCATCTCACTGTAGGTAATCCATAAAGAAGATGAAATTATATTCATACTAGAAAAAAGTAAAGATAATGGATTCGTAGATTTTTTGGTGTACAACAAATACATGAAAATAAATCTACTTGAGATTGAAATAAAAGTAGCAGAATAGGCTATAATTAATTCAGTTGCCATACTCTGTAGTAAATGCTATATCTTTTAATCATTTCAAAGACAATCTGTTATATAATATTGTTTGATAGATTCCGACCATTCATAACAATGAATTTTTCCTACAATGTATTTAATTAATTTTAATTTTTTCGTTTCTACCAAAAAGTTTTTTGTGTAATAATAAAAATTAATATATTTTTCTTCGTATAAATATGATTTTCCTATCATAAATGCCAACAAGTCTTCTCCATAGTCTTGGATATAATTGGATATATCTGAATCTATAATTCCTGGAAAGTTACGTTCTGTCATTTCATACAATATTCTATCGTGTCTATTATTATTTTTATATAATATCGTATTCGTCAAAAATTGTCGGATTCCTATAGTTAGATTTGTAATATAGTTTGATTCTAAAAATAGGGTGGAATGTGGTGCTCCATCTCGCCAATTCGGACGCGTAAGTGGTTTAGAATATTCTCGGATAAGTGCAACAGCACGTTGCGGCAACATTGTTGACGTCTATTCAAAAAAATAAAGTGAGTTCAATTTTATACAAGTACCCATTCTAAATAATATTGTTTTTGCACAGTATAGTCAATCAACCTGAATTTCTTTGTATTTACCAAAAAGTTTCTTGCATGATAATAGAAATTTAGATGTTTTCCGTTCATAGATTCGTACGACAATAGTTCTAGTAATCGTTCGCCATATTCTTGAATGTAATCAGTGCCAGTATATTCATAAATACCAGGAAAATTGCGTTCTACTATATCATATGATTTTTTCCCCCAATTTGTAAAATTAATATCGTACCTATAATCCAAGCTACGTTGAATTTCGTTAATAATTCTTCTCATGGGAGGCGAGTCTTTTATCAACGCGGCAAGACTTGTTCCATAACGCCAGTACGGATTTGTAATTGGTTTAGAATATTCTCGGATGAGCGAGAGAGCACGTACGGGCAACATGTTTGTTACCCATAAAAAATAAAGATTGGTTCAATTTTTTAAATACTTGTATTCATAATAATTTCGGAAATGCAATACCAAATGTTTAGTATCTTTTAAATAATATTTTGCGTACAAGTAAAAATTGGCATAAGAAGGTTTGTCTAAATAGGGATGTGTATAAATCAATAACAATTCTCCATAAGTTTGAATATAATTGATTCCAGTATATTCAAAAATGTGGTTGAATGTACGTTTAAATCGTTCACATGAATACGGGTTACCATTTTCAATAGTGAGTTGATATTTTATTGTTTTATTAATATAAACCATGATGTTAGATGTCAAAATCAAGAAAGCAGTCGGTGAGCCATTACGCCAATCAGGACGGGTTAAAGGTTTAGAATATTCGCGAATGAGTATAATAGCACGTTTAGGCAACATGTGTAACGTCCATTCAAAAATAAATAAGGTTCAATTTTAATGCATAGGAATTAGATAATTTTGTGCGTAAGAATAAAAATTGGTAATGGGAGGTTTATAATAAAATGGATATACGAATGTTAATATTTCTTCTCCGAAATGTTGAATATAATCGTATCCTGGATAATTAAAAATATTTCCATATTTACGTTCTAACTCTTCTACTATTTCTTTACTACCGAATAATTCTATACTGTTTAATTCAAATTTGATATTAATAATAATAGATTGCATGATATACGATTGTTTAAATAGTTTAGCATGTTTGGTTCCAGTTCGCCAATTAGGGCGAGTTAGTGGTTTAGAATATTCGCGAATCAATTGAATAACATATTTAGGAAATTTCATTTTATTATATTTATATAATATATGGATTTTTTAGGAAATTTGTTAGGAAACAAGAAGGCTCCCGAAGCTCCAGGACCAGAACCTAATCCTAATTTGGGTCAATATGTCAATTATGGTCCTTCAGGCGATGCACAGGTAGGTCCAGGATATAAAGAAGCTGAAGCTAAATACTACAAAGATCATGACGAATGGAAAGGGAAAAAGGATGCATATGATGCATGGCTTAGAACTCAAGTATCACGAGGTGGTAGTCGGAGACGACTTAGATCGCGAAAACAGCGAAAAAATAAAAGACTTTCACGCCGAAGATAATAATTAAAATATAAAGAATATATTCTATTATACTAAATGGAATATATTTCATTGTTTGATTTAATAGAGTATGAACAATGCAATGTTAAATCGCAATATATTCATTTATTATCTTATTTAACAAGTACCTACGATTTAACATTGGAAGAATTTAATAAAAAAATACGCGATATTTCCAACATGGGAATAATTATAGTTTGCATTTTACGAGAAACTACAGGTATCCGAGTATTAGGTTCTGGAACAATTATCATTGAACCCAAAATAATTCACGGAGGTAAAAGTGTCGGACATATTGAAGATGTAGTTGTTCATCCTGATTATAGAAATCAAGGGATTGCCCAAACTATTTTAGATAAATTGGTAGATTACAGTAGAGGCGATTGTTACAAAGTCATTTTAAATTGTAATCCCAATATGGAACAATTTTATAATCGGGCTGGTTTTGAAAAAAAGTGTATTCAAATGACATTATTACATCCACTTCAATCTACATAATATTTTTCAACTAGTGCAAATATCTTGTCTATTTCGGCATCGGTAGAACACTTTTCCAATTCTTGCTGCAATTCTTCCAACACATCCAAGTAAATTCCATACGACTTCATGTGATGAATCATGTGTGTTCCTTGCTGTAGTTTGTTATTGAAATTGAGTGAAACCCAATCGGATCGTGAAGAAGTGGCGTGGAACATTCCACCGCGAAGTCGCAAACGCAAATGTACGCGTGTCCCAGATTTAATTCCGTAATGGTCTAAAGTATTGGAGTTGATCAATTCTTTTCCTTGGAATACGATTTGTTGAGTATCAATCAAGAGATTTTCCGCGAGATATATCCGTTTTTTGAGTTGGTCAACGGTGGCATATTTAGAAATGGTCAATGGAATAACTTTTCCAGTTAAAGTAACAAGTGTAATATCAATCATGGGGTTATATTCAGGTATCAAGTCTTGAATTGGAACAGATAGAGTAAAATCCTTGCATGACGCAGAAATTGGAGTGAAGTGGATTGCTTCCATTTTGAGTTGTGTATACTATAAAAAATAATATTGGTTTCAATTTTTTATAGTATAATCATTTGCTTGAACTGTTGTTTCGTTTCGTCGGTAACACGATTCACTACAAAAGCATACATTTCGTTATCGGATGGCGGAAACACACGTTTACACCATCCATGTCCTTTTGTTTGATATACAAAGTCATCTAATGCTTTTCCATTTTCGCCAAATATAAGTGAATAGAGTTGGTTGACAATTTCAGGCGGAGAATGTTTGAACAGAGCCAACGTATGAGGTGAAAATTGGTTTAATTTCTCTACACAGTTGGCTTTAATGGAGTCGTGGTTGACAGATTGATGATGTTTCACTAAATCTTTGGGAGAATGACAAATAAAATACCCCAACATTTCGGTATATAAAATGTCAACTACTTTCATGAGTGAAATAAAGTAATCGGAGGAATGAAGTTTGACCGCCATGGTTTGTAACTATATAAAATGTTAGTAACTGATTCAATTTTTTAAATCAATTTCATCAAATAATGTTTTTTCGGGAGAGGTTGGATATTCATTCGTAGACCGAATCAATTTGGGTTTTTCAAAGTCAATTTGTTTTAATAAATTGTTATATTTATCCTGTTCATTTTTTAATTGAGTTTGTAATTTTTCTATTTTGTGCATTAAAAAAAGAGTCGTGTCATAAATAGTAGCCATATGTATTTATATAGAATTTATTTTCTTAGAAATAGATTCATCCAATGAACATTTATTATTTATACACATTTTTGCATAATGATAGCAAAACCGATTGAAAATTAAATGTACATTAGCTGGATCCAATACAGCAGGCATAAATGGCAATTCTTTATCCCGTACAAACCGAACCATTTCTAAATATAATTGAAGATCATTGCCAATCATTTGAATTAATTCTTTTTGTGGAATTTGTGTGAATAATGTATTTTTGTATAAAACGTTTAGTACATGTTGTTTTTTTTCTTCCACAGACTTGAAAATAGTAAGTTTAATACTTGAATCAACGAGTTCATGAATCATAGGATAAAAAATAGTATAAAACTGAACAGAATCCATAGTGTAAAAAATAAAATATATTTAAGTTAAAACGGACACTTTTGCATATGTTTGGGATTAAATACAACATCAAACAAACTGGCATAATAAATATATTCGGTGGTGTATATGTTATGTTTAAGTGTACTAGACAATTCAACTACATATCCATTTTCCATTTCCATGTGATGTAGTGTAAAAGTCACTAATGCCTTGTTCAGACACCGAACCACAACCCAATCTTCAAAATATTCTACAATTGTTCCATTGTACAAGTGTATGAAAGATAGTAGATTTTCCATAATTTGTTTACTAGATTCAGTTGTAAAATAAAGATGGTCTAGGTCGTCAATATCCAAATCAATGTCAAAGACGTAAATTTTATTGAGTTGTATGAAATGAATAGGTCCAACGATACGGCGCATCACAGGAACATCCGTAAATTCTACAACAAGTGATGTGGGTGTAAAATAGTGGATATGTACTGGAATAAGTTCACCATTATACGATAAAGTGGCATTATCAACGATGACAAATACAGTTCGTTGTATTCTAACTTGTTTTGGTGTTCCATCCAAAAGGGTAGTATAATTTCGCAAAAGAATTTGATGAGGTGTAGGCAGAGCGGCCATTGGTTTAACTAGGATTAAAAAAACAATCTGAGTCAATTTTAATTAAGCATATAATAGTGAATGAGAATGTAATTTTTCGGGGAAATAAATATAGCTTGGTTCTATTCGGAGTGCTTCGTCTACCATGTCATCTGTAATATTATTAGAATAAGTTGTTTGAATAAATGTGGTTATTTCCGAAACATTTATGTTGATAGATGATTCATAATGTCGGTCAATGAGTCGGCGCACATATTCGGGAGTTAATATTTGGCGATCAGGGCGTTTTACAACTCGTTGTTCGGATTTTACAAATATGTTACCCATGGCTTATACATGTAGAATTATATAAAAATATTTCAATTTTATAAAAAATTGAAATTATATTGTTGTAAACTGTTATGTATCAAAATGCCGACGATTGGACATCCGTTTCTGTTGGTTGGACCTGAAATCACCAAATGGGCAACTGAAATTCCCGATGCATTTCAAAGTATATTCAACCCCACTAACATGAAAATGCCATATGATTCAACAACATCGTTTGTGCGCGACATTATCAAACTGGACCACGGAAAATACATCGTTACTTTCAACACTGTAACTAGCATGTTGGTATCCGTGTTTCACAACCTATATCATGATACTGCCCGTCTAGTCATTTCTCCCGATGTATATTACGAAATGTCTATTGCAGATGTCACGAAACAACACTATCTTGAACCGAGTGAATTCAAAACTCGCGGACCGTATAAAAAATGCGTGAAACCATTCATCTTGTATAAAAAAGATATTCCAAGAGCTTACACCTGCGAACTAAACGAAGTGAAAACCGAAATATATACTGTTCCTCTATAACCGAAATGTATTTTTTTCAATATATGAATTATATTTAAACAAAATAATATTTATACTATAATGAATATTCAATATGAAATTAAAACAGATGACATTTATGGGAAAGGTATTTATGTGATGGAAAATATTAAAGCAGGAACGTGTGTATGGACGTATACATTAAACGAAAATGTATTTGAATATGATGAAGAGCAAACTATTTCTTATTTACAAAATTTACCTAATTTGGAATCTCAGCAACGATTTCTAGATTTAACTTTTGGAAAAGGTTGCATGTTGTGTTTAATCACGGATGATGGACAATATGTAAATCATTCAGATGATCCTAACTGTAAAACTGATCTTGTATCTGGAAATTGTTACGCCATAAAAGATATTGAAAAAGGCGAACAAATTTTTGAAGATTATAATTCTTTTAACCATCCATCTTTTCTTTTAGACTTGTTAAAAAAATATAAGTGTGAACCAACTTGTTATACGATAAATATTGAGTAAAGTGGTCTACATACCAATAAATTCGTCCAACGCCATGTCGTGATACGCAGCAGATGCTTCTTCTTTTGGTGTAAACATGATTCTGCCATTGTGCAATTCCTTAAATGAAAGTTCAAAATCGTAGTTGTCAATTTCAAAATATCCGTAGTAAAATACTGGCTCGGTGCCGAGTAGTTCGTCGTCCTTGATTGTTTCACTTGTGCCGTAAATTTCTCCAGTGTGCGTAAAATGTAGAACTGTTCCTTCGGGGTAACCTGATGTATCGTTGGCGGGACAAACCATGACTGTGGTTGGCCGATTCAAATGGAAACTATTCCCATACCACGGAAATGGATCGGAATTGAAGTATTCCCATGCATTTGCGATTGCATCTCGTGGGTGCATTTTAAGCATTTCGCGTGCCATCATGCGTTCAAGAGTCATCGTTTGGTAAGTGCTCATGATTTTAAAAATAAAGATTAATAAATTATGTTTCAATTTTAAATCAATTCCTCTACATTTAAATGTTTCGGTTTTTACTATTTCCAGACCATTGTAGTGAATAACCAAATTTAGTGTAATAATCATAGGCAAAGTTATACGATTAAAAAAAATAAGCGTTTCAAAAATTAAATTGGTTACGATGTAAGTTCGCGATTCATGGCTGCTACGCGGTCACTTGTGGATGACAGTGCACGAAATAGTGATGGAGGAGGAGGTGCATCTTCGTTTTCTATTCCACAACCATCAGTATAAATAGGCGCATTCGTCATGGTGAGTTGATTTCCCTGTTCAAATGCTTCCAATGTGCATCCAACGTAGGTAAATGTCCAACCGCATGTTTCGGCACGTTGAATCAATGTATTTAGTTGGTGAAGTTTCATTACACTTGTATTGTTTTCTCCATCGGTCACAATCACTACATTTTGTGGTGCAGTTGCATTCAGAATTCCGAATGCAATGGCATCAAACAATGCAGTTGCTCCTAATGGATTGTAATCGGTAATTTCAAGACGAGGATCATGTACATTTAGAGACGGTGTGAATCGGAAATATTCATTGAACCGAATAATTGTAATATTTACGTCAAACCCAGACGCTTGTTGACCTTCTAGATAACCAGAAACAGATTGAACTGCTTCAATTCCCATTTTGTTCATACTACCAGTTTCGTCTAGAATAATAGTAGAATCCATGGGAATCCCGTGAACTGATCTAGGAAGTTCTTTGGACATATCCATCTTTGAAACAATAGTGTGATAATACTTGGTATAGATTGATTGACAATGCAGCGGTTCTGCTTCGTCGTCTGTCACCTCAACATTATTGGTACCAGCTACTGATTCTTGGCGTGACAGGATAGGCCGAGATGGCGGCATATCAATCGCCAAGTCTGACTCGTCTGATATAAGTTTGCTCTGTGTGGAACCCATGGTATATTTTTTAAAAAAATACAATATTACTTCAATTTTTTATTTATGTTACTATAAATTACGTAAATATTATCAATACAATCATTGCAATAATGTTTGTTTTGATAATTTACAAATTGTTTACTGTGTTTGTTACATATTTCGCATTTTTGTGGTTTATAATTACACAAATCATTTAGGCATGTGTTGCAATATAATTTATCATTATAACGTATGAGACCTTTCGTATACCATTCATTGCAAAGACAGCATGATTGTAGATAATTTATGCATGTACCACAAATATTTTTTTTATATTTACACGAATAATTTGTTATATTGGTTGGATGATTGCAAAACGAACAGTGCGTATTCCCCATTTTAACATTTATTTTAAAAAATAATATTTATTCAATTTTTAATATTTAGTAATATTATGAGTGATTGCCGAAAAAAAAACTTTGACGAATGTTATTCTATGCCCAACTGTTTCATGACAAATGGTCAAAAACGTAAATCGTATTGCAGAAAAAGTTTAAAAAAAACTCATTTATGCAAGGGACAAATCAAAGCATTATGCAATGGCCCATCCTGTTTGTATACCAATGGTCCAAAACGGCAATATTGCCGAAAATCAAGACGTAAATCATCACGTTAAATCTATAATATTATCTGATGGGGGAGGAGTAACGGTATAAAATTGTTCTCGTCGTAATGCACGCATTGCATCCCTGCAAGTAACACAAATGTATCCTGTTACAGGTGAATATCGGCGACAATACACTAGTTTCCAAGTATCGTATACTTGATTGCATTGTGGGCAAGTAGTTTGTGGAGGAACTGGAGTATTCATCTTATACTAAAATTTAGATATTTTATTTATTTCAATTTTAAAATAAATAAAATTGTCTTTAGTATGGAATATGAATTTGGATATAAAAAACCACCATTTAAAGGAACAAAAGAAGAATGGGAAAAATTACGAAATAAGATTGGATGGTGGATTGAATCTTCTTCTATTTATCCATTTATTACTGTAAAATGTCCTCATTGCGGATCAATCAATAATCATAATATAATGAATCATAGTATCCGTAATCACAAATCATGTAATTTACATTATTACAAGGGAGTACGTGTATATTACGAATGTCCAGGTTACAAACTGGGTATTTATCTTAATCGTTGACATTTATTTCTTTTTCCTTTTTTTTATTTTTGGTTTATCAGGTGATTTATCGCCAGTTGATTTAAACACATCTTCTAGTGTAGAATTCATCATAACGGACAAAATAATAGCTGGAACAATAGTAACTGTAAGCAACGTGGTGGCATTTACATAAAGAGCTATTCCTGCTATAAATGCAGGCGATGACATTAATATAAATGAAAGAAGAACCATTGCCATAAGAGTGACAATTATTCCAATTATTAATTTATTTAAAATAGTTAAAATATTGATAATTCCAGATACAGTAAGATTATATATATTCATAGATGTGTATAAGCCAGCAAGTAGGATACCGTTTATTTTCCCCAACATATCTTGCATGTGCACTAACATTTCTACCAAAGGAATAATAAATCGTATTACCTTTTCTAAAAGTTCAGCATATATTGCACTTATTTGTGCTTTTAACCATGCTATAAATGCTATGAATGCTGCAATAGAGGCTATTATGCTATCCAATGCTTTAATTGTAAGATATAATACAAATTCAAATGGCATCATAATAATACTGAAAAACGAAGACGCATCATTGTGTATACAATAATTAAAATTTTCAAATGTAGTATCCATGGTGCTTTGTCCAGGGGTTGGCATAATAATACCTGCAAAAGGCAATACAATTGGACTGCATTTATTTGTATTCCAATTATTTCGTAATTCGGAAACAACAGCTTGATACGATGAATAGGCAACAATTAGGACAGTAATAAAAAATAATAGAATTGTAACCATTACATCTTTTCCATACATTCCTAAATATCCAATATTTTCATACAATGATAATATTCTAGTATTTACATCCATTATACAAAATATCTATATTTTACCAATGGTTTTTATCATTGCACCTGGAACACCTGCCCACATACATTCAAAAGTGTACATGACAGTTGTCATTATATACATGATGGTAGCAATAATAGCAGCTATTTTTCCTTGCACATCTACAAGTTTCACAACAATAATGTTAAATTCTACCATAACATTTAAAAAAATAGAGTAAATATTTGCAAACATTCCACCCACATTAAATTTCATGGATGACGATTCTTCTGTGGATTTTTCTGTACTTGTATTGATACTATTTACCATATCCAATGTCATATTTTGCAAATAACTAAATGGTTGGGTAATAGTAGGTGCAAAACTAGACATGATATTTTGAACACAAAATGAAAAATTATCTGATGTAGTTGTTCCATCTGGAGCAATAAATCCAGCAAATGGCATCATAATCGGGTTACATCTATAGAGTGCCCAATTATCTTGTATATTTTGTATACTAGTATTCATCATGTTGTATGTTATTAATACGATAAATACTATAACAATGCAAATGGATTGAAACCACTCAAATATCATAGTTTATATATTTATATAAAATATGAATATTGATTTTTATTTATTGGGGGAATTTTTAAAAAAAAGGGACATCTTTTTGTATAAACAATATAAATTTAAAATATTGTATGACCTTGTTAAAATCCACCATTAGATACATATTCTATAATATTCACTTTCTAAAGATGTTCGGCTTTTTCTAATGATTTTACAAATTTGGGTTGGTCGCATACATATAATAGATGCAACTGCGTCATATCTGCTAATCGTCGGAATTTCAGAATTACTTTGAATGTTATATTTTCTTTTAAATTCGGCTATTTCTTCATCATTCAAAATTTTGTGGGGTGGGACAGACTGATGTTTCAAAATATTAAATTGCAACCTATGAATATTTATAATGGTAATGAAAATCCCGTAAATATTCCACAATTCATTCAAAGTTTCTTTAATATTATCATTCGGTTCATCTTTCATAATAATCAACAGCGTATCCGATTTCTTAAATTTTAATTCAGATTCATCTGCAAAAATCTCGTCTTTTATTTTGTGCACAGCTTGAGTTGTGATTCGCGAACCATCCATAAAATATTTGATGTAGATACGTTGGGTATCCTCTTGATCTTGTTTGGATAACAGCAAATTTAATTGGTTGTTTCGTATCAATGTAGCTACATGATTAATGCTATAATTTGTATAATTATCTACATTGTACCCACTTTCTTTTAAAATTTCAAGCAAATGAATGCGAGACATATGTATCATAGAAACTGTGGTAGGATCGTCCATTATACTATATAGGGTATTTATTTTAAATAAAAAAATCAATTTTAAAAAACAATTCATTAATCAATATTGTTGTGTATGTTGTTCAATATGATGTTTATGTTTGCGATGATATTTAGACGGTTTTGGAGTTCATGATATTCATTGTTATTATTGTTATTGTAATTGTTCATCATGTTCAGTTGAGTATTACAGTGGTTTGTAATCATGTTGATGGAATCTGCGACTACATTAGCCGTCTTGTAATTTACAGGAATGGCATTATCTAGCAAATAACGACGAATGGTATCTAGCAAAGTCATGTTATGAAGGAACACGTAAGTGTTGATGTAGGTGTGGAAAGTGGTAGTTGCGTCCATGGTTTTAAATACGAATAAAAACAAATTAAAATTTCAATTTTAATTATATAATGTACAATCCAGAAGCATGGGCTAAAAATTGGGATAAACAAAATCCAAGTGATTTTAAAAAACGGTGTGACGAATCTCGTGCGGTACAAGAAGAGTATACCAAACAATATGAAAAGAAAATAGCCGATTTACAAAAAATTAAAGATTTACAACCAAAAGAAAAAAAGTAATAAATATATGGCAAATATTCAAACACTTATGGATCAAATTGCACAATTACAAAAAACAGAAGAACAACTTTACCGTTCTTTAACTAAAAATGCCGAAAATGTAGCATTAGGAAGACAGAGCACAATGAGTGATGCCGAAATTGAAAATATTACAAATCAGGTAAATTCATTGACTGCAACTCGTGTAAATTTATATAATGCGCTTGCTAAAAATTATCATAATGAAGTACGTTTAGAAGATTCGGTAAATAAATCTATGGAACAACAAACCAAAACTTTGAAAATATTAGAGCGAGAATTAAATAGATCCAAAAGTAATTTAGCAAAATTAAAAGATGAAAAATATAATCAGCTTAAAATGATTGAAATTAATAATTATTTTGGAAAACAATACGAAAATCATGTGCAATTAATTAAAATTATTATCATTGTTGGAGTTTGCATGTTGGCAACTTTACTCTTGAATTATGTATCAGCATTGAAACCTGCTTCCCGACCCTTATTTAATTTAGTTACCATTGTTGGGTTATTTTTTATTGCAAGTAAATTAGTTGATTTGTATTTAAGGAAAAATGATAATTACGATGAATATGAATGGCCCGTTGCACCTACTACAGATCGCGAATTAACTACTGCAAATGCAGAATCTACTTCATTCATTGATGTAAGTGGCATTGATATATTACCGCCTGGTATCTGTTTTGGAACATCGTGCTGTAGTTTAGGAACAACATGGCTAGATGGTTCTGGATGTGTAATAGATCCCAACTATCAATCTGCTACTGATAATTATATTATTAAAAATACTTAATAAAATCAAGTTAGACATATGTTAATAAATATATTATGACGACCATTGAAGATATTATGCGCATGGATGATACAAATATGAAAAACCTTCCTTGGAATAAATTAGACCGATATTTGAAATTAAATAAACTTTATGATTATGTAAAAGATTACCAAACACAACACACCATTTCGGATGAAGCAGCAGAACAATTGAAAGAATTATTCAAAGAAAAAATAAACAAAAAACTATTACACAAAACAAAAGATGTAGAGTACGATACTGAATTAAATAAAATAATTTCTATTCCCAGTCTTGTTTGTTTAAATGGAAAATTTAAACTTCACTGCACGGATACTGCATCTCCGTTACATTCACTAACTCCTAAAAATAAAACGGTTAAAAAATCAATATCCTAAATAGACTTAATAAAATAACAATAGATATTCTATTATGGATTTATCTTCCGAAATCGGCACACTCATGACCGAATATGTTCAGGAGAACCTTGAACATATTCATAAAGATTCATTTGCATCCGCCATGCAAAATCATATTACAGAATTATTAAAGGCACAGCTAGAAAATGAACCTGAGGAAACCATTCGTGCATCATATCAATCTGCACTTTTAAAATTTCACGGAAGAACGACACCATTTTACCCTCCTGTTCACGTGGAGACTATATCGTACAAATTGGCAAAACTTCACGCAAAATATCAACCTGACCAACGAACTCCCGAATGGTATTCGTTTCGGAATCAATTACTCACTGCAAGTTCCATTTCCAAAGTTCTTGGGTCGGCTGCAAAACGTAACGAATTAATTTGTAGCAAATGTAATCCTAGTACACATATGAATTATAATCATACCTCGGGTCCTATGCATTGGGGTATTAAATATGAACCTGTTTCCCTAGAGTATTATTGTTACAAAAATAAAACACGCGTTCAATCGTACGGGTGTATTGCTCATTCCGAATACCCTTTTATTGGTGCATCGCCCGATGGTATTAACGTTTTGGAAACATCTCCTTTATATGGAGTCATGCTTGAAATTAAAAATCCGATTTCTCGCCAAATTAATGGAAATCCAAAAGAAGAATATTGGGTTCAGTGTCAACTTCAAATGGAAGTATGCGATTTAGATGCATGTGATTTTTTGGAAACCAAATTTACAGAATACGCTTCTGAAGAAGAATTTAATGCAGACGGTTCGTTTCAGTTGTCACACGATAATAAATATAAAGGAATTATTCTTCATTTTGAAGTAGACGGAATGTTTCAGTACGAATATTTACCGTTTCAATCATTGTTGGAAGAATATACGACATGGAAAAATATAAAAATAGAACAAAATCCCAATTTTATAAAAGAAATTTACTGGAAAATGGATTGTGTAGAATGTACGATTATTCCGAGAAATAAACTATGGTTTCAATGGTTTCTTCCACAAATCATTGAATTACAAGGTATCATTGATCGTGAGAAAAAAACGGATGATTGGAAACAACGTTTGCCCAAGAAAAAGAATAAATTGCTGCTAACACCATTTACAAATTAAATTGAAATCATTTTTAAACTGTTACCAAAAAATAAGAAAAAATATGGATGAAGAAGATGGCATTCCGTCCATTAAAACTGAAACAAGATGTTATTGGGGTAAATTTTGCTGTTTATGCGGATGTTTCTGTTTCATCTTGGGACTAATCGTTTATATTATCATCAAGTTAGTTGTTGTATCGCTGTAAGTAAAATGAATTCTTGATTAGTTAATTTTTGGAAAACGATACATTCATCCAACTTTAATTTAAAAAACTGGTTTACCCAATTTTTACATGTAATTACGATTCCGTTTTCTTCAATATCAACCCGAACAATAATTCCGCCGTTGGTAAAGATTCGTTTAGATAAATTAATCCACCGAATGTAGGATCCAATACGAAATTCTTGAAGTTCATCTACATGGCGATAGTCTTTTAATTTTTTTTTTAAAGAAAGAAGTTTTAATTCAGCCAATATTTTGTGTTTTCGTTCATTAATTTTTTCAAAGGATAATGATAAAATATTTTGATTCTTTTCATTTTGAATTGCATCACTTAATATTTCCATAGTGTTCTATATGTATGGAAATATTTAATTATTTTAGCAATATACTATATGGCAGAATTAAGAAGAAAAGCAGAGGAGGGTGCAGATGCCAAATTACAAATGCACGAATCGCATATTAGAGATTATGCAACCAGAGGAATGATGTTGGCATCTGAAGTCAAGCAAGGAAGATGGACTATGAAAGAACGAGAAATAGTTGATGCGTGTATAAAATATTTATCTGAAGTAGATCAAGCGATTCAAAGCGCTTATTCAGGCGGGTTTGTACCTGTACGTGAAAAAACACCTAGCCCTGAAGAACTTGAATTATATTATAGATTAAATCGCCCAGATGATCCAGTACAAATTAGGGAAGCAATGCCAAGAATAGCAAAGGAAAGACATGAAATACCACCTGATTATACGTTTGACGTAATTCAACGTATGGGAATCCCAGAACATGTTAAAAATCATATAATGGAATATGCAAGTAAAGGACATATTGTTGCTGCAATGAACCAACGTACTGACAATTGGTATAGAGATATTGATGCAAATGCAATTGCAAAACGAAGACGGTTGGCTGCTAGAGCAGAAGAAAGAGCAGATGCAAATGCCAGAGATGACTGTAGTCGGTTTGGACCTGAAGGAAGTGGCCCTGGTTGTAATGTTATGGGGGGTAAAAAATCAAAAAAACGAAAATCAAAACGTAGATCTAAAAAACGAAAATCACAACGCAGACGTTAAATTTGTATGAAAGATTCTAGGCAATTCTTGTTACTATAAACATAAAATTTGATACATAACTATATGTTCCTGATACAATAGTCAAATTAAAATAAGGGCGTAATGTATCATTGCCAGTTGCTACATAAACTCCGCATAAAGAACCAACATAGCTTTGTCCTGTTGTCGTAGTGCCGTATTGTTGACTTACTAATACGTCAGTTGTTGCCGTATTTTTAACGGATACTAAAGCAGATGCTATTACTCCTCCGAGAGAAGATATGTAACCCATTTTATAAGTTACCATCCAAACGCCTGGCGTGATTGACACGGCATCACTTAAAGGAGTATTATTTCCGCTTGTTATTAGTCCAGTTCCTCCTGTATATGTTGGTTGAAGTGGATTATATCCAATACTTCCTGCTATATTTGTTCCTGTTGATGTAGTGTAACTATATTGAGGTTTTATGGGAGCATACATATTAGTTTCAGTATGAGTATTATTTCCAATTCGTATGATATTACTTTCATAAGAGTTACCTGTATTCCCTATATAAATATTATTGGATCCAGATATTAAACTATTGCCTGCATTATATCCCAAAGCTATATTATTGGATCCTATTTGTAAATTTTGTAATGCACCATTTCCAAATGCTGTATTATTTGCATTAATAATAACATCATTATTATCTATAGCTAATTGTGGTGATGATTCGTTTTCAGTTCCGCCAATTTTATTTGCCCATATAACATCCCCTGAAGTATTATATTTTACTACATAAATATCTGTCGTGGTTGAAATTCCAGAATTACCTAATGTTGATTCATTTATATATAATGGGTTTGATTTATAAATTCCAGTTACATAGACGTTATTTAAAGTATCTATAGTTAATTGTGGTTCAGATTCATCTTGACTTCCACCAATTTTATTTGCCCATTCAACAACTCCTGAAGTATTATATTTTACTAGATAAGTATCTGTCGTGGTTGAATTTCCAGAATTACCTAATGTTGCTGCAGTTCCCCCAATATATAATGGGTTTGAAGTATAAATTCCAGTTACATAGACGTTATTTAAACTATCTATAGCCAATTGTGGTACACTTTCGTTTCCAGTTCCACCAATTTTATTTGCCCATTGAACAACTCCTGAAGTATTATATTTTACTACATAAATATCTGTCGTGGTTGAATTTCCAGAATTACCTAATATTGAACTAGTTCCAGTTATATATAATGGGTCTGAAGTATAACTTCCAGTTACATATACGTTATTTAAAGTATCTATTGCTAATTGTGTTGCAGATTCGTTTCCAGTTCCACCAATTTTATTTGCCCATTGAACAACTCCTGAAGTATTATATTTTATTAAAAAAATATCCGTTGTGGATAAAATTCCAGAATTACCTAATGTTGTCCCAGTTCCTCCAATATATAATGGATTTGAATCATAAATTCCAGTTACATACACGTTATTTAAACTATCTACAGCTAATTGTATTGATGAATCGTTTCCAGTTCCACCAATTTTATTTGCCCATTGAACAACTCCTGAAGTATTATATTTTACTACATAAGTATCAGCTGTTGATGAAATTCCAGAATTACCTAATATTTCCCCAGATCCAGTTATATATAATGGGTTTGATTTATAATTTCCAGTTACATAGAGGTTATTTGAACTATCTACAGCTAATAGTGGAAAACCTTCCTCTCCAGTTCCACCAATTTTATTTGCCCATTGAACAACTCCTGAAGTATTATATTTTACTACATAAATATCATATGTTGGCGAAATTCCAGAATAACCCAATGAAGTTGAACCTATATATAATGGATTTGAATTATAATATCCACTTACATAGACGTTATTTAAACTATCTATAGCTAATTTTCGTACAAAATCACTTGCAGTTCCGCCAATTTGATTTGTCCATACAACATTTCCTGTTGTATTATATTTTACTATATATGTATCAGCAAAATCTCCAGAAAACCCTAATGAAGTTGAACCTATATATAATGGGTTTGATCTATAATTTCCACTTACATATACATTATTTGAACTATCTACGGCTAATTGTGGTATACTTTCGTTTCCAGTTCCACCAATTTGATTTGCCCATACAACATTCCCACTTTCATTATATTTTATCAAAAAAATATCCGCTCTTGTTGAAATCCCAGAATTACCTAATGTTGCTCCAGTTCCAGTTATATATAATGGATTTGAAGTATAAGTTCCAGTTACATATAATGAAAATGATTGTGTTGATAAATTATCAAAAACTCCAATACCTGCTCCCACATTATTATTATCTATAAATATAAGGCCTTCTCCTGTATCGCCACTTGGTCCCGGAAGTCCATCGGCTCCTTGAAGTCCAGGTGGTCCTTGAAGTCCATTGGATCCATCTAGTCCTGGAGGCCCTTGTTCTCCAATATTAGAAGCACAAGATCTGCTTAAATTTTTACTTCGGACTTGCTGGGCACGCATCATTTTCATTGACATATTTGCACCATTTGGAGAGAGTATACCTGATGGTAAAATAGGTGGAGTAGGACATGTTTTTTTTCCATCGTTAAAAAAACATTTCATAATTACCTATGATATTATTTTTCGGTTAATTTAATACGAATATCATGCTAGTTTTAAATAAATTGTATCTTACCCAATTATGACATTGATACACATTAGTTAATAATACATGTATAAAATCATACTAAATAATTAACTCTTAATGGTGTAATTTATACAATTCGTGTAATACGAACATTTATAGCCTGAGCATTCATTAAAGCCGTAGTGGTTCTAACTCCTATAACATACCAAATTACTGGACTAGTTTGTTGAATTACTGTTGTCATCAATACATGTGCCGTGCTAGGAGCACCATTTGCATTTGTTGAAACAGTTCGCGTTATATCAAACACGTTTGACGTTGTTGATAAACCTATTTGGGCAAATCCTGAGTTATTACTTAAACTACCTGATAATTCAGTAATCCAAGTTCCACTAGGTATTATAAAACTTGGTGATAATGATATATTTGAAGGTGTAGTTGCTAATGCTGTGTTACCAATAGTTTTTACTATATTAGTAAATCCTATTTCGGTTGACATTGGAAGTCTTGTATATAACGGTGTTAGAGGTTGTCCTATATTTATACTAGTATATATTTGAGAATTACCAATTCTTATTGTACCATTTTCATATGATGGTTCATCATTTTCGCCAATATAAATGTTATTAGAACCTTGTATTAAATTATTTCCTGCATTATATCCCAATGCCGTATTATTGAATCCAACTTGTAAATTTTGCAATGCACCATTTCCATACGATGTATTATTAATAGAATTATATGTATTTGTGGCTAATTGTGGTGTAGATTCGTTTCCAGTTCCCCCAATTTTATTTGCCCATACAACACTCCCACTATCGTTATATTTTATTACATAAATATCACTTGACCCACCAGAAATTCCTAATGTTGTCCCAGTTCCAGATATATATAATGCATTTGAATCATAAGTTCCAGTTACATACACGTTATTTAAACTATCTACAGTTAATTGTGGTACAGATTCGGTTCCAGTTCCACCAATTTTATTTGCCCATTGAACAACTCCTGAAGTATTATATTTTATTAAAAAAATATCTCCATTACCAGAATGACTTAATGTTGAACCAGTTCCAGTTATATATAATGGATTTGAAGTATAAGTTCCAGTTACATAGACGTTATTTAAATTATCTACAGCTAATTGTGAGTCATTTTCAATTGAAGATCCACCAATTTTATTTGCCCATTCAACAACTCCTGAAGTATTATATTTTACTACATAAATATCAGATGTTGTTGAATTTCCAGAATTTCCTAATGTTGAACCAGTTCCAGTTATATATAATGGATTTGAATTATAAGTTCCAGTTACATAGACGTTATTTAAACTATCTACGGCTAATTGTGCTGCATATTCGGATTGAGTTCCACCAATTTTATTTGCCCATTGAACAACTCCTAAAGTATTATATTTTACTAAAAAAATATCTCCATTACCAGAATGACCTAATGTTGAACCAGTTATATATAATGGATTTGAACGATAAGTTCCAGTTACATATACATTATTTAAACTATCTACGGCTAATTGTGGTGATGATTCAATTCCAGTTCCACCAATTTTATTTGCCCATTGAACAACTCCTGAAGTATTATATTTTATTAAAAAAATATCTCCATTACCAGAATGACCTAATATTGAACCAGTTCCAGTTATATATAATGCATTTGAATCATAAGTTCCAGTTACATACACGTTATTTAAACTATCTATAGCTAATTGTGGTGCAGATTCATCTTGACTTCCACCAATTTTATTTGCCCATTGAACACCTCCTAAAGTATTATATTTTACTACATAAATATCATATGTGGTTGAAATTCCAGAATTACCTAATGTTGAACCAGTTCCAGTTATATATAATGGGTTTGATTGATAACTTCCAGTTACATATACATTATTTAAATTATCTACAGCTAATTGTGGTGATGATTCAAATACAGATCCACCAATTTTATTTGCCCATTCAACAACTCCTGAAGTATTATATTTTACTACATAAATATCATATGTGGTTGAATTTCCAGAATTACCTAATGTTGCTCCAGTTCCAGTTATATATAATGGGTTTGATTGATAACTTCCAGTTACATATACATTATTTAAATTATCTACGGCTAATTGTGGTACAGATTCATCTTGACTTCCACCAATTTTATTTGCCCATTCAACATTCCCACTATTGTTATATTTTATTAAAAAAATATCACTTGTTGTTGAAATTCCAGAATTACCTAATATTGTCCCAGTTCCTCCAATATATAATGGAGTTGAGAAATAACTTCCAGTTACATACAATGAAAATTGTGGCTGATTTGATAAATTATCAAACACATTTGTACCTGCCCCGATATTTGTATCTTTTACATCTAATTCATTAGTACTTCTCCATTCAGGAGAACCTGTTGTACTAACGGAAAGAACTTGATCTGTAGTTCCATCATTGCCATTTAATAACAATGAATTGGTGTTTAAATTGATAGAGTTGGTAGATGTAATAACCGCATCAGTATGATCCGTGTCATTTCCAATTCGGATAGTATTATTATCATAAGGGTTACCTGTATTCCCAATATAAATATTATTAGATCCAGTTATTAAACTATTACCTGAGTTGTATCCCAATGATATATTATTTGATCCTGTTTGTAAATTTTGTAATCCACCATTGCCAAATGCTGTATTATTAGTATTATTAGTATTATTATTATTATATATAGCTAATTTTGATACAAGTTCGGTTCCAGTTCCACCAATTTGATTTGCCCATATAACATTTCCTGAAGTATTATATTTTACTAGATAAATATATTCACTATTACCATAATTACTTAATGTTAAACCATTCCCTCCATTTATATATAATGCATTTGAATCATAAGTTCCAGTTACATACACGTTATTTAAACTATCTATAGTTAATTGTGGAAAATCAAATTCAGTTCCACTTCCACCAATTTTATTTGCCCATACAACATTCCCATTACTACTATATTTTACCAAATAAGTATCATTAAGTCCAGAATTACCTAATGTTGAACCATTCCCTCCACTTATATATAATAGATTTGAATCATAAGTTCCAGTTACATATACATTATTTGAACTATCTATAGCTATTTGCGGAAATAATTCAGTTCCAGTTCCACCAATTTTATTTGTCCATACAACATTCCCATTACTACTATATTTTACCAAATAAGTATCATTAAGTCCAGAATTATCTAATGTTGAACCATTCACTCCACTTATATATAATAGATTTGAATCATACCTTCCAGTTACATATACATTATTTGAACTATCTACAGCTAATTGTTGTACACCTTCGGTTCCAGTTCCACCAATTTTATTTGCCCATAAAACATTCCCACTTTCATTATATTTTACTAGATAAATATCCGTTGTAGTTGAAATTCCAGAATTTCCTAATGTTCCCCCAGTTCCAGTATATAATATGTTTGATCTATAAGTTCCAGTTACATATACATTATTTGAACTATCTATAGCTATTTTTGGTAAATTGTCATTGCCAGTTCCTCCAATGTTAGTTGCCCATACAACATATCCAGTATCACTATATTTTACTATAAAAGTATCATCAACTCCATAATTACCTAATGTTGCCCCAGTTCCTCCAGTTATATATAATAGAGGTGATCTATATTTTCCAGTTACATATACATTATTTAAACTATCTATAGTTAATTCTGAGGAATCATCCTCATTCAATCCATTTATTTTATTTGCCCATAAAACATATCCAGTATCACTATATTTTATTAAATAAGTATCATATCCTCCAGAACCACCTAATGCTGTTCCATTTCCTCCAGTTATATATAATAGACTTCCAGATGCATAATACCCAGTTATATATACATTATTTGAACTATCTATTGCTAATTTAGGATCAAACTCATTATTAACACTGCCAATTTGATTTGCCCATACAACATTCCCATTACTACTATATTTTACCAAATAAGTATCATTAAGTCCATAATTACCTAATGTTGCCCCAGCTCCTCCAGTTATATATAATGGATTTGAAGCATATATTCCAGTTACATAGACGTTATTTAAACTATCTACAGCTAATTGTTGTACACTTTCGGTTCCAGTTCCACCAATTTTATTTGCCCATACAACATTTCCATTATCACTATATTTTATCAAAAAATTATCTGTTGTAGGTAAAATACCAGAATTATCTAATGTTGATCCAATTCCTCCACTTATATATAATGGATTTGAACTATATCTTCCGGTCACATACAATGAAATTGATGATAAATTATTAAATACACTTGTACCTGCACCAATGTTTGTATCTTTTACAACTAATTCATATGTATTTCTCCATTCAGGAACCCCAGTTGTACTAACGGAAAGAACTTGATCTGTAGTTCCATCATTGCCATTTAATAACAATGAATTTGTTTGTAAATTGATAATATTAGATGTAATAACCGCATCAGTATGATCCGTGTCATTACCAATTCGTATAGTATTATTATCATAAGAGTTACCTGTATTTCCAATATAAATATTATTTGATCCAGATATTAAATTATTACCTGCATTATATCCCAATGATATGTTATTGGATCCTATTTGTAAATTTTGTAATGCACCATTGCCAAATGCTGTATTATTAATATTACTATTATTTGTTGTTATTTTGTGTATAGTAGCAGCTGTACTAGTACTATTATCATCTATTATATTTGCATATTGTACAAACCCATTTTTACTGCATGTTACCATAAATGAAAATCTAACATTATTTACTTTATTGTATAATGTAATACCTATTGATTGGTCTGAATTAATTATAGTTAATGGAGTACTTATGGATTGACCAGATACATAAATATATGAATCATTTGTGGTTACATTAAACGTATCACATCTTTGATTAAAATTCATACGCCATTGTGCAATTCCACTTGAATTATATTTTACTAATACAGTATTGGTTTCATTATTAGTAGATAATGTAGTCGCTACACATGAATTTCCAGAGACATCATATAGTAATAGATTAGAAGTACTTGATACACTTGCATATATATCTTCATTATCAGTTGCAATATTAAAACAATTATCGCCAGTATTAATCCTATCAATTTTAGTTGCCCACTGTGCATATCCATTACTATTGTATTTTGTAATAGCCATATAGCTAGTAGTTGAACTTGGAAGATTTATAGATGATGTATTACCATCACTATTTTGTATAGTTAATATACTATTTAGTTGAACTCCAACTGATGCAATTATATTATTTGCAGTGTCAGTTTGTATAGTAGGATAATATAATGTTCCACTACTACCCATTTGAGTTGCCCATATTACAATGCTATCATTATATTTTACTATAAACATGGATGGTTTAATTGGGGTTGTATTAGGGTTTATTAATGTTTTAGTTGATGCAGTTATTGTATTTGTACTATCATTAAACATTGTTAACCCAGCTGTATTATATATTCCAGTTACAATTATATTATTTGAATTATCAATCTCTGCGTAATTAATATCATCAATATTCAACGATAGATATCCTATGTGTTTTGCCCATAATGCATATCCGTTACTATTATATTTTACGATAAACATATCTTCATTTCCACACATAGTCATAGATGATAAGTGAAATGTATTTCCAGGTGAATCGTATATAACTAAACTTGCACTGGTATATCTACCAGTAACAATTAAATCATTATTTTTATCTACAACCACACTATTTATATATGATAAAGATGATAAATTAGTTGCCCATTGTGCAATTCCTATATCATTATATTTTACTATAAAACCTAAGTCTCCAAATGTCCAATTTAAATTTACAGTATATGTATTGCCAGGGGTGTTGTATGCATACATTGTGCTACCAAATGTATTTGTTACATATGTATTATTTAATGAATCAATCGCAATACATGGAATAACACCACCACTATCTGTATTTATAAAGGATGCCCATTTGGCAATTCCATTACTATATTTTACTATATAAGTATTTGATAGTGAATTAGTAACTGATGGTAAAGTTGTAGATGTATTCCCATCTGAATTATAAATAGTTAATGGACCAGTTGAATATCCTCCTACTATATATTGGCTTGTATACAAATTAATATTATCAAAAACACTAGTACCTGCCCCAATATTTGTATCTTTTACAACTAATTCATATGTATTTCTCCATTGAGGAAAACCAGTTGTACTAACGGAAAGAATTTGACCTGTACTTCCAGTGGAACCTCTCAATAACAATGAATTGGTGTTTAAATTAATAGTATTTCCAGAAATTCCACTTACACCAACCATATTAAAATTATTCATGTTTAATGTAGTGCCTGCGGTATTGCCTTGTAACATTACTTGAGCCAATGTAGGCGTAGTTAAGGTTCTCCATTCAGGAAAACCAGTTGTACTAACCGAAACAACTTGACCCGTAATTCCATAATTGCCATTTAATAACAATGAATTGGTGTTTAAATTAATAGAATTAGTAGTTGTAATAACTGCATCAATATGATCTCTATTATTGCCAATACGTATAGTATTATTATCATAAGAGTTACCAGTATTACCAATGTAAATATTATTGAATCCAGATATTAAATTATTTCCTGCATTATATCCTAATGCTGTATTATTATCTCCAATTGATAAATTAGATAATGAATAATTGCCAAACGATGTATTATTAGTATTATTATTTTTAATATTATTTGTTGTAATTTTATGCATCTCATTACTGGTATTGTTAGCAGAATCATCTATTATATTTGCATATTGTACAAATCCATCTTTAGTACATGTTACTGTAAATAAAAAACGGGTTAGATTTAATTGATTATATAATGTAATGCCTATTGAATTGTCTGAATTAAATATTGTTAGTGGTGTGGCACTTGATCGCCCAGTTACATAAATATATGAATCATTTATAATTAAAGGTGTAGACTCCAAAAGCGTATCAAAATTCATACGCCATTGTGCAATTCCATTTGAATTATATTTTACTAATACCGTTTTCGTTGCATTACCAGGAGATAATGTAGTCGGTACACATGTATTTCCAGAAACATCATATATTACTGGTGGTGAACTATTCGTTGCAATTACATATATATCTTCTTTATCAGTTGCAATATTAAACGTATTTGCAATAATATTAGCATTATCAATTTTAGTTGCCCACTGTGCATATCCATTAATAGTATATTTTGCAATAGCCATATAGTTAGTAGTTGAACTTGGAAGATTTATAGATGATATATTACCATCACTATTTTGTATCGTTAATATACGATTTTGTTGAACTGCAACTAATGCAATTATATTATTTGAAGTATCTGTTTGTATAGTAGAATAATTTAATATTCCAGTACTACTCATTTGAGTTGCCCATATTGCAGAAGTATCATTATATTTTACTATAAACATTGATCTACTAGGGGCTGTATTAGGATTTATTAATGTTTTAGTTGATGCAGTTATTGTATTTGTACTATCATTAAACATGGTTAACCCAGCTGTAGTATATATTCCAGTTACAATTATATTATTTGAATTATCAATGGATGCATAATTAGTGAATGAAATTTGTAATGATGTATATCCTATATGTTTTGCCCATAATGCATATCCGTTACTATTATATTTTATGATAAACATATCAAACGTTCCAATTTTAGACATAGATGATAAGTGAAATGTATTTCCAGGGGCATCGTATATGTTTAAAGATGCATCATATATACCTGTAACGATTAAATCATTGTTTTTATCTACAATTATACTATTTATAATAGAGAAAGATGGATTTAATTTAGTTGCCCATTCTGCATATCCAAAACTATTATATTTTACTATATAACTTTCTGTACCACTAGTCCAATCCAAATTTACCATATATGTATTTCCAGGGATGTCATATGCATACATATTACTTTCAAATGTACTTGCTACATATGTATTATTCATATAATCAATTGAAATACATGGAAATTGACCATAAAATGTTTTTTTTGATTTTACAAAAGTTGCCCATTGGGCAATTCCATTATTATATTTTACTATATAAATATTTGTTAGAGGTGAATTAGTTGATGGTAAAGTTATAGATGTATTTCCATTAGAATTATAAATAGTTATAGGACCTATACTATATTCTCCTAATATATATTGGCTTGTATATGTATTATTAATATTCTCAAAAACACTAGTACCTGCACCAATGTTGGTATCTTTTACAACTAATTCATATGTATTTCTCCATTCAGGTGTACCTGTTGAACCAACCGAAAGAACTTGACCTGTAGTTCCAGTAAACCCGTTCAATAACAATGACTTGGTATTAAAATTAATAGAATTACTAGATGTAATAACTGCATCACTATGATCCGTGCTATTACCAATTCGTATAGTATTATTTTCATAAGAGTTACCTTTATTCCCAATGTAAATATTATTGTATCCACTTATTAAATTATTGCCTGCATTATAACCTAAGGCTGTATTATTATTTCCAGTTGATAAATTAGATAATGAATAATTGCCAAATGATGTATTATTAGTATTAATATTATTCGTTACTATTCTATGTGGATTATGATCACCTGCATAACTATCTATTATATTTGCATATTGTACAAACCCATCTTTACTACATGTTACTGCAAATCCAAAACGATTAATATCTCGTTTATTAGATAATGTAATGCCTATTGTTTGGTCTGAATTAAATATAGTTAATGGAGTAGCAGGTGTTGTGCCAGAGAGATAAACATATGAATCATTTACGGCTAAAGTTAAGTTAGAAGCTATTTGATTAAAATTCATACGCCATTGTGCAATTCCATTTGAATTATATTTTACTAATAACGTTCTTGTTATATTGCTAGTAGGTAGTGTACTCACTACACATGTATTTCCAGACACATCAAATGTGGTTACTAATATATTTGTAGTACCTAAAATTACATATATATCATTTTTATCTGTAACCATATTAAAACGAGTAACTTCAGTATTTTCAATTTTAGTTGCCCACTGTGCATAACCAGTATCACTATATTTTATTAAAAATACAGTAGGAACAGTTGAAATTGGAACATCTATAAATGATGTATTTCCATCGCTATTTTGTATATTTACTCTTTCCCCAAACGCAACCCCAACAGGTACAATTATATTATTTGCACTATCAGTATATACACTAGAACAAATTGATGCATATCCACTAGCACCAATTTGGGCTGCCCATAGTGCAGTACTATCATTATATTTTACTACAAAAAATGTGGATCTAGTTGGAGCAGCTAGTGGTGTTGCATTTGTCAATATTTTAGTTGATGCACTATTCGTATTATCATTATATATGGTTAACGCATTTGAAGTGTATATTCCATCTACAATTATATTATTTGAATTATCAATGGCTGCAAAATTTACTGAATTAAAATTATGTCCTGGATTTCCTATATGTTTTGCCCATAATGCATAACCATTACTATTATATTTTATGATAAACATATCAGTTGTACCAATTTTAGACAAAGATAAGTGTGATGTATTACCAGGTGCATCATATATAATTAAAGAAGTAGCATTATATCTACCAGTAACAACTATATTATCACTTTTATCTACAATTACACTATCTATATTAGATATAGATGGATTTAATTTAGTTGCCCATTGGGCAATTCCATTATCATTATATTTTACTATACAACTTTCTGTACCACTAGTCCAATTTAAAGTTACAGTGTATGTATTTCCAGGTGCATTATATGCATACATCGTACTACCAAATAAAGATGTTACATATGTATTATTTAATGAATCAATCGCAATAGATGGAAATATACCACTATTATTAATTGTTGAATTTACAAAAGTTGCCCATTGTGCAATTCCATTATTATATTTTACTATATACATGTTTTTTGCAGGTGTACTTGATGGTAAAGTAATAGCTGTATTTCCATTTGAATTATAAATATCCAAAGGACCTGTATCATACTCTCCATATATATATTGATTTGTATATGGATTGATATTATTAATAACTCCTGTACCTGCACCAATGTTTGTATCTTTTACAACTAATTCATTCGTACTTCTCCATTCAGGAGAACCTGTTGTACTAACGGAAAGAACTTGACCTGTAATTCCAGTGGAACCTCTCAATAATAATGAATTAGTATTTAAATTGATAGTATTTCCAGAAATTCCACTTACACCAACTATGTTAAAATTATTCATGTTTAATGTAGTGCCTGCGGTATTGCCTTGTAACATTACTTGCGCCAATGTAGGTGTAGTTAAGGTACTCCATTGAGGAAAACCAGTTGCACTAACGGAAAGAACTTGACCCGTAATTCCAGTGGAACCTCTCAATAACAATGAATTGGTATTTAAATTGATAGTATTTCCAGAAATACCGCTTACACCAACCATGTTGAAATTATTCATGTTTAATGTAGTGCCTGCGGTATTGCCTTGTAACATTACTTGCGCCAATGTAGGTGTAGTTAAGGTACTCCATTGAGGAAAACCAGTTGTACTAACGGAAAGAACTTGACCCGTAATTCCAGTGGAACCTCTCAATAACAATGAATTGGTGTTTAAATTAATAGTATTTCCAGAAATACCGCTTACACCAACCATGTTGAAATTATTCATGTTTAATGTAGTGCCTGCGGTATTGCCTTGTAACATTACTTGAGCCAATGTAGGTGTAGTTAAGGTACTCCATTGAGGAAAACCAGTTGCACTAACGGAAAGAACTTGACCCGTAATTCCAGTGGAACCTCTCAATAATAATGAATTAGTATTTAAATTGATAGTATTGCCTGAAATACCGCTTACACCAACCATGTTAAAATTATTCATGTTTAATGTAGTGCCTGCGGTATTGCCTTGTAACATTACTTGCGCCAATGTAGGTGTAGTTAAGGTACTCCATTCAGGAAAACCAGTTGTACTAACGGAAATAACTTGACCCGTAATTCCAGTGGAACCTCTCAATAACAATGAATTGGTGTTTAAATTAATAGTATTGCCTGAAATTCCACTTACACCAACCATGTTGAAATTATTCATGTTTAATGTAGTGCCTGCGGTATTGCCTTGTAACATTACTTGAGCCAATGTAGGTGTAGTTAATGTACTCCATTGAGGAAAACCAGTTGTACTAACGGAAAGAACTTGACCCGTAATTCCAGTGGAACCTCTCAATAACAATGAATTGGTGTTTAAATTAATAGTGTTACCGACAATTCCACTTACACCAACAATGTTAAAATTATTCATGTCTAGTGAAGTTCTTGCAATATTTTCTTTATTTAATACTTCAGCGAATGTAGGTACAGATGTAGATCCTATAGTTGATAGAGTTCTCCATGTAGGTGCTCCTCCGTTACTTGGAATTGCAAGAACTTGATCTATTGATCCACTATTTCCATTCATTTGTAAATAACCCATTTGTAAATTAATATAAGTTCCTGAAGAAAGTGTAGTAATATTGCTAATTGTATTATTATTCATATTTAATGTAGTGGATGCAGTATTGCCTTCTAACATGACACTCCCTAATGTCATTGTTTTCCATTCAGGTGTACCTGTTGTACTAATGGAAAAAACTTGACCCGTAGTTCCAGTAAAGCCTCTCAATAACAATGAATTGGTGTTTAAATTAATAGAGTTGGTAGATGTAATAACTGCATCAGTATGATCCGTGTCATTTCCAATTCGTATAGTATTACTTTCAATAGTGTTACCTGTATTGCCAATATAAATATTATTAGAACCATATATTAAACTATTGCCTGCATTATATCCCAAAGCAATGTTTTTGGATCCAAATTCTAAATTTTGTAATGCACCATTACCAAATGCTGTATTATTAGTAATATTATTATTATTGTTTGTTGTTATTTTATGTATAGTAGAGGTCGTACTACTACTATTATCATCTATTATATTTGCATATTGTACAAATCCATCTTTACTGCATGTTACCATAAATGAAAATATAACATTGCTTACTTTATTAGATAATGTAATCCCTATTGTTTGGTCTGAATTATATATAGTTAATGGAGTATTTTGCGATTGACCAGTTACATAAATATATGAATTATTTGTAATTATATTAAAATTATAACAATTTTGATTATTAAAATTCATAAGCCATTGTGCAATTCCACTTGAATTATATTTTACTACTGTATTTTTTGAATTATCACTAGGTAATGTAGTCGGCACACATGTATTTCCAGACACATCATATATTGTTGGTTTTAATCCACTACTGTTCACAACTGCATATATATCTTCATTATCTATTGCAATATTAAAACGATTAATGTTAATATTAACTGTGTCAATTTTAGTTGCCCACTGTGCAACTCCATCACTATTATATTTTGCAATAGCCACATACTGAGTTGTTGAACTTGGAAGATTTACAGAGGATGTATTTCCATCACTATTTTGTATAGTTAATTTATTATTTGATTGAACTCCAACTAATGCAATTATATTATTCCCACTATCAGTTTGTATAGTAGGATAAGGCAATGTTCCACTACTACCCATTTGGGTTGCCCACATTGCAATGCTATCATTATATTTTACTATAAACATAGATTCTTTAGTTGGGGTTGTATTAGGATTTATTAATGTTTTAGTTGATGCAGTTATTGTATTTGTATCATCATTAAACATGGTTAACCCAACTGTATCATATATTCCTGTTACAATTATATTATTTGAATTGTCAATTGCCGAATAATTAATTTTTGAAATATTTGACGATGGATATCCTATATGTTTTGCCCATAATGCATACCCATTACTATTATATTTTATGATAAACATATCATAAACTGAACCACTTCCAATTCTAGTCATATTTATGTGAAATGTATTTCCAGGTGAATCGTATATAATAAATGGTGTACTAGTATATGTACCCGTAACTATTAAATCATCATTTTTATCTACAATTACACTATTTATATAAGATACACTTGATAATTTAGTTGCCCATTGTGCAACTCCTATATCATTATATTTTACTATATAACTTTCTGTACCACTACAATTTAAATTTACAGTGTATGTGTTTCCAGGTGCATTATATGCATACATCGTACTACCAAATATAGATGTTGCATATGTATTATTTAGTGAATCAACCGCAATACATGGAATATAACTAACACCAGACAGGACCGAATTTACAAAAGTTGCCCATTTAGCAATTCCATTAGTATATTTTACTATATAAATATTTGATGAAGGTGAATTAGTAACTAATGGTAAAGTTGTAGATGTATTACCATCAGAATTATAAATAGTTAATGGACCTGCTGTATATCCTCCTACTATATATTGGCTTGTGTATAAATTATTCTCAAAAACACTAGTACCTGCACCAATATTTGTACTTTTTACAACTAATTCATATGTATCTCTCCATTCAGGAGAACCTGTTGAACCAACCGAAAGAACTTGATTTGTAGTTCCAGTAAAGCCTCTCAATAACAATGAATTAGCGTTTAAATTAATAGAGTTGGTAGAGGTAATAACCGCATCAGTATGATCCGTGTCATTTCCAATTCGGATAGTATTACTTTCAATAGTGTTACCTGTATTTCCAATATAAATATTATTAGATCCAGTTATTAAACTATTACCTGCATTATATCCCAATGATATGTTATTATCTCCTGATACTAAATTTTGTAATGCGCCATTCCCAAATGCTGTATTATTGTATTTAATGTTTTTATTATTCGTTACAGAAGTTATATTTACTGCTCCAGTACCTCCTATATTACTTGCCCAATTCATAAACCCATCATTGTTATATTGTATTAAAAATCCATTAGTTGTAGTTGTATTATTTATTAAAGTTCCACTAATAACCCCATTTGAATTATATAATGTTAACACATTAGAACCAACATCCCCTCCGACAAGTATATTATTATTAACATCAATTGATAATGTTTTTATAATATCACTTCCACTTCCAACAAATCTAGTTGCCCACTGGACATATCCAGTATCACTATATTTAGTTAATATTCCATCAACAGTTCCTAATGTTCTCATAAGTGTGGCACCAATGGATCCATTTGAATTATATAATGATAATGTGTTAGTAGAATTATATTGCCCTCCAAAAAATATATTATTATTTTTATCAATCGCTACTGCATTTATTGGCTCATTATTATTTCCTTCTATTTTAGATACCCATTGTACATATCCAGTATCGCTATATTTAGCTAATAATCCATCATTTGTTGTATCAGTCTTACTTAATGTTAGTCCTATTTCTCTATTTGGATTATAAAATATTGATGTTAATGAACTGCTATATCCTCCTACAATTACACTATCTTTACTATCAATTTCTAGTGAATTTATTATATTTTTGTTTGTCGCACCATAAATTGTATTTGCCCATTGAACATATCCAGTATCGCTATATTTAACTAAAAACGAATCATTTTGTGATATTGTGCCTGGCAATGTAGTACCTGTAACTCCATTTGCATTATATAATGATAACATGTCAGTAGAATTATAATATCCTCCTACAATTATATTATTTTTACTATCTACTACAACCGATTGTACAACTTCATCTGAATTTCCACCAATTTGATTTGCCCATTGAACATATCCAGTATCACTATATTTAGCTATAAACCCATTAAATCCGACTCTATTTATTGGTAGTGTAATACCAATTAATCCATTTGAATTATATAATGTTAATGAAGAATAAGATGATCTTCCTCCAATAATTATATTATTATTACTATCAGTTTTGACAGAATATATGTCATTTGATATTATTTTACTTGCCCATTGCACATATCCTCTACTATTATATTTTGTTATAAATGTATAAGGTGAGTTATGATATAATGATTTTTCACTAGACCCATCTGAATTGTAAAAATTTATAGTATTATCGCTAGTACCAATCCCAGATACAATTATATTATATACATTGTCAAATTTTACAGAGTATAAATATATATTTAAAGGCCCTCCTATACGAGATACCCATTGTATATATCCATTACTATTATAATTTACTATAAATCCTTCACTATTAATATCTGTATTAATTAATGTAGCGCCAATTGTACCATTTGAATTATATATAATTAATGGACTATATGTAAAATAACCGCTTGCAACTGTATATATATTATTTATATTACTAATTATATTGGTACCTGCCCCAATATTTGTATCTAAAACAGTTAATTCATTTATACTTCTCCATTCGGGCGAACCTGTTGAACCAACTGAAAGAACTTGCCCTGAAGATCCAGTAAAACCTCTCAATAACAATGAATTGGTATTTAAATTAATGGTATTCCCAGAAATACCGCTTACACCAACCATGTTAAAATTATTCATGTTTAATGTAGTAGATGCAGTATTGCCATCTAACATGACGCTTCCTAATGTAATTGTTTTCCATTCAGGTGTACCAGTTGTACTAACGGAAAGAACTTGACCCGTAGTTCCAGTAAAGCCTCTCAATAACAATGAATTGGTGTTTAAATTAATGGTATTGCCTGAAATTCCACTTACACCAACCATGTTAAAATTATTCATGTTTAATGTTGTAGATGCAGTATTGCCTTCTAACATGACACTCCCTAATGTAATTGTTTTCCATTCAGGTCCACTTGACCCAACTGAAAGAAATTGTCCAGATGATCCACTTAATCCTTTTAGTCTCAAAGAATTGGTTTGTAAATTAATAGAATTACCTGAAAGATCATTCACGTTGTTAACTGTATTATTATTCATGTTTAATGTTGTAGAAGCGGTATTACCTTCTAACATTACATACCCTAAAGTAACCGTTGTCCATTCGGGAGCACCACTTGCACCAACTGCAATAAGTTGTTTTGTAGTTCCACTAAGACCTTTTAGTCGCAAAGAATTAGTTTGTAAATTGATAGAATTTCCAGAAAGATCATTAATATTAACAATTGCATTATTATTCATATCTAATGCCCTGGATGCAGTATTCCCGCGAATCATTATATTAGCTATTGTTGAAGTTTCCCTTAACATTTCAAGCGTTGTTAATTTGAACATAGTAATAAATTATATTTTATTACTATTGGATTAACTTATTTCTTTTTTTTGGGTGGAACACACCCACTATTCCGAACGCGCGATAATGCCGATTTAACAACATTTTTATTTAAATTCCCATTGAATGTCGTCCTGTTATAAGTAGCTGGGTTTAAATCAGAAGAAACAATAGATGTTCTCTGTGAACTGTCTAAAATAGTACATGATTTTTTCTTAATCATATTTTCGCGTACATGTTGGCGAGCTTTTTCACGTTGAGCTGCTAAATATTGGTCATGTGCATTTGTATTGGATGCTAAATTGTTAGAACCAGATTCGCGATATACGCCGATAGATCTCATATATTAAATATAGATAAAATTACATTCTCCTAATATGCATAATTGCTGTATATGCGCCATTGTTGCTTCCGCCAAATGAACTATCGTTATAATTTTTATTTTTAGCAGCACGTTTTTTGTAACTAGTATAAATGGAAGAATCGTATACATAATGTTGGTTTCCTGAAGCTCCATTTCCTTTATGTTGTCCTCCATAAGATCCAAATGTATTTCTGTATTTACCTATACCGACTGACCCTTTAACTTGGTTTGAACCACCAGGTTCAGTTTGACGACTTAATAAATCGCCAGCGTTCATTGCAACTCTAAATGGTGTTTGTGCCCATTTATTGGTTAATACATATGTTCCATTAAATTTATTAGTTGCAAATACTTTTCGTGCAAACAGTCTGTCTAATGGAATTTGACTGGCTTCTCCACCAGGAGCAACATTAGAATTTCCTTGTTGAGTAGTTAGGGTTACTGTAGGTGATATACCATTTAATCCTTTACCTAGAGTTGTAAATACCATATAATTATAAAATATTATTTTTATAATCACTCCATTTAATTGTTTTTGGTTCTACATATTCTACTTTTGCAGATTCATCATTTTCTCTAATACGTTGTAATGTGGTGTCAATGTAAATAGCCTTTAGTAATTTTCCAACTTCATAACTAGCTTCATGTTGATCACATTCACCATTTTCAATTTTGCTTAAGATTGTTAATAATTGGTTCAAAATGGTCGGGTTTAAATTTTCTTTAAGAATAGAGTTATATAATTGCATGTAATTAAAAAAAAGAAACCCGCAATCTTGTAAAGCAATTTCTTCAAATTTTTGTTTATCCGAAACAAGTAAATCCGCGTGTATTTTTTTCAATTCAAGTAAGCGTTCAACATTTTGTTTAATCACCGAACTGTGTTTAAGTTCACGAAGTGTATTTGTATTATCCACTACATTATTTTGTTCAATCATTTGTTTCAATTGGTATTTTTCATTGTCGTTCATAATTAATTTATTTTATTATATAATTGAAAAAATAACACATTAAAATATGACAAGAACGTTTTCACATCAGGTGTATGATACAAATGGTACAACTCCTCAACAAAATATCATTAATCATATGAATGCCAAAGCGGTAGCTCAAAATAATTTAGCAAAATCGGGAGGTGGAGTCGTTGAAGTTCCACAATTTAGGCAATCGGGTCCACCTGTAAGTCCTCAAAATTCAAATAGTCAAATTGTAGGAATGGCACAGGCACAATTAAAAATGGATAGTTTAGCCAAAGCACAAAGTAATACTGGAAAACCGATTTCTGGTGGAAAATCTAGAAAAAGGAGAAGAAATAAAAAAAGGAAAAGTCGTAAATATTAATTTCATAAGAATAATATATGGACTTTCAAGAACCACCGCAACCAGAACCATCCCAAACTAAAGGATATGTAATTGCCGTTATAATATGTATTGTTATTGGCGTTTTATATTACTGGTTAAGTCCATATTTTTACATGATAGTAGAGTACATAGATGCAATGAAATCCATGGTTGATTTGTTACTTTCATTTTCTAATGTAGGCGAAAGTGAAGTAGATGAAACTCCTGAAGAAACAAAACCAGTATCTAAACCAAAAGAAAAAAAGGCTCCAGCACCCGATGATAGTTCCAGTAGCGTCCAATCTTCGCCAACTTCCAGTAGTCAATATTGTTATGTAGGAGAATGGAAAGGTATACGAAGTTGCGCAAAAGTAGGAAAATCATCTTGTAAAGGACAAACGTATTCCACGGAAGAATTATGTGTGAATCCTAATTTAAGACCTTAGCATGGTATAGGCACTTGTTGGAATTAACGTTTTTTTCAAGTTTTCAATTGTTTTGAAACATTTATTAATGGTTACTTCGCTAATATCGCTAATTTGCTGGATTTCTTTTTTAGAAATGTTTAAATTAAATTCAATAGAAATTAAGTAAATGATTCCTGCAGCAACTGAATTTGGAGTATGTTCAGAAATCATGTTATTTTTTTCTATTTTCATGGCAATAAAGTTTGCCAACCGAATATAATCGGTCGGCATATTTAGTTGTGTACAAAACCGTTCAATAAAGGAAGAGGGTGTTGTATTCGTGTATTTGATTTGTTCAATGTTTAATTTATTTTGTTCTATTTCGTTGATAATTGTCATTGCATTACGACAACCTTTAGTAGCACTTGCGCTATCTTCAAATTTAAATATTCTGGCAATTTCTTTAGCCGTTCTGGGATAATTTTCAATTCGGCATGCAATATATACAGATGCAGCAATAAGACCTTCTTTATTTAATCCGCGAAATGTTTGGTGATTAGATATTTTACTATGGTAAATACATGCTTCGTCTGCAATACGTTTAGGAATACCTGCATTAGATGTCATTAATGTAATATATTGAAATGCATTCCATTGTGCAATTTCATTGTATGGCATAGATAACCAATCATTGCATCTACTAATCCGTATAATTTCATACGATGTTCTTCCGTTACGACCAATTTTACAACCGTACGATGATTTAGGTAATAATGGATTGGTAGGTTGACCACACCGTGTTGGATTTGACGTAGATTCTTCATAAAATCGCCATTCTGGACCATCATCAGTAGAATGTACATTGATCATTCCACAGTTTGGATTAGAACATACCATAAATCCATCTTCAGTGGATTTAGTAATAGAATTGCAATTACTACATGTAGTATGTTCGGGTTGTTCTGGTTCATCGCACACAATAGGAGCTTGTTGAAATTGATTAAAAATGTCTTCCATTATAAAAGATTGTATTTCATTATTTTTATTCAATTTTAATAAAAAATGATTATAATGGAAATAGTAGAAAAAAGATTAATTGAAATTCTAAAAACTACAGATGAATATTTAGAAGATGCAACTTATTGTAATAAACTTACATCAGAAATATTAGAAATTATACAAGTACATCACACTGGAAATGAGTTCAAAGGAAGAATATATCCTGATATTGAAAAATTACATGTTAATATGGCAAAATATTATGTAAAAGCATTTCAAGTATATTCGGCATTACAAGTAATAGAAAATACAGATATTTTTAGTTTTCATGATATTACTATTGAAGAACTGTTAAAATTACCAATTGTTATGTTGCAGCCTACAACAACATTTAACATTGCGTATAATTACGCAATTGAATTAAAACACGTGTACGAAGAAAAAGAGGCGCTTATGCATAATTTAGACAAAATGATAGAAAATGATACATTTCTTCTTTCTTTAGAAGAAATGGATAAATTGGTTTTAGAAACAAAAGAACAAATTTCTAAAATAAAATCGTACACAAAATTGTTGAATATATTGGAATTATATAATGAAAAAAAAATAATTGAAGATTTGAGAAATTATTTTCTATAGTTATAATATGCTCAATTTGTTCAGCAAGAGAGGTGGTTCACGCAAAAATCGCACATCCAAAAAAAATAGAAAGTCTAGACGTAGACGTTTCCGTGGTGGTCAAGGTGGGCCAGGTGCAGGTGATGTTTCTAAGTTAATGAGTAATGTTCAAATGAATAGTCGTCGTTAAGCCTTGACGACCCGTGTTCGTCGCTTTACTGGAGCTGGAGGAGCGGTTGTGTTTTCAGCAGCACCTGATTCGGGAGTAGAATCCGTTGCTGCCGCCTTACTGTATTCTGCATCAGGATCTTCGTCTTCTTCGTCGGAATCTGCAACTGTTACATTCATCGTTGAGCTGCTCTCTGCTGCTGCTTCAGGCATTACCTCTTCTTCGTCGTCTGGTGAAGATGTTGACATAGACATTGTCATTTGACATACACCAGGCATGAGCCGAGTCTTTGGCCGAACAATAATTTGAATTGGCTTACCAGTCAATCCAAACTTCCCACCAGCAAACCAAATTCCATTGAGTCGCACAAGACACTTGACTTCCGATCCCTTCGGAATCAATCCAGGTAGCTCAACACCTGTCTTCGGATAAATGAGCTCACTGCTCGTATTGTAGACTTCAATGTTCTTGAATTCACCGTCAAAGTACGCAAACTTGAGACGAATGGTAGGAGACTTTGCAGGATCTACTTCGCCAGTTTCCTTGTTCTTAGGAAACTTTACAAAGGGAGTCCAAAATTCTTGAAGCACTTCCTTGGACAACTGCTTGCCAAACCACTTCTTGGAATTCTTGAGAGCCTCGTCTAGAATAAATCGTTCCATATCAAGCATGTTCTGAGTGAATGCCACACACTTTTCTCCGCGGTTGAGCTGAAGTGTCATGTCATAGGTTGGCGGCTTGCCTTCATCAAACTGATTCGCATTTACACCATAGGTATCAGTCTCTGGAGTGACGAATGTGAAAATTGCACGGCGATTCTTGTCAAAGATTGCAACATTCTTTCCGCCACTTTTGTTTACTTTGGGTTCACCAAAGGAAACAGCAGGGACAACAGTGTTTGGCTGGGTAGCATCAATGAAGAGAGACATCTGGATATATTTATTATGTTGGTTTATTTAAATCAATTTTTTTTTCATAAAACCGCAATCGTGCAATTCTCAATTCTTCTTTAGTTAAAGGTATATCTTTTTCTTCTTCGGGTTGCAATGTGAATGCATTTTTATAAAATTCTTCCATACGTTCTTTGTCACGTTTTTCAGATTCATAAAATTCCAAATCTTGTTTTGTTTTCAGATCCATAATTAAAAATGAAATTGGTATAAAAAATATATCAATTTTATATGACTACGTGTAATACTCGGTGTCCTACTGGTTCACATAGATATAATGGTGAATGTATTCCTATTAAACGATGTGCGAATGGATCGCATCGCAAATGTGTACCGATTGCAGAATTACAAGGTAACGTAGAAAGGTTACAACTTCGTTCCAATGATAATGAATTGTTAAAAAGTGTCATTGCGGATTATGAAGTATTATATGAAGATTTATATAAACAAAAAGTAAAACAACAAGAACAATTAAATAATATATTAAGCCATATTCAAGAAATTCGCGAAAAAACATTTTTATCGGATGCTGGAATACAACATATGCGTCATGAAGAAGAACAATTATTAGGAAAATTAAAAGAAATTCAACAATCAGTACACAAAATTGTAAAAGAATAATATTTGTATAGTATATGGCAGCAGCAAGAATTGCGTATGATGAAATAGATCGCGAATTAACAGGGTTGAATACATCATTGGATGCATATGGTGTTTCACGTGCTGAGTTTCTAAGAGAATTACGAGTATTATTTGATGCATGGGTAGATACATTAGCCGATTGCCCTGCCGCTGACCGACCTGATGTAGCACGACAATTAGGAATTACCGAACGTGAATTAGATGATATTATAGATAAAATAAGAGCTATTAATGGACGTATACAAGGAAATAGCAATTTTGATGCTGAACGTGATAATATTATGAATTTTATAAATAGATATCGCGATGTATTAGCAAAAATTCCAGGTGTACCTAATCCTCCATTAGAACCAAGTGATGATGTTTTTGCAAGAGCTTCCCCTACTGCACGCGAGAGACTTGATAGATATGGTTATAGTAGAGGAGCAAGAGCACCTCCCACTTCTCCTTTTTTACCAGGTTCAGGTTCAGCTCCTTCTTCTGGTAGTTTTCCACCTCTTGGCGGTCCATCAGGAGCTGCCAGTTCTCCTGTTTTACCTCCTGATGTAGTTAGATATGTAGGAACTTTAAGACCTGGAAGCAAAGTTACACTAAAAAGCGATCCTGATACTGAATATACCATAGTTGAAATAAACCCCAATAGACCTTTAAATAGAATTAAGGTTTCAAGAAGTCCTCCAGGTGGAGGTTTAAGAGTAGAAACGTGGATTAGCGAACTTTCACTAAAACTACCTGCTGCAGGTGTTGGTGGAAAATCAAGAAGATTCAAACGAACAAAACGAAGACGTCAAAAAAAATCAAGAAAAAATAAATTATAATAACAATATATGAAGAAAAATGTACGAATGCCTTTAGAAAACAAAATGCTTTTCTATGTTATAGTTGTCATTGCCGTTTTAAATGTAGTTGCGTATCTTTCTGTAGAAGATTGGAACTCTCTGATTTTTTTCTTTTTAGCAGGATTTCTAGCCCATGCTTTTAAATTAGGAAATACTTTATCATTAATTGTTGCTATATTAAGTGCAAATATATTTCGGGCTACCAATTCTATGCGTGAAGGATTAAAAAATAAAAAGAAAAAACATAAAAAACATACCGAACCAGTTCCTAATGAAAAGAAGATTGAATATGCAGCCAATCTTAAAGAATCTTCGCAATCATTAGAAGGTCTTGCAACTCAAGCAAATGATTTAATGGATCGCCAAGAAAGTTTACAGATGATGACAAAAAAGTTGGGACCTATGATGGACAAAGCAATGAAATTGATGGATAGATTACCCAAAGGATTTTTAGATAATGCTATGAAAAAATAAAAATACTTAATATATATGTCGTGTAATGTTCCTATCAATATTGTAAGACAACAAACAGATAAATGTAGTTTAAAATGTAAATTATGGTTTAAATATGGTAATAGTAGTTGTTTGGTTAAAAATAACAAAGAACATTTAGCAATAACTTATGATGGAGAAAGTGACGTAATGTTTAATATGGTGCCTTATACTCCTAGACAAATTCTTATTTTTAAACCTTCTATTCATACCTATGATGGGCAATATGCAGATGCAGAAATTGTTATTTCTCACACTGGTGGCGCAAATGGGTTATATATATGTATTCCAATTATTGTCTCTCAAATCATGTCTTCATCTGCAGGGTCTACTATTTTAGAAGATATATTTAAAAATACACCAACTACGTCCGATCCAACAACACTTAATATACAAGATTTTAATGCAAATTATTTAATTCCAAAAAGTTCATATTTCTCTTATTCAGGTACTATGCTTCCACTTGGTGGAACTTGTTCAGAAAATACAACTTCGCAATATGTTGTATTTCATCAACGGCACGGAAATATGACCGTATCCAAAGAAACAATGAATAATTTAGGAAAATTGATACATGATTCGTACATGTCTACCTATGAAGGAAAAAGTTTTTTCAATGAATCTGGAACAAAAGCGAATGGATTTGAAGGAGATGGAGAAATATATATAGATTGCCAACCTGTAGGCGAAAGTTCAGAAGTAGTTTATCAAGAATTTAACAAACTACCAGTGTTCAAATCCGATTGGATATATGCATCTCTATATGTAATTTGCGGAATTGTATTGGCAATTCTATTAAGTAAATTAGCTATTTATATGTTTTCTAACATAAATTATAAACAACCTGTTGCAACTGTTGTTGCTGAACCTATAAAATAATATTTCTATAAAATTATGGAAAGAGGATTAATGATGGTTGCTCATTCAGTAGGTATTGGCATTATATTATATGTATTCATGGTTTTCCTACTTGGTCAAAAACCAATTGTTGCTGAAAACAGAAGTATTTTATTATCTTCTTTCGTATTAGCCTATATGATTTTATTTGGACATGGGTTGCCAACTTCGGTGAATAAAAATTTATTTTAAAAAATAATGTGTAGTCAATATATGCGTAATACACGAAACCGAAGACGTCAGCGAAGAAAAAGCCGTAAATTGCGTGGTGGGCGACAATATTTAACCAATGTAGGGTATAGTTCAGGATATAGTATGCCTTTTTTTAATAAAATGGTGACCAATATAGTTTAAATATATACTTTTCATAATTGTTTTAAAAAGTATATATTATAGTTTAGTAATGGACAAACAACATTTAAAGAATCAAATTAAAGAATGGGTAAAAATAGACGATGAAATAGGTGAATTAAAAAAACAAATCCGCGAATTAAATATAAAAAAGAAAAATTTATCTACTAATTTACTTGACGTTATGAAACAACAAGAAATAGATGCATTTGATTTGAATAATGACGGCAAGTTAATTCGCCAAGTTCGTAAAACAAAAACGCCATTAACTAAAAAATATATTATATCTAGTTTAGTGACTTTTTTTCAAAATACAGAAAAGGCAAAAGAAGCATCTACTTTTATTTTGGAATCTGAAAACCGACAAATAAAAACGATTGAATCTATTTGTAAAAAATAATGTTATAAATCATATGTATTTAGACAAAGTGTTTCTTTATATTTTATATATCATTATTATTGTTGTTTTAGTAACAAGTATAATGTCATTCATTAAAATGCCGTCTTATGTCTATAATCCGTACATGTATTTTTACATTGCATTATTTGTATTTGATTTATTTCTTGTTCCACAAAGTAATTTATAAACATAATATATGACTCGCCGAAACAGAATGTATCGTTTAAGAAAATCTCGTAAACGCAGATATATAAAAAAAGGAGGCTGAGGGTCAAAAAAGACATTGTAAATTAGGGTTGAATTCAAAACATAAGAATGACGTTTTAAATGCAAATACTATTTAAAACTGATATTATGTTTTATCGTTTATAAGGTGTAAAAATAATAAAAAAATAAATTATGATTAAAGATATACTATATACTGGAACATTAACTTTTTTTATTATGGTATTGTTGCACCATATTTATAATTATTTACAATCTAACTTGACTATTCCAAAAGTGAATGAAATTATAACTCAACCGATTAGAATTGAACCCGTGATTCAAGAAAAAGAAAAGGAAAAAGATGAACTAAAAGAATATTTGAACCAATTTAAAAAAAAATAGTAAAGTATACTAATGGATATTAAATTACCGTATGAAACTATTATACACAAAGAAATATATTTACCCAATGCTATTTATTTAGCACAACCTGTTGGAAAATTATCATGTATATCGTTTACAAGTGTAAATGATATACCAACTTGTCATTTGATTGAAATAAAAGATCGGCAACTGAACAAAAAATATCCCATCTCTACCTCATTTGATCCGAAACTCATAGGTACAGTATTGCAAGGAACATTTATGCATTATGAATCACAGCCATGTTTTGTGATTCATAATATTTTTTATTACAAAAATGAAAAAGTAACATGTAATTATCAAGAAAAGTGTGCATTATTTCAAGAAATATTAAGCAACTATATATTCAATGAAAAAATGACATCTACTCAATGTATGTTTTATTTACCAGAAATGTCATTTCGTATTGAAAATATAAATGCATCGTATAAAATTTTTTGTATCAAAATAATAGAATTAACTGGTAACAAAATTATAAATTATATAGATGAAACTGTATTCAAACCGTTTATGGTTCACTCTACTACGATTCGCGATATTTATGAATTATATACACTGGAAAATCAATTTCATTCTATTGCCCATGTGAATACCCATAAATGTAGTAAAATGTTGAATAAATTGTTTAAACAAGAAGTAACGCTTGACTCTATAGAAGATAGCGATGAAGAACCCGAATTTCAGTCTAAATCTATAAAAATGTATTGCAAATGGAATGAATCAACTAAAAAATGGATTCCTATAAAAATATAAAATAAGAATATGGACAAATTTTATCTAGATATTTTGTGGATTACATTATCCGAAATAGTTGGAGATACTGGATTAAAATATTATGCTAAAAACAATGATTTTAGTTTTTTCAGCATGGGCATTACAGGTTATGCAGGTGTATGTTATTATTTAGTACAAGCTCTTCAGAACTCCAACATTCTTATGGTAAATGGAACATGGGATGGATTTAGTACATTATTAGAAGGGTTATTTGCATTTGTTGTCTTGGGAGAACGTTTAATACATATACGACAATACGTCGGATATCTATTGTTAATTGTTGGATTATTTTTGTTAAGAAATTAAGGTTGATTTAAATAATCAATACCAAACATAGTTACATGGAAAGAAAGTCCAAACATAATACTTTTAACTACAATCCCCATCGTAGTTAAATCGTTGTTTTGAACTACAGAAGGAAACATGCGAATAATAAAAGCTTGAACCATGGGTAATTGAAAAATAAAATATAAAATGGATAACAAAATGGGAATCCTAAATTCTTCTAAAATTTTATTTAATTTTCCAGGTGGCGGAGATTGATGATAAACGGGTTGTTGCTCAATATAATCGGGCTGTTTGGCAGGAATATAATTAGGTGTTGTTTGAACATCCGTCGTATGAGTTATAGTTTCACGTGGAATATCTCGTGCAGGTAATTCTACGGTTTTGTTGATAGGACTATTGTTATACGGTAAATCTTCAATAGGTGTGCTCATATATTTATCTTAATACCTTCTTTTACTATATTTTACGCAAACTGAATTGTTTTTTTAACTGGATTACATTTTGTATTGTGTGGTTTAAATGTATAACATTTATTATCATATTTGAAAACTTGATTTAATATTTTATCTAAAGGAGGAGATTTGAATTCAATGCATTCTTTGTCAGTACATGTTTTTCTAAATAAAGTAGAAAGACCAAATCCTAAAATGATGGAAATAATAATTTTACCTTTATCCGATTGTAAAAACCGTTTCATATTATGTATAAATATTTTATTGTATGGGTATTTCCTTGGTATCTTTTCCTTTACAACTTACTATTTTTGCTGAAAAATTAAAACATTCATTGGCGCTATCTTTATATTGAATTTTTTTTACATTTTGTGGAGTTGGGTATACAAAAACAGTTTTATGTTCAGTAGGTGAAATGTAAAGAAAATAACATCCTACCACAAAACTAATTATGAATAAAAAAACATGGATCAGTTTCATATATATTCAAAATAAAAAAAATGGGTCTGGCTCGGGACCCGTCTTTTTATCTTTATGCTTCGTTATCGGAGTCACACTCGTCCGCCCATGACATCTTGTTTCCACGTACTGACTTTTTATGGGCAGGTTCTTGAGATTTCACTTCTGGTTCTGGTTCCGCTGGAGTCTTGATTTCTTCGGGTGCTTCGTCTTCGGTGCTCTCGTCGTCGCTGAGAAGTGCGGCAAAAGCGTTGGACGGTTTCTTCTTGCTCGCCTCTTGGGAAAGGAGTTTGCGCTTTGCTTCGCTTTCAAGCCAAGCTTGGCGGCGTTGTTCAGCTTCAGCCTGCTTCTCGCGCTCACGAGCCTCGGCAACTTCAGGGTGTTCAGAAAGCCATGCCTTTTCGCGTGCAATACGCTGCGCATGTTTCAGCTGCTGGGCCTTGGCCTTCTGAAGACGCATTTGTTCGCGAGAAAGAGTAACGTTCATGGTTGAGATTGGTTGTGAATTTGTAATATTGGTAAAATGATTTCAATTTTTTTTAAGGATAGAATGTAATACATACATTGTTTCTTCTTTTGTAAATTCATCTGTATCATAGGCAAATTGATAACGTGGCATCGTATCGGATGATTTTATACGTTTTATACCAAATATGGTTGGTTCCATCATCGTTTTGTAAGTAAAATAAACCCCATTATACCTAGAATGTATACACAAATCATTTTTTGAGTATGCACTAAACATATCATCTAAATTTGGATTATTTTGAATAAAATATGTCTGGTGATAAATACTGCTTTTAGGTCGTTTAAAATATCGTGGTAATTCATTATTTATTCTAAGAAATTCAAAATTAAAATCCATCTTTTTATCCTCTAACTCGCAAATTTCTCCATCATCAAATAAAAATATATATTGGTCTTCTTTGGTTGGATACGATGCATTTAACCATTCTAAAAATGGATTAACAGGAAGTTGGTTTTTATAAATAATGGTAAGTTCTCCATAGTGTATAGCCATTTTGCGTATATAAACTTTATAATTCACATCAATTTTTAAAACCCAGGAGGATCAGTAAATATTTCGGATACTTTTGGAGTTACAACCACATTAATAAAATTATCAAAAATGTATAATCCTAAAATACTACTAACAAATAATAATCCCGAGTCTTTCAAATCGGGTTGTGGAAATTGAGATTTTAATGCAAATTTAACAATAGTATAAATGACGCTAATGATACTAGATAATACTACATAATTATGCATGTAGTATTAAAAGAATAAAACTATTCTAAATGAACGATTTTATTTTAATTCTTCAACATCAATAGATATAGGTAATTCAACTACTGGTTCGCTATCTAAGGAAAGAGTATCCAGTTGAATATCAACTGGTTCATCGGAAAATTTAATTTTATCTTCATCTTCTTCTAATGCTTCCATTTTCTTACGTTCAATATTACGAACCGTTGCTAATTCATCTAACCTCTGTTCGTCTTTAGGTGCATGGATCGTCTCTAATTGATTATCTACAGAAATGGCAAAATCATTATCTGAAAAAGATAATCCCTTTTTAGGTTCCTCCTTTACTTCAGTTGGCCTGGATTCTTCTGGTTTTACTTCTTCAACTGGTTTGACTTCTCTTATTTTTTCTTCTTTCAATAAATCAGTCGTTTCATCTAAATAAGCTCGTAATAATTTATCTACTGGAATACTATCGCGAACTGCATTTAAAATTGCTTCTTTAATGTATTTCATAATTTCATTCCTATTTTGTTGAAATACCAAAGGCTGAACACTTTTGTTAAATAAATAAATATTAGAGTACAGTTCTCGTGCTACATTAATATAAACACTGTGAATAAATTTATGTAATTTTGGGATGTCAATTTCTACTTTTTTCTGCGTTTTACTCGTGCGAACTGTAGATAATATTTTTAAATGAGTAATGTGAACACAAGTTAACAAATCTTCTAAATAAGTACATTTGGACTTTTCTGTAATACGTTTTACTTCAGTTGAAATAATTTCGTCATTCCATTTTGGAATTCTAGATAAAAAATTTTGAAAGGTCATTAAATATTTTTCGGATTCTTCTGCTTTGGTACACAAATCATCTGCCTCTTTATACATGTTCATTATTCCCTCGTAAATACAAGGCTGGACTAATCGGACTAAACGTACTGCCCATTCGTGTTGTGACTCAGAAAGGTTTAATAGATTAGAATCATCCATGAATTATATAAATACTTTAACAACTATTTTTGTACGAAATACATATAAATACAATAAAACATACAATAACAACAATTCATTTCTAAATTTATTGCGTATCTTGGAATAATACATTAACCATTTATACTTGTATGGAGTCGTATCATTCAAATACACATACTGTTCTAAATGAACTGCAGAATAAGCCTGATTGTATAATATGTTGGCTGTTTGTATAATATTAGTTGGAGTTAATTCGGCCATAATAGCATTTAATTCGGCATCTTGTATATATTCTTTTTGCGGTGCAGGTATGTGAATTTCTGAAAATCTTGACAATATAGGTTTTAAGAGTGAAAATTTATCATCGGTAACAATAAAAAAACGTGTATTGAAATTAAATTGTTCAATACATCTTCTTAATGCCGATTGTGCATCCATCGTTAATTTTTCAGCATTGAATAAAACAATAGATTTAAATTGACTATAAATATTTGTTTTGGCAAAGTGTTTTAATTCATCGCGAATAAATTTAATACCTTTACCATATGCACAATTAATATACATGACGTATTGTTGAATATCTTGTTTATTATGGTTATATATTTTTTGAATAAAATCAATCAAAATTTTCTTTTTACCAGATCCAGGTTGTCCATGAAAAATTATATTTGGAATACGACCAGATTCTATAAAAAAATCAAGTTTATCTTGCATACACTATTTCAATACATAGTATTTAAGTATAGATTCGCGGAGCAATATTCATGGTATTTAATTCTTGGAATAGTAATTTGCATGCATATGGAATTTTCACTTCTACGAAATCCGTCCTGTTATTACATGTTTTACACAAATGAATATGTAATTTTTCATTATAGACTGCAATCAATCCACACATTTTACATACGTGAACCTTATATTTATCCGATACATCATACGTACGTTCTTTTGTAAATTTGCTTGCACCATGCGATATCATACAATCACGTTCCATTTCTCCAAAACGGAGACCACCATCACGTGCCCTACCTTCAGCAGGTTGGCGTGTTAGATTGACCATCGGACCAATAGAACGACTGTGTTGTTTATCTACGACCATGTGTTTCAATCGTTGGTAGAATATTGGGCCTATGAATACATCACTTGACAATTGTTTTCCAGTAAGACCATCATATAATATTTCATTTCCATGGGATTCAAAATTTAGTTTCAACAACCAGTCAGCTAACTTTTGGGATGTGAATTCTTCTGTAAATGAAGTTCCATCACCAAACATTCCCAATTCTACCAATATTTTTCCTAATATAGTTTCTAAAAGTTGTCCGATTGTCATTCGTGAAGTGATACAGTGCGGATTAATAATGATATCTGGACGCATTCCATTTTCGGTAAACGGAATATCTTCTTCTGGCATAATATTTCCGATGGTTCCTTTTTGTCCGTGCCTAGAACTAAATTTATCACCAATTTGAGGATCACGTACCGACCGAATACGACCTTTCCAGCATTCGTACCCATCTCCGTTCAATCCTCTGTAATTTTTGTCCATATAACAATTTTCTTCTCTGCAGAATTTACTTAAATCTTTGTATTTGAAAACCACATTGGGATCATTTTTGGTTCCTTTTACTGGAATAGGACACTTTTTACCCATAATAATATCCATCGGATCAATTCTCGTGTTTTCAGGCATCAATCCCTCTGAATTTATTTTTCCGTAATTTGCAAATTTCATTCCAGTCGTATTAGATGGGTCTGGTATACAACGAATTTCATTATCGCCATACATTTTTTTGTCTTCATCTTTTTCAGTGTGAAATACAGTAGTTTTAAACAATCCTCGGTCTATAGATCCTTTATTGAAAATAAGACTGTCTTCTTGATTATATCCAGTCGTAGATAGAATAGCAACAATCACAGTTGTACCTGATGGCAAATCATTCATTTTTAATATGTCGGTAATTCGCGTTTTTACCAATGCCTTGTGAGGATAAGTAAGAACATATGCATTTTTATCCAAACGATTATGATATTTTGTACTATATACACCCATGGCTTGTTTCGCCATAGCACATTGATAGGTATTACGAGGTGCTTGATTACGATCTGAAAATGGACTACACGAAGCCAATATTCCAAATATAGTACTTGCATGTAACTCACAATGTGTATATTTATATCTAGGATCTATTTTTGAGGGTGACAATGCAATCATTGACATATTTTGTTCGTCAGGATCAATATATTCAATCACTGATTCAGTATCTGTATTTACAATCAACTTTTCCCATGTATATTCATCTGGAATTGGAAATAGTTTATTATTCCGAACTTTTAACATAGGTCGTACTAATCGCCCAGCATCATTGCAAACCCGAATTTCATTATTATTATAATCAAATACGATAGAGGTATAAATATTAATAATAGATGCATATTTCTTTTCTTTCAAATCTAAATAAAGTGGATACGGATCATGTGTAATTCCAACCCAGCATCCATTAATAAATACTTTGGTAGATTGGTCGTTTACTTCAGACAACGGCCTAATTTTAGAACCAATAATTTCATAAAGTGCAGTACTATCCGAGAATATCGTAACATGTGTCATAATACTTAAACTTTTTACAACACCGACAGTTGGACCTTCTGGAGTTTCAACTGGACACAAATATCCCCAACTAGAAGGTGCCAATCTTCGTGGAGGAACCATTTTCCCACTTTTTTCAATAGGCGTATTAATTCTACGCAAATGACTCAAAATAGATGGATACGTCAATCGGTTCAACACTTGTGCCACACCAACTTTTACGTTAATTTTATTAATTCCAAAATCACCTGTAGAAAGTGCGCGTTTGATTCCGTTTTCAATCGTATTAGATTTCACACTTTTATAAATATTGGTATGATTCAAAATTTGTGTATAATTATCGGTTGATTTCCATGAACCGTTTTTCATTTCCCGTATAATTTGTTTTGTCATATCTTTTACCAATTTATTGAAATAATTGCGAAATAAATTATTTAGCAAAGTTCCAGTTAAATCTATACGTTTATTCAAATAGGAATCGCGATCATCACATTTGATTACACCAGTAGTACAAAGCAATAGTTTCTTTGTCATATATCCCAGCAAATAAATTTGTTGTTCTACCGTTTTACAATGTGAAAACAAGTCGGATTTTAATATTTCAAGTGTAAATTCTCGCTTTTTTATATTACCGTGATGCGTATCCATATTGATTGGAGTATACATAGCATGTGCCGAAATATATTGTACGGCTTCTTCTTGTGTGAAGCATGCATTGGACTCGTAAATAGATCCTTTTAATAATTCAAGCATGTTTGTATTTTTTTCAAAATTAATTAGAATAATCTTGCATATTTCCATGTCCGAAAGTATTCCCAATGCACGAAATACAATAAATAACGGTATAGGTTTTTTAATTCTCGGAATATTTACCTGAATTACATGTTCATTGTGTGAATTGTATAGGATAATCATACTGATTTGTTTTGGAGAAATTCGTTTGTGATCTGGAGATGTTTTGATTTCTGCTTGATAAATATATTTATTCGTATTATTGACAGGTTGAAATATATATATTTTATTTTCTCTAGCACGTTCTTGACCCAAGACTGTTTTCTCAGATCCATTGACAATAAAATACCCACCTGGGTCATAATTGCATTCATCGGTTTCATGAGTATTTAAATGTGTATGTTGACTCAATATGCAAGCAGAAGACCGCAACATGATGGGCATTTTACCAATATGAATTTGTTTTAATACATGATTAAAATATTGTACATCTTCAAGTTTTTCACCAGTACGTACAATATATTGAATATGTATATCTACAGTTGTATTACCTGCATAAGTAAATCCACGAACTCTCGCTTCCTGTGGATGCATGATTTTAGTCGCACCATTATTTTCAATAATTTGCGGACGCTGCAATTGAAAATTAACGAATTTAATTTTAGCTTCAAGTGAATATTTTTTCAATTCGGCATTATAACAATGTTCAGGACGAACACATGTAGGGTTGAACATTTCAATCGTTTGTGGTATCTGATTGTTAATAAATTCATCAAATGATTCTATTTGATGTCGGACTAATTGATGCAAATGTCTGTTGTTAAAGTATGATTCTATGATTGGCCAGGTATTCATTTTACCATCATACATTCTAATATAATAATTCAATTTAATCTTTAAACGATTTAAAACTTTTGTTATTATATGAGAAAAAGTTTTTCTTACAAAAAACAAAAACGAAAAATGACACGTCGCAAAAAACGCGGAGGCAGTTATTATGCGTATAATAAAAACCCATTACGGTTTACATCTAGCACTTCGCAAATGGGAGGCAGTAATTTTACCATGGATACAAGAAATACACTATTTCCTCAACCATTAGTTAATTTATTTAGGACAGGTAGTGATTTATTTTCAAGTTCTTCGTCTACAACTGCTGGACAAACGGCGCTAATGTCTTCTGATCCTACATCACAACCTTACCTAACAAAACAAGTATTAAACAGATAAAATATATTTCTAGTATATGTTGAATCAATTATGCGCACCTGCCAAATTTTATTTAGTCATGTCTATTGTTTATTATATACTCATTTTATTACAAAATATTGGTTCTCGTGATCGTTTTTATTTAGGAAGTTATTCATGTAGCCATTCAAATCCTGGAATTATTCTACTAATTAACGGTCTATACATTTTATTATGGACATGGTTACTCAATTTAATATGCAGTGTCAACAAAACCATTAGTTGGATTATTGTATTTTTTCCTGTTATCCTATTATTTATTAGTTTTGGAATTATACTGATGCGCGGAATAAAATTAGAAAGTATGAATAATCTCCAGAATTTTAAAATATAATATTTTTTTATAATATGGGAAAAAATATAGTTAAGGAGAGCGATGGATTTTACCACGTTGGTGATAAAATGTTTAAGAAATTAGTTGGAACCCGCGCCGAAGTTATGCACGAGACTGCATATAAAACTTCGGGTGGATTAACATGTGAACAGTTATCGTACTCTAAGTCTGGTCGTATTGTGTCTGCATCTAAACAGGCATCGGCCAAAAAAGAACAGCGATTGAAAAAATACGGATACACTGCCAAGAAAGGAAAGTTTGGTGCAGTAAAAATAAATAGTTCGCGCAGTACAACACGCCGCACAAAACGTTCAAAGCGTAAAATGTGCCCTTAATCGTTTATTTAGGACAATTTAATTATTAACTACTTAATAATGAAAATTATTACATCAGTAGTTAATAATCCTATTTTTATTGAAATTCAATATTATACTTTGAAAAAATATTTTAAGGGAGACTATGAATTTATTGTATTTAATGATGCCAAAAATTTTCCTGATTTTACAAATGGAAATGATATAACTATAAAACAACAAATTGTAGATATGTGTAATTCATTAAATATACAATGTATCAATATTCCAAATAATCATCACAAACATTTAATGATGTCTAACCGTCATGCAGATACATTTAATAACCATGTTGTTCGGTATCAAATTGAAAACCCAGATAAATATTTGTTATTAGATAGTGATATGTTTTTAATTGATTATTTTGATATCCAAAAATACGCCAATTATGATTGTGCAATTGTTTTACAAACTAGAAATAATGAAGGTTATTTATGGCCAGGGTTGTGTTATTTAGACATGACAAAAATGAAACATTTTGAATTAATAAACTGGAGTTTAATTCCTGGATTTGATTCGGGTGGTATGACTAAAGAATGGTTAAAAAAACAAATGGGAAATACGCCTATGCCAAATACAGATGAAATTCGTTGGACAAATAAAGAATTTCATACAAATGATATTTATTTTATGAAACATCTTTGGTCATGTAGCTGGAACATAAATGAATTGCCGAAAAATTTACATACTAATACAAAATTAATTGAGTTTTTAATGAATGATACAAGAAATACAAATAATTTTTTTTGTGAAATTTACGACAATGTATTTTTACATTATAGGGCAGGCGGAAATTGGAGAAACGAAGGATTAGAATTGCACAAAACATTAAGTGAAAAATTAAAAAAAACTTTGTTATAATATGCTATTTATTATTTTAAGTGTAATGGTAACAATGATATGTTTAGATATTGTATGGTTAACTATAAATAGTAAATATCATTCTAAATTATTTGAATCTATTCAACAATCACCTTTACAAATAAAAATTATTCCAACTATTTTAGTTTATATTTGGATGGTAGGTGCTGTTACCTATTTTGGAGTTTTATCTAGTAAAACATCTAACGAGGCAATATTGCATGGTGGATATATAGGATTAGCCATGTATGGTTTATATGACTTGACTAATTTAGCTACATTTAAAAAATGGACCTATGAAATGTCACTAAAAGATATGACATGGGGGACACTATTGTGCGCGATATCATCACGTATTGGTTTTTATTTTAAATAATATTTGGTTTTATTATGAGTAGAAAACAATGTTTTGATCAAAAATGTATAAATTGTATTAAATCTATTGTTAAACAACAATTATCCGAATGCATGGATATATCCATGTGTATTAATAATGATATGGTTATAAATGGTGATTTAACTGTAAATGGAAATGTATATTATGAAACAATAGATGTATCAAATATATGTGTAGGCGATTTATCTTTAGGGGCAATATATTTAGGAAGTGATTGTAGAAATTTTGGTTATGGTAACGATGGGCAAGTTTTAGTATCTCGCGGAGGATTACCAAATGAATGGATAGATATAAATTTAGTAAATGGTATTAGAGGTGCAACAGGTGCAACTGGGATTAAAGGTGATACTGGCGTAAAAGGTGACACTGGATTAAAAGGAGATACAGGAATACAAGGGCCAACCGAAATCACAGGAAGTACAGGAATTACGGGAGGAATTGTATTTAATACAGCTCAAACAACTATACGATATGGTGTGCATCAAAATACAACAGTTGGTAACAATATTACAGAAAATATATATTATGGACATATATACAGTAATACTGAATATTCTTTACAAATATCATTATATGATAACACAACCCCAATAGATAACATTATACATATACATGCAAAATATACTGATCATTGTACCTATTATATGAAAACGGGAAGAACAGATCATACTGTTAATTGGTTTACGATTGGATATTAAACCATGTATGCTGACAAATTATACATTTTAGTTTACCTTGATTTTATTTATAAAATAAAATTGAGATAAATAAAATACCATTAATCATATATAATGGATTCATTCTTGTCCACCCACCAATCAACTTCCACCGAATACACAAACACGCGTATTGGAAGTACGCAACATAACGTTTATGGTGGGAAATATAACATTCCAACAGATAAACGCGACGAATTCTTTAAAGTATACTACAAACATGTTTTTGAACAAGGACACTCTGAATACTTAACTGAAACCCAATTAGATGTCGGCCCAATTGGAATTGATATTGATTTTAGATATAAAAATCCTCAACGTGCCTACAAACCCAACGATATTTTGGAATTCATTGACTTGGCAGTGCAGCAACTTAATAACGTCTATACTATCACACAAAACTTTCCAATTTATGTTTTTGAAAAACCAGAAATTAACGTCATAGCTGCTGACAAAATTAAAGATGGTATCCATATTATTCTAGGGGTAAATATGGATAAAACCTCAAAAGAATTATTTAGGAAGAAAATTTTGGATAATATGAATTCTACTTGGAAACATTTAGAAGAACATTTGACCAACACTTGGGATTCCGTGTTGGATTCTGGAGTTTTCAAAGGATCTCTCCCATGGCAGTTGTATGGCTCTACCAAGCCTGGATATCCTCCTTATAAACTTACAAAAATTTACACTTGTCAGAAAGATGAAGATTCTGAATATGTATTGCATGCAAGTAGTATTGAAAAGTTTGACATGAAACGCGAAATTTCTAAACTATCTATTCAAAATACCAATTACGAAACTCCTGTCATAAAAGAAGCATTCAAACCAGAATATGACCAAGTCAAAAATGTTCCTCGTAAAAAGTTGCGAGTTGTATCAACTGATAGTACTAATTTTACGGATATTGTATGTCCTACCACACTAGACCGAGCAGTAAATAGTTTGCTATCCAACAAAAATATTGCAGATCATAAGTTGCACGAAATTCATGCCTACACCATGATTTTGCCTGCCAAATATTATTCAGAGTATAGCGAATGGATGAAAGTTGGTTGGGCCTTGAGAAATACTGATTTCCGCCTCTTTGTTACTTGGATTAAATTTAGTAGTCTATCTCCTAAATTCTGCTTCTCTGATGTTCAAAAATATTTTGGAATGTGGTGCAGTTGGTCTAAACCAAATAATGAATTGACTGACCGTTCCATCATGTTTTGGGCACGCAATGAAAGTTACGAACAATATGAAAAAGTCAAAGTACAAAGTGTTTCCATGTATATTGATGCAATTTTGAAAGAAGCGGTGTGCACTGAATTTGATCTTGCAAAAATCTTGCATTTGTGGTACAAAGATGTCTTTGTATGTGTAAGTATTACCAATAAATGCTGGTATGAATATTCTGATCAGAGATGGCAATCTACTGATGCTGGTACGAAACTTCGTAATTATCTCAGTGAATTCAATGGTATTTACGGATTATTCAAAAATAAGTTGATGGAAATGAATAATGCACTTGGAGAAATGGCCGATGGTGATGAACAAAAAGATATGATGCAAAAACGTCAAAAGAAGATTTGTCATATCATGATTGATCTTAAAAAGACGGATAAGAAGAATAATATTATGCGCGAATCATGCGATCTATTTTACATTAAAGATTTCTTGAACTTGCTAGATACAAAAACATCGGTGTTGTGCTTTACCAATGGTGTCATTGATTTTAATACGAAATCATTTCGTCCAGGGTTGCCAGACGATTATACCTCTATTTCTACTGAAATTCCTTATGTACCGATAGATCAGTGTAATCCAAAACATGTTCAAGAAATTAACGAATTCATGCAGCAGATCTTTCCTGAACCTGAATTGTGTAATTATATGTGGGACCATGCTGCATCCGCGACGATTGGTAAAAATAAAAACCAAACGTTTCACATGTACAAAGGTGATGGTTGTAACGGAAAATCCAAATTTGTAGAACTCATGTCTAAATCATTTGGTAAATACAAAGGAACTTGCCCCATTACTTTGATTACTCAAAAGCGAACAAGTATCGGTAGTACATCTTCCGAAATTGTACAGCTTATGGGCAAGCGATATGTGGTGATGCAAGAACCGAATGAAGATGATGAATTCAATGAAGGTATTTTGAAAGAAATAACGGGCGATGACCCTATTCAAGGTCGCGCTCTCTATCAAAATACAGTTACCTTTTATCCTAACTTCATCCTTGTGATGTGCACCAACTATGATCTTAAAATCAAGGGTAAAAATCACGGTATTTGGCGGAGAATTCGTAAAGCAGATTTCAAAACATTGTTTACGGTGAATCCAGTAAAAACTGATGTAAATAAGCCATATCAATTCAAGTTGGACAAAGAAATTGATAAAAAGTTTGAAGAATGGAAAACGGTGTTTATGAGTATGCTTATTGAACGTGCATTTGTAACGGAAGGAAATGTAAAGGATTGTTCTATTGTTATAGAAACATCCGAGAAATATCGTATGGACCAGGATCATTTTGCAGGGTTTATTAATGACCGTATTATGGTAGATCCATCTGGTTCGGTAAAAGAATTGGAATTGTATGAAACATTTAAAGATTGGTGGAAATTGTTGCATGGTCAGGGATTGCCGAAAGGGAAACTTCTGTTTGACTACATTAATCAGAAATTTGGTAGAAAAACAGGGAGGTCATGGAAGGGAATTTCTATTATCAAAGAACAAGAATCGGAAGATGAAATGCATGAATTGGGATAATAAATTAATAGACATGATTTACGATTATTTTTTTGTCATTTAAAAATTATTTAATGCATAAATCTAAACAGTTTTGTATATAATATCAAGTTATTGTATGGCTTTTTTAGGAGAACCTATGGATGTTTCAGAACCTGATTCATATGAATATAAACTTTTAAAAATGATAGAACTATTAGAAGGGTCAGAAACAATGTTACCTATAAAATTTGGTCCAAGTTCAGATGGAACAATACAAATTATTAATTTACCTGCGATAGAAGAATATATTGCTCAACAAGCAGACGAAGAATTACAACAAACATTAGTTGGCATATTAAAAGATATTCAATCTGAAATGGAAATTTTAAATGGTATTCGTCCCAGCCCGTATGATGTTATTTTGTATTTAAATTTACATGGTGTATTTAAACCTGATACTGTATTGGGAGAAGATGAATGTTTAGACGATGGGTTAACACTATGTTCAAGAAGTGGAATAAAAAAAGGGTATAGTGTAACTGATTTAGATTGGGACAATAAAAATGTTACGTTGTTAACATCTACTTGTATTGGAGTTAAACACATATTACACCCTGAAATTTTGTCTGGTCAAGTTAAAAAACTTATAGACGACCAATATGAAGAAACACGCATGTTAGATGTTAAAAAGTTACAATCATCATTACGGGCTTTAAAACAAAAATATATACGTGAATATGACCCAACTCCAGATATTGAATCAAAAAGATATACTCGTGAATCCTGGGTTAATTTTACACATGATGTTGGGTGGGGAATTTCTAAAAATAAATGGTTAAATAAAATTTTACAAAAAGATATGGTAAAATTTAAATGGCCAATACAAATTATTAGAGATGAAAAACAAAAAATCCCAATGACTATTTTTGATGATATTATACTAAACGAAGGTAAATCGCATATGGATTTAAGAGGTCAACATCTGCCATATATTACATTAACTAAACTTATTTATTATTTATTAGCAATGGGTTATATAAATATATTAATTATAGATTCTTCGTGTGGAGATGAGACACTTTACAAAGGACGATATATAAGAAGGCTTGCCAGATGGCAAAAAAAAGCAGGATTATTTGATGGAGGTAAACGAAAAAGAACAAAAAGAAATAAAAAAAGAAGAAATCAAAAAACTAAAAGGAAATAATTTAAAAGTCATTTTATTTTTTCAAGACGAAAATCTTGTAAAAATAAATTCTTTATCATTTTGGGCTTATGCAATTTAGAGTTATTATATTTTTTATGAACGGAATTTATATCGTCTTGATTTACGTTTAAGTCTACGTTGTTGTCTTGTTTTTTTACCGCCTAGTAAATGTGGAGGTATATCTATATTCATATTAATTGCAGTTTTTTTTATAATTTCCCAATCTGATACACCTAAAAACTCATTTATTTTATTAAACATATGTCTCGCTTTTGCATGTGGTTGATGTAATAATGTGGAAGATGGTTTTTCCGCAGGTGAAGTTGAAACCCGCAGTAATTGTGTTGGTAAACGGTCTGTATTCTCGTGTAGTCTAATTTGTTCTTGAATATAATCATGTAAACCTCCATTTTTTAAACGAAGAGATGCAGATTTTAAGGCTCCCCTGTGGTCTGCAACTGCTACACAAACTATATCATGATCGTCTTTAAGTCTATCGGATGCATAATGTAACATAAATCCATTCTTATAAACTGCCGAAAGAACTATATCTTCATTATCTTTAAGTGTATCAGATGCATACATTAACGCAAACGCACTGTTGGAAATTGCTACACGAACTATATCCATATTGTTTTTGAGTCTATCAGATGCATGTGCTAATGCCTGTCCATTTTGTTCAATTGCGGCACGAACTATATCTTCATTATCTTTAAGTGTTTCAGATGCATATCTTAAATTCATACCATCACCTGCAACTAGAGTACGTATTACATCCATATCAGCGCGAATATCTTCAGGTGCAAAACGTAACATAGTTTCACCGCGAATTATTCGTTCTATCCATCGGTCTTTTTCTTTTGACATATATTTATACAATATTTTTCCTATTTAATTGTCATAAAAATCAACCACTTTTTTGTTAATTTTTATTTTTTCAGGACGAAAATCTTGTAAAAATAAACCATCCAATGATCGTACGCGTGATAAAGCAACATACATTTGACCGCATGCAAATATCGTTTGTCCTGCGTCAATTAGTGCTTTGTCCATAGTAGCTCCTTGGGATTTATGAATAGTAATAGCCCAGGCATAAATCAATGGTAATTGTTCAATTCCAATTCCTGGAATTTTTTCGCTTTTCCATAACTGCGGAGTGATTAATACATCGCCACATTCAAATCTAACAATCGGATTTTTATTTGTAAACCCAATTATAATTCCTTGACTTCCATTACAAACAGGAATTGTATGCATATTCACAATGCACATGACAACAGTTCCAATTTTTAATGCAAGAGTAGGTTCGCATCGCACGTGATTATATAAATAGGAAACTTCATAATCTATTTGATCATCTGTAAATTTTTTACGAGACCGTTTTTCATTTTCAGTCATTACCAAATCTAATTTGCGTTCTTTCGTAAAAATATATTCCTCACCTTCCAATTTAGAATAATGAAACGTGTTTATATAGTCTGCTTTGTCGCGTGTAGATACTAATTGTGTGATATTGGGCGGAGGTTCAATGCCGACGCGTGTCATTATTGTTTTAAATGATGATTTGGTTATTTTTCCTTTTCTAATTTCCGACAAAATGGTTTGAAACGTTTCATCATTTTGTCGGAAATTTTTAATTAATTGTACAATATCAAAAGTAGATTTCCATATGGGACTTTCAAAACAATAATCGGCATTTACGGGTGGTAATTGATAAAAATCTCCGCAAAACAGTAGCTGTATTCCACCAAATGGTAAACTACAACCGCGAATGTTTTGTCCAATTTCGTTTAATTTTTCAAATAATTCTAATGCCATCATACTCACTTCATCTACAATCAATACATTTACTGCTAACCACCTTTTTTTTGCATGTTCTTTAATTGATTTATTTCCTAATCCAATACCTGCCCAAGAATGAAGTGTTGTTGCATTACAGTTTAATAGAATAGCTGCACAACCAGTCATTGCACACACTTGAATATTCATTTCATTTTCCAATGCATGCCGATAGACGTTTTGTATCCATTTTGATTTCCCAGTTCCGCCAGGTCCAGTTAAAAACACGTTTTTACCTTGCAAATATAGATCAAATGCGAATTGTTGTTCATGTGAAAATTCCATTTATCATAAAAAAATAAATATATTTTAATCAATTTTAAATATGCAAGTTATAAAATGCTCTAAACCATTCTTCCGTCTTTGATGGAGTATCCTGATATGCATCAAATAAATAAATATACACTGCGTTATAAAATGGAGAATATTTAATTGTTTGAAACCACACTTCAAATGATAAAGTGTGAGGTATATATCTATGTGCTAAATATTCATCAAACATAATATCCATGGCATTTGCCTTATTTATTCCTGTAAAATCGGTAACGTCATAATGTCGGTTTAATCCAATTTTTCCATTTTCAACTATATTTCCAAAATAGTCAATAAAATAATTTCTCCAAAATTCTGGATCCTCCATTTAACATTCTATACGTAAAAAAAATAATTCAAATTTAATTAAAAAAAAGCAAAAGGAGAGTGGGAGAGGGATTCTTACCTGGGAGTTGTAGCCGATTTAGACGAAGAGTTGCCGAGCAAGTTCCTGTTCCGCGTACGACTTGTTGAATCGCTTTTTCTTCTTTTCTGGAGCAAATGGCAGTGTAGTCGGAGTCGGCTGAGCTGGCGTAGTCGGAATAATCTGGGTGAAGAAGTTGGTGATGGTATCGCCGATGAAGCTGGAAGGCATATCGGGCACATGTGCGGCCGCCATGGAAATGTCGGTCGGCGCCCACATTTCTTCCAATTCGCTCCAAACATATGCCGACCAATCGTCGCGATTGACACAGTAGATTTCACAACCAGTGTAGATGATGTGCGAAATTGCATCGGGCGAGTTTGGATTGTATCCACCAGACTTGTTAAGTCCAATGGTCACAAATCCGCCGTTTGCAGGCACGGAGACTTGCTGGAACTGCAAAATTCCTAGAGCCGAAGCAGTCATTTCACTTGCAAAATGTACGAAACAGTAGAATGCTCCAATGGGAGTTTCTACCATATCAATACGTTCAATCTGCGATCCAGTCCATGTCTTGACAGCGAGTGCGAGAGCATGGATAGAGACGTTGCCAGATGGGCGAGCGAATACGGAGGTAGACATGTTGGTTTGCTGTGAAGCTATGAGATTGTAATATTGTAAAAATGATTTCAATTTTTTTTAAATGACAATGCAAATTATAATAATAATGAGAAGAATGACCAATCGTAAAAACATTGTACACAAAGTATTTCAATTATTTATTCAATTTTTATTTTAAAGATTAATATAAGTATGTTTAGATATATTTTTATTCTTTTTTTACTGTACATGTTTTTGAAATTCCAGATAGATAAAATACAAAATAAAAAATATACATCTAACAACGACTATATAGATTTAATAAATAAATATAAAATGTAATGAATTATTATGTCAATTGTAGAATTATATTCTCTTGAAAAGAAATTTGGAGAAAAAAGAGATCAATATGTTTCATTAATGAATTCTATCAATTATTCATGTTTAGGGAAAGAAAAGGCAAGTAAAGAATGTTTAAAAGCTGCAAGATTAAATGCTCAAATGCAAACTTATTTGGTTCAAATGTCTAATTTGGTTGTTAAATATCCGAGAGATAGTAATGTAAATAAACAACATTTGGCATTATTACGTGTATCAGATAGTTTAGAAAAAGATATGGAAGAATTAGTTTCAAATAATGCTTTAAATATTGATTCGGAAATGCAAAAAAATATGTATGAATCTCAAGCATTTTTATATGGATTTGTTTCTATTATAATTTTAGGGTTTGTTATTTACCAGTATAAAAAAATATAACTGTATAGTAAATGACACAAAATATGACAAATCCACAATACGAATCCTATACAGATAATCTTCGCACTCTTGTAGAAGGAAAACAATATTCGGGTAAAAATGTATTGACTAAAGATGGAAAAATGGGATATATAACAGATACAGGTATTATTAAACAATATTCTTCGCCTAAAAGTTTAACTGTTTTAAATGGATGCACAACTAGTTATGAACAATTAAATGCAGAATGGGATAAATTAGGATTTCCAATTGGATCTGCAATGATAGATGGTCAAACATGTGGCAATGAAACTAAATATATACAAAGTAAACCTCCAAGTAATAATTTTGATTGGAAATATTATATAGCTGCAAATCCAGATTTAAATTTGACAACTGAACAACAAGCAATTGATCATTGGAAAAATACAGGAATACAACAAGGATTATTGCCGAATGAAAACATTTTATCTGAAATGTCAAATGTAGGAAAAATAGGATATGTAGATGTAAATACTACATTACATACAGTTCCTGCAAATGCTTATACATATACTGGAAATTATAAATTATTTAAAAATATTAATGTGACAGGTGCAAATATGACAGATTGTAGTCGTAAGATTCCACCTGTCAAATATGGTGACCAAGTATTTATGAGATTTAATGATAAGTATGCAAAAATGAATAATACTTCGTTATTAGAATTTGGATCGGACCGTACCAAGTTTTTTCTACGTCCACTTGGAACAAATGCAAACTCCATGACAGGAAAAGCTATTAAATATGGCGACCAAATATCTATTGCAGTATCATCTAACAATTGGATAGATACTATATGTGGATTATGGGGATGTAAAGTGGCGTATATTAATCCGAATACATATCTCGTAGGATTTGGTCCTGGAGGAGAAAAGGGGGGAAGTATTTTTACTATTACACCTGCAGTTGGGTCTCCGTATACGGTAGGTACCGAATTAAAATATAACGATTCATTCATATTAACTTCAGTTATTACAGGTTCTTCTACTTTACGACAAGATCAATTTTTGAGACCTGGAGAACATATAACAAGTGAAAATGGAAATTATGTATTTACGTATCAAATGGATGGAAATATATGTTTATATGATTCAAATGATGGGGCTCTTATTTGGACATCGGATAAACCACATAAACCTAAAAAATTACTTATGCAAACAGATGGAAATTTAGTTGCTTTTGATGTAAACGGAAGACCGCAATGGTCATCTAATTCTCGTCAAAGATTTAAAACAGGAACCAGTATTAACTGTAAATTGAGTGTAGAAAATGATAGAAATGTTGTTATTTCAAGATCATCTGGTGCAAAGATATGGGAAACAAATACTAAAATTATTCTAACCGAAGATGATGGCAATATGTATAAAATAGGATATGTAAATAATAAAAATCTCAAATTTGGTTCTTCAGCTGATAGTGTTGGAAAATGTGAATTTACATTCCAAGATTCATCCCATCCACAAAATTACGATTTATCATGCGATGTAAATTTGTTAACTACCGAATGTACTGCAGATAATTCTTGTGCAGGTTATATTCATTCTGCCAAAGATAATACATGGCAAAAAATACCGAATAATGCTACACCTGATTTATATAAAATAACCGATAGTTCTCCCAGTATTTTTGTTAAAGAAATGAATGTAGATATGAATGATAAATCGTGTTTGTCAGGTAAAAGTAAATTTATTAATTCTAATGAATATAGTCATTATCCAAAAGGAAATGATTTTAGTATGAATAGTGATCAATGTAATCTTCAAACTGCTGGTATTGCATTCCCTATAGACAACCAAAATTATAATCAAATGAATAATCAATACATAACACAAAATACAGAGATGATGAATAAATATCCAAGAAATGAATTTAATATACAGCAAAATAATGAATTATATAGACAAATGCAATCAAAAACAAATGAATATGCAACACTTTTAAATACAATTAAAAGTGAAAAAAATAACAATGTAATTACATATCAACAAATGAATGAAGATTTACATGGAATTGAAAATACAAATAAATCAAATGCATTGTTATGGGGACTTTCATCTATTGTTTTAATTGGTATTGTCATTACCGTCCGTAACGGTATAAAATATTAAATTGAATTAAATTGTTAAACTTATCCAAAAATAAAAATGGCTTCTTTTACTCGCGCACACGTTTTGAAACAAAACCAACTAGAATATATGCCTGCACTGTATACCACATTTACTATAGTATATATTCAAAATTCGGATTATGCTTATCGCATGGGAGAAGAAACTGGAAGCAATTATTTTATACTGGATGAACATGGACACATCTACGGGCAAATTCACGGATATTTGGATTTGAAAGATCAAATTAGATTATTTGATCTAGAATCTCAGCTAAATAGTAATGATGAATTACGAAATTCATTATTACTGTTACCTAGATATAGTGTTGTCAAAGTCGGCGAATTTGAAGTAAGAAAAATTGTAATTTATGGAAAGTATACTCTTAAATTCAAACTTTGTGGAATTCCAAGATTATTTAATTTATACATGATAGATGATCAAACCAAATACTTGGAAAATATCAAACTATAATTTATCCGTTGCACTGTCTAATTATTTTTTAAAAAAATTGAAATCGTTTTCACAATATTACAATCTCATACAACTTACACTCGCTTACAATGTCTTGCCCTACCGAAATCATTGATGTCGCTGCGCCGATTGAAGATGACGAGTATGATGATTACTACGAGCCTGAAATCAAGATTGGAAACGTAAAGCCATACCAATCCAATCATTTCACTTCGGCACGTCGGTATTCCAAGGGAGCAGCAAACGACATTAAAAAGCGAGCACGAGCTATGGAGTTGGCCATGTGCAACGGTCTCGGTGTTGAACCCGCTTACCATTTCACACGCCGAGAAACAGCTGCAAAGCTGCGCGGAAGCAAGGCTTACCATGCAAAGCGCCAAGTATTGTGTGCAGTTCAGTCCGAACGACATGCGCGCATTGCTTACAACGAGAACTACCTCCAGCAAACATGCGACATCAACGACAAGCTACCCACCAAGTCCCGCCGCCTTGCAGCTACTGACCATCCTTGCAACCCGCTTATTCCAGGCTCAGTTTTCCCCAAGAAGATCAACCTCCCACGCAAGACTTTCCGCGACGCTCTCGTCTGGTAAAACATCGGTCTTCAACTAAACACAGGTAAGTATACACATTTTGCTTTTTTTTTATTCTGTATAGTTAATTGTTTTTTTTTCTTCTTCTTTTTCATTCTCCCCGCCTGTAGTTGGATCATAGGTTAATAATGATGTTTCTGCTGCAGCAAGTTCTTCGTGATCCTTTTCATCGGGTGTAGTTCCTCCGTCTATATCTTTCCAAGATGGTTGCGGACTATCTACTACTGGTGGATCAGGTGTAACTTTATAAGGAGGAGATGCATTTTCAGTATAAATAGGTGTAGTTCCTAATTCATAAGGTGGAGCAATTAAATCAGCTGGACTATATCCCATTTCTAATAATTCTTTGTATAATTCTTTCCTGGACCATTCTGGAGTTGTTTTTACTTTTTCATACACAGCCATAAAATCTTTTTCTTGTTGTGGCGTAGGATGAATAAACAGTAATTGTAATAATGTCTCTGATTTTAACTCTTGATCTCCCGATGTGGTTTGCAACAATTCTATAAATTGTTTTAAATTTTCTAGTTTGACAGGTTCGGATAATGTATCCCAAACTGGATTTGAAAAATAAAAGTGTTTATATGCCAATTGATACACTTCAATATCTTTATCTGTTGGATGTTTAAATATGGAATGTAGTAAATCTTTATCTGGCGCAGAAGGAATTAATTCAGTAATAATATGATGTACTGTTGGTTTTATTTCTTTATGGTACATGGTTTTAAATTGTAACGAATTCAGACCATTTATTTTCCACAAATGTCTATCCAAACAAATATTTTCCCATTTATATAATTCTATTTTAGATTGTTTATAATCTGCATCCGTCGTTTTTTTAATATCATTCTTTGTTTCCAACTCTTTTGCTGGTTTGCCTTCTGATTTATCGGGACGATAGACGTAATCCGTTGCATTACTGACGTGAATACGAAAAGCCAATGCATCGTCTTCCCCTCCCCATCCGTAAAAATAATTGGGGAATCCGTTAATTTTCTCAAAGGTTTCTTTTGAAAATTGTATGACACGACCAAACGGAGGATTATATTTTGTATCTTGTACCAAATTTCCTAAATGAAGAATTTTATATTTGTCACAATTGCCATAATATTTATTTACAATATTGGCAGGCATAATAATATCTACATCGTGGAAAATGACAGTTTCAATATCGGTAAAATGTTCGGTTGCATATAAATATCCAGCATTCAATAGGGCTCCGCGATTAAATTTCTGACCATCATTAGATTGTTCAACCACCAAAATGCGCAATGATGGATGTTGCGAATAATGTTCTACAAATTGGTCTAATTGTTGTTTTCTATTTTGGTCACCCTCATCGCGATAAGGAACAATGACTAATGTAGTATTTAATTCACATTCTTCTGTATGAACTACATTTTCTTTGAATAACGGGAAATTATGTTTTATTGTATATTCATTTCTTAATGCTTCCAATTCTGGTAAATGGGTAGATTCGTCAATTAGGCGAACATTAGGTTGAGCCAATCGGTTAGAAATACCATTAAAAATATCGGCGACGTAATCAAAAATAAAAGATTCATTAAAATATTTATTAAAAAAGTCTTGACCATTTCTGGCAATTTGTTCGCAAACGTCTTGATGTTGTAAACACCATTCAATCGTTTCTTCAAAATTAGAAAAATCGGATTTTATGGTAACACAATGAAAGTGTTTGGCATTGACTGTATCTTTATTTTTAGAAGTAATGTATTCAGTATTCAAGAACGGTTCAAACCATAACTTGAATGGAGATTCAATGTTAATAATACAACAACCATATTTGAATAAATTGCCAAACCGATAAGCTGCTGAGTTTCCTTGTACATTGAACATGAATTTACACAATACTTGTTTGGACATGGGGACTTTGGCATCGTCTTCAATAAATCTAGAAGGAACAAATGTAAGTGCTGCAATTTCACTCTTAGACTCAATACCCGTCTTATTTTTAACATTTGCTTTTACACGAGTTGTTTTGATACGCTCCGTAATACGTGTAATTTTTACATTCATATGTTCTTTATGCGCAAATGCTTCATTATTACATAATTGTTCCAATTTAATACGAGGATTCGTAATTTCATCTACACCACATCCAGTAGATTGACCTCGCCACACAAATTTTAATTCGCGATCTTTCCATGGAGGTAAAGCGGCAATATCTATTTTCTCCGAATCATTTTTACAGCGAACACGGTCATGTTTATCGGTATGTGTATTAGAATACGTTGCAAACATTTTATTTTGGTATAATAAATCTAAATCATCACCCGTTGGAATTGGAATGTCTGCATATTTATCATGTGTGCATTGTGATAAAATGGGGATAAATTGTTTTTCAAAATAATCGGGAGATAACGGTGTATCTCCGTAAATATCTACGAATGGTTCTTTCCATTCTTTTTGTAAATGAGGAAAATCCTTACGATTAAGTATAAAAACACAATCATGTACGACTCGGTGATTACACACATTGACGAATAAATCGTACATTTCGGATAAATATGCATCTGTAGGATTCATGTCAACTAATTCTGTGCGTATTAAACAATTGGTGGCATGCCAATAAATGGGGTTTTTGTGTTTCTTTTTTCTCGGCATTGCATTTAAAAATTCTTCCAATGCATCTTTATTTTCTAGAACAGATACGTATTGTTCTCCTTTCTTTACGTATAGTAATTCTGCAAAGCTATTGATATATTCGGTATTGTACATGAGCATAAAATTGACAACTTTGTTATTTTTAATTCTTACAAAAATTCCAGTTTTCAAATGATCAAAAATATAATTTACTGTTGTTTGAATTGGATACGATTCTTCTGAAAGTCTGTTTGCATCGTATATATTCAAATTGAATTTATTTTTACAGTAGGTTGTAATATATTTTTTGGGATTAATTTGGGTAGACGTAAGTAATAATTCTTGTCTAAGTTTTTTATTAAAAATACAAGGAAATAAAGTATAATCTAATATAGATTTGGAATACGATATAGTTTGCCGATTGATAATTCTATTTGCATTCCGATGAAGCATGTAATCAAATTGGGAACAAGGATCCAATTTGGCAGTAGATACATATAATGAATTTTGTTGAAAATCGTGAATGAGTTTGCCAACCAATGTGAATCCTTGTTCTGAAATAACAGTGTCAAACGATGTTTTAATCGGTGTCCATCCCATGTACGCCAATTGTTGAATATTATCGGTTGTAACTAATCTCATTTGGATATTCATGGTTGCAATTTCTTGCATGAACAATTTAAATGAATAGGGAACATTAATGGTGCTGTAAGATTTATTATATTTGGGAATGGATTGGATACCGTTTTCGTCAATCGTTAACGGTCCATCTATAGAAGGACTGTAATGAGTGTTCGTATTATTTACAATAGAAATAAATCCAGTTACATTATCAATGGTTAACCGATATGGTTTTCGCGAATGAGTTACAGTATCAATGTATGTCCCATCTCCGCGAATCATCATGGATTCGGTTTCAAACATGTTCATTCCATTTGCCAAAACACCATCCCGTTCCATTTCACCAATTCTTAATCCACCTTCTTTGGCTCTGCCTTGAACTGGTTGACGAGTTAATCCAGTCATTGGACCACGTTCTCTGAAATTGATTTTATCTTTTACCATGTGTTTTAGCCGCATGTAATACGTAGGTCCAATAAAAATATCACTTTGTACTGGTTCACCTGACATTCCATTGTACAATACTTCAACACCTGAACTGTGAAAATCATATTCGCGTAATTTATCGGCATATGTATGCAAGTCTGTTTTTTTATTAAATACAGTACAATCGCCAAAAGTTCCGTGTTCTAAATGTACTTTTCCAATTAAACATTCTAATAATTGTCCAAGTGTCATACGCGATGGAATTGCATGCGGATTAATAATTAAATCTGGCCGAATTCCGTTTTCATTGAAAGGCATATTGCATTCATCCAAAATAATACCGCATGTTCCTTTTTGACCAGCACGCGATGCAAATTTATCTCCGATATTAGGAATTCGTTCTTCGCAAATACGAACTTTGGCTGTACGAGATCCAACTGGATTTGTAGTTATAAATGTCTTATCAATATATCCACGCTGATCACGTTTGGTATATACTGGACGTGTTTTCCCGCGTATGGACATATTCATAATGGGTGTTTTTCCGTCTACTATGATTTGTTCACGTATCACTCCAAATTCATCATATTCTGGAACTTCTTCATTAGATGCAAACAAAAGTCCAGTTTCTTCATCTTCCGTTTCTTCATACACAGTAAAATAACTTGTATTGAACATTCCGCGTTGCAATGAACTTCGGTTGATTAAGATGGCATCTTCCGTATTGTATCCAGTATAACACATAATGGCAACCATCGCATTAATACCGTATGGAATATATTCTTGATTTAAATGGTGTAAATAATAGGATTTAATCAATGGAACTTGCCCGTAATTTAAAACAACACCCATTTTATCCATTCTATTTTGATAATTTGTATTGTAGACGGCAACAGCTTGGCGCGATTGACCACACGAGAATGCATTACGAGGTAAAGGATTGTGTTCTGGGAAAATAATATGTAATCCCATAAATCCAAGAATAAGAGATGGATGAATTTCTACATGTGTAAAGTTAGTATCGTGATAACTTGGTAAATGATTGAGAGAAATAAGACTATTATTAGATTCGGTACAATCTATATATTCAACTGAAGAAGGTTTTCCTGGTTTTCCTTGCAACATACTGGACCAGGTTACTTTTGCGTCTTCTATATCAAACGATACATTTTTGGTATTATCAATATATAATAGAGGACGATATACTCTTCCAGCATCGGTATAAATATAAATAATATTTTCGCGAATGTTAAAACTGATACTTGTCCAAATGGTAATGTGTGGATCGCCAGTTCGGCGTCGGTGTTTTAAATCTAGGACGAGTTCATTTGGAGTATTGGTAGAATATTTCCAGTGTCCATTTACGAATATTTTTGTAAACGCGAATAATATTTCTGGTTTAGTATATACAATTTCAATACAATAAATTCTACCAGCCTTTTTAGTATAGGAATGTAACATTTGCAATATAGGAAGTTTACTTGTTTCGGTAGAAATTTTTGTACAAATAGAAAAACTTTTATGGGTTCCAACATCTCCGCCATCCGAATCTACTGGGTCCATCATTCCCCACTGAGTTGCATGTAAATATCGTGGACCAAGAACAACCGAATTCTCATCCATTTGCATGACACATTTTCGCAATAATGAAATGGCGGTATTATAACTGAGACGATTTAATTCTTGAGATAACCCAATACGTTTCGTATATGTTTCTGATCCCCAATCTCCTTTAAAACCTGCAATCATTCCTTTTTCGGTAATACGTTGTTTTAATACAGGAGAAATAGTATCTATGCAAAATTGTTTGAACGCTTCTGAATCATCATCGTATGTAGATTCAGTTTCATTATGGTAAATATCCATCATTTTAATGACATGTTTTATTTGTGATTTATAAAATTCTTTGAACAAGTCGGATAATAAAACACCAGAAGGTTCTACACGTTTAAATTGGAATGAATCGCGGTCGGTTGGTTTATCTAAATCAATGGCGACACGTAACAACCTGTTTACCATAAATCCCAAAAAGTGTGCCTTTTCAACCAAATCAAAAGTAAAGTGACGTTTTATTTCAGATAAATCATTAATATGCGGTAAAAAATAATCGGATAAAATAAACCAAGTGTGATAATTCGTTAAATATTTAGTAAATGGAGCCATATATTCAATGGCCAATTGTTGCGTAAATATTTTATTGGCATCGTATACACTTGGGCGCAACAACTCCATCATACGTGGGTCGTCATCAGGTACACACATTTTAATAATATCTTGATCCGAAATGATACCTAATGCTCGGAAAACAATAAATAAAGGAATTGGCATATTTATGTTGGGAATGGTAACTACAATTTGTTGGAATACTAATTGCGGAATATGTTTCATATCATCTTTATGTTCATTGAATAAATTTTCTTCATCTTGATAAGTAACCAAATGTACTTTGGTTTCGCGAACAGGTTTGGATTCATCTTCCGATTCAGATCTAATTTCTGCTACAAACATATTATTTTCATCATTGGTTTTAGAAACGCGTAAAATATTATTGGCAAACCTTTCTTGGCTAATGACAGTTTTTTCATTTCCATCAATAATAAAATAACCGCCAGGATCAATTTTACATTCTCCCATGTTGAACCGTACATCAGGCGGCATTTTATTTAAAATACACATGTCGGATTGAACCATGATTGGGATATTTCCAAAAAATACATCTTTAATGGTATGTATTTTGGCATCGGAATTTTCATTAATTTTAAATTCGCAATCAATATCTACCATAATAGAAAAAGAATAGGTCAAATTTTGTAACCGAGCATAATTTGGGTATAAATAATTTTTTTCGCCATTTTCATATAAAATAGGTTTGGCAAATTGTATTTTATCTCCTTGTTTTCCTCCAATATAAATATCGCATTGATGCATTGGAATATCTTCGCCATTTTTAGATTGTAACTTTTTATTAAAGGATATTGGATTATTTTGTCTAATGATTTGACGAATATCATTATTTACGAATCTATTGTATGATTCAAGATGATGATCCACCAAAAAGTTTGGATTTTCCTTGAAAAATTTATCTATGATTGTAAAACCAAGGTCCATTATATAAAATACACTATATTTTTATATAGTGTATTTGTTAATTTATTTGAATAAATCATTGTGATGAATAAAAATATCTTCTTGTAATTGTTGCCGCGATAAATAAACTTGTTTTAAATCAGATGGCAGGGAAGGATTTTGAGTTGAATACAATGGCGTACATCCCGATTGTTCACATGCAACACGTTTATTCAAAGACATGATAGAATTTGCATTAGATTGTAAATAATGCCTATAATCCCTATTGGTATGTATATTTTCCTGTTTCCGAATATTTTCATTAATTACAGCTCCAGGTTGCCAGTTGGAATACGTTCGGCCATCTGCCATTTTTGGCGGTGAATCAAAATGGATATTGTTCATATTATATATTATACTTTATTTTTTAAAAAATTCAATAAAGCCGATTTTGTTTTTAAAGCAGGTCCGCCTAAATCACTTACTTTTTGTTTCAAATCCTTCAAACTCAAATGACTATAATCTACGGATACAGTGACCTGCTTCGTTCCTAAAACATCGTCATCAGATACTTTAATCAGTGGGGCAGCGGGTTCAATTTCTAAAGATTTTTCTTTTTGAACTATAATTTTTTCTTCGGGTTCAGGTACAACTTCTTTCACGAGCTCAATTACTTTACATTCTTGAACTTCTTCTAATTCATCCTCTGAATCCAATCTAGGAAGAGAATCATCATCTGTCGGCGACTTAGGTAGAGATGAGCTAGCCTCTGAGTCTGTTTCGGATTCGTCTTCTGATCCTTCTTCCTCGGAATATTCTTCTACTTCATTATTTTCAAAAAGAGGTGCAGTATATAGAGAATTGTCTAAAGGTATATTGGATAATGTTTTTACTTCTTTCTTGCAAAATTCATTAGTAAGTGTTTGCAACAAATCGGATAAAGTATTTAATCTATTTTCAATATTAGAAATCTTTTGTTTCATATAAAAATACAGGATTGCACTTAGGCCCAATGACATTGCTAAACATAGTAATAACTTCATATACTATTCATATATATATTATGTTTAAATATTTAACCGCATAATTTAGCACTATTAATAATATCATTAGGATAATTCATGTCAATTAAAACATTAATGCCTCCGCGAACATCCGAAATTCCTTCGGATAATTTATAGGTGTACGTCAATTTATTTTGGTCGTTCAATGTTTTCATGTGATGAATAGAAATACTTTTGGTTTTTGTTAATTTTTGGCAAACGTCCAAAAAATGTGTAGTTAATAAAAAGGTGCAATTTGTTTTGGATGAAATGTATTTCAAAAATGCATAAGCACTTGCCGATGCTTCTTTTGGATTTGTTCCCGAAAATAATTCATCAAAAATACATAAAACACGTGAATTTGTATGATCAATGCAATTCAATACTTCTTTGCAACGTCTTGCTTCCGCTTGGAATAAACTGTCTCTACCAGAAGTATCTGGAATATTAATATAACTACAAAATGTATCATATGGACATATTTTTGCCTTTTTGTAAAATCCACAACCAAATTGTTGCGATAATAATGTATTGATAAAAGACATTTTAATAAATGTTGTTTTTCCAGAAGCATTGGGTCCAGTAATAATCATATTTTTGGTTAGTTTGTAACTATTTTTAATGGGTTTCTCGGTAGGATAATAAGCATGTGAAAAAGAAGTACGAGTTGAAAAGGAACAGTTATTCAGCGTTTTATTTTTTAGTTGGAGAGACAATTGTTCAATGTTGGATACAAATCCATTAAATTGTAAAGAATATTCAAATGTATTTTGTAATTCTTTATTGGAAAATAATTCAAAAAAATGTGTTCGTAAATACCCTAAATGAATAATTTCATGCCAAGAAAAAGATAGCTTTTTCAAATAGCTTAATTTAGAATAATAGTTTGTTAATACTTGTTTATGAAGTGCCAAACCGTTATTAAATTCATTATAGGTTGTTAAATCTTGTGTAACTGATTGAAAATGTTCCATATTGGTCAATGTATGTTTCATATATTGTTGAACTTTTTCAAGACTTTGGTGAATAGATTGTATATTTTGATAAAATTTATATACAGCATATCCATTACAATATGTTTGAACTAAAAAAATAGAAGCTCCTGCAATTAATAATATTCGTTCTTTTTGATTTGATGTTTTAAAATTGTTTACTAAATTAATAATGGCATGATGTTTGGTAACTTCATATAAATGTGTTTTATAGGTAGCCCAAGATACAGTCCCACCTTTCATATTAATAATTGCAAATGGTAATAATAACATGACAACAGGTGAAAATAAAAATAAAGCAGGAGATGTTATAAAGTATAAACTGATCATAAACATGAATTTGGAAGATTCATTTAAAAAATTAAATTTTTCATAAGTAATATATTGGTAGGTTAGTTTAAATTCTTCGTTCTTCTGAAGACTTTCCCATTCTTCAATAAATGTATCATAGGATTCTACTGTATGTGAAAACCGTTTATATACCATCATAGATTCTTTCAAGAATTGTTTATTTGTAGTATAATACTTTGCTAATTCAGAAACATTATTTTTGGAAAATTTATTTTTAGGAGAAAATATTTTATCATACACTGGAATTCCAGATGGGTCTTCTGTAGTTGTAAATTCCAATTCTTTAATAATGCTAGAATCTACATCTTGCGATTGATTATATTGGATTGGCAATTTGAACATACTATAGAAAATATAATATGTTATTAAAATAAACTAATAAATATATGGGTAATTCTCAATCAACTAAAAGTTTATCACCTTCTACGTTATATATTAATGAATTTGATGAAGAAAGTGTTAACACAATGATGGAAGGAGTTCAGGATGAACCAGCAAAAGAATTACCTTTTGAAGAAATGGAATTACATCAAGCAGATAGGTCGGAGGCTAGTCTGTCAGGTATAACATCTGAAGAAGAACAATTTATTGAAAATCGTACAGAAAATGTAGTCCCATTAACAGAAGGAACTGAGTTTGGTAGAGGTATAGGAATTTATGCTTCTTGTCACGGAGAAATACCAGATCCATCTAAACACCGAGAAATTCCAGACGGATTGAAGTTTATGAAAAAAAATATGTCTGAATGTGGTTTTGCTTCTTATAAACTCAAACGACAGCCAACTATGCAGTTTGACACGATTGCAAGAAGATTAGAAGAATCGTTTGATCCTGCATTTACAGCAGAAGAATGTGAAGCTTATGGATCATGGCATAACAAAGACTCGGATGGAAAACCGTTAGGTGCAAATAAAAAACCAATACGTGTAAACACACTTACATGTCCCGAATTTAATACAACTCCTTCAAATCAAATGAAAAGTTTTTTATATAAAAAATATTCAGGAGAGTCAACAAGTAAAAGAGTAAGAGGAGTATTTGTTAGTTTTGGAGGTAAAATGGTTAATTTATTTACTGTTACAATGGATGAACTTATAGATGTTTTTGCCATTCCGAAGCCTACTGATCGTCATTCAAGGCTTGAAGAAATAAAAAGTATATTAACAAAAATAGAAAAGTATATTAAACAGAGAGGTAAACGTAAATATATTTCAACTAATTTTATAATAGATATAGCAATATTATTAAACCATGTATATGATGTTTCCGTTGTACGTTTTTTAGATGAATCCTGTAATGGCAGCCGATATTTTGGTCCATTTTTGAATCCTCATGCTAAGACAGGAGTTGGTGGAAGAAAAAGTCATAAACGTAAACGCCGAAAAAGTAAAAAAATACGTAAATAAATATTTAAACCTATTTCATATAATACATATATGATTTTGCAAGATATAATAAACGTGATATCGTGTACCTTTTTTGCAATACAGCCTTTACGCGAATATAATTTATATGAACGAAATTTTGTTACTAAATATGGATTATTTTTTTTTGGAATAGATTCAATCGTTTTTAATTCTAATCCTGAATTTTTACTACATCATATTATTATTTCATCTGCATTGATTATAGATATATTTAATCCAATTCCAATACCTTTATATTATGCATATTGCAATACAGAATGGTCTACTATATTATTAACTTTAATGCCGTATATATCTAATCCAAATTATAAAAAAATTTGCCAACTCATGTTTGCTGTATTATTTTTTAAATTTCGTATTTATGATTGGTATTATTTATTTCATACAGAATCCATACCAACTGCGTATATACTATCATTGATATCTATGTATTCGCTTAATTTATACTGGTGGGTTCTTATATGCAAAAAAATGTGTAAACCATTAAAAAATGGCGTATACCATATATTAAATCACACTATTGTGTCGTATACAATGTTGATGAATGCGGGTATAATAATATACATAACTGCATATGATTATAACTTAGTTAAACTTACAAGTTTATTTTCAGGTATTACAAGTTATTTATATCACAATGAAATTGCAAAATACCATAATGGGATTGTTACAAATAATTCCAATTGGATATTGTTAGATGTTGTTGCATTTCATTGGTGTCATGTAGAATATATTAGACATATGTATCCAGAATGGTTTTATATATCAAGTGGATTACACTTGTTAAATTTGTTGTATTTGTATAAATATTCTCCTAACAATATTTCAAACTATTCTATGGTAGCATTACTCGTGGATAATATATATAGAGTGTGGTATTATCCATCTATTGATATTTATACAATGGTGTTATTATTGGGATATATTCATGTATTAAATCCCATGTATGATTTATCTTTCGTTGCAACACATGGAGTATTGGCATGGTATATTTTTGATTCAACTTCGCAATTATTAAATATTAAGTAATTCTATGGCAGCTCAACTAATATCAGATGCAGAAATGGATGCTTTGTTTTCAACCGATATGGCACTTACTAGAAGTTATACAGATGATGAAGATTTGAAATTATTAGTAAGAGACGATACAGAAGGTATTGGAGTATTTTTTAGATGTCATGGTTTACTTCATAAACATATAGAAAGACGTATTCCACCTCAATTAAAAATTATTAAAAAAAACATATCTGAATGCGGTACGTCATCCCCATTTACCACTAGATATAGACCTCCAACTGAAACACCAGAAGTTATAGTTGAACAATTAACTTCATCATTTGCGCCTGCATTTACACAAGAGAGATGTAGAACCACACCATGGGTAGGTAGAGATCCAAGTAACCCTGGTATTATAAAAGGTGTAGTTGAGGGAACAAAAACGCCCGAAAGTGTTCATATAGATTCATTAACATGCGAAGAATTCAACACAAACAGTGAAAATTTTACTACTCATTATATATTAAAAATTTATATGGTCACTGGTCCAACCCATTGTGCGTTGTTTTCATTTGGAGGAGTAACAATTGATTTATTTACTGTAAGTGGTATAGAAGAAATATTGTCCAGATTTAACATATTACAAATTGATCCAAGTCATCCAAATTACGAAAAAATAAAAAAGGTAGTTGATTATATAAATAGTAATATTGAATTTAGAGAAAAAAGTCGTGCTGTGGGAATTCCAACAATTACAACTGATTTTATTTTTAATTTATCATTATTATTACATTTCATGTATGGAGTTGTAGCTGTACGAATTTTAGATGAATCTTGCAATGGAGGTAGGACAGGGCTTAAGGATATAGGGGGAGTTGTTGTTGGATTTGGCGGAAAACGTAAAAGTAGACGCAAACATAAGAGAAAAAGTAAAAAAGTTGGTCAAATGTATAATTAGTATCTTATTACGATTATACATTTGTTGAAAGTATGCAATATAAAATAAATACTTACTATATGGCAAGAACTCCTGAAGAAATGGAAGCAGCAACATTCATGACAGAAATGTCAGCTTCAAGAACACCTGAGATGGAAACAGCAAGAATTATGGCAGAATTATCAGGTGTACATACCGAAGAACATCCAACTGGACCTGATAGAGCAGAACAAATTGAAGATGCAGAAATGTTTTATCATGCAATGGCTGCAGATGATGACATAGGAGTTGGAGTATTTATTATGTGTCATGGAAAAACTCACCCCGAGGTCAGACGTATTCCAGAGGGAATAAATGTGATGAAAAAAAATGTCTCTTTATGTGGAGTTCCAGCTCCAACCATATATTCTTCCTATAGATTTAAAGGTCAAACTGCAGAAGTTATAGCAGAAGAATTAACTAGATCATTTGCACTCGCATTTAGTGCGGAAGAATGTATGGCAAATGAGTGGAGGTGTGCAAGAGAAGGAATTTTATATGGTACTCCTGCACCAGGACGTCCTCCAATTAAAGTTCCATTATGTTTATTTGCATGTGAAGAATTTAATACAACTCCTGAAAATAAAGTATCCCATTTTGTATATAAGTCATATTTAGCCGATAAAGATTATCATTGTGTATTAGTTACATTTGGAGGAAAAAGAATAAATTTATTAACTTGTACAATGGAAGAACTAACAGATACATTTGGTATGCCTATGGAACAGCATGAAAACGCACAAGAAATAATGGAAATACTTCACTATATACAAGATAATATTTCAACTAGAGAATTGGGACCACGACATATAATTAGTACAGACCTTATATTTAATGTATTAAAATATTTAAACTTGATGTATGGTGTAAAAGTTGCACGTATTTTAGATGAATCGTGTAATACGGGTTTAAAAGGACAACCAGTATTTAAAGATGATAAAAAAGATGGATATAAAGAAAAAGTTGGATATGGCGGAAAACGTAAAAGTAGACAAAAAAATCGTAAAAAGAGAAAAAGTAAAAAATTATTTTAACAAACTTCCATAGTTAGCAGGAAATTCTTTAATTTGAGTTGCATAGTGTTGCTCAATATTTTTCATTTTTTCAGTATCGTAATTAGTTATAAAATTAATTCCGACACCTTTCCTGCCCCAGCGTCCTGATCTTCCAATCCGATGCAAATACGTATCTACGCATTTTGGCAAATCAAAATTAATCACCGTACTTACTTGTTGAATGTCAATACCGCGTGCAGTAACGTTGGAAGATATTAATACTCTATATTTTCCAGATTTAAATTCATTATAGGCATTGGTTCTTTCTGACTTTTCCATTTCACTATGAATACAGCATACTGGAAATCCTTGAGATTTTAATACATTATACAAATCAATAACACGTTTTACCGAATTACAATAAATGATAGATTGCGACATGGAAATAAAATTATATAAATCCTTGAGTGCATCTATTTTATCTTGATCTGTTTGGAATAGAATGTAATATTGTGATATTCCTTCCAAAGTGAGCATTTCGGACTTTACCAATATTTTTACGGGATCAATCATAATTTTGTTGGCAATTTCGTGTAATTCGTTTTTAATAGTTGCACTGAACATGACTACTTGAACTTTATCCGATAAATATTGAAAAATATTGTATAATTGAGATTGAAAGCCAAACGATAAAATTTCGTCGGCTTCATCCAATACAATAATTTTGATATCAGTGGTAGGTACAACGCTGCGATTCAAAAAATCCAATACTCTACCAGGACAACCAATAAGAACTTGAGACTTATGTTGGGTCATATGTTTAATATCATTATCAATAGAAATTCCGCCGATTAATAATTGTGCTTTTATACCTTTATATAAAGCCAGCTTTTCAAAAACACTGTGTGTCTGAATAGATAATTCTCGCGTTGGAGAAAGAATAATGGCTTGTAATTTAGGTTCATCCGTACACTTTTGTAAAGTAGAGATGCAAAATGCTCCCGTTTTACCTGTACCAGATTGTGCTTGTGCAATTACATCTTTTCCACTTAAAATAATGGGAATAGCTTGTGTTTGAATTTGACTTGGTCGTTCAAATCCATTTGAATATATACCTCTTAATAAATTTATGTCCAGATCCATTTTATCCCAATTGTCACTCATACAGCAATATAGCCCATTTATGTTTAAGTTTTAATTTAAAAGATATTCTATATATACTAAGTATGTATACACTTTTAAATTTTAAGGAAATGAAAAAAACTAATCTTCTCAGTGAAGAAGTAATTAAAACGATTCAAACTATATCAGCAAGTATTGGTATTCAACCTTATAAAATACAAGTAAAACCAGAAAAAATATATACTACACCACAACAAGTAACTATTTTATTGAATAAATTATCTGAAGATAATTACACAACTATACATGATACTATTGTAGAGTTGATGCAAAATGTGGTAGACGTGAATGAAATTAGTATTGTTATTTTTGATATTATCATGAATAATTCTTTTTATGGACAATTGTATGCAAAATTATATATATCTTTGATACAACAGTGGCCAGTGTTTAAAGAATTATTATACGAAAAGTTAAGTGGACACTTGTCCAACATAAAACAAATAAAATGTGTGTCTTCTGATAATTATGACGAATTTTGTAAATCTAATGAATTGACTGAAAGATTTAGAACATTTAGTCAATTTATAGTATATTTATCCATAAGTGATACTATAGATATAGATAAATTAAAACGTTTGATACAAGATTTAGTAGAATTATTGCACACAGTGAATAACCCAATTTTAATGGAAGAAATAGTAGAACATTTATTTATTTTAATTTCCAAAAGTAAACCAATCCATTCTAAATTAAATATACATCGTAATTCATTTATAATAAAAAATGTTCCGAATAAAATTTTATTTCGGTTGATGGATATTTTGGATATCATTTAAAGAATTTAAATAGTATACATATATAATATGAGTAAAAAAATTCACCCATCTGATATTGACCAAGAAAAACAAGTATTTGAAGTTACATTACCTAAATTTAATTTAGAAAATATTTATATTTGTATTGGTAATGATTACGAACACAATAAAACACATGTTCGTTATAACATTTACAATGTAGACAAAAGCACTCGCAAAGTAACCGAAAATATTGGTTATTTTGAATTTACAAAAGATAAAGACCGTTCAGAAATGATGGACAGTGATGGTGATTTTAAAGTAATGGAATTAGGAGAAGAAAATATGACAATTCATGATGAATTTATTGCAAAAATGTCCAAATCCCAGCGCGTAAAAGGTACAAAGCCACCCAAAAAGGCTGCAGAAGTTGTAGAGGTTGTACAGGAAGAAAGTGAAGTATCCAAACCATTTGTTCCTTTGGATGCAGCTAATGCAGATGAAGACCGCGCCATAGAAGAATATTTCAACAATGATAAAGAATTAAAATCTGCCGAAATTGTTCCAACTTTCATGACAAATTTTATAAAACCCAGAAAATGGGTAAACAGTGTTGGTGTTTTTATGACTGCATTACATACCGATGTATATATTATTGTCATTTCAGAAGGAGTACGTTATACCGAGGGTATACCTCCTGCGGTAGTTAAGGCTGATCCTGGAGATGGAGACTTAATAAATTTCCAAATGAAAATGTATCCTATTCTTGAAGGTGTAGAACATGATCCTGCCAAGAAATATGTAATGGTGCTGTATGAACCCCGAACCCATTATAAATTAATTGAACATGAAGGAAAAGTATTATTTAATGAAAATGAATTACCACAAAAAATAATTGATCGTGTGTGCAAACCTCACCATGAAACTCAAGTAAAAGGTGTAGAAAATTCGTTAAAATTAGGAGTAATTAAAACTGCAGATGAAGGAGATTGTTTCTTTGACAGTATTTACCGAGCAACCAAAAATGTGGACGATGTTCATGCACCCAAAAATGAATATGTAGCGGAAGTTCATGAATTTCGTAAAGAAATTGCAGAAGGTGTAAAAGGAAATAAATTGGTTGAACGTAGTATTAAAGAATTGTACAATTTATTTTCACAAGCAGATTTGAATACAATTAGAGATAAATTTTATTTAGGAAAGAATGGAAATAAACCAGAATCGGGAGATAATGAAGATACTATATTTCAAGCTGTAATTGTTATTATCTTCAAAATGTACGAAGAAACTGATTTGACGTATGCAGAAAAAGACAAAATGTTCACAAATTATTTGACACTATTGTATAGAATTTACCCAGGTGTAAAATCAGTGGATTCGGAAGAATTTAATAAATTTTCTGCAACTTATACACAATTATACAGAAAAGGAAATCGTGATGTGAATGAACCATTAGATATACAAGAACAAGAATTACAAAAAGTATTAAATCCAAAAGTGGAAGCCAAATCACCACCTAAGGCTAAAGAACCAGAACCTCCTGTTGTAGAAGCGCCTCCCCCAGCACCACTAGAACTTAAACTCAAAAAAAAATCAAAACCCACAGAGCCAGTTGCAGAAAAACCAGAACCACCAAAACCTGCACCCCCAGCACCAGAACCAGTAGCTGCCCCAGAACTACCAAAACCAGTTGTAGTTGCAGAAGAACCTGCAGTTAAAAAAGTAAATATTCCTCCAGGAACTGACGCAGTAATTGCTTCTATTCTTGAAATTTATAATTCATCTGATTCAGTTGAAGGTAAAAAACAAAAATTAGAAAAATTAAATGTAACTCAACTAAAAGAAGCATGGGATAAATATGTTGCCAAAAATAATCCAGAATTAGTACAACCCCGTGAAAAAAAGAAGGCAGAATATATTAACTGTTTAGCAAATGACCCTAATAACACATGTAAAAAGGAAACTAAAAAGAAGGGTGGGAACAATCGCCATAATACTACACGCAAAAAAATATAAATACACTTTATATGCAAGATTTGTGTAATGCATTATTAAAATATAATGAATTACCCAACCATTATTTAAAAACAACACCCAAAATAAACTTTTCAGAATATACCGATCATTGTCCTGATAGTGTTACATCCCAATTTCATACTTTAAAATATGGAGTTGAATATGTTGGACGTATCAATGCGTCCAAAATTCGCATACGATTTTTTACCACAATGAAAGATGATTGTATTCATCGGTATCAAATTGTAATGACTGTATTACGATTTATGTTGGAGTATACAACTATGCCAATCATCAACATAGATTTTTTATTCACAGATGTTAGAAAACAACTCCCAGCTAAAGGCGAATTGTTAGGACAAGATGCATTAAATACTGGATATACTATGGGAAATTCAATTGTTATATATAGAGAAGAAGAATGGTTAAAAGTATTTTTTCATGAGTGTATGCATTTATTTGAATACGACGCAATATTAAGAGATAAACAATATTTAATTTATCCATTATTTCCAGTCAATAAAAATATTCACTTGAATGAATCTTATTGTGAAATATGGGCAAGAATATTAAATTGCTGTATGATATCAGTTGTCAATGGTATTCCTGTAAAAAGTTTATTAAAAAAAGAAAGTGATTTTTCAAGAAGACAAATGTCAAAAATTTTGACACATATGAATTTATCGTATAAAGATTTATTTGATCCATCTACAGAATTTCACGAAAAAACAAATGCATTTGCATATATTATTTTGGGAGGAATATTAATGAATCAACCGTATGATTTTGTAAATTGGTGTCATGCACATAATAAACCATTTTTGAATATTTCAGACCCAAATGCATATGTAGATTATATAACAACCCATTGTAAATCTGCCAATTTATTTAAAACAATTCCATCTACGGATACTTTTACAAATATGACAATAAATAATATCCAATTATAATATGAAAACGCGTAAACAAGGTGATCATATTCATTTACATGTAATTAATGGATATAAGGTGTTGTTTGTGAAACAACCGAATACAAATCAGTTACATATAGAATGCGTAATACGTAGCGGATTTTATAATGAAACAAAAGAATTATCTGGTATTAATCATTTACTAGAACATATGATGGTAGAAGGATGGAAACAATGCAAATTATCATGTAGTAGATATTGGGATAACAAAGGATATTATACAAATGCATCTACGGATAAAACAACAATGAATTATTATATCAAAGGATTAAATCATGAATGGAAAAATATGATAACGTATATGACGTCTATTATAAATAAACCTGTATTGACAACCTCCACGATGGACAAAGAAAAACAAGCGGTCATAGATGAATTATTAACTTTTTCTACTGAACCCAATGCAAATTTGATGGATACATTTAATAAAGAATTTTTTAAAATAGATGGATTAAAATATACAGATGATTGGCAATTACAAATTGATAATTTGAAAAAAATTAGCGTGGATGATGTATATACAATGTTTGATACTTATTTTAATAATACAAATATGATGTTTATTGTATTGGGTGATTTTAAAGAACGCGATGTATATTCAATATTTAAACAACGATTAAAACCAAGTACATTCAAACATAATCTTGATTTTACCGATTGTTACAGCTATAACCATGATATTGTATTTACCAAAAAAAATATAGAAAACACAAAAATATTAATTGGTTTCCCTTTTGCAAAACAAACAAATTATATTTATATTCATTTGATTAAATCTGTATTACATACTTTATTGTTTGATGAAATGCGAACAAAAAAATCAATCGTATATGACATTATGGTTTTAAATGAGATAAATTTATGTGGAACTTCACTCTATATTGAATTTGATGTTCAAACAAAACATGCAAAACATGCATTAAAATCATTATTCGCATTTATTGAAAAAATAAAAGATATGACGATTACAAATTTTGATGGATTAAAAAATAAAGAAATATACGATTATATGACAGGTGAAAATTCAATCATGGACTATTATACTTCGCTTATATATACAAATAGTCCATTGTATACAAAAAAACAAATCATACATTTAGTACAAACTATAACCCATTCTAAATTTAAAAAAATGATGAATGAATTGTTGCAATTAAAAAATGCATTATGTGTATATGAATCTAAACAAAATTTACATTTATCTTGGAAAAATTGATTTCATAAACTATATTCATTGTTTATAATTAATGGGAGTTCGTCATTTGAATAAATTTTTGATGGAAAATTGTCCAAGGGGTATGCAATATGTTACATTTGAGAACTTGCGCGGTAAAACCATTGTGGTGGATATTTCTATTTACTTATATAAATTCAAGGCATTGGATAACTTGATTCAAATGATTACACTTATGTTTATGGATTTTGTCAAATATGAAATAAAAGGAATTTTTATATTTGACGGTAAACCAAAAGATAACAAACAGATTGAACTTCAGTTTCGCAAAGATGAAAAAGAAAAATCATGGCAAAAATACAAGTATTTACTGGACAATAATATAAATACAGATCAAATGACGGTATTGAAACAGCAGTGTACTAAAGTAAATATTTTGGATGTATCCAAAGTAAAAGAAATTATGGATAAAATGGGAATAACTTATATTGTTGCTCCATTTGAAGCCGATGAAATATGTGCCAAACTCATGTTTCACGATAAAGTATATGCATGTATGAGTGATGATACGGATATGCTTGTATATGGTTGCAAACGAGTATTACGAAATGTAAATTTTGAAAATAAAACGGCAATTATTTACAAGTTGGATGATATTCTAAAATACTTGAAAATATCGTACGAGGATTTTAAACGATTGTGCGTGATTGCTGGGACAGATTATAGCAAAACAAATAAACAAATATTCATGTACTTGTATAATAAATATCGCACGTCAGGTAATAACAACTTGTATGATTGGTTAAAGAATAATAATATTTATGCAAATTACGAAAACTTGGAATCTATTTGTGAAGATTTTGACATTTCAAATACTAAATATGAATACTTGAATGAAATTGTAAATTCATTGACTGTGTAAGACCATTTCCATTTTTTTAAATATAAAAAACTAAAAATTTTTTATATTTATTTTTTGGGGGAGGGATTTTTTGTAGGAATTTAGACTGCAGGAGCAACAGCAGGGGCTGCCTTCTTGAAGTGCTGGCTCATGAACTTCTGGAGATTGAAGTAGGTGAGCTCATCGTCGGCCTTGACTGCGAGGAGCTTCTTGAGCTTTGCATCAGGGTTGATCTTGCGACCATTGGTGGTGTCCTGGAGCTTGTTGGCACGAATGTAAGCGTTGATCTCGCGAGTTACATCGGTGCGGGCAAGAAGAGAACCGTGGGGCTTGCCAAGGAAATCGGCAAGCTGATCACTGATAGGGGTTGGCTTTACGAAACCACTGGGAGCACGGGTTGCGTTCTTTGCCTTGCGCTTGTTGCTGCTCTTGAGTGCTGCCTTCATCTCGCGGTCAACACGCTTCTGAAGAGTGCGGACATCAAGCATGACAGCCGAAAGCTGCTGGCGAAGACCTGACATCTTGGTCATAGCAGTGGCAAACTCAGTGGAAAGATCACCGCTGGACTCCTCAACTACCGCAGCAGGTACCTCAACAGGAGGAGCGACAACAACTGGTGCGGCAGCAACAACAGTCTCGGATTTAGGAACGGACTTGGACTTGGCGGGCATTATACACTATATAGTAGTAGTTATTTAAGTATTTTTTTTAAATATATATTTATCTGGATAATGCGTTTGTATTTAATTAAAAAACTACTAAAATTTTAATTAAATTATTCATACACGAATATTAAGGAAAAATATATTAAAATGTTCACACATAAAATACTATGTACCTTGTTGGAGGATTTGATCGCGAAAAAGAAGAAATGATGGAAACATTTATTTATAATTGTACGGGATTTTTATTAATCTTTATTGCATTTCTTTTCATTGTAACTATAATAATTTATATTGATATTTAAATATATAACACAAGTGGATACTATGTTGTTATTAACCAATATAAATTCTTATAATAACCAATATGTATTTTTATTACCATCTGTAAAAAATAATTTAATATCCAACAGTTTATTTACTCGGATCATTTATTCTACACCGTATATTGCATTTAATGGTCTTTTTTTATCTATACCTAATCAATCCTTTTTTTATCCAACCACATTAGATACATTAAATTCAATTGAAAATAATATTTTATCCATCTATAATTGTTCTAAAAAGAAAATTTTACACTTGAAACAAATTTTAACCTACAAATTACAACAAATTACAAATAATATTATTATTAAAATTTCTGGTATTTGGGAGTCAGATACATCGTATGGTATTGCTTATAAAATTATATTGTAAATCCATCGGTTTGGTAATACATGGATATAATAAACTGAAAATAAACAAATAAAGTTAATACATGTGTAATGGCAATACCATAAGCATGAGGAGCTTCAATTTGTGTTTTATAATCAGGTGATTGTGGAGTTTTAAATACTGTATTTGTAATATTATAAATAATACCTGTAATACATACCATGATAAATCCTATTATTTTTGCATAAAAAGACCAGGAGTCAGTTATTTCGTCATTTATTATGTAGGAATAACTATGGTTTATACAATAAGCATATACACTTAATACAATTAACACATATAATAATAATGATATACCGTTACTGTTCAACATATTCATAAAATATCTAAAATCATTTTTATCGGAAGGAACATTAATTGTAGCTAATATTAAAATACCTTGCACAAATACAACAACAATATAAATAATAGTTGCCCAAAACATGGATTTATTTACAAACATTAAAACACTTGCCGTTCCTTCAATAACTGTAAACAACATATTTAATACTTCTTGACTATTTTCAGATGACATTATATTATAAATATAAAATAATATAAAGAATTTACTACATTAATAGTATGTCGCGTGTAATTGGTTGCGTAAAGTGGTTTAACACCAAAACTGGATATGGATTCATCACCCACGAGGGCGAGGATATTTTTGTGCATCATGCCAATCTAAGTGTAGAGTCGGCACAATACAAGTATCTTGTACAAGGCGAGTACGTAGAGTTTGTCAAGTCGCAGATTGAGCATGCCAAGCACAAATACAATGCTACTGATGTTACAGGGGTTCATCGGGGGTTGCTAATGTGCGAGACTCGTCAGAGGATGAAGGATTCTCGCGAGAAGACTGATTAATTTTTAATTTCGTTTTTGTATTTTGGCGTTGTAAAATGCCAATGCATAAATCTGGCAATGTTGCTATGACGTTCATTACAGTTTTATACTGTAATGTACATACACATGCATTTTTCCCAAATTGTATACTATACCACCAATAAGCTGGTAAAAATAACATTTGTCCTTTGGATACTTTTATTTCTAAAAATTTTACCTTTTCTGGAACATGTTTCCATACATCAATCGTAGAATAATATTCTTCTTTTGCATAATTTTTTTTAACATCTAAATATTTATTATTTCTTGGAGGGGAAAGTTTAATCGTTACAAATCCTTCTGATACATAAAAATAATTACGGTAATATGTACTATACTCTAGCCGAGTACTACATCCAACTCCTCCAAATAAAATATCATATACAATAGTGGAGACCATAGGAGGTCTCAAATAATCATCTGTTTCGCTAAAATATCGCGAAATCATGGTTTCATTCAAAAAATCAGCATTGTGAATAGTTATATATTTATTATCAAATAATTTTATTGCTTTTTCTAAAGAAGATTGAAATGGATTATAACTGGGATCATATACAGTAACATCAAATGCTTTGTATTCCATACATTTGGATAAAGTACATTGATTGATATTTTCTTCTGAATACGGAAATAACAGAGGCTGTCTCAAATCACACACTTCTTCCAATTTTATTTTACTTGGCGTATCTAATTCAAACAATTCTAAATCGTTGCTTGTTTTTAATTGATACACTATATGAATATATAGTATAATCACTGTACATATTGTTAATATGGATACCAAATAATTCATTATTAACAATATATATTTTTGTTTTTATACAGTTTTAAGAAAAAGAAATACCTGGTTCAGAAGTATCCTTTAATTCGGTTAATTTTACAGTGCTCTTTTTTTTGGGGGTTGTAGATGGAGGTTTTACATTTAAACTACTTTCTAAAACTGCAATACGGTCATTTAAAGATTCTAAATCCAACAATCGTTTATTAATATCCGAAAATGCAGTATTGAACAAATCAATGTCTGGCATGTTATCGGTTACATAGGTTTCATGTTTACCTAGTTTATTTTCTAAAAGAGAAACAGTACTGTTTAATTTTGTTTCAAGACTTTTAATTTTATCATTTACCATAAAAATTGCTTGTTGGACAGGAATTAGTTTAGGAGGATCAACAGATTTTTTCATATAATGCCTAAATATTTATTAATATCATTTTTAACTAATAATAATTTCTTATTATAAATAAATGGATACTATTGAAAAACAAACTTTTTTTAATCATGTATTTAATTTTGAAACAGATAGCAAAAATGAAATTGTAAATATCATACAATATTCCGTACTATCTGTTATATTTGTAACTCTCCTAAATAAAGGTGTCAACACTTATATGCCTGAAATAGACAGAGATAAAGGAACTTTTCAACTTACAGCTGAAATCATGATTCAAGTTGTCGTTATTTTTGTAGGAATTTTATTCATTCATCGTATTATTACTTACATGCCAACTATGAGTGGAATACCCTATGCCGAACAAAATGTTATTACTACTATATTACCTGTTTTGGTAGTTATGCTAAATATTTCTAAATTGGGTGAAAAAGTTTCCATCCTAGTTGACAGAATTTTTAATGAAAAACCTGCTTCGGCACCTGTAAAACTAAATTCAGTACAACCTATTAGCGGTGGCGGAATGAATACGAACAACCCTCCTCAACTACTTCCTCCTGGATTAAATACATCCAATCCTATGTCAAGTTCATCGCCTGAACCTGATTTCAATACCATGTTTTCAGGTCCCAACATGCCGAGCGCAAATGCTCAAGAACCATTTGAGCCTATGCCTTCCAATTTTGCGGGAGGAAGTATTTTCTAAATATTATTTTTTGGACAACCCCAAAAAAATAATATTTACCGACGCATAGACTTACGACGTTTATAATTTCTTTTGCGATACGATCTAGATTTTTTACCTCCATATACATCATCTAAAGTATTTTCTTTTATTTTTGAAATACTTACTAGTTTAAATACATCTATGTTTAAAGGATTCTCGCCATCCATAAATAAAAAGTGTGTATCATATTCTTGAATGAATATTACATGATGTTCAATAACATCTGATTTGGCATTTTTATGTTTCACGATATATTTTTGTCCAACAACTAGTTGTCTCGGTTTAGTATATATATTTTGTTTTTCAACTATTTCAACCGCATTAGCATACTCTTTTTTATCTACGGAAGGAATAACTGAAACAACAACATATACTTCATCTGTTTCGCCAGATAATTCCGAAATACTTTCTAAATTAAATAAATTTATTTCTACATTATTACCATTAATTTTATTTTTAAATAACATCATATCTATACCTTCATTCATAAATATTAATTTGCGTAGAGTAGGTTTATAGATTGAATACGAATCATCAAAATAAGATACATCATATTCTTTTCCTATAATTAACTTACGAGGTTTAGTAAAGAGAGTTTGCGTTTTATCTACTTCAAATACATCAAATTTATTATAAACATCTTTTTTAACCCCGCTCGTAGGGGAAACAACTACATATACTTCCATAGTATATGCAGATATATTTCAGAATAAATATTATTCATAAATATATATGAATGTACAAAAAATAGCTAATTCTTTACTTAAATTTAATGCACAAAAAATATTTAAAATTATAATAGACGAACCTTTTTCATTATACCCAAATATAAACAATGATACTGCCGATCAATTTTCAAACGAATTATACCACTACAAAGAATTTAATTTACCGATTAAAATTCATAAACCTACTTCAGAAGAAGATGTAAAACAAATTGTACATGATAATGATAAATTAACTATGAACCTAACTACATATCAAATGTTTGTCCGAAATTTCATGTCTAATTATACACCATATAATGGAATGATTTTATTTCACGGATTAGGAACTGGTAAAACTTGTTCTGCCATTACCATTGGCGAAGAATACCGAAATTATTTAAAACGGTCAGGCAAAGGTCAACGCATTTATGTTCTATCCATGTCGTCTGCCATTACAGAAAATTTTGAATATCAATTATTCAATGAAACCCAATTAGAAAAAATAAATGACAAATGGATTTGCAATAGTTGTATTGGAAATAAATTCATAGAAGAAATAGATCCATACCAATTAGTTACCATGGATAAAGCAACCCTATTTAAATTAATCAAATCCCAAATTAATACGTATTATATATTTAGTGGATGTGTCGGATTTGCAAATGATGTTGTTAGTAATCTTGCCAATAAAAATGAATATTCCAAACAAAAATATATTAAAGATAAATACGAAGGAGCCTTATTTATATTAGACGAAGTTCACAACATCAAAGAAGATAAAGATCCAAACAGTTTTTCTTCCGTCATGTCCACTATTGTTGACTATACAACCATTAAATTATTAATGATGACTGCAACTCCCGCTTTTAATAGTTGTCAAGATTTCGTATTCTTATCCAAATTACTCAATAAAAACGATAAACTTCCTTTTATAGATGATGTAAAATCTGTTTTTAATTCCAATGATGATTTTGTTGACGGAGGTGAAGAAATATTAAACCAACATTTGCACGGATATATTTCATATGTAAAAGGTGAAAATCCGTATTCATTTCCTTATAGAATTTATCCCAAAATAAAATATACACACCCTACCAATAGTAAATATCATCTAGAACATTTACAAATTTTCCCTGTTGTATTAAGCAAATCCCAATCACAAAAATATATTGATGTTATGGAAACATTCAAAGGACAAGATTTGTTAGGCCATGTAGCTTTACAAATGACATTAATTACTTATCCAGAAGATACTACAAGTATCGGAGATGCTATGCGAATTGATAAAGAAGAAAAGAAAGAATTACCTATTTTCTCCTATAAAAATACGAATCATTTTTTTGATCACGACCGATTACAAGAATATAGTGGAAAATTATTTCAACTACAAAAAACCATGCAACAATTTGAAGGCATTGGAATTATATATGTAAAACAAATCAAAGAAGGTATTTGTCCAGTTGCCATTGCATTAGAAGCAATTGGTTATAAATTAGTAGATAAATATAATCACCGAACCAATATTTGTACCAATTACAATAAAAAAGATAATGGCAAAAATTATACTGTTCTCAATCCATCCTTAAATATTGATATTCAAGAAATGATTTCGCTCATCAATGACAAATCCAATGCTGACGGAAATAGAATAAAAATAGTCATCATCACCGATGCATTATCGGAAGGTGTAGATTTCAAAAATATACGTCAAATGCATATTGTGAATCCTTGGTGGAATTTAAGTCAAATAGAACAAATTATCGGGAGAGCAGTTCGGTTTAGAAGTCATAAAGATGTTTCTTTTGAAAAAAGAAATGTAGAAATATTTATGCATACTGCTTTATTATCCAATAACGAAGAAACCATAGATTATCACATGTACTGCGAATCCGAAGAAAAAGCAATCAAAATTGGAAAATTAACACGATTACTTAAAGAAATGGCAATTGATTGTACCTATAATTCTATGCAAACACAAAGTAACGAATCCCTTAATCATTTAACTATACATCAAACTACATCCCGTGGAGAACGTATTCAATACCCAATAGGAGATATGCCCTATACTGTGCTTACCGATTACATGGAAAATTGCACCTATACTTGTAGAAATGTAATAAGTGAAACTCCAGGAACAAAATCAACCATAGATTACATTACTTCTCACACGCCATCCATTGTTCAACGTATTAAATTATTATTCAACAAAAATTATGTCTATACTCGCCAAGACATTATTAATGAATTATTATCTGTTATTCCAGAAGAAAATATAGACTATACATTGACCTATATGATTGATAACAAAATACCCGTGTTTGACAGATTTAATCGTCCAGGATACATTACTAATATTGGAGAATATTACATGTTTCAACCACCAGAATTAACCGAAAACATACCTGTGTATGAACGCCGTATACCTATGGCTTATGTATATGATAGCATTTTAATTGAACCTGGCGAAAAAGTAGAAGAAAAAATAACTGGAAACTATGTTGTAGACGAACTGAATCAATTGTTTATGATTGCAAATGATAAAACGACTAAACGCGAAATACGTGCACAAGATCCTGAATATTTAGTGTACAGTGCATTTGAACTACTTTATATACATCTGAAAAAAATAAAAGAATTTGAAAATATTACCATCAAAGAATGGGACATGTACAAAACCGAAATTTATGTTGCAGCTCTTATTGAACGATTGTCCGATGTAAAATGTTTAGAATTGGCAAAATATTTATACGGCAAACCAGAATTAACTATCTTTGAACAACATTTGAAAAAATATTTTACAAACTTGTTTATAAAATCCAAACAATTATTTGTTTTATGGTCGCATACCGATAGCAAAATAGCCTATTATAATGAAGATTGGACTTATAATACAACCAATATGTTTAAATCTGAATTATTATCACCTCTTGTACCTCGTGAAAATAAAGAAACCATTGCCAACAACCAATTACCATTAGGAGGTATTGCGTACAATAAAGATTTTACGAATAGAATTTTTAAACTTTCTTTACCATTTACTCCAAAATCAACCAAGCAACGATATGGATTTGAAATTACCATGAAATTTGATGCAAAACAAATATTACAAGAATTAATAACGGATACAATTGTGCTTGAATCTCAGTATACAATTGATAATATTAAATGGCAAATAGAGTTTTGTTTACGATTTTACGATAAAATGAAATATCAAGGAAAACGATGGTTTTTAAATCCAGTAGAAGTTGTTCAAAACTCTGCAACTAATTTTAATTTAATTAAAAAAAAAGATAAAAAGAAATAAATTGAGTTAAAATTTTTATTCTATCTTAGTGTATAATGATTTATATAGATAGTTTACTCACGCGCAAAGTTAAAATCTCAATGTCGGAATGCGGAAAAAATATCAATGATATTCTTAAACACTATTTACAACCTTTAGAAGGAAAATGCGTTACTGAAGGTTATTTAAAAAGAAATACTATAAAAATTGTCAGTTATGATAGCGGGAAGTTATCTCAACATTACATTCAATTTGAAGTTGTATTTGAATGTAAAATTGCACTCCCTACTGTATCCCAACAACTTGTGTGCGAAGTTGAATCCAATACCATTGCAGGATTACAATGTAAATTACATATGGAAGATGAATCGCCGTTCATTATATTTTTAGCAAAAGATCACCACATGGATAATCAAGAATTTTTCACTTGCGATGTAGGGTCGGTCATTCATGTATCTGTTATAGGTCAACGCTATAGCGTGAATGATTCAAATATATCTGTAATTGCAAAACTTTTATATAAACAATAAACATGAAAATAGAATTGTTTTTGATTCTTGGAACTATTTTTTTTATTACAGATACAATGCATGACGGTAAATATACAAACCAGTTAAAAAGTTATAAGAAATATGCAAAAGTAGCTGGTATTGTATTTGCCGCATTTTCCATGTATTTATTTATTAAAAAAAATCCGAATGAATCACGATCCTTAATTGGACATTTAAATGGAATGGTACGATACATGCCATTGGATAAACAATCTAGAGATTTAATCACTCCTTTTTTAGATAATAATGTTGCCCCAATTCGCGAACAACGTATTATGCAATCTGGCAACGATTCCACTTCTAGAAGTGTAAGTGGAACAAAGAAAAAATATGTAGCTGCAAGTCAAAATTGGAAATGCAATGGTTGTCAAGGAACTTTAGATGCGTGGTATGAAATAGATCATAAAATACGATTAGCAGACGGAGGATCTAATCATATATCTAATTTGGTTGCTCTTTGTAGAAATTGTCATGGTAAAAAAACAATGATTGAAAACTTTTAATTTTTTTATGATTTAAATGTATATGAGTAGTTCATCTTCAGGACCCATAGGCCCTGGTTCAGGTCCAATGTTGGGACCAGCTCCAGCTAAACCCCAAATTTCAACCGATATTATTATTATGTTTATAGCAATAGTAATATTAGGAGTTATTACTTTTTTATTTCTTATAAATCCAAAAAAAAATATTGTTGAAAATTCCAAACATGTATATAATACTTCTATTGAAAAAATGAATACGACCTATGGTAGTGTAAAACAAGATGCAGAAAAATCGGCGCAAAATGCAAAAGATAAATGGACAAGTAATATAAAAAGTATTTATAAAATTATAATTTTATCTATTATTGTATTTTTTATTCTAGTGTATAATTATCTAACATTTTATAAAGGACCTAATATAATAAACTACATAATAAATGTATTATTATTTGTATTTCTAGGATTTGAATTTTTCTCGGATAAATTAGATAATGTAGTGTTCCCATTATTTCATGACATTGAAAAGAAAAAAGAAAAAGATGAAAAACTTAATATTGGACTTATGTCAATTATTTTATTTTGGATTATTGCCAATACTATTCATGCCATGTATTTGTCTAGTAATTCTATTTTAGTTTTCCCAGTTCAACCTGCAAATTCAATGCATTATTTTATTTCTATTGCCATTCACGTATTGTGTGCTATTGGTGTATTATTCAGTTTATACTTTAAAGAAAAAAATATGACAGAGTATAAGGGATTTGTTTTTTTCTTGATGTTTGTTTTGGGTATTGTTGCTAATATTATTTTCATGACAGTTTTTAATGATACATCTACTAATCCCGCTGGAACAGGTTTTTCAATGACAAATATATTTCACATTGTATTAAATGTACTATTTGTTGGGTTTTTAATTTTTGAATTATTATCTAATAAAATAGATAATGAAATACACAAAAATACAGTAGATAATAGTATTCATCATAAAACATTATCTAGTACACTTACAATTGGATTATTTATTGCATCTATTTTATATTATATATATCCAAAAAAAGAAGATTTTTTGGGGAAAAACATTAACATTTCAATGATAGCTATATTTTTTCTCTTGTCACTATTTGTTCTATTTAATTTTCCAGGATTTGATTCTCAATACTATATTTTTGCACTCTTTTTTATTTTAAATATTCCCCTGGTTTATCTTTTTATAACTAGAATGTTATCTGGAACAGATGATAAAACTAAATTTTTTATACCCTTTTTTATTGGGTTTTATACTATCTTTATGATCATAATGTCAATGATGGGAACAATAGACATGTCTAATCATACTAATATTTATTTACTAGTAGGATTAATTGGATTTTTGCTATTATCGTACACAATGAAATTTATTACGGATCCAAAATATAAAACACTGTTTTCATTGATTGCACTTATCATATTATCTATCGCAACATTATATTACACGTTAACAAGTAAAATATGGTATGTATTTTTATTGTTGTTTATCTTTATTTTATTTTATTTTGATATCATTCATATTCCAAGAAAACCAGCTATGCCAAGCACTGGTCCTCCTGTACCCATCACAACACTTGAAAAGAAATTATTAGCAGGAGAAGTTATATTTATTCTAGCCTTTTTATATATTAGGTCAATCATAAAAACTGTATATACCAAAAACGGACAATCTATTATCAATGCTCCTGTAAAACTAAATAGACATACCAATGTAAAAGTGGATAAAAAATTTCAATACATTTACGGAGTATCTTGTTGGGTAAAACTAGATCCAATGTCACCAAGTTCAGTTCAACAAGCGAATGATTATGTTACTATATTAACGTATGGAAATACTCCAAAAATATCGTATTGTGGTGCATTAAACACCCTACGTGTTGAGATGCAAAATGAATCTAAAAAAATGCGTATTATGGATACAATACGTAATGTACCTTTACAAAAATGGAATCATATTGCCATCAATTATGTAGATGGAATATGCGATGTATTTATAAATGGAGAATTACATAACAGTAAGAAAAATGTAGTACCCTATAATAGTTCTTCCGAAATGATAGTTGGATCTCATCATACTATACGTGGTGAAATGTGCAATGTAGTAGTATTCTATGAATCGTTTACTCGTTCAAAAATAAAACAATTATACAATGATTTCAAAGATAAAAATCCTCCAACCTTTTAATTTTTGTCAATGAGGTCAAACATATCCCAGCATGTGTGAATATATTGTAGAATTTGTAATCTTTCTACATTATAAGGTCGTATCATTTGAATTGCTTCCTCATACGTTACCCATTTCATATCAGATACTTCGGTTTCTTGGAACGAATGTTTTACTACAAGATTGTCACTTTTTCCTAAAAAATATTTGTGAATATACGATTTATAATTAGATCCCATGAAAATTTCTTCATATGGCAAAACATTTTTAATTATTTTGATAGTATGTTTATCGTACCCAGTTTCCTCTTCATATTCGCGAAGAGCACAATTTAATTCTGATTCATACGAATTACGCCGACCTTTTGGAAATCCCCATTCAGGACAATCCCACGTTGTTTTACTTTCTTGAATTAATTGTTGTAATGTAATATGTTTGTTATCTACCATAATACCTCGCTTCATTGTATTAAATTTTTCTTCTGCATTCATTTCTTCAATAGATGAATCAGAATAATGTATTCCCCATAAATTATTCCACAATACATTAAAATTTTTTTCTAGTAAATTATTTTTTTCTATATTTGTCATTTCATCAATCAAATTAGAAATATGTTTTATATTTTTGGTGGAGTATTTACCACGAATAAAATCTGTATATCCTAATGAATTTCGGCGGCATATCATCAAATATTTGTTATTCATATAATGAATAATTCCATAACTAGTAATAGGAGTTATATAGGATTTTGTATATGGTTTTAATTTGTTCATATATTTTTTCATACGTTATTCATATAAATTGTTTTTATGTTCTTAATTATAATGGATCCAACAATATGGGGACCGCATTATTGGTTTTTTTTGCATAATGTAGCTTTTAATTATCCAAATCATCCTACGACAATTCAGAAAAAGATACATTACAGATTAATCCATAATTTTTACGAATTTATTCCAAACAAAACAATCGGAAGTTTATTTTTAAAATTAATTGATAAATATCCAGTTACACCTTATTTAGATTCTCAAAAAGATTTAATTAAATGGATGCATTTTATACACAACAAAGTAAATATACGTTTAGATAAACCAACCATTACTTTATCGGAACATTATCAACAATTTCATGCATTATATGAACCAAAAGAAACTAAACTAAAAAGGTTTTTAAAAGAACGATATCATGTTATATTTACCATGTGTGTTATATTGATGATATTATTTGCAATATCACGTAGTCATATCAGTTAGATAAATTACTTATTATAAAATTAAAAGTGTCATCACATTGAAAGGTATTATTTGTTTTGATATTAAATGGCATATCTGTCGTGTAACTTTCAAGTGCGGTATAAGTTGCAAGTGTAATTTTAGGTATAAATATAAGTCTGCTATATAGATTTTCGGCACTAGGAATTGGATCAAAGAATTGACTACCATTAGGTGTTGTATAAAAAACACCACCCATTATGTTTCTAATATTATTTATTGGAAAAATATTAACTGGTATAGTTGCGTTGTATGCCAAATCATTTCCGTTCAATGCTAATCTTGAACCCCAAAATGAAGCTATTCCATCATTGGCCATATCATCTACTTTATTTGTATAATTAACACCATCATTGCATGCCACAAATACAAATCGTATGTAATCTGCAAAGGCATAAAGTAAATCAATATTAATGATGTTCGCAGGTGAATTATTTTTTTTAATTAATTCACCCAGTTTAAATGGTGCACTAAAATTGGCGACATTATCATATATTTTATATTTAGTATCAAACTTGGGATATCTATATTTATTATTAAAATTGGATGGTTCTATATCCGACAAAAATGGATCAATTATATTAAAATCTTCGGTTAGTTTTTTTAATATAATAGGCAATGTCATATTTTGTTCTAGTAATGTCCGAATGGTAGAAATATATTTACAAAATCGGTCAGGTATCTTATAAATAACATTTTTAATTCTTATTAAATTAGGTGCTGTAATATCTATTTGTTTAGAACGATTTACAATAGGTTTTATTCCTACTCCATTTGTTTTATACGTATGTTGTTTTATAACAAAATTACGTTTTGCATTTGATAATAATCCGCATGGAATATTATCATTATTATCACGCGATCCATAATAAGTGGGGAGATTAAATTTAGGGTTGATTTGTATAAGTTTGCCGTTTACATCATATGGACTAATAAACGCATTTTTTGAATATGTTGAAGAATTTGATGAATTTAATAAATTTAATAAATTGTTAGGAATGTTTGGAATGTTAGGAATGTTAGGAATGTTAGGAACAGTAGGGACGGAATTATTGGGAATATTGTTCATATACTATAAAATTATTTTTGTTCTTGAGTATACCATTGTAATGCCAAATAAGGTGGTTCACTACCACTAGTTATAGAGGTTTGTTTATTTACTGTCATATTTGGTCCATTATTTACAATGTCTAAAATATCACCTGATTGTAGAGAATAATTAAAATACCGTAAATCGGACAAATACCCTTGAAACCCGCCATTTAACCCAACATATACATTTCCATAATTTTGTTTGACTACACTTGCTAACACATGCCGTTTGGCTAATGTTCCATTCACATACACATCTAATTTGTTGTTTTCTACGCGAATCAACACATGTACCCATTTATTCATTGGAATATTAGGAATAATAATTTCTTCTTTAATTGTTGTAAATGTATTCATTACAACGACTAATTCATTTGTTTCGGGTGAAATGTAAAGACCTGGAGCATTATTCGGGAAATTCATACCATCTTCTTGCAAATTATTATCACCTTTATGAAATATATGCTGATATTGATTTGCTACAGTTCCTGTATTTGTTATATTTAACCACACCGACCAAGTAAACTCTAATCCATAATTAGCATTATCGGATCTTGAAATGGGAACCGACCCTTCTACAGCTGGATCTTGTTTAATAATGAGTGGAACATTTCCAGGAACTAATCCTTGAATTAAAAACGGGCTTTTACTTGGACCAAAAAACATGCTTAATACATTAATACCAACCATCATGCCAACTGTAAACACAATTAATGCTAGCATAATGACGATAAATTTTTGTAATGGTGTATCTAAATCATCAACATTCGGCATATAATATAGGTAGGGAAAATTATATAGTAACACTAGCCTCAACGGAATTACCCTTCAAGAAATTTAATTGTAATTTATATTGATTCAAGAAATTACTAAACAAGTTTCCTCCAGGTCCGCTTTTATATATGTTCCATGCTTGTTGTGGATTTACAGTATCATTCCAATAATTAAATCTAGATGTATATCCCGAAAATCCAGATAAAGGTGTTAAATATATATTTGCAGTATCGTCTACATATGCAGGTGAAGGCAATACACATGTTTTTATCAATTTACCGTTAATATAACTGTCTAAAGAACGATTATTCAATGTTACAATTAAATTTGTCCATTTTTGTATAGGGATATTTTGTATTCTACAGTTAAATAGCTCTTCTGTATTTTGCATTGCCACTGTAACATCTATGTCATTGTCAATTGCACCTAGTGTAACACCAGGCATTAATTTTTTATTTCCTCTGCAAAACATAATTTTTTCAGAACCATATCTATACGACCAATCGTCAATATAAAACCAAATACTGTATGCATAATTTACAGATGCACCTGCAGGAAGCGATGTAGCATCTACCACTAATTCGGTTTTAGCATCGGCAAAATTACTTAATGACGATGGACCATTAAATAGCCATGATAAAACATAAATCATGAATATAAAAAATAAAATCATAAATAGAAATTTTAACATACTATGAATAAAGAAATTAATTTTGTTGCATAAATAATAAAGCTTCTATAAATCCTACACTTGGTGTACTTGGAATAGATATATCTTTATAATGAACCTTTGTAATGGGTACTTCTATTGTTAAATTATGTACAAAATTTGGATTTGATCGTTTAAAAGCAACCATCTTTTTAATTAATTTGTTATATTCTACTTTCCTATACATTGAATTATTGGAATAAATATATCTAAAATAATGGTATAACAACGGTTTAAAATGCATTAATATATTTTTTGGTATTGTTTTTATAAATGAATTGGTAAATACTTGATTATAGTGTGGGTGATTATTGATTGTAACCGATTCAAACATACTAACCAACTCATCGCAAATTATTTTTGGAGTAAAGTTTTTTATTTTAGTATCTATTATGTATTCTTTAATCACAGGTTCATATTTTATGGCAAAAGAATTCAACACAAAATTTTCTTGCATGAAAAAGGTAAACAATGGATGTATGAAAAATCCACGTACTTGCATGCACATATAAAAAATATATAATTGTTCCGCTGTAAATTTAATGTTGGTATAAGGATTTCTTACGTCATTCGGGAGTGAAAATAAATATTCGTCCGAATACGTTAATGCATTCACAATTATATTAGAAATATCATGAATATGAAATGTATACTTTCGTTCTTTTTCTATAACATATACAATTTGACGTTGATTAACAAATGGATTCATACATAAATCTACCGTATTGAATGATTTCTTTTTAAAGTGAATGTATTGTATTAATTTATTTTTTAATGTCGTATATTTTGCGTATGCGTCAAAAAATATGTTGCGCGTAAATTTTTTAATTGTGCTGGTTAAAAAAATATTGTTATCTATATCGTGTTTAAAAAAATCTTTTTTGATTTTAATAGATTGCAGAATAAACGATAATATGTGTATCCCACCAAATTCATTTTTATGAATACACCTTTTTATATATCTATTTTTTTGTTGTTCAAACTCATGCTCTAAAAAAATAGATAACATACTATTCTATATTATTATTCATGTTTTATATCAGTTAAAAATCAATTTCATAATTATTATTTGTAAACTCATCCATCATTGTATCGCGTATACTTCCTAAATTATCATTAATTTCAATTGTATCACAACTTGTTGCCTTAATTTCAAAATCAGACACTTTCTTAGATTCTTTTATAATGTGATGCTGGAGTTTATCCAAATTTGTCATTACATCAAATGCATTTGTTCCATAATATCCAGGTTGACCCAACATTACATTGCATGAAACTCCGAGAGCAGGGTCAAATTCTGAAAATACAGCTGCCTTGGTTAACATATCTGGCGTTTCTTCAAACGATGCCTTGGCAATAGGACCAATATCATCCGTATTAATACCATGACGGGAAATAGCCATCGGCTTTGCATTACATGTCATACGATCACACAAGAGAGTTAAATGATGATCATTAATACTTGAACCACCCGATGCCGAAATAACATATTTAAATTCGTTCAGAATACATTCACGTGCAGCCTCAATACCAAGTACATGGAACATTTCGCGAATATCGTTACTATACGTTTTGGTAGCATCTATGTAATCTAATCCGAGAATTTCAAGTAAATTGGATCCCACTGTATCCAGTACATATACTTTATTTTTCTTTTCATCTTCTTCGGATAACTTGCTACCGTCTTCATTTTTCAATGTGAAATTTCCGTGCTCTTTCACCAGAACATTTTTAATTTCGCGGAAATTTACTTTTTCAATATACTTGATACCACGCAATATCGTATTGTTCAATATATGGTCTTGCATCGTTTTCAACTTGTAAATATCATCCATGTCGCGATATACATTTTTCTTATTTGTTTTATTCATTAATTTAATTCTAAATATCAAATTATCATCATTGAAATCCGTATACACACATTCAATATCCTTGGAATAATTTTGCTTCAATGCAAAATTAATATCGTCCATCGTTAGTTTTTTGTTAAACATTTTTTCTTTATCCAATACTAGTCGTATAACCCAATTATTATCTGCACTATATTGTTTATCCGTTTCGGTACATCCATCCAATATATCGTCAATGTCCATACACTGGCGAATAAGTGTGCTATCTTTACTTTGTTGGACTGGATCAAATAATATACTTGCCGAATACGTAATATCTACTAGTTTTGTATGCTCTACCATGTTAATAATATCTTTTGCACGTTCAATGTTATGTTGTTCAAATTCTTTCATATAAATTGTATCCGATGGCTGCTTGATCGTAGCAGATAGTGACAAGATTTCTTCAATACGAGGCACGCCAAGAGTTACGTTAGTTTTACTTGCTACACCTGCAAAATGGAAAGTATTCAATGTCATTTGTGTAGTAGGTTCACCAGTAGATTGTGCCGCAATAATTCCTACATTTTCACCTGGACTTATAATAGCTTGTTTATAGTGTACCAAAATATTTTCAAGAAGGATAACAATACTTTCTCTAGTCATGTGATGTACCAACAACAATTCTCTTGGAGATAAGTTGAAATCATACAATATTTTAAATAGCTTGGTTGGAGCATACGCACCGAGTGCAACCAATTTCTGGTAATATTTATCCGTCAATTGATATACTTCTAGAGGAGTAATATCTATAGCGGTCTGTTTAATTGCATTTACTTGATTAGATATATTTCGTATAATATGTGCAAAATGAACTGGTATCAATATTGTATATGATTTTTCACTTACATAATTGTATACATTTTTAATAATCAGTTCGCGAATTCCAATCATAGCATCAATTATTTCTTTACTATGTTGTCTGCATTCTTGCTTCTGTTTTTCATACCGAACCAATGTATCTTTATCAAAGATTTGAACCGAATCATCAAACTCCGTATGGAAATGAGCATACACCTGTTCTTGTTTCATAGAACACAATTGAATATTTTGAGATTCAACCTTTGCTGGATCTATATTATCATCGCCATATTTGAATTGCATAATCTTATTCTTAGAATTACGAACAGTTCCATCATATCGTGTATCGCAATCTTCTAATGCTTTGATTAACCTACGTTGAATATAACCAGTTGTAGACGTTTTAACAGCTGTATCAATCAAACCGATACGACCACCTTGTGCATGGGAGAAGAATTCAATCGGATTCAATCCCTCTACGAAAGATGACGATACGAATCCGCGTGCATTAGGTGAATCATCATATTTAGTAAAATGCGGCAAGGTACGATCATCAAACCCATATTCAATTCGTTTACCATCAATCTGCTGAGGACCCAAACAAGCAACCATTTGAGATATATTAATATTCGTTCCCTTGGAACCAGAATCTACCATTCCTTTGAAACGATTATTTTTATCTAATGCATCCAATCCTATTTTTGTTGATTTACTATTTGCTTCACTCAATATTCCATTGACTTGAATTTCAAATTCTTCAATATTCGGCTTTCCTGTAGTATTTTTAAACGTATTCGTATGCGTAGCCTTAATCAAATCCAATACTTGTTGGTGATATTTTTGTATTTCTTTTTTGATATCATCCTGTTTTGTATTGGGTAAATACAAATCACTAATACCAACACTATACGCATGCATTTTCATAAATTCATTAATAATATATTGCAAATTATCTATAAATTCATTCGTGGAACTATGACCAAAATCATTAAATATACGGTGAATAATTCCGTTTGTACTTCCACCAATTGCACCTTTATTCAATTGACCTTTTACATATACTCCGTTTTTAATAACTACACTACCCGTCATAGTTGTCATGCACGGCAAAATACTTGTCAGCAATTCAAAATTGGTAATGTTATCTTTTGTAAATATAGATGAATCAATATTACTACATTTGTTAATCAAATTCATTGCTATTAATTGTGAAAATCTACGCTCTTCTTGTGTAAATATATACGAACCAACCAATGAATCTTGGAAAATACCAATGATAGGTGAACTAGATGCAGGACTGACAATCTGGTAAGGAACTGCTGCCAAATGTCGTAATTCTGTTTCAGTTTCTATACTTTGTGGCATGTGTAAATTCATTTCATCACCATCAAAATCTGCATTATAAGGTTTAGTAACACCAACATTCATGCGGAATGTATCTCCTTCATACATGATACGCACTTTATGACCCATCATACTCATACGATGCAATGTAGGCTGACGATTAAATAGAATGATATCACCATCCATCATATGCCGATGTACAATATCACCAACTTCCAACTTGATCAATGTACGATTTGCATATTTCAATGATTTAAAAATAGAATTCTTTTGTTCTACCAATTTTGCACCAGGATACACATCGGGTCCATTCAATACCAATGTAGTGAGGAAATGAATGTTACGTGTATTTACGACTACAGGTTTGGTCATATTTTTGGCAATTTTAATAGGTACACCTAATTCACGAATAGATAAATTGGGATCAGGTGTAATGACCGACCGCGCACTATAATCTACACGTTTTCCCATTAAATTTCCGCGCAAACGACCAGTTTTACCATTCAAACGGTCTTCAATGGATTTAAAGGCACGCCCTGACCGTTGCATGGCTGGTTTTGAATTTGGAATTTTATTATCAATCATACTTGCAATATAATATTGTAACAAAGTGTGATAATCATCTAGCTGACCAACTGAAACATTCGCTGCCATTTTTTCTTGTAGTGTTTTATTTGTTTTCACAATTTGCACCAATAAATGGGTCAAATCATCTTCACTTCGTTGGGATGAATCCTGTTTTACGGAAGGACGAACCGCGGGTGGCGGAACAGGTAGAACCGAACAAATCATCCATGCTGGATGTGACCATACTGGACTCAATCCTATAAATGATATATCTTCGTCTGTCATTTTTGAAAATATTTTAATAAACATTTCAGGCGGAATTTTCATGGACGTATTCGTATCTTCGTCAACCACTTTCATTTTGGTCCATTCAGCTACTACGGTAGCTATTCCTTCACGTTTATATTTAGTCGGTTGAATACATCCACACCCATTTTCATTTTCACCGCAGCGTTTTATATTACTGCACAAATCTTGCGCTTTTTTCCATCGTTTTTCATTAGGAAATTGTAAAAGATATTGATGTTTCGTTTTATCTATCAATAATTTGCTACATCTGATACAAATCATTTTAATGACCGATATGACTGTATCCAAAAACTGAATGAAGAACACTGGTCTAGCCAATTCAATGTGTCCAATATATCCAGGGCATTGAATGTGATCCAATCCATCTGTAGTGCATATAATCCCTGGTTCAATAGTTCCCATTCTCGCATCAAATAATCCATTCGGCACTGGTTTATTATTTATATAAGTATCCCGATTTGTAATTTTGGCAACTGATGATTTTCTAATTTCATCAGGTGATAAAATACTAAATTGGATCCCCAAAATTTTGGCATCCTGAACTATATTAGCCATTATATATATCAATATATATTTTGTTAAAATCAATTTTTAATTTGTTTTTATAGAATTAAAAATTGATTTAACAAATAGTTAATAATATTATACAATATGGGTAAATATAACTTAAGAAATAAAATCGCCAAAACCGATAAAAAGAAAAAGAACAAGTCTGATTCTGATGATACTGAAAGCGAATTTATTGATAGCGACAGTGAATATACTACTACTTCCAACGAAAGTTCGGAATCTGAAATTGATACATCTGAAGAGGAAGATGACGATGGTTCTGACGAAGATGATTCAGATGACGATGCATCAGATGAAGACGATTCAGATGACGATGAACGACCTAGTAAATCTTCTCGTAACAAAGAAGATCCAATGAAAATGAATATCACGTTTACTGTGTCGGGCGAAGAAGAGAGTGAATCTGAAAGTGAATCAGACGATGAAACAACACCTATTGATCTTGAGAAAAACAAAGAAGTATTGGACAAACTACAAGAAATAATTGATGCTTATAAAACTTTACCCATTACTAAACAACTAACTAGTTTACACACCAAAGAATTAAAGAAATACCAAAAAGAAAAAGAAAAAGAAGAAACGCGTATCAAGAATAAAAATATGAAAAAATATTCAAAACTAAGTGCATTCAAACCCATGTCCGATGATAAATACTTTTCAAGATTACCACTTGAAGAACAAACGCGAATTTTAACCAGTCTTGAAGTTATTACACAAAATAATCCTAAACCTTTGCGTATTCGTATTCTTGAGTCACCCATGCCATCTGAATATAAAGCGCATGCACTTAAAAAAATACAAACCATGGATCAAATGAGTGACCTTGAAAATGGTGAATATCATAAAATAAAGCAATGGGTAGACACTTTTATGGAAATACCGTTTGGTGTGTACCGAGATCTACCTATATCTATATCGGATGGATTAGAACAGTCACATGCATTTTTGGAAAATGCAAAGCAAATCTTAGATAAAGCTACCTATGGTTTAAATGACGCAAAGATGCAAATCATACAATTTCTTGGCCAGCTGATTACAAATCCAAAAGCAACAGGTACGTGTATTGCATTTGAAGGTCCCATGGGAACTGGAAAAACCACACTATGTAAAGAAGGTATCAGCAAAATTCTAAACCGACCATTTGAATTCTTCGCACTGGGTGGCGCTACAGATAGCAGCACATTAGAAGGTCATTCCATCACGTATGAAGGCAGTATTTACGGTAAAATTGTGGCCACTCTAAAGAAGTGCAAATGCATGAATCCCGTATTCTACTTTGATGAATTGGATAAAATTAGTAAAGATTTGAAAGGTAACGAAATAGAAGGAATACTTACACATCTTACTGATCCTTCTCAAAATAACCAATTTCACGATAAATATTTTGCCGATATTGATTTTGACTTGAGCAGAGCCATTTTCATATTCAGCTATAACAACCGTGAAAGTGTAAATCCTATTTTACGCGATCGTATGTATGTTATTAAAACAGAAGGATATACACCACTTGAAAAAATAATTATTTCAAATCAATACTTGTCCAAAACAATTCAGCAAAATATTAATTTTACCGAAGGAGATATTATTATTCCAGACAACACCATGCAATTCATAATTGAAAAATATACAAATGGCGAAAAAGGTGTTCGCGAACTAAAAAGGTGTATTGAAACTATATATTCCAAGTTGAACTTGTTTCGGATTATGAAACCAGAAACAAATTTATTCATGAAAGATTTGAATGTTCAAGTTGAATTTCCATTTACAGTAACAAGTGATGTTGTTCAAAAACTATTGAAACAAGAAGCTGCTCCACCTAATAACATGATGTATCTTTAAAGATTGTAATCTACCACATCTACACATGCGGATAATGCACCTTTATTTTTTAAAGTATTTATTTTTTCTTGGCTATAGTTTTTTTGAAATCCATTACGTATCGTTTTATTTATTTGTGGTTGCCGCGGTCCATACCCATCGCATTTTGTATTGCAAAATGTTTTCCTACAGACATTAAAAGAAAATTGTTTATCTTTTTTGGTTGGATTATATGGTATTTTATATTTTTTGGCGCTTTTTCGGAAAACGCTATCCATCTGTACCATATAATCTTTTTTACAAAATTGGTCGCACTGTTTATTTTTCTTTTTTCGGGATTGTTGTTTAATTGCTTTATTTACATATCTTGTATACGCATTCATAATATTACTTTTTATTTTTTTCTTTTTGTGCACACATATTAATCCATTTTTATTTTTGTATTATATATCTAAATTAATTGTGTTCTTCTCCGACTTTTTACGGCGAGGTTTGGACAATCCGTCTTTCATGTCTTTCAATTCACTTATACTCACGCTGCTGAGTGCATCTTCTGCTTGTTGTTTTGGTTTCAGTCCACTCAAAATATCATCAATATCACTTGGACCCTTCATATCAGGTCGCTTTGGAGGCTGTGATGATTGTTGATTCCGTGATGGAATATGATAAGGTGATTGCGGCTGTTGCTGAGGAGGTGCACTTGGATGCGACATATTCGGCATCATGTTATTCATAAATCCTGAAAATCCAGGATTACTTGCACCCATAGAATTGACTGCTGCTTGAGTAAATTTCTGCATCAATTCTGGATTTTGCCTCATAATATCATCCATTCCTGGCAACGAAGATTTAAACATGGTATTTGTCATGTGCAACATAATGGCACTTCCTCCCAACTGAAACATTAATTTCAATTCGGGAGCAAGCTTTGCTTTGGAGCGATACTTTTCATGAAGTTCTGCAAAGATCTCATCATAATCCGAAATATTTTCATTGACTTGTTCTGCAAATCCATCCAACTTAATATCAAATGGATCAAACTTGGAATTCAAAAACTCTACACCTGTAATGGCCGCCATCAACATTTTTCCTTGAAATTTTACACTGTTGGACCGTTCTTTCTCGGCAATAATATTTTCATATTCACCTTTCATTTCATCTAAAGATGAATCCATGGTATACTTGCGAGTTAGACGTCCGCCCTTTTGCTCAATATCCTCTAATTTTCGTAAAATCTTAAATTTCTCGCGCAAGGTATCTGCTGCATTTTCTTGCGTTGGAAGTTTATCGGGATTCACTGCATTAATGGATTTAAAACCATCCCATGACTTGTCTATTTTAATTGGTTTATCATCAAATTGAACAGATTTACCAATATCTACAGTTGGGAAATCAACTCTTGGAAATTCCATGGTAGATGGTGTATCAAATGATATTTTTGGAGTATTGACCTGGGATAAAGAATTTAATTCATTTTCCAAATTATCCAAATCGGATACTTGAATAGATGGTGGAGCTTCTTTTTTCTTATGATTCATGAGCAACTCTACGCCAGGTAAATTAGACATTCCTGATGGAGTTAACGATGGACCAGACGATATGTTTAAATCTATCGGATCTAAATTAAGTTTAATTTCTTCTAAACCTTCTACTTTTGGGCCAAGTTGAATTACGTCCATTATGATTATATAAGAACAATTAATTTTAAGTAATCCGCATTTATATTGTTTAAATACCAAATAACCTGTAATAATGTATCTGCCAAATCATCCTTTTTTTTATGTGTTTCAAAACCTGTTTTCCAGTGATTTAGGTCAATCAATTTCTTAACACAAGAAACACTTATTTTTTTACGTTGAGCATATGTAGTTGGTCCCGAATAAAATAATTTTAATTTGTTTACAGAAGATACACATACTACTTGTGCGTTTTTCATAATCCAATATTGCATCACCATTCCTTGCAACATTTTCATACGATTGGCTAATGGTCCAATTTGGTTTTCAATCACCACCACATCTACATTTTCAAATTTTTCATATCGTTTAATCAACTCTTTTCCTAAATCTATTGCCGAACACGATTTTGCTGTTTTACGTTTTACATCCGACAATTTTTTAGCATTGAGTTGTTGAACCATAGATTCTTTAGATTCGCATGACTGAATACTATGCGTTTTGCATAATTCAGTTAATTCTGATTTATTTAATCCCGATAATGGAGGAATATGGACCGCATGCTTTTTACAAAAAAAATGTTCATCTCTAAAAAACAAGGCAGGTTGTTTGCATTGTTTTTTATTTCGGTGTGTACATACTGGCTGATCTCCCAATAAATCTATTACATCCCAATCTAAAATACTAAATTGGTCTGTTACAGATACAAAACAGTGTGCCAAATGGGTAATTCCTATATCAATAGAAAATACTCTCATACTTAATCTACATGTGATGTATTTATATTACATTAAATGTTTATATAATTCGGTTACAGTAAATGCTGCCAAAAATTGGACAATCATATAACTAAACAGAGTATTTAATGGTTGTTTTCGGCTTAAAACCATCATCAATGTCACCGCTGGATTATAATTTCCACCTGATATAGGTCCTCCTAAATATGCCACCATTGCAAGTGCCGCGCCAATTGCAAGTGGATTACCAGTTGCCATAATTACAAAAAAAAAGAAGACACTGCCAACATACTCAATCAACAATTCTTTCATATTGTATTCAAATATTAAATTTTAACCAATTTGTCTTTTGTAATTTTTACTAAATGAGGATTTGGAGTCTCGGGTTTTGGCGGCGGCTTTTTCAATTCCTTCATGATATCTTTGTAGGACGGCATAATGTACAAGAGTATTAATATTTGATCTAATTCAATTTTAAAATTGAACTTAAATTATTTTTCATATATATTAAAAATGGATACGTTGTTTAGTTTTATACAATCCCACTGTGAAGAAAACGGTATAGATGAAAGCCATGGATTGAAACATGCTATTAATTGTGTCAATTGGATTCACCGTTTAACAAATGCCGAAAAATATAGGTTGGAAGAAGTAAAAATGGCAATCTATGCTGCCGCTCTACATGATATGTGTGACAAAAAATATACGATTCCTGAAGTGGCATCTAAGAAAATTCACGAATGGTTACTTTTGCAAGACTGGTCGTTTGAAATGGCGGATACACTAATTTCTATTATCAACAATATGTCGTATTCTCTATTAAAAGGACGTTCTAATGGGGGTCAACATGTTTTCCCCGATTATGGAAAATGGCAACGATCTTATCATTTAGCGAGGCACGCCGATTTACTGGACGGTTATTTAGTTGGAAGATGTTTTATATACACAAAACATGTTCAGCCTACTATATCAGATATTGATTGTTGGAATACAGTAGAAGAGTTATTTTATAATCGGGTATTTAATTACGTATCCGATGGATGGATTACATTACCTTTAGCTATACAATATTCAAGTTATTTAGAATATGAAGCTAAACTTTGCTTTTCAACTAAAACATTTAAATATTAAACAGGCGAACATGCATTTGGCATATTTGAAATTCCATCCCAAGACATATCACACCCTTTTGCCCATGTTTGTTTTTTACAAGTATCATAAGATGAAAAGTCCATATAACGAGGGCATGTATCGGATACAGTTCCTAAATTTCTTTTATTAAAACATTTTGGAACTGGGCATGTAGTACCTAATTCATCTGATTTAGCAGTTCTTTTATCTGGGCAACAACCAAATGTGGTTTGTCCGCATGGTAAAGGGCAACTACTACCAGCCAAATCTGTTTTTGCTGTTACGAGATCTGGACAACAACCAAATTCTGTTCCTTTACAACCTCCAACTTCATCTTTATCTTTATCATAATATGTATTTACCCAATAATCTGGACAATTATCTATTACAGGAGGATAGGGCTTATTTGATTTTTGTTTCATTAAAAATACGGCAGTAACAATTAATCCGATCAATAAACAACCCATTGTAGTTACTAAAACATAGTTTTGAAAATTATTCATTTATATTTATTATATATTTTTATATTATGAAAGCTAATGGTAGAATTGATATCCTAAATGCCCCAAATCATTTATCTTTATATGATACGCCTAAAGTATATACTTCTTCTTTTCAAGATGCATTAAACGGAAATTTTATAGCTACGCCTTTATCTAATGCTTTTTTTTCTCAGCAAAATCAACAAATTATTCAAAATGGTATACGCGCTGGAGTATACAAAATATCGTGTAATAATTATGTTATATCTCAACAGCCCGATACTGAATTAAAAATTATTATGCGAGCTATTTTTTTGGCACACAGTGAAAATAGAACTTGTAGTATTAAGGAACAAATTAAAGAATTAAATCAACACATTTTTGATTATTGTGTCCCACGAGTATACAGTGAAGCACAAGGATATATGAATTATTTACGAGATGCCAGCACATTACCCGTGCCAATGAATAGACCATCATTAGCTAGTACTTCAAAAACGAAAACATTGGAACTTAAACCTTTTTTTTAATATTCTAATGTATGGATACTGACTTTGAATTTGATTTTGCTCTTTGCCACGGCGATTCAAATCCATTACCTATTTGTCCCTATCACCATTAATGATCCTGTTCCCCCAATTGAAGAAGAAAATATAAAATTTCAACACCTAACTGTATATGAAAAGATACAGTTGTCGTTACTAGAATATGAATTATCTATGATGTACGGAACAACTTATGTAAAAAAATATTATACGTTCTAAATATATGGAAAATAACCGACCTCTTAATTTGAATGAACAAGCCAAAGCATTAAGAAATAGAAAACCTCCAAGAGCGGCTGCCCAAGCAGCTGCGGAAGATGATGCAGAAGATGAGTGGGATGCGGAAATTGATTTTGATCCCGATCAGGCAGATGATGAGTGGGATGGTCCTGCAACTGCACCAAGAAGATTAGCTGCTGCACCAAGAGGGTGGGATGCTGCAGTAGATAGCGCATGGAATATTGCTCCTGCACAAGTAGACCAAGGTGACTGGATGACACAAGAAGAAATGAACAATGATACTAAGTCTAGAATGGGTGGAAAGCGATCAAAAAAACGAATGGGCGGAAAACGAACAAAAAAACAAAATAGGAAACGACGTAAATCACGAAGACGTTAAATTTCAACCTTTTTAGCTCTCGGAAGTTTCACTCCAAGTTCTTTTTCTAATCGTGCAATAAATGCGTTTGTTGGAATAGCCTTTCCAGTTTCATATTCCATAATTACTTTGGACTGAACACCGAGTTTGGTCGCAAGTTCATCGCGCGTCAGTTTCTTTGTGTTTCTCGCATGTTCAATCTTGGTCTTGAGATCAGACGGTGCGCGAAGTATAGTTGATTCCATTTATATTGATATGTAAATATAAATGGAATCAATTTTATCGTGTATATTTTCCAGTTTTAAAAAATGAATCCAGCACAAATAAGACAAAAACTCCTAAAAATACATATAAAATTAATTCTTCAGTAACCTGCCCCGTTTTTTCGTCGCGTTGTTCTTCTAATAAATAAATCATGTAATTTAATTTTTCAACCAATTGATTATTTTTATAATTTCCATATTCAAATGGAACATCATGTGTTAGTGGAGTATCATATGTATTTTTTAATGATTCTGTGTACAATGGATGAGGATCTTCCATAGTTGGGTTATATTTCATTTCTTTTTCTGTTTTTTTTTCAACTTTAGGGGCATAGTCTTGTAATTCATCATCGTCGTCTTGTGGTTGTTGTAATTGTTTTGTACTGGTTAATTTAGGTCGGGCTTTCTTTTTAAGCATATTAATTTGTGATTCTTCGTGAGGAAATGGTGAAGACCAATTCATTAACATTCTATTATTTTCATATATTAAAATTAATTTGTAATTTACTGAATTATTATATTACAATTAAATATGATGCTAGATATTTTAATAAGTGTTATTATAATTATCCTTTTTCTTTATCCTAACATTTTAAAATCTATGAATACACCTATCGGTAAACCAATTTTATTGGCATGTATTCTTTTGATAACTTTACAAAATCCAATATTAGGATTTGTTGCAGGATTATTATTCATGTATCATAAAAAATCATTGGAACCATTTTCTCCTAAATCAAATATCCAATTAAAACATTCTTTATTGCCCTTGGATGAAAATATTCGTCCTAAAGAATCCAATAAATATAGTGTATCCAGAAACCAAATTGCGCCTCATATGGATGAAATATCTGGTTCTATTCAAAAACCAGTATCCAGCAATACTACCGGAGAATATACACAATTTAATCTGTAAATAATATATGTATTTAATTCTATATATCCTTTTTTTAGTAATACTATTAAATTTACTCAGCGTAAAAGAACCATTTATATCTTCCGATAAATCTATAGTATCTACTATTATGAATGCATCCCCTAATTCTATACTTGAAGGAATGTACAAAAAAGCACATCCATATATTCCATTCAAGAATAGATACTATAAATTAAGAAGGCATTTACGTTTAAAATAAATATATAGTTTATGAATCCAACGATTCAAGCAATTCAAGATAAATTAAATCTTGTAAACAATTCCAAAATTTTTGCAGGCGTTATTATGATTTGCTTGAACATTGGGTCTAAATTTATTACTGTAAAATTATCCAAATCACAAGAAGAATATTTAAAGAATCATGTCGCAAGAGAATTTGTTATTTTTGCTGCATGCTGGATGGGAACGCGTGATGTTTTGTTATCCATTTTGTTAACTATAGCATTTTTTATTATTACAGAATATTTTTTTCATGAAGATAGTTCATTGTGTATTATGCCAGAATATTTAAAACGTATACAATCATCCATTGATTTAGATGGCGATGGAGTTATTTCACAATCAGAAATTGATAATGCCATGAAAATTTTAACCAAAGCCAAAGAATTTAAACGCTCTAAACAAAAGGAAGATGTTTACCGATATTTTTTGGCCAATAAATATTAATTTTTTTACAATAGTTGGTATTAGTAAAAATTAATATTTAGCAATTGTATGGAATTAGCAATCCCATTAGTTGCATTAGGAGGATTATTTGTCATCTCTAATCAAAAAAAGGAAACATTTAAAAACAAACCAACCATTAGACCACAATTTCAAGACCCACCTCCTGCTCCTACGAAAGAAAATAAACATTTCACTCCTCCTATGCGTCCACCTAATGCAATCAACGATTATGTTGATTTAGCTGGTAGAAAACAAAATTTAAATGACCAAACTATAAACATGGTTCCTTTTTTTGGAAAACAAAAAAACATTGGACCTTCATTAAAAACAAATGATGAACGTGATTATACATTAGATCATCGTACTGGTGCAGGAAGCTTACAAATTTCAAAATCAGAAAATGCTCCCTTATTTAAACCACAAGATAATATACAATGGGCAACTGGTGCTCCAAATCAATCCGAATTCTATCAATCTCGTGTAAATCCTTCTCAAAATATGAACAATGTTAAACCTTTTCAAGAAGAAAAAGTTGGTCCAGGAATGAATCAAGGCTATTCTTCCAACGGATCTGGTGGATTCAATTCAGGTATGGAAGCAAGACAAGAATGGTTACCTAAAACCGTAAATGAATTACGTGTTGCCACCAAACCAAAAGTTTCATTTGAATTATCCAACCATCAGGGTCCAGCTCAAAGTAAAATAAATAATACAGGAACTATAGGAAAAGTTGAAAAATATTTACCCGACAAATTTTATGTCAATTCTCCCGACCGATATTTAACCACAACTGGTGCAGAAAAAGCATCTACTTTACGCTCTATACAACCAGATCCTACGATTCACCGTGCAACCACAACCAAAGCTTATGCAGGTGTTGCTAGCAATGCCGCTGGTCCATCCAGTCAACCTAAACACGGATTATATCGTATTGATCACCGACAACAATTTAAAGGAGAACACTTTAATCCTGCTACATCGTCTGTTGAACAAAATAACTTGAATCAGGTTCATCAATCTATCCAATTATTGCCAAACAACAGAACTACTACTAAACCCGAATCGTTTACAATCATGAAAGGTCTGGTGAATGCTATTACTGCACCCATATCCGATATGTTACGACCTACCCGCAAAGAAACATTTGGTTTAACCCGAGTAGGTGCACTTGGAGCTAGTGTTCCCCAACATACTCCAAAACCAGAGGATAAATTACAATCTACCATCAAAGAAACCACAACGTACAGTCCTTACTCCAAAGGTCAACGCCCTTACAAACCAGTTACGGATGGTGGTTATCAAGTTGCCGACCATCAGCCTATTTCCAATCAGCGTGACAGCACCAACGTATATTATACGGGTATTTCGGGAAGCACTTTACCTCAAACTGTTTCTTATGAAGCCGAATATAATTCTTATATTAAATCTAACCGTGCGAATGAAGGCAGAATTGCAGGCGGAAATACTCAAATGTATTCGCCAAATATCAACCAGGAAAATAATAATATGAAACCACTTGCACACACGTCGTACATGGGCGGAGCACAAGGAGTAAATGCCGTATCTTCTATTGAACAAATTGGCGGAATGAGAATGCCACAATCCTATTCTAACAATGATCGTAACAATATAGATTTATTATCTGCTCTAAAACAAAACCCATATACTCATTCTATTATTTAGAAAAAATATGTATTTAGTATATATGAGAAGAACACGAAAATATAAAACTCGCAGAAGAAGAGGCGGCAATAAATCATGCAGACAAAATGAACAAGATTGGCAACAACATTGGAATCCAGAGACTAGCAAACGCGGAGCTATACCAATGAAAGTAAAACAAGAATGTTGTACAAAATTTGATAAAAATACACGATATTTTGGAGCATGGAATATCATGAAAGGAGCGCGTTATCCACAAATAAATGGCATGAATCATGAATGCGATGATTATATACCAAACACCAGTTTTGGAACCCAAGAGTATTCAACCCATATGCCAGCAACTGCATTAACTAAAAAAAATGATCCATTCTTTAATATACCTATTGCAAGAACTCAACATGCACAACGGTTGACCGAAAAAGGTTATCCTCTTGCACAAGAAGTAACATCGTCTAATGCTCCGTATGCTGAGGTAAAACCAATTGTACCTTTAACTCCAACCCAAGAAGCCGAGCAACGCCAGTTACAAAATTTTTTATATAGATAATTTATACTAAATCAAATGTTTTATATTCGTGATTATACATTAATTCCATTACCATACATGGTAGTTTAAATGTAGATTTTTCAAATATATTAAATAATGTTTCAAATTCATACCGATGGTATTCATTGCTATGAATCTCGGTGTTTGTATACAAATCTACAACTTTAATCGTATACCCAATGTAATTAAAATATTTGTGAAAACTAAGTGTAAATTGTTTACCTGAGTCAATGTTTAATTCAATCTCATCATCCAACGCACGAATCATTTTGTAAAAGATGTTGTCCATTTTGTATATTTGTTATAAAATATACAAAAATAATTTCAATTATAATATATTTTTTAATTGTTCTATTTTTTCACTAGATAATTGAGGAAATACTATATTAAAATTAATAATAAACTGTCCATGATTATTATCGCGTTTCATTCCCATATTTGGAATATTTTTGGTATATTGCGGCGTAATAACAAAATCATTATTTACAATTTTAAACGTTTTATTTTGTAAATATTCTATTTCAGCTTCAAATCCACACAATGCTTCTTTTAAGGTAAGTGTATGTGTATAATATAAATCTAATCCGCGCCTCTCCAATTTAGTATTGTTTTTAACACTAATAACAATTTTCAAATCTCCTACCATTCCATCTACATTATTTCCTTTATTGGGAATCATAATGGTTTCATTATTATCAATTCCACTAGGAATAACAATATAAATTGTTTCGTGTTCAGTATGCAATACCCGATGTCGTTGATGTTCTATATTTCGTTCTATTTCTACTGGAATGGAACACCCCGTAAATGCTTGATCTATTGTAATATCTACGATTACTTGTAGAGGAGATGGTTTGGACGGAGGGTGAAACGGAAAAGGAAATGGCATTTCATTGTTATTTCCATGAAATATGTGAACTCCTGGATGCATTCCAGGACCACCAGGCCCCATATTTCCGAGACCACCCCCAAATAACATGTCAAAAATATTTGGTGGAGCCATTGGATTTATACTTTGATCATACGCTCGCCTATTATTTTCATCCGATAATTGCTGATATGCTTCATTTACTTTTTTAAATTTTTCGGCATCTCCATTGCGGTCAGGGTGATGTTCTAATGATAATTTTCGGTATTGTTTTTTAATTTGTTCAAATGATGCATTTTTGGGAACCTGTAAAATATCATACAAAGTTTCCATACTATTTATTAATACGATTGTTTTAAATTTAATTTACTTTCATTAAAAAATATTCTCCAATTTTCAGTAATTAATATTAATAATGCAAATACAAACAACAATAATTTTGTTTCGTTATCAATCATAATACTATTTGCCGATCGCGGATTAAATATATACAACATTAATAATGCCATACACGTGATAAACCAAAACTCAACTCTTTCTTTCCAATATATTATTTTTTTATCTAATTCGGATAACTTTTGTTTATAATTTAAATATAAATGAATTAGAAGTAATGCCATAAAAATTATTTTTAATCCGATAATAAACAAAATATAAAGTTTCATATATTTTGTTTATATTATACTTCACGATAAGCTTGTGCTAATCCACACGTAGAACAACAGGTAACGGCTAAACATCCCATATGGTCATCCTGTATTTTATTTTGTTCTTTAATTTGATTCCTTAACCTAAAATGTAACAACCATAAACTTAGATAAGCAAAAAACGAAAATAAGAATAAAAATGTTTGTGTATGGTTATATGTACGATGCGTAATACACTCATTTGTGTTATATACACATAGATCGCCATCTGAATGATACGAACATGCCGAGGGTATATTATTCACTAACATATACGATTGGTTGCAATCTAACTCTTCTAATCCAATACAATAATCCACTTTTATAGAAGGGCATACATTCGTTTCAATGTAATACATCCATGAATAGAGTACTTGAATAAACCACCATAAACTAGCATACGCAAAACAGTGATAAGCATAATTTCCGTTTCTTAATTTTGCATATACATGGCATGGAGCTACATAACTAACAAAACACGATTCGCAATTGCAATCAAATAATGTTGTTTTCCATGTATTTGATTCCAACGAAGTATACATTATAGTATACATGCATATTATTTTTATATAAAAATATTTTTATAGTATATGTTTTTAATTTACATACTTTCTTATGACATTTGGTTTTATATTTCACACATTTTTTTGCATCATATTTATTTATACAAAACAATTCATAAATATCACCACCAACTTAATTATAAAACAATGACATCGTTAGATGCATATGTAGGACATGTTGTAGAATCTCCACTACAAGGATTGGGCATGTTATTCCCATTGTTATTTATTTCGTTCAATATGCAGTTTATTTATGCATTAATTTTAATTAATATACGAGGCATGTTGCGACATGATACCCGATTTGTATGGCTTATTGGGAATCATCATATTTTACATCATACTTATCCGCAATACAATTTTGGAGAATATTGGTTAGATAAACTAGGCGGAACGTGTTGCCCACATAAAGATGAATACATTGTAGGATTAATTTATATTTAAAAAATTGAAACAATATTATAATAAATAAAATATATAAAACAACCATGGACAACTTTACCGACGCAGACATGTACGACGATTACACGATCAACGACAACATCATCACCATCACTCCTCTACCTTTTCTGATTACCATTTACAACAACATCAACCCTTATCATGATATATATACGATTATCAACAATCTCATATATAACAACAACGAAATAAACAACGAGTAAATTATTAATTTTTTAAAGTTAACAAATGACTCCAAAATGATTTTTGTTGTTCTATATTTTTTTCAGTTTGTTTCACAAATTTATAAGCTTGTTCGGTTGCTTTTCTATTATCTATATCTTCTTGGTATAACAATTGTTGTTGTGCATCGGCTGCATTTAACGGTGTAAGATTTTGCGTATCTCTCAATTGTTTCAATTCGTGAATATTTTTATATTTTTGTACATAATCTTCTTCCGATACACCCAACACACTATTTACTGTATACGCATTTTTTAAATCCGTATAATTATCATTCGGGGTTGCTTCAATAGAACTAACCACAATTGCACGTGATTGTCGTTTGCGAGCTTCAAAACTTACATCCATATCTTCATTAGATTGCAACCAATCTCCATGACCATTATCGTCTTCTTTCAAATAATAGGTATCAAACAATTTATTAAATTCTCGGTTAAAATTTGGATTTACGGATAACGAATCTACAATCTGTTTCTTGTCATGATCTTCCATTCCATCTATAAGTTCTTTGAATGATAAATGCGCATCTACATTTTCTTCTATTTTATGCTTAAACTGATTTACCGATTCCAGTAATTTGTATGCTTTAGAAAAAAATAAATAATACTTTATGTCGCGTTTACATTTATCTGGATGAAGTGCATGCACTATTTTTTTTGCTTCTTTAAATTCCGATGCAGTAAAATTTTCATTCAACTTGAATAAATTTAATAATTCAGATAGGGAATAATTTTCTATATTCAAATCCATATTTTAAAATTATATTTTGTTTTTAAATTATATGAAATCAGTTAAATTTCATAATTCCAAACAAAAAACATGTAAATCCAAAAAGTGTAAAAAAATTAAAAATCGTACTCCAACACCTTATCCTAAAAAGAAAGGTGGTCACAAAATGCATTATGATTACGATTTTAATGTAAAACATGGCACGATTAGTCCAATTATAAGTGAATGGAGTGGATATCCTTATAATGCAGATTGTTTGGGATGTACCATGAAAAGTTTAAAATACATGAACATATTTACAGCAGAATATATGACCCGATTATTTCCTACAGGTATGATATTAGATATGGTAATTTATATGATGGACAAAACATTTGGTCCTGGACATTATTTTAAATCATATTCAAGGGAAACTGTTCCTGATTTAAAACAATATTTACCGCAAGGAATGGCAACATTAGCCAGTTATGGAGGAGATAAAGTAAAAGAATTAAGATCCGAATGGGGACATTATTTTATTGTATTCCATGCACTGAATGATAATTTATACGCTATTGATTCACAAGAAAGTACTGTAACTTTGTTAGATGAATATTTAGATAGAATACAATGGTATGGGTTTGTAGTATTACATGAACCCAATACAGGTGAAAAAGTACGTGCTTATATTACACCCGAAACGGTAACAGAAACCAAAGAACATTTTAAAGGATTTGAATAAATTTTATTTTACATAATGTTCCAATGTTCGCGCACTACAATCTTTCGTAGTTGAATACTTTGGCATCCAAAAGAAGGGAATTATAGTTGCGCAATTTTCATAATGCGTTTCAAATAGAGTACGATAATAAAGTTGTTCGGGTGTTGTCGGAGGATTGTACACATAATTGGATTCCAACTGTTTATAAATGGTTGGAATCTTTTCTTGAATAATTTGATACCATGACCGATTCATTGCACTCACTCCGTCACTAAATGCTTCCTTTGTTCGCCAAATAATTTCAGGCGGCAAATACGATTCAAACGATTTGCGCAACCATAGTTTTTCACATTGTGGTGTAAACCTCATTTTGGAAGGCAGCGACAAATACATTTGCACAAACGCCTTATCTAGGAACGGCGTCCTTGCTTCCAATCCATTACACGAAATACTCTTATCACTTCGCAATGCATCAAACAAATAAATTTCAGACACTAATCTCCTACATTCTGCATCAAATTCAAACTCATTTGGACACTTTTTCATGTACAAATATCCACCTGCTACTTCATCTGCACCATCGCCATTAAAAATAACTTTGGATTGACTCAATTTTGCAATTTCTTTGCAAACCAAATAATTTCCTGTACTTGCTCGTACTGTAGTCGTATCATAACTTTCTATCGTATAAATAATATCTGGAATTGCACGGAAAAAATCATCTTCCGATACAATGATATTCGTATGCTTTGTTCCCAAATGATTCGCAACTATAGCCGCATACTTTAAATCTTCTGCGCCTTCCAACCCAATACTAAATGTTTCCAGAGGTTCGGTCATCCCCAAATCTTTACGTATCGTACTTACCAACGCAGTAATAATACTACTATCCAATCCTCCCGACAATAAACAGGCTACTCCACGCTCGGTATTTAGTACTCGTTGTTTTACACAATCATACAATGTATCGTGAATCAACGATGTCACTTGACCATATTTAGAAATGGAATGATTAATAGGTGGATGTGAAATATAAGTATATGTTTTCTGTAATTCACCGTCTACAAACTTGGCAATTGTTCCTGGTTTGTGATGACGTATGCTAGTCATTTTCAAATCGTTCACCATTTTCATTTCGGACGAAAAAATATGCATACCGCTTTGTTTGGAATGGTAAAGTGGACGCACGCCATACGGATCTCGTACAGCGTAGATCTCATTCTTACTACTATCGTACAACACAAATGCAAATTCAGATGCATTCAACATATGCACGGTTTGATCTATTCCATACAATAAATATAAATGCACAATAATTTCACAATCTGATTCCGTAGTTGGAGTAATATTTAGTTTTGTATATAATTCTTTATAATTGTAAATTTCACCATTGCATACCAAATAAATACCTTGAATATGAAAGGGTTGACTAGACGAATTCGTTAATCCATTAATAGCTAAACGGTGAAACCCCATCCATAGATTAGTATTAATTTCTTTAAAATCACTATGATCAGGACCTCTGTGTTTACTCTTCCCGAAATTTTGAATTACTCGTGATGAAGGAATAGATGGGTTGAGAACGGCAATGATTCCACACATATTACTATTTATTGTGTTATATTTAAATAAGTAAACTATTATAATATTGATCCCCTTCTGATACAGATTTTGGTTTATAATCTTTTAATCTAATAGATTCATATCCATCCGATGTAGAATACACAATCCGTTTTATATTTAATTTACATAATTTTTGATAACAATCTTTACATGGACTTGAATCTACCCATGAATGGTGTGTCTGATTTAACCGAACAATATAGAGTGTCATGCGATGAAATTTAGGAGCGGTGAACTACTTTGGTTGCATTCCGAACAGCATCTATTTCGGAATGACAAGAACAGCAATGATGTATTATTTTATCTTTAGAATAATTACGTCCACTATTGTAGCCATAACTAATTGGTTTTCCGTGATATACCAAAACTGCTCCATGTTTATAATGCATAGTAGATTTATGAGCAACACCACTTGCTATAGACAAAAATCGTTCTTCTTTCTTCATACAAATAATGTATGAATTATTTTAAATTTATTTTAAATAAAGAATATATGTCTGATATTATTAAAAATATAGGAAATATAAAACAATTTGCTAAAGAAGAATTAGTAAATGGAATATCAGTTCTCGGTATCGGATATTTCGGGTCATGTATTTCTGTATTATCTAATTTACCAGAAAATAATTTGGATATACTATTGCCCGATGATTTGTATGCTCCTCCATATGCACCAGGCAATAATCCTCCAACTGGAATGTTAAAATATTTTTTTTCATTAGAATCTAGTTTTCCACATTATATGAAAAGTGGGTTGAATTTTTTAGATGAATATACAATATTTTATGGTGGAATATCAGCTTATATATTTAGTTCATATCGGTTTGCGATGAAATATATATTTAAATCTATAGATACCAAAAATGCACTAATAGATTTTTTATCGTTTTATATATTGCCCATTATTATTACATATTTCGTATTGTTCCCATTTGGAATACCCGTGATTAGTGGATTAATGAGTATTATACCATGTATCTATCAGGAAAAAATAGGCATAAATGCATTTTTAATTTCAATCGCATTTATATCCAACTGGTTTGATGGAGAACTATTAAGAAACTTGTTTGATATAAAGCTATTTCCTATGAATTTTGTGTTTTGGATTGCAAATGGTTGGTTAGGTATTGCTGTTTCTATATTTTTACTTGTTGTTATTGCAATGTGCTGTTATACTTCATGGGGTTATCTTGTTTCTTTTTGGTTTTTATTGCCCATCTATTTAAAAGTTACATTAGGATTAACCTTTACAGAATTAGGAAACACCATTTCTACTGAAATAAAAAATCATTTGTTCGGATTAGTTACACTATTTTTGATATACACCATGTTCTCTGCTTATAAATTTCTGAATAGCAAAGTTGCATTAGGTATTTCAATTGGATCTATCAGTGTTCTACTTATCATATTACATTCTATGTTTAAGGCATCATTTGAATTAGGATTCTTTCATGGTTTAGGACAAATATTTTCAAGTCTCAATTTTGGTCCTATATTGTTTTGGTTTTTAATTGTTATTGTTGTTATTCAAAGATATAGGACTACTCAACAAAGTTTATCCTGAAGATATTAAAAACAATAGTATACTATTACTTATGTTAGTTTCTGTTTGCACTCCTACATTTAATCGTCGCCCATTTATTCCATCCATGTTTAAATGTTTTAAACACCAAGATTATACTGGACCTATTGAATGGATTATCATTGATGATGGTACTGATAAAATAGAAGATTTAATCGCAACATCAGGCATTCCCCACATCAAATATTACAAAATAGATCAAAAAATATCGTTGGGAAAAAAACGAAATTTGATGCATAAATACGCTAAAGGAGATATTATTATTTACATGGATGACGATGATTATTACCCACCTCAGCGTATTTCTCATGCAGTAGAACAGTTACAACGAAATCCATCTATATTATGTGCAGGATCAACTATTTTATATACGTATTTTAAAGACATACATAAAATAGTTCAATTTGGTCCTTATGGCCCTAATCATGCTACTGCAGCCACATTTGCATTCAGGAAAGAATTATTATCCATCACTTCTTATGAAGAAAACGCTCCCATGAGCGAAGAAAAACACTTTTTGAAAAATTATACCATTCCTATGGTTCAATTAGATCCTAAAAAAGTAATTCTTGTTGTTTCTCACAGCCAAAATACATTTGATAAAAAAACCTTGCTAAATGGTCAAAATCAGAGTACCATAAGGTACACTGATTTATCCGTACACCAATTTATCAAAGACCCAGAATTATACCAATTTTATACTACTGGAATTCATAGTGAATTAGCATCTTATAGTGCAGGCGATCCTTCTATGAAACCCGATGTTCTTGAACATATAAAACAGAAACAGATTGAAAGAAGCTTTGTCATTCAATTTGGGGATAAAATATTAAAGGGACCCGAAATAATTCAACATCTAAACCATCAACAACAATACATAAAATTATTAAGCGATAAAATTAGTAAACTAGAATCAAAATTAAATTCGTTGAATGGGTTGCATAATTGATTTTTCTCGTTCTGCTTTTAATTGCTCCAACGATTTTGAACCATTATTTCCTATTTTATCTGGAACGTAATCTTCGGCTGGTGTTTGAATTGAAAAATTCTGATCCAAAGTTACATAATTATGCAATTGACGGATACCACCCGATCCTTTGGTAGATAATTCTGAGCTATCTTGGTCTAGAAAACTATAGGAGTCCGACATACACGACATTTGATTTAAACTATAACATTCTGGTTCGCCATTTCCAGAAGTTGCTAAAGTATTTATTTTATTTTCTTTAGGCGTCAAAAATTCATAAATATCATCTTCATACAATACATTTTGATTATCTACTAAATAAAGTGCAGGTACCTTGCGTATTGCATCTGGCAATAATACCTGATGTTGTTCTAATTGTAATATTGTTTGCCCTTTTTGATTCTTAAACCGTTTATCAATACATATAAAATGAATTTCTTGTTTTAATTTCGTTTTAGCAAATAATTGCAACAATTTTTTGCTAGGTTCACAAAAATTGCTATAATAACAAATTGCCGACATATTCACTAATAATATTAACAATCTTTATTTTAAACTTAAATTGATTTAATAATTTATAATTAGAATATATACAATGGCTTCTGTTACCGATATCCATAAATCCGACGACAACATACTCCATTTTACTCTAAAAAATGCCAATGTATGTATCGCAAACGCTTTGCGCCGTACCATTATCGGAAATATTAGATCCGTTGTAATGTCTAAAGAGGATTGCAATATCACCACCAACACTTCTAGATTCAATAACGAAATTATTAAACAACGATTGGCGTGCATTCCCATTTGTTTAACACCTGATGATGATCACATTAAAACATTCACACTTCACTTAACCAAAACCAATAATACATCCCATGTTGTTTTTGTAACCAGTGAAGATTTTAAAGTCATAGAAAACGGCAAAGAATCCGACAAGAAACTATTTATACCCGATGACATTACTGGACAATACATTGATATTATTCGCCTTCGTCCTAAACTCGGACTTGCAGTAGAATCCATTACTTTATCGGCAACTCTTTCTATTACAACTGGTTCTCAAAATGGAACGTCTAATTTAGGAAACTGTTATTACCGATTTACTGTAAATCATGAACTCGCCAACCGCGAATGGATGAAAAAAGGAATTGACAACAAAAACGATAAAAAAGATTGGGATTTACTACAAGCCAAACGATTCACTGTTCCAGATTCATACGATTTTAGTGTAGAAAGTTACGAAACACATATTTATTCTCCAGAACAATTAGTCAAAATTGGTTGTAAAACACTTCAATACGATCTAAATACATTTAAATCCGCTGAATTTGATTTCCAAAAAAGCGAAAATACACTTGAAAATTGTGTTGATATCCTTTTGTATAATTGCGATTATACCATCGGAAAATTACTAGAATACTATATTTTTACTACTAAATTCCCAACTACTATCAAATATATTTCATTCTTAAAAAACCATCCTCATGATAAGCATGGTGTTTTAAGGTTGCAATATGGGGACGTTTCTCCAACGAAACCAATGTTAGAAGAATTAATTTCTAATGCATGTGAAGAATGTAAGGCTTACTTTAATTTTGGGGCAAGTTTCTAATCGTAAGTGATACCAATTGTGACGGTGAAACTTTATTTATATAGTCCCATACAACTTGTTTATTCACATATTTTTTTTCCATTCTTAAATGATGCAAATAAATCATATGTAATTCATATAAATGTTGTTTTAGTGGCATTGCATACATTTTCAATGGCTTTACCTTTTTAATAAAACATTCAATATATGTTGAATGCAATAGTTTTACTACATCGTTCAATTCTTCTTCATACTCATTGAAATGATTTGGGAAATGTTCACGATACACCTTTTCATTCTCGCTTTTCCTCAAGGTATAATAGACATACCTCAAGTTTGAACTATTCCCACGTAATGCTTTAATCTTTTCATACTTTTCATTGCATATCTTGGAACGCATATTGTCGCACTTTAGCATGAGTCCTTTGAATGTATACGGTTGTTGTTGAACAAATTCTTCTGCTTCCTTATAACTTTCAAACGAAAACCGTTTAGGAATAAGAAAATGAGAAACATCCAACGGTTGTTCTATTACTGTATTATTCTGTATCTTATAAGACGCAATCAAATATAGTGTAGGAGTTTCAATCGGGACTACAATACGGTTTTCTGGATGTTGCAACACAAAACTATAACATAACCCTTTATCCATTACGTCATAATTTATATTCGTTTCATGAAACAACTCATGAAATGTTTTGCTAGAATAAAAAGTACATTGGGCGCCAACTACTGTTCGGGTAGCTATTTTCCATTCATTATCATAAAATGCATTTATCATAGTACCATCAATTATTTCATCCAGGACTACTCCTGTTTCATGATCAATATCCCAACGTGCTACAAAATCTTCATACGGGACTGACTTTGGCGGAGAAAAACAAACCATCTTTTTATTTTTATAGATAACCGACCGAAATAACCCATTATCTACAATTCCAAGTTTATAGCATGCTAGTTCATATTCATCCATTTTTTTAAGATTCACAGATAATTCAGGAATAGTGTACATAAGTAGTATATATAAAAATCTTTATATTTTCTTCTATTATAATAATGGAAAATGTAATTCAATACGATATAATAGAAATAACATTAAAATCTGGAACAACTTTAATCGGAAGTTTTCATTCCATGATTGACGATGAAATTATCATCTACGTTCCATCTAAAATAGAATACATACCTATTAAAGAAACACAAACTATCAAACGGATTAAACAATCATCCGATTATGATGTTTCTAAAGTTGCACAATTTTTTAAACACTCTAGTTATATTTATACCAAACGCTATGCTTTACAAGATAAATTGCATATGGTATTTGATAACGATACATTTGCCGATGCAACTATTATAGAAATAGAAGACGATTGTCTTATTCTTGAATTGGAAGACAAGGAAAAACTATACATTAATTTTAACTATAAAAAAGAATTACCTATTGGAATCACACAAATTTCAAGAAATAAACAAGAAGACGAAGAAGATGTCAACGAAACCGATCAAGAACTAATTAGTTATAACATTGACGAATCTAAATGCCAATATACATTAAATATTCAAATCAATTCCATTCTACAATACCTAACTTTTACCAAAAAATATAACGGCGAAGTCTTTGCTCAACGTTACAAAGAATTAATGTTAACGTTTCCTTACGGACAACCACTAGTTCCCGATCAAACCAAGTTTAAATGGGTATATCCCATTACCAATGCTACCGTTCAACTCTATAATTTACAAAAAAATATGCAATTTAAAAAAAGTCTTGCCAATTCACTCATGTGCTACAAAAACCTGGAATTAACCAATAAAGATAAACAATACAATTCTATTCAGAAATTTATTCACTCTATTTTTAGAGTATTTACAGATGATTATCCATTATCATCCATACAAACTTACTTATTCCCAACCAGCAATATTATGATGTTTCAACACTTGAAAGGATCCAAAGAAGATGACATCAACTGGCTTCCAAAAATACAACATTGGAGCGAATATACAACGGATGAATTATTACCTATTACTGGATATACTAGTCTTCCACCTACATCCATCACTTTTTCAAAATTATATTTACCCGAAACTGGATTGATGCAAAAAGTACAATTTAATTTACTTTCGCATCTACACTTATTCAACATTAAATGTGAACCTAATTTTAAATTTAAAGAATTTCAAAATTATGCAGACAGTATTCCTACTATTCAAAGTCTTATGACATCCTTTACGTATTATTCTTTTCATGATTTTATAAAACAACTTGAACCCTACCTTATTTATCCCAATCACTTAGATTATGATACGATTGCAACCATCCAATCCCATATTTCAAAAAATAAAAAAGTATTCTTATCCCACAAACAAACCAACACTTACCTTAGTCTTCCTACTCAAACTCATAAATTATATGAAAAAACGTATATTTCCACTAGCGAACTATATTTTCATGCATTAGCCCAAGATTACGGAAACGTATTCATTTCATCTACTATCAAACCTAGTGATCCACTTAAACAAGAACCGCCAAAACCGTCTAAAGATGAATCTAAATTTGTACTAAACCCACCTGAACCCATGTGCGAAATAAAACAAGATTGCAACACCAATACTGAAAAACAATTATCCAATTATTTATTAACCAGCTATCATTCTTCCAATGTAACTGTTCTCAACCATGAAAACGTTTCTTTCCTAAAACGTAAACAGAAATATAATGAATATCAACAATTAAAATATAATATCAAATTCAATAAAGTACAAAGCGATTTACATTCAGAACGGCCTCCACAATCCTATGAATTATTTTATCAAATCCTCTCTTTTCCATTGAAAAAACGGTATACCGCCCTTTTACAATTCATCACCAAATACACGAAACCAAACGATAAAAATCCCAACATGCTTCACTGTTCTAGTACCGATATTCCACTTGTACCAGTTATTCTAAAAACGTTGGCAGAATCGTATTTATCTACCACACTAGAAGAATACTATAATGTTTTATATGCATATTGCACTGCTTCCCCACAAGTGTACATTGAAGATGGATTTTACAAAGATAAAAATACCAGCATTTCTCTTGCTCCTATATTGAAAGCAAGTTCTTACGACGAATTGGCACAATCTTCCGAACTAGATAAAGATGTACAATACCAAACTATTTACACGAAAGAACAACAACAATTCATGAATATTTTATCTACCTTGTGCACCGTTTTAATGCAACAACCCAAATTAACGTCATTGGACACTATTTTTATTAACGATGCTATTGTAAGCAAACCCAAAAAGATAATACTTTATTTTTTAATTTATATTCATCACATCAAAATGCAACATTCGTGCGAAACCATTGCACAAGAAATTGTAAAATCAATTGGACTTCTTGAAAAACATGATGCTTCACTATTGCAAGAAATCGGTAAAAAAATTGTGGTTTCTGAAATTAAACGTATTTGCACGTATATTGACGAAAAATATAAAGTTACCACCAAAAAAGTAATCGTGAAAGAACACAAAGAATGGAAAACATTTATGCCTTCGTCCGTATCCACCTATCCCGTCATTGAAGCCATTAAAACCCAAATACAAAAAACCGTGCCTATACATCACATGGGAGATGAAATCAAACGTGTGAACCATGTTCTTATTGATTTTTCATTCAAAGATGTTGCTTTCCCTCACCCACACAAACAATTGTTTTCTGCCTATGTCAATAAATTTAATACACCCGACTATCTTCCTTTGGAATTTTCATTTGATATTATCAAACCTCTTTTATTCCGAGATATGATAGATAGAGATGTAGATTTAAATGTTCAATATAAAACACAATACGATATTCGCGATTTACAAGAATTACAAAAATCATTTGCCAAACATATTTCTAAAATGAATTTTCATAAAGTCTTTGAACAATATCCAAGTATTTATATTGCCAATTTCATCAAAACTATTCTCCAATTTTACGGGAAAATATGTACCAACATTGATTTTTATACTACATTGTACGAGTCTGCTATACCTATTACTCATACGGATCTTATTGCACGCAGCCATTTTGAATCCATTACTACACAAATCCGTAATTATTATAAAGATCCCCCCATCAACGGCGATTCATTAACTCCTCTATGGCTTGAACTATCCGCCAACGAAACAATTCAACACATTTTGGAAGAACTAAAACAACCTCTCAATCACGAAAACATGAACGTTATTCTATTCTTTTACCTTTTACAAATTTTTAAAGAAATAGATTTAATCAAAAAGAAAGGTCGTGACGATACTGTACTTAAATACATTTCTAAAAAATTCAATTCCGAATTAGATATTCCCGATTATGCCGATTTAAAGAAAAAAATGACTGTCCGTCAAAGTTTAGAACGAAAAACCGTTGTCAATCGCAGCAAACAATTATCCGAAACTGAAAAATTATTAACATCTATCCAAACCAATTTGAATACAAGCACCAAATACAATGTCCCTCAATTTACATCTCGTTTGAACGAAGCTCAATTATTTCAGGGTGTTGGTCTTATAAACAAAGATGCAGAAGCTGATGCGGGTGATGACGGCAATTTAGAAGATAACAACACGTAAAATATAAAAAATAAAATAACCTTTCAGTATATAATGAACCATTTAAGTATCGCCATTATTTTATTCATGATTGGATTTTTAATACTCTATATGATTAAACCAACCATTATTTATAACCGTGATGGATCATTAAGACAATTCGGCGTCGGATATCGCAAGAAAACTGTATTCCCCATGTGGTTAGTTGTATTCATTCTTGCTATTTTTTGCTACCACGGTGCATTTTATGTCCAACACAAACTTAATTTAATGTAATTTTTTATTCCCAACAATGAATATATGATTCTTTATATATTCATTTTTTTGTTACTTGCTGTATTAGTATACCACACATATCATATTAAAGAAGGCATCGTATTTACACGTAGCTATTTTTTAGATAATTACGAAAAAAATAATATCCTGCTTGATAGAGAAAATAAGACTCTGGAAAAAAACGGGAAAATAATCAATTACAAAAAAATAAATAACAAAAATGGCAAGATTGATATAAAACCATTGACCAACAAAATACTGCAGCAAAATGATATTCCCATTTCCAAATCTTACACCTGGAACAACGAATTATCCGACGAAGAAAATATATCCAATATCCAACAATTACATTTTCCACTCGTTGTCAAACCTACCCAAGGCGAAAAAGGATACGGCGTAACTACTAATATAACGACCCCCGAAGAATTAATAATTTGTGTAAATGACTTAAAGAAACAGGACAAAATTGCGTTCATAGAAGAACAAGCAACTGGCAAAGAATACAGAATTATGGTTTTTAATGGCACTATTATCGGAATTACCATGAAATCATCGCCATTTGTTACAGGCGACGGAACACATACCATAAATGAATTAATTGACCAATATAACCAACAAACAAAACGATATACTATTCACACCGTAGATTATAATTTTATTCAAAAACAAGGGTATACTACATCCGATGTTGTACCTCTAGACAAAAAAGTCATTATCACCAATGTTAAAAATATGAGTAACGGATCTATTGTAACTTACGTTGACATAGGTACAGTACATCCATTGAATATTTCGTTATTCCAAAAAATAAATCGCGTTTTAAATTTGAAATTAAGCGGAATTGATTATATTTGTGAAGATTTATCCATTCCATACTATGTAAGCGGTGTCGTGATTGAAGTTAATCCTCATCCAGGATTAGATATACATTATGATGTTTATCCTGATGACAAAAAAGACGAATTAATATCTACGATTGTGGATAATGCCTTTATGTAAAACTCTTACCCCGTTATTGTATATATATCGGGTGTTTTTTCTGTTGTTGTTTCTGCCAATGCATTATTACGGCTATCTATATACTGGGAAGCAGATTTGTTACATTTACTACGTATTAAACTATTATACGATACACTAATTACAATAGACGAAGTTAATATATACCATATCCATTCTGATATCAATTCTTTTAATTTTACTACATCTCTAAATGCATTCTTTTTTATTTCATCTAGTGGTATCGGGAGTAAATTCCCTTCTTGTAATGTCTTAATTGTCGTTTCAAAATTGTCCAACGTAAATTTATTAATCAATAACGACGGATCCGAATACACATAATGCAATTTATTATCTACACTTCCTTGTGGATTTAGCATATTCAAAAATGTTGTATTGCATCCTGCAAATTTAGCAATAAGCAACCCAAATGTATTGGAAAATGGTGTTTTCCAATATGGGAAATGATTCAAGGCATACATCATAATTCCAAAAATAAATACCCACGGAAATAATGTTGATTTTATAATGACCCACGTGTCTACTGCATTACACTTTTCTTGTAATATCGTCACATTTATAAAATACATAAATATCATCACTATCCCTAAAAATATAACATCATAATACACCTGTTTTTCACCCATTTTAGTTTGTATAAATATATAGACGGAAGATAACCAAAAAAATGTTCCGAGAGAATTTGTCATATTTGCCATAGTTTAAATAAGTATTAAAAAATATACTTATTTAACAATATGGATCATTTAACTGAACCAGGTGTCCGCCAATATTTCGTAGATTCTTTTAAAGCCTGCAAAGAATATAAAATGCAATACCATACCTGGATCCTAAATATAAGTTTATTGCTATTTTTTATATTATGTTTATGCAGCATTTTGTACTATAAATATAAAGGAAAACAATCCCCCATCGCTAAAAAACGGAAACAAGAAGAAGACCGAGTCTACATCATGAACCGTATCCGATCTCTCCAAATTGAAAAACAAAAAGACAATAACCAATTAATTACAAATCTTCCCTTTTAAAGTGCTGACATTAGCTGCCCATTCTTGTATACATTACACTTGAATTGCTGGTTGGCAGGTTTAGAACAATATTCTCCCTCCGATGATTTAGATGGACTAAAATATAAATACCTATCACCCGCTTTATAAATAATAAAGAAACACATAATACCATACACAACTCCACACAAGGTTCCTATCGTAACTCCTACTGGATTCATATTTTGTACTATTACACCTGGAACTTGAATGTATTTTCTCCCTAAAACATCGCCTAAATAAAATGCAACAAACAAAAAGATAATGGCATAATTTATGTTTTTAACATATATCATTGGCATCAATAAATAGACAAATGTATAAGCAATCAAGAAAACCGAAGTTGAACATGACAAATAATATTTTGCAAAAAATGGGAATATAAGTGCCGACTCTTGTTGCGGTGGTATCTGGACTGGTTTAAATAAAACCGATACTGTGAACAACCCAACTATGGTAAACAATAACCATATAGCCGCCTTTAATATATTCTGATTTGCAACTGCAGACATTATCAAAAATGAAAATATGAAAATCGGAATTAATTCTACATATGTCCTTATATTCTTCATATAATTATGCTTCATTTTTTATTTTCAATAGAATGTATTTTATCCAAAATTGTATCCAATCTCGCACAAGTTTGATGACACATTGCATAGGTTTCCTTCAAATTACTTATTCCCGCACACGATTTTATCAAATACTCTTTAATGGGTGCATCCGATTGCTTTACCAATTCAATGGCACAATTCACGATTTCATTAATCTTTTTAATCGTGGCATCTCGCCCATCTTGCCGCTTCCATCGCCTTACACATTCTGGTATGAGCGATGGCGATTCTATATTCAAATATACATCTCTCGTGGTCAATTTTTGCATTTTTTGAACCGATTCTATCAACTTCAAATTGATAATAATCTCTTCCCGTTCCATTACTATGTATATACAAATATTTATTTACATTGATTCTATATATTGTTTTATACGATTAAACATTTTTTTAAATATATTTTTAATCGCTGGTTCCAATACTTGCGACTCAACAGAGAGGTCAAAACTTATTTCAATAAGCACATTATGATCTGTTCCAGTAATGTTAATGTGATCATGCAGCGTTTCTATTTTCACACACTTTCGGGTATTTACGAACATTTCATCTATATGCGAAGATATACTCGTAGATATAAATGTACCATCTCGTTTTAATACTTTCATATGAGTATAAAACGACGGAAAAAAAGATATAGGAACAAATTGAAATATATATTCTATACATTCATCCGTTTGTTCTATTACCAAATAATCTGCAATAATATCTTTATTCAACGTATACAATAATTCCCACAAATTGAAATTCAACAGTTGAATTATTTTTATTCTTTCATTTTTTAAGTTTAGCAATAATTTCATATATGGTATTTATTCTAATTTTTTTTATATACTTATTTTATAATGTCTACTCGTTCTAAAATGTTAGGTGCTGGTTTAGCTGGTTCTACTTCTCGGCGTGTAAGTCCTAATCTTAACACCGCTGGTGGTAACAAAAAACAGGGGTTTGCCCATACGGTTGGGGCATCTACATGGTCAAGCCGCGCTATATCCATTCATGCCAACGGCCAAAACCCAACTCGTGAATTTGTATTTTGTGTAAATCAACTCGGTGGCGTTGGCGCTGGCAAGAGCCAATTTAAATCAGGTTTATCCGCTGCCAAACCTGGTGGCGTACGCAGAAGTGGTAAATGCGGCCAAAAATTCATGATGTAAGTTTTCACAACTTACTTAATAATTTTTCTAATTGATACTCAGTTCGTTTAGATAATTCATATCCTTTGCGAAACATTTCCAATTCATCCGTTTTTATCTTTAATTCCATTTTTGTAATTTCCAATTCTTTAGACAAATCCGCATTTTCACCAATCAATTTCATTTCGGCCATTTTAGACTTGTTCAACATCTTTAAAACTTCTTGATACGATGGCGGAGGATTCATTATACAATATAGTATATTGTATAATTTAAATTCAATATTATTTTAGTTAGTATTATTATATGGCAGCCGCAGATAGACTTCCAACCCAAGAAACCATGTCTATTACAATAAGGGACGGAGTAAGACATTTTACACTTACTGGAGATAATCAAAAACATTTTAAAATTGGAGATTGTGTAAATTTTACACAAAGGTTTATTAGTGGTAATACTGCAATTGTAAATGCTAAAATTGTAGACTTTGATGAAGGTAATATTTTTGTATTAGATTTAAATAATGAAGGTAGAGAAATAAGAATACCTGCTGGTAATCCTCGCTCACAAATTTCATTAAGAACTATGGAACTAAAGCCTTGCCCTGAAGTTGCTGGTGGAAGAAAATCAAAAAGACGTAAACGAAGAAATCGCAAAAGTAAAAAACATTAACTAATTATATGTCACAAGATGGAAAAATTGGATTAGCAGTATTGTTTTTTGTTATTATTACATTTTTATTTATTTTATTCATAACAGGCGTATTGAAACAAGGTTTTGAACAACGTAAAAATAAAATTGATACGCATTTTAATTCTTTATTCCCTTAAAAAATGTACAAACTTTCAAAATGGTTCACCGATCTGAACTTGCCCGTTTCTCCCATCCATATTTCATCTAACCCACACCCTGGTGCCATTCAATTTTTACAATCTAATCCCGAACACATGAATTGGAACTTTCTTTCATCCAATCCATGTGCAATGGAATTACTTCTTGCTAACCCCGATAAAATAAATACAGACATGTTAAATTTAAATCCAAATGCATTAGAACTTATTTCGGAAGATAATGTGAATTGGTACTGGTTTTTTAGAAATCCTGAATTATTCAAAAGTAGTTTTGTAACCGATGAACTACTACTTGCCAATATATGTAAATCCCAAATCATAAAAAATAAATCTATGGATGCTTATAGATTTATTTCACGCAATCTTTTACACTTTAGCCGCAGATTATATTACGATCTAATTGCATACAATCCATTTGCATTCAATTATGCACGCCGTTACGAACCACACGTTTTATATGATTTAAATTATATCATTTTATCCGAAAATACCGAAGCCATACAATTACTTGTCCAAAACTCTGATAAAATATACTGGCCCAATTTTTGTAAAAATCCTGCCGCCATTTCCCACATCCAATGTAATACCGATAAAATTACTCCGAGTATTTGGCAAAACCCTGGAATTTTTGAACTGGATTATCAAGCAATGTCCATTCAACGAACCAATATCATTTTGGAAGATCTCATGGCATGTGCATTACATCCTTCGCGAATTGAATACTGGTTAATGAACGGAATGGACATTGATGATTTATAATATTGGAACAAAATATGCATCCACGATTTGATTTTACTTTTTCTTATTGGATTTTTGGTTGGTTTGTTTTATATATGTTTGGTATTATTCCGTATAATCCAAAACTATGGTTAATGATTGGATTAACAGCAAATATACTAGGTGTACTATATACTGTAATGAATCATAAAATAATTTGGAGCCATATATTCAATTATTTTTTTGTTAATTTTTTTATAAAAATAATTCCTATTTGGATACTTTATAAAACAAAAACAACAACCCGAGATTTTACTTTTGGAATATTTTTATTAGTTCTATTAGGACTATATATGTGGATCCAATTAAGATCTATTTCCAAAATAGTTGAATATATAAATTATATACGCAAAGGACACGTAAACGATGAAATATATACGCCATTATTATATTATTTATCTAAAAAGTAAATATATGACATATTCTGGTAACTTTAATAAATATTTGCATACATTGGATTTAATTCATATAACCATGTCAGAAGAAGAAAATTGGGTAGAACAAGTGTATGTGGATAAAAAAACAAATAAACCAGTTGCATTATTTGTTTATCCAACTACTTTTATGAAACACTATATTTATTTTGATGAAAAAACTTGTAAAGAATTATATTCAGATCCATTAGATTCTACTTTTTATAATTTTGGAATTAATTGGTTTATTTATAATGGTATTTCAGACGAAGATACGGTATATGGCAGAAACTATATCGCAAAAGAATTAGATTATAATGTTAGAGTTTTTAGGGAAATAAAAAATAAAATATATCAACCTCATAATAAATGTTGTTTTTAAAAAATAGTTTTAGGAAATTAGTTTTCAATGTGATGTAAAATTTTTCATGGTCTTAAATTTGGAAAGAAAAAAATATTTTTGACATGAGATATGATTTTATTTTATAACTTTGGAAAAAAGAGAAAATAAATTTGATGTAAATTACATCAATTTTACATCAAATTTAATTATGGTAACAAAGTTATTTTTAGGAGGAAAATTTTTAAATCATTCATGGTCAAAAAATAAAATAGGAAAAAAAATTTTAAAAATTTTTAAGGATTAAAAAATGTCCAAAAGGGGTTTTTGGCTTTTATTTTTGAGAAAAAATTTGATAGTTTTTATTTTTGCAATTTTTTTCATGAAAAAAAATAAATCTAATAATTTCATAAAATAATATTAATAAATGTAATAGTCCAAAATGAAAGTTTTAAACTGTTACCAGAACACTTGGATGATCATAATTTAATTCTGTGTATATTGGATAATCCTGGTCCTGAAATAAAAAAGCTAACTCCAAATTTAATGGTTGAGAATTA